AAAAAATGAGCTTTCAAATTATTCAATCTGAGGGATCAATTTATGTACAAAAAGTTTTACGTCCCAAACTTAAACAATTGACAGCCGATATAGATGCTTTAAAAGCTCAATGTAATTATGAGGAATTAATGAATGAATTTTTAGAAAAACTTAAACTCAAATCTGACGAAATAAGCAATCAATTAACCGAACAGACAGTAATAAAGATTGATAAAATTGCCGATGATGTTTTAAAGAATGTCACTGAAACATTAAATTCTTCTGATGTTTTAGAATCTGTTCAACAAGAAATAAAAGATTTATTGCTAGAAGTGAAACAAGTAACCATACTGGTAGAAACTACAAAACAAGAGATTAAAAAACTTTCTGATCAAATCATAAATGATGTTAAAAATGACATAATAAAAAATTTATTAGAATCTGAAGATTTCCTAAGTAAACTTAAACATGTATTGATTGAAGAACACAGTAACAATGATTCGACTTTACATCAAAAAGTAATCGAAATTTTAAAAATACCGGTTAAACCTTTACAAAAATCTATTGAAGTCATAAGCGATCGTATCAAAGATTTAAAATTACAACTACCTACTGTTATTAATTTGGAATTGCAAAAGGAGTTAAAGGATCTTATCAAAGATGCTGAAAGTGTATCGGCTGAATTATTGACTGAAATAATTAATGTTGAAGATAAATTAAGTGATGTTTTAAGTAAAGTAGAAGAAATTTCTCAAGATGGCTCAGAAAAAGTGATAAAAAATAAAATTTATCGAGTTGAAGAAAATTTAAAAGGAATTGTGAAAAATATAAATTTAGACGATAAGATTAAAGAAAATTTAACTTTAGAAATGTTAAAAAATGTTGATTTAGACACTACAAGTAATGATTTTTTGAAGGATGCCAGTTCAGAGGAATATATTAAAAAGGAATTGACGCCCGAAGTTCTCAAAGACATGTTGAAAAATGTGGATCTAAGGAGTAAAGTCACCGAAGCCTTAAAAGACGCCGATTTGGAAGAACATATTAAAAAGGAATTGACGCCCGAAGTCCTCAAAGACATGTTGAAAAATGTGGATCTAAGAGATATGATAAAGGCTAATTTAACTAAAGAGACTATAGAAGAAGCTTTAAAAGAAGTAGATTTATCAGCTAAAATTAAAGAATCTATTGAAACTGATGAGTCGATAAAAAATCTCATTGATGATTTAACCAACAAGTTGAAAGATAATTATACAAGATTACTTAACAATCGTAGGAGATTTAACTTTAGATTCAATAAACATATGTGATAAGTGGTTTTTAAACATAAAATTTCTACATTGATTAAACAGTAATCTGTTTAACATAGGAAACAGGTGTTTACATGATGTTTTACATTTTTATATTGATTGATTCAATGTAATATTGATTGCTTTTTGAAACGATTAAATAAATTTGGCTTAGTTTTTATATTTTAAGAATCATGTATACATAATGTTCAGTGACTTTAATGTTAGAACTTAAAGTATAAAACATGTATATACAGATTCATTTCCATTTAAATGGAGTTTCTTTAAAATAGGATCAATGTTTAATGCTGATAAAGTAAATAGACAGCCGACAATACAGCTTTATCTTATTTTCACGTTAAACTAAAAAATACACTGAGTATCAATGATCTAAAATTTGAGGGTTAATTTTTGAAGGAAAACAGATCCTGAATAGGATATTTCATTCTTTAAACTACAAAGTGTAAAGAGTTTATTTAAAAATATCTTAACATTTTCTATAGTTAGATGTTAACATTTTAATTTTATTGATAGACCAAACTTTACATCTTGAAATTAAGTATAATATTATTATTATTATATTTACATATAAGGACATTAGATTTCAAGATGTTAAAGTTAAATCAATTCATAGATCATTAATATAATCATATTTATGTGAATATATAATAAATTAACCTGAATACATTTAACACATTGTTACTTAATTTAAAATGTGTTGTATATTATTAATATAAATGTGAAAAGTAATACTTTTATATCAGGATAATTTAAAGATTGAACAATGTTTTGAAACATTTATTTGGTTGAATAAGTGTTTAAAAACTTACAGTAAAAAAATATATCATTGTCAAGTTCCTGTAGAACATATAAAATATGTTCAATGCCGAGTTCCTGTAGAACATATAAAATATGTTCAATTCCGAGTTCCCTTTATACAATAAGCATTAACGAGAAGTCTAAATTCTGTCTACCTTCATCGTTATTTCAATATTCGAATTCCACGTGCAGTAAACCACTTGCCTCCAACAACTGCACTAATAAACAATCGATTGTATCGATGTTTAAATTACCGATAAGCATGATGTGATTATTTAAAATATATCAACATCCATAATCAAATTATGTTTTATTTTTTATTTCCAATCTTTCAATTTTTTTTAAAAATATTTATCCGACAATTGTTTAAGTTTTTAAACATCTTCATATAATGCAATACATCCTTGATGTATTTTTTTTAGAAAAATTATATATATATATATGATATTGACTTTAAACATATTAAAGGTAATTGATTAAATGTTAACATTTAATCAATTACTACACACTCCTATACAGATTAGGTATTAACTTTTTTAAATCGCAATAAGTTGGGATGTATGTGAAAAAATTAAAGGGTTTAAACAATATTTATTGTGTGTATAAAATATATTCAAAGTAGTCTGATAATTAAAACTATTTTATATAAAAATTTAAACTAATTGTTTAATGATTAAAATTAATTTTAAACCATAACTTTACTGTTTCAATTGAAGTAGAAATTATCATTATATAATCACAAAATATTTAAATACAGCATTCTAATTAAATTATAAAGTAAACTAAAAATTTATTACTATATATCATAAACAAAGGAAAAATGTTTGATAATATGGTTAGATACACAGTATTCATTTTAAAACTGGATCTATATAGCTGTAATTCTTATTAGAAGTAATTAACAAATTATCACTGATTTTATTATATTGCAATGTCAAAAAGAATCGATTATTTAACTTAATACCATTTTATCACTTCTTTAAGTATTTATCGGATTAAAATTTAACATTTAATTAAATGATTATTTAATATTTCATTTCTACACAAATTTTATATTTAAATTAGCACTTTAAACCTAATGTATCAAATGATTATCCTTTATTCTACAGCATATACTCTTTTATTATAAATATGCATTAAGTCATTTTATATTGTAAAAAGTTAATACTTTAAATTCATAAAATACAATAAACATTCATTTAAATATATTTTACATAAAAATAAATGTCTAGTATTTGATAATTTGTTTATTGTAATAATCTTTTTATGTAGAATGATATTAAAACCCATATATTTATCCTTTAACACTTAATTTAATCATTTATTACACATATTCAGTGATTAAATTAAGTGTTAAATAAATAAATAATTTATTACATTAAAATGATTTAAAATTTAAAATTTTAATAAGTGTTCAACATAAATTTATTGTTAAAGACGTGGTCAAAGTTAAAAGGTTAAATCATGACAAATTAATTGACGGCCTTATAAATATTTTTCCTTGGGTGAAAAAAACATGAGCGTTTGTCTAGGATCAAAAAAAGATGGTTACGTCAAACTTTCGGAAATGAGCAAAATAAAATTGACACAATTGACAACTCCCCAACTTTCTTGCATCCCTGAAACAGAAGAAGAATCTGAGGATGAAGGAGATTATACTGCTACATCAGAAGCTGCATGTGAATGTGATTCTCCATGGACTAGTTTAACTAAAAATTTAAATATGAATTACGTAGAGATGTTGTTGGTTGCTTCAATCGTTGTTGTCGCTGCTATGGTAGCTTATAAGTTATTGAAATAAATCTCCAATTTACAGATTTTAAAAAATTAAGATTAATGATTTAACCTTTAGACTGTATCGATATAAAGTGTATTGCTTTGTATTGTTATTTTGAATGAATGACGATTTATCATATATAGTAAATTATATTTAAAATAATTTAACAATCATATTATAAAGATATCGAAGTTTTATGAAATTGGGAAGTATATTTTAAAATTTAATTTTATAAAACTCAATATTTTACATCAAGACATATTTTTAACTTTTATCAGTGCTATTATATTTACTCATATATAACTTAAGCGTTAATTCTTTAATTTTAATTGTATTCAGTTATAATATGAAGTTGACTTTTGGACTACCTTGAGTATGTAATAAATCGTTATTCTTTTAACTCATTGATACTAAAGATGATTGTATTTGTATAAAACTGTTAGTGGTGTGTAATGAGTTAAAATATCAGATTAAAAAGCAGTACTTTACATTAAGATAGTCTAAAAGTTAAATATTAATTTTTACACATACTCTAATGTTAACATATTGAATTGATGCGGATATTAAATAACATGTTTATTGAGATAATTTAAAAATAAAAATATTTTAAAATGGAAGAGTATAGAGCCGAATTTAATGCGTATCAGAGATTAGGAGGTGCTATAGAAACTAATTTCAAAACAGATGATTATGATTTAACTCAAAGATTTTACATGTTTGTCAGTATAGTTACTAATAATGCTGAAGATGCTGGTATTATATCAGGTGTTAAAAATGGTAATTTGAGTAAAACTGTGTATAAAATTAAAGAACCTCGTTATAAAAATCCCACGGCTGTAGTGTTAGGGTATTATGTTTCTTCAGAAGGAGTTTCTATAGATAAAAAAAAATTATCTAGAATTAATTCTAAATTAGATCATTTGGATTATCCAGTTTTATTAGGAGATGTTATCAGATATGCAAGAATGTGGATGAGTTTAACGAAATCTTTATATTAAATTATCAATTATGTATGTATAACGATTTTTGTATATATTTGAATCAATTATGGTATGTAAATTTATGTACAAGATGTTGTTAATGTTTAAAAACTTTTAGGGTGTTTTTGTATAAGTAATAAGTTGTATTTTGTTCCTTATAATATATCAAAATTAACCTTTAACCTCTAAGCTATATACGAATATATTAAACAAGTGTATATATAGCTTAAGTATTATTTTCCATATAAGTTAATGTATTAGTTGTAGCAACAATACAGATTAAACTTTTAATATTTAAGTACAACAAAATTTTGATTACATATGATATCTTAAGATTAATTTTGTTAACATAAGCACATCACATTAATATAATTGGAATTTAGAAAAATTTGATCATAATATTTTAATTTCATATAAAATGAAAGAATTTGTTTTAATCATCATTGCATCGTCATCTGTTTTAAGCAAACCTTTGTGTGGTAGTGAATTGGTTGATGCACTAGAATTAGTATGCCATGATAGAGGGGGATTTTATAGCCCTACTATTAAAGAAGTACATACAAATCGCAAGACTCAATCTGGAATTGTTGAAAAATGTTGTCGTAAAGAAGGGTGCGATTATGCATACTTAACACAGTATTGTGCTCATTAATTTTAAATTAATCTGTTATAAGACATCACATATAAGTAAACAATAACTTAATGTATTGAATTATTATTTATTCAAAATAGCAAGATGTCATAAAAATATTTACTTTTTAATACACTGAAATTCAGTGTTCTTGTGTATAGATATGTAATATATAATTGAGTTTCAAGAGGTTAATATGGTAGTCTTGAAGGTAATACTTTCAAGCCATAACATTTAAAATACATTGAGTATACAAATGTACATGTAAGTTATCAGTTGTGTTTAACCCCCTGAAATCTACGTATATTTATAACAATATGGTATCATCGTATGAAACTTGACAGTTTCAGAGTTAAAATAATAATAAGTAAAAAGTGTAACACCTTATACCAAGGTAATCTTAACTTTTAGACTTACCAAATCAATAATATTTTAAAACTATAACTATAATTGAACATGTACTAACTATTTGGGGTGTGAATTGTACATTTGCTTTTTTTGTATATTATTTAATCCTTTAACTACTAAAAATATCTATAAACATTTTTGTAGTTAATAGATTAAACTGATAAGTTAAGTGAAATAGATGGATGAGGATTGTAATCTAATAATTCAAAATCTTTAAACATAAAATCGCGTAAATCTTTAGATTTCTTTTTTATCATTAAAATGGGCGATGGGTTTACTGTTCGAGTCGATTGCTCTTTTAAAGCTTCAATATGATCAAAGTAAATATGAGCATCTCCTAATGTATGAATAAATTCTCCTGGTTTCATATCAACGGCTTGAGCAATCAAATATGTTAATAAAGCATATGATGCTACATTGAAAGGAACACCTAAACCCATATCAGCTGATCTTTGATAACATTGACAAGATAAAACATTGTCTACAGCATAAAACTGGCATAAAATGTGACATGGGGGTAAAACAGATTGATCTATATCGACCGGATTCCAAGCAGTCATTAAAATACGACGATCATCAGGATTTGTTTTTAACGTGTTTATAATTTTTTGCAATTGATCTATACCTTGATCTTTATAATCAATGTTGCAGTTTATGTAACGAGCACCGAAATGTCTCCATTGAAAACCATAAATGGGTCCTAAATCTCCTTCTATTCTATGACTAAATCCTAATCGATCTAAGTTAGATCTTGAACCGTGAGCATCCCATATATGAACAGATTTTTCTGATAATTTTAAAGAATTTGTAGATCCTCCAAGAAACCATAAAAGTTCTTCCACTATCCCACGCCAAAACATTTTTTTAGTGGTGAATAAAGGGAATCTACTTAAATCGTATCTATTTTGTAATCCAAATACAGAAAGAGTACCTATTCCAGTCCTATCTTTTTTTGGTTTCCCATTTGTTAAAATATATTTAAGTTGATTCAAATACCCCTGCTCATTGATCATTTTTTTAACTATAAACTATTTGTAAAAAGTATATAATTTGAACCTTTAATCTTTTAAATCTAAATATGCTTTCACCAATGTGTTAATGTTAAAATCAAAAATTTATTGAAATATCAACACTCCTTGAAACATTAGTGATTGATTTAATAAATTAATTACTGTTACTATGTTTTAATGTATACACTAAAACATTATTCTTTTAAAATACCAGGTAACAGCATGATATGTATCAGGGTAATCCTGTTAACTTCTTAAAATCCAGGTATAATGTTTCTTCATTTGTATGTTTAGATGTTGAATTTTAAAAAGTTAGAGATCTAATTAAATTTATTTGATAATGTAATAAATTAAAATGTTACAATGTTGGTGGTGTACATTAGAAATAACTATAAAACCTAAGGAATGCCCTATTAGAAAAGAAGGTGATAAGTTGATAACAATAGGAAAATTTTGCAGTTTGTCATGTATTAAATCTTTCGCTATAAAAGAATCTTATTATGATCCTATTTACAGCGAATCAGTTCGATTAATACAATTATATAATGGAAACATTAAACCTGCATTAGGGTTTCAAATTCTTAGACAATATGGAGGGTATATGAATCCTGAAGAATTTAAATCTTATTTAACCTTTTAATTCTAAACATATTGGAAGGGGTACATACTTTAACTTTAATTATACAATTTTTTGCTTTCATGTTATATTTAGGATATAACATCTTTAGACTGCCTCAAATATGTGATTAAATCATTACTCTTTTAAATAATGAATAAAAGCATTACTTTATATAATTTGATTATCAACAATATTTTGTGATCAACAAGTTAAGGTAATCTAAAAGTTAAACATGTTATTAACGCATTAAAATACCAAATTTTACATTAAAATATTATTTTAAATAACGGATGAATTAATTAAAATGAAACTTAAAAATTATGAATTTTATTTAATTTTTTTAAAAAATCTATTTGAAGTCATTAAATATATTGTTTTAACAACTATCTTTATATCAGTGTATATTTGTTTTGATGAACTTTACATGCTTTGTAATGTTCATATTATATCCTATATACTGTAAAGAAAATTATATAAACAAAGCTTTAAAACAGTTTTTATTTTTATATCACTTTATTTATATGGATCATCATTTTTAATTATATAGAAGACAAAGATTTAAATTTAGAAGCTTAAACTTTTAAAATACGACATATATATTTTTAAAAATATGTTGCTGCAAAAGCTTAAGCTTCTAAATTTAAATCGGAAAAATTATATTTCCATCTTTAATTATTTTTATTAGATTGTCTCTAAAACTTTATCTCTCATTTAACTGAGAGATTCTTATAAATTAATTATTATTTAACCCCAACTCATAAACATATATAATAAGAGTTAAAAGATATTTAACTTTTCATTTATATCACAAATGATAATATGTTTGTTGTTTAAATTACTTTAAGCATACTTACATATATAATAAGTAGTTATCTATATTAATTCATCAATTACAATAATATTCTCTTTTATGAAATTTTAATTAAAATAAATGTTATAATAGTCAATAAATGCTTAAAAAGTGATACTATTTAGATCATGCTGATCTAAAAGTTAGTATTTAGATTACCTTGATATATAATGTACTATTGTTTACCCATTATTTTAAACATACATCAATTTATCGTATATTTGATATAGTCTAAAAGTTTAAACTACATCAAGTATATGATAAATTTTGTAAAAGTCATCAGCTGATTGATGTAATATTTTATATCGAGGTATTCTAAAAGTTAACACTATATTTAAGCTTTATAAAAATAATTTTTTATAAAGCTTAAATATGCTAGTATATTTTAGTGTTAAATCAAACAACATCAGTGTCTTTATATAAGTATATATGGTCAATAATTTTAACTCTTTAAATCTGAATATATTAATTGATGTATGTAAGAAGTTAAAGGGTTAAACTGGATATATTAATTGACGTATGTGTAATAAGTATATAAACAAATTAAGACTTGAACATTATTGATTATGAGACCTTATGTATTGTACAAAAATAAAATATTATTGTTATATATTCAGATCTTAAAATTAAAGAATAAATATCTTTTTGTTACTCTATATATTTGCTAAGCTTGTTTATACAATTTAAAAAGCTAAGTAATGTTCTTTATACGAATTAAAAGGTTAACATCTTCACTGTAAATACAATAGAATTAAAAGATTTGATCTTTGAATAAAATAATTTTTAAATCACTATGTTTTAAATTTCTTGATTAAAAAAAATGTTAAAAATAATTAAAACACCGTTAGCTGATAAAAAAGATTTTATCAACGCAGATTTTGAACCAACAGAAGATTTGTTTTTAGATATGATTGTTGATAAAAAACCTTTTGTATTTGATCATCCTAAATCTATTGTACAGGAGGAAGACTCTGAAGTTACTATAGAAGAATTGAAAGACCGTATAGAAGAAACAACTTTAAATTACAGTGTTACCAATTGGAAAAAGTACCTTATTATATTTATGTGTGTAATGGAATTAATGCTTAGTAGATTTAATGTTAAAGCAGCCGGTTTTGCTCAGTATCAAATTAAAAATATTTCCAGTTATGATGATTTATTAAGAGAAATGGCTGAAAAATATACTTTACCCGAAACTAAATTACCGGTAGAAGTTAGGTTGTTACTAACTATAGCTATGAACATAGTATTATTTACGTTAGGATCGTTTGTCCCTGAAAAAGAAATAATTTTAGATTTGTTACAAAATTTATAATTTAAAGTTGAAACAATATTTTAATTATAACTTCTAAGCTATGTACAAACTTAGTAACTGAGTATATATCTTAGAAGTTAAAGGTTACACATTTTTAAATAATGATACATTTGGAATCAGGGGTGAATGATGTGTTTGCTTAGTTATATATAGTTTAGAAGTTAATCTTTTAACAATTCTTACACTATATACTGTTTATTACATTTATATATATCGCTCAGGAATTAAAGGATATATCTAATTGTTTTCTCATATATAACTTAAAAATTAGATTGATGTAAACAATAGTCTCCTAAAACTCAATGTCCTTGTATAAAAATGAAATATTATACTCGATGTTAATATTTTCTTTGTATACCTCAACATCTATATAAAATTAAAAAAGTTAAATTGACAAATATCTATATATTTAGATAAATGTAAAATATGCCAACAGTTTTTAAACGACGTCGTTAAAAAACTTATTCTTCATTTTGAGTCAAACAAGAAGGACCACAGTAATAAATGATTTTTTTATTTTCACTCGTTTTAAGAGCTGTTTTTATATCGACGACGCCCACACAACCATGACAAATTTTTTGAGTTGTTAAATCTACTAAATATTTACGTAATTTATCGGTTAAACCAGGAGCTAAGTAATTATCAGGTAAGCGCTTCAAAGAAGGTGGAGCTTCTCCCTTTAAATAAAAACCTGTATAATTTAAATCGATTGTTTGATCTTCTTCTACAGGTTTAAGTTTGTTTTGTGGATCTTTAATGGTTTTGATAAATCTGACATGAGCTACGTCAACCTCTGTGTGAGAGGCAGATTCATTTAAAAATGTTTGTCGATCCATAAAAATTCCAATTTCAGTTTGAGTATTAAATACAACGTAATCATCTGAAGGTAATTGAGCTGGGAAAACATCGAAAGCCGGTATTCTATAATCTATAGTTGCTTTATTAGTTCTTTGAGTAGGATTTATTAATAATTTATATTCAGCTTTTATAGATTCTAATCGAGCCAATATTATAGTATCCAATTTTTCTATAAGTTTATGTTCTGGATCTACATAAACTTCAGCAAAAGCTTGTTCTTTGGTTATGTTAAATACAGTAGAATAATCATATTGTTCCCTTGAAAATCTAAGTTGATGAATGGGTTGTTTATTTTTGAAAAACACAGGTAACAGATATGTTATGGTAGCAATCCCCCTGGCCTCAAATTCATCAGGTTTATCTTTAAATTTATTGGCCATAAAATTAACTAGATCTTGTACATATCGCTCTGAAGCTCTAGAATAAAAGTTAAATAAAGCTTTCAACGCATTTTTATTGATTACAGCTTTTTCTTTGGATTTCTTAGAGAAAAAAGATGCTTCATACTTTTGTAAAGCATTGAAAATATCTGAGTTTTCTATCAAAATAATTTTACCCTTCAAATAATAAGCAACTGATTCTGGAACAAATTTACGACCCTCGGTCCAAGATTCTCTGTACCAAAGTGCTGAAGCAAAATACCATTCTTTATTTTTATCATCTTTTACAACTCGATCAATGGTATATTTTGCTGGTGCATCGGCAGATAATAAGATGGCTTTCACTGGTTTATTGGTGAAAGCGTTTAACCAAGGAGCAGCTCTGTACAACGATATAGATTGTTCAGCAGTCATAAATTTTTGGGGTCTACCATTAAAAATAGGTAAAACATTAATTTTAGCTGCTAATTCGTCTTGTAATATTTTCTCTTTTTCACTAATGGATCCTGTATCAGCCATTTTCCTTAAAAACTCTATTTGCTTTATGGGTTTAATTTTAAATTTGGTTGGTACAGCTTTACGAGAAACCAAAAAATTTTTAGATTCTTCAACAACATCAATGTATTTAGGTTCAAAAACACTTTTAAAATAAGTCCATGGTTTAACGGTTAATTTACGACTGCCATATTCTTTAAAAAAAGTCATGACCAATTCAGCCGGTACAAATTTAGTTAAATATGAAAACAGTTTGATTAAATCTTGATCATTTGTTATTAAAGGAGCTTGTACTAAACCTTCTTTGGTTTCAGTATGGTCAAAAGCACCAAAAGGTTCTAATAAATCTTTAGATTTACTTAAAGCACTCGAAACCTTTTGATAAAGGTTTTCATTTATTTTTTTGATTGGTTTAGACTTTTGTAGCTTGGCAGTATTTTTTTTCTTTTTTTTACCCAAAACATCCATCGTTGTTTTTGTTTTTTGAAATAAAAAAATAAAATCTTCAAGTTTACAATTCGCAAAGCAATTTCTTAACGTTGAAAGCATTGTATCAAAGGTGTATAAAAGAATTAACCTTTTAACTCTAAACATGTTACTACCAACATATTAATGCTGAAGGTACATGGATGAATTAAAGGGTATAAATACTTGTTAAATTCCAACTGTTCACTACACTTATATATAGCTTAATATCTTAAGCCTTAAATATATAGTAATGTTTTGTTTATGTATATAACCATTGATTTTTAAAAGTTAAGAGATAATCTCTTGAAATTCAAGTATATATATTATTTTTGTGGACAAGGATGGTATTTATCTAAATTGTTCAATAATTCCATATATAATATAAACAATTTATTTTTTAATTCGTTAACTGTCAAAAACATCTGTTTAACTATAAGATGTCTTTGACAATTATTAAGTTTAAAATTACTATGTCATCACGATTCAAAATTAAAAGTTAAATTTAAAGTATAAAAAATAAAACCATATAAAATCGATGATCGAGTTTTTTAGTGGTCATATTCTTTGAGCTAAAAAACCTCAAAGGAAATTATTACTAAAAAACTTGCTTATTTTAAATTTTAATAGCTAATAACTAAATTAAAGTTAAAAGCCATGTTATTACACCATATTTACTGTCGGTCCAAGTGTATAAAGGAACATATTCCAATTCTTCTGCTGCTTTAAATGTTTCAAATACACAATAAGTATTGGCTTTTTTCAATTCTTCGGATCCAAATCTTTGGTTTTTCCCCATTTTTATCATTAAATCATTGAATTTGGCTGTAGTTTTTAAAAATCGTCTAGATAAAGTTTTGAGCCTTATGTTAAATTCTGACAGAAATAGTAGATTAAAATCGTCTGGACAAACACATGGTGAATAATCATATGCAAAATAAATTTGACCACCTGCTTGATCAGCTTTATTAACATTATATAATGTTTTATATGCTGAAATATGCATCCAAGCTAAATTACCTATGTATGTTCTAGATTGCTGAACCATTTTGTTGTAACATAGACCTAAAATAGTTCTTCCTTCAAAAGCTTTGATAAAAGTTTCTTTAAATTGTGAATCTTCTTCACCATAAATACCAAATGATTGAATTGAACATGTTCTTAAAATCTTACCTAAAACAGTCTTGGATCGATCTGCTTTAATGACATTAACTTCGGCCATATGTTTAGTTTTAGCATAAGCATCATCAAATATTCTATAATAATCAGAATGTTCATTACCTCTGTAAAAATAATCACCATATTTATTGAAACAAAATGATCCAGCATAAATCAAACATTTAACATCACATAATAAACAAGCATTGATGACATTTAAAGTACCAAAATAATTAACTGCTTCTACTTCTAAAACAGGTTTATTGTTTTTAGCTTGAGCACAATGAAAAACAACATCTACATCTCTCATTGCATCTATTAAAGCTAATCGATCTTTGATTGACCCTTTTATGAAATTAACTCTTGAGTCATTCCAGCAAATGGTTCTTTCTTTTGAATCGAATATTCTAATTTCTCCGACCCTGACACAGCGAGTAATTAAATGTTTAACCACACATTTACCTAAAAATCCGTGACCTCCAATTACCATAAATTTAATCATCGCGTCAATGTTTTAAACTTAAAACGATGACACAAGTTCGTTTTTCAAATTATGAAGTAAAATTATTTTTTGATTTTAATTTGTTGACTATTGTCTATATAAATTTACATAAGACAAATAATTTTGATTGTATTGATGATACATTAATAATTAATTTTAACCTTTTAAGACCTAAATATATATACATATAATGTTTTATTGTATGTGTGTATGCTGGATCTTAAAAGGTTAAATATGTCATTATCAACACATTTGAAATTAGAATTAATCTTAAACATATATTTAACTTCCAATCTCTCCAAATGTACACATATTGATGGTTTGACATGTACGTACACACTAAGTTTTAGAAGGTTAAAATAATGGGTATAAAGCAATACACTATATATAAAATAGTCTAAAAATTAAATAGTATATATTTGTTAACTCTTAAGATATATATAATTTAATTAACTATTTTTATATATTTAGATTTTAATCCTTTAAGACTAAATCATATACTTTTTCTAGTTTATACAACAGGTTTCGATTCTTTAACTTTTAAAATATATAGTGAACGATTAGATTAAAATAGTTATTTTTCCAATACTATATTTAAAGCTATAAGATTAAGAAGTTTTAAATGTTAAACAATTTTTTCTTACTTGACAAAATACAGCTATTCCAATTGGTTTTTTATCTTTAATGATTTTCCATGTTATAAATTCAGAAGATCTATAGGTTTTATCAATGAATTCTAAATCATCTGTTTCAACATTTAAAAATTTATTTGAAAACATAACGAAAGGTTGTACATAATAAGTTCTATCAGCTTTAAACAAACATTCTTTGTATATTTCTTCATATACAGATGTTACAACTTGGCAAGGTATTAATTTCCATTCATCAACTGTTTCTAAATCACTTAAATGATTTTCATAGTCTTTAATCAAAGCTCTATTAACAAATTTATAATTTTCTTTGGCCAGCAAAGCATATATTTTATAAAATCGATTAGCTGAAGGATGATTTTTAAACGGAGGTATGGTTTTAGTAGATGACCAATAATCAGGTACAAATTTTAAATCTATTTTTTGAAAATGGGATTCTAATTCAGCTTTAAAATAACCTTTAAAAGGATAATAATTTTTTACAATTAATTTACCAACAAACCCTTCACAATATCGACTCAATCGACAATGCCGTTTTAAATCTGTTAAATCATAAACGTATAAACATCCATTTATTTCCATATATTCAAACGTATTTAATAACAAACTCCAATTTATTAATGGATTCCATGGTTTAGGATCATAAATTCTTTTAATTTCCCAATACGTTTTATTATCTAATTGAAGATCGATTAATTTTAAGGGGGGTAAAAAGCTTAAAATTTTAAATCGAACCTCTATAGGTAAAATCGAAATACGATAAGGTTCAATTTCTTCAGTGGAATCTGGTTTTTTTAAAAAAGATTTGTCTTGAATAAATTTATACATATTAACTTTTTTACTTTATTAACATGTTAAGAGTTAATTCTTTAACTTTTAGGTTATATACAAGCAAATGATCATGCTTTAAAGTTAAAGAACATTTATTTTTTAACTCCTATGTTATATACAAAATGAGCATTGGGATTAAAGATGTCTATTTGTTACAGTATATTGATATAAAGCATGTAATTTTTATTCGATATTTTAATAATTTGAAGTTCAATATTGTCAGACGGGGTAAAATCTTGTTATAATTTATACATTTGGATCTCAAGAAAAGTTAAATAAATACTGATTTATTGTGTAATCTAAAAGGTATATACCTTTTAATTTAAACACATATCTGTTTGCTTATAAGTTAGAAAAACTAAAAATTAAATGATTCAAAATATTAACCTTGCAACACTTGAGTATAACAATGTTTTATTTGTGTATAAGGATGTTAATATTTATCTATTTCGGATGTAGTAAGGACACGATTATCCCAAGCAAAGTAATCAACCGCTTCAGATGAACCAGGGTTAGTTAATTCGGGAAATAAAAAAGCAACTAATACATCAGGATAAATATACTTAATAGGATTTAAATAAAGCAAATTTAATCCGAATACTGGATCATATAAAGTCATATATTTCAATTTATGAAACAAGGGATGTTTTAAAGGTTGTTTATAATGATAATGTTTTTGAAAATATTGAGGACCTCCAACAAAAATTCGCATTACATCTTGCACATCACCAACAAATTCTTGAGGAGGGAATCTCCTCATATCGCTCAAATTTACTTGTACAGATGGTTCAAGATCTTCGGTTAATGTAAAATGATTAACGGTGTATAAACCATGAGCTTCTTTAGGTGTTTTCCACCATTTTTTAAAATGTTTGTTAGGATTTAAATATACTTTATTTTTATAAAATTTAGGTTTAAATTTAGTAGAAAATGGTACGATATCATATTCTAAACCAGCGGCTTTACCCCATTCAACAATATTTGAGTTTCTAATAACTTCAAAATTACGTGTACCCATCATAGCATTCATCTTCTTATAATCTGGATTAAAAATTTGAGAAACTCCAAAATCTGCTAATGTATATATTCGACCCATACAAGGAATGTAAAATGTTCTGTCTTCTATTTTATATTGAAAGTAACCTTTATCTGGTCCAGGTAACACCAGTACATTATGAGCTTTAATGTCTCTATGTAACACTCCATATTCTCCATGTAAAACAGTTAAACCCATTAATAATTGTTGCATGGCATTTAATGCTTCTTCAGCGGTTAAATCGTCTAATATTTCTGCTAAAGAAAATGCCGCAGGTTCCATTAAAACTGTATAACATTTACCTATTTTAACACGACTGAATATTTCTATAGCACATTCTCGGCAAGTACCAGCACCAATAGTGTAAATGAAATTTTGAGTGTATCGAGCATCTAAAGCTTGATTTGCCATAGTTTGCACACCCAATTCATAGGGTGTTTCCTCAATAGTCCAATCATCAAATTTACCACAAGATTCTGGAACATCTTTGTCACATTGAGCCAATAAAGCCTCTTTAACAACAAAAAAAGCATCTTTTAATTTGACTAGATATACATTACCAAAAGAACCAGATCCAATAGGCCAAACATCATCTAATTTTTCAATAAAAGCTCGATCTTCTCCTGACATACAATGTGAAATTTTATCTACATCTAAAGTTTTTACTAATTTCCTTATCTGAAATCTGTTACATTTACGATTTTTTAAAGTATAAACATTTGGATTAAATATTTTAGAAATAGAAGCAGCATCAATAAATCTTAATTGTGAATCAGGGGGATCATAAATTCTATCGAAAGCTGCTATTCCAGCATATCTATGTGGAATTTTAATTTTTTCAATTTGCCACGGATCTCCTCCACATTCTTTTACTAGCTTTTTATATGTTTCTTTATTCTTTAATATTTTTCTGTTAGTTTTTGGATTGACATAAGGATTTGAAAAAAATTTTTGACAATCTTCGTTCATTATTTTTTTAATTCAGCGTCATAACAAAAATAATGGTTTTTAATTTTTAACACTTTAATAAGATAAGAATTAATTTTAGAAGGTTAAAATTTAGCATCATGGGTGAAACATCAATATGTATGTGTACACTTTGGTCTTAATGGCTAACCCTGAAACTTGACATTCTCATATGTAATTATAATACAACATTTTTGAGTTTTAAGAATATAATTTATTATATATATAAAATATATTCAATGTTTTAAGATGTAAGCATGATAAACAAATATATAGCTTTAAAATATCAATACTTAATTTTTACCAATATTTTATGTTTGTATAAAGATGATGATCAATGAGTTATAAAATTAATTTTTTAAAGAATCGTTTAAAAGATGAAACATATTATGTTGAAACGATTAACGGCTCATCACGTAGAATCATATGATAAATTTTTATTTTTTGACGTTCCAATCATTGTGGCTCAAGATAAAATTATAAAAGCTGCCGATTTTGTTGTTGAATTTAAAAACATAGTGTATAACAAACCTAAAATAACTCCTTTGGAAGCAAAACAAAAAGATTTAACTTATTCAATTTCTGTAGATTATGAAATAGATTTTAATGGTAAAGCCGTCATTTTAGAAATATTTTCTTTACCTTTAATGTTAAGAAGTAAATTATGTTTAACCCATAAAGAAGCAAATACTTTTGAATTATGTCCTAACGATCCTGGTGGTTATTTCATTGTCAAAGGTAAAGAAAGAGTATTGATCCCTCATATCAGACCTAGATACAACGTACCCACTGTTAAATATGAAGATGGTATTTATTTATGTGAATTCAGAAGTGCTTCAGAAACTGGTAGTTCTACTTTAATTCAGGCTAGAACAGATGGAAAAATTGTTTTAGAATTTTCTTTACCTTATATTAAACAATTTGTACCAGCTGGTACAGTTTTTAAAACATTAGGAATAAAGTTTGAAGAAGCATTTTTATTATGTGGGTTGGGGCAAAAAGATAAAACCAAATTAATTTGTAAACCTGGTTACTACGAATCTTTAAGTTCAATTTTATACAGTCATTACACTAATGATAAAACAGTAACTGATTATGTACCCATCGATGTAAAATGTGACGATAAAGACTCTTATGTTGAAACAATTTTGAGAGGGGGGATTTTTAACCATTTAGAAGATCATTCACCCATCAATGTAGCTCGTCATCTGGGTTACATGATTGATCGATTGGCTACAATAGCTTCAGGTGAAACAGCCTTAACCGATAAAGATGATTTAGCTTATAAGCGTGTAGATACTTCTGGAGTTTTAATCGAGTTTTTATTTAAAGGTTTGTTCAAACAATATATTAGATTGATTAAAAATAGTTTAGAAACATTAAAAAATCCGGATCCTGTTAATGTAGTAAAAAATATAAACGTCATCACCAATGGATTAAATTTATGCTTTGCTACTGGCAATTGGAGCGTAAAAAAAACTGGACCCCCTTCTTACATGAGAGTAGGCGTTTCTCAAGTATTATGTAATCATAATTATGGGTCTCGTCTAAGTCATTTAAGGAGACTGATGCATGCAGTAGGGTTTAAAGGTAAAAATTTTAAAATCCGTCGTTTACATGCTTCTCATTATGGGTTTATCTGTCCTTATGAAACACCTGAAGGCGAACGCGTCGGTGTTGTGTTAAATGCTGCATTATCTACAGCTTTTAGTAAAGGAATTCCTAAAGATCAGATAAAACCTTTAATAAAGCCATATTTAAACAATTCAGGTTTATATAAAGCCATTTTAAATGGTGAAATAATAGGTTACATCGATGACCCAGATCAAACAGTTAAATTCTTAAAATCTGTTTTACCAGAAGAAGTTTCTGTGTTCTGTTTCAGATTTACCCCTGGTATTAAAGAATGTCATATATTTTGTGATCAAGGTCGATTTATCAGACCCGTATTAATTGCCGATAAAGTTGTTCGCGTTTGTGCTCAAGAAATTCATCATATATCATATAAAGAATTACCGGCCTATTCTGTTATGACTGATGTAATGGCTTCAGTCATTCCTTTTTACAATCATGCACCATCTCCTCGTATAGCTTATCAATCTAACATGGGTAAACAAGCTGTTGGTATTACAACTTTAACAGGAGGTAGAGATCGTTATGATCCTACATTTTATGTTTTAGATTATCCTCAAAAAGCTTTGGCCCGTACCGTGTGTTATGATCGCTATGGATTTGACATTATGTGTCATGGAGCGGTACCAATTGTAGCTGTATCTACCATGGATGGTTATAATCAAGAAGATAGTGTGGTGTTAAATAAAAGCTCAATCGATCGAGGTTTATTCATAATCACGTGTTATAAAACTTTTGTCGAAACAGAAAAATATAAATCCAAACATGATAGTGAATTGATTGCTCACCCCGACTTTTCAATTCGCAATAGAGATTTAGATTATGGTCTGTTAGGAAAAACTGGTGTTTTAGATCCTAAATTAGGTAAAAACAATAAAAAATACAGAGGTTTAATATGTGATTCTTTATGGATTCCAGCCGGTACAGTGTTAGTGGGTAAAGTGTCTAAAAAATTGATTGATGGAGTGATCGTGTATAAGGATGTTTCTTTAGCTGTAAAAACAGATGAAGAAGGCTATTTAGATGAATTACTGGATTATTATACAATAGAAACAGGTCGAGTAGTTAAAGTAAAATTAAGATCATCTAAAATACCAGAAATAGGTGATAAGTTTGCTTCTTTCACAGCTCAAAAAGGTACATGTGGTATGATATATAGGCAAGAAGATATGCCTTTTACCAAAGAAGGTGTTGTACCCGATCTTATTATTAACCCTCATGCTTTTCCCAGTCGTATGACCATTAATTATATATTACAAATGTGTTATGGTTTGGCTGCTTGTAAAACAGGAAAAATTTATGATTCTACTCCCTTCAAACGTTATGATATAACAAATGAATTAAAAAAGTTAGCTGATGAATTACAATTAAAAACTTGGGAAACTACAATGTATTGTGGTTTAACTGGTAAAAAATTTTCTTCTAAAATTTTTATAGGACCCTGTGATTATCAAAGATTACGACATTTGGTTGTAAACAAAATACATTCTCGTATTTCTGGACCAATCGATAATTTAACACATCAACCGGTAGCAGGTCGTAGTAGGTATGGAGGTATAAAAGTAGGTGAAATGGAACAATGGTGTAAACTTAGTCATGGTGCTTCAGCTGCTTTAAAAGAATCGTTGTTTGATATGAGTGATAAATATAGCATACCTGTATGTAAAACATGTAAAACTATTAGTGATGATTTTGAATATTGTAGAAAATGTGATGATATAGAAATAGAAATGAAAAATTGTCCTTATACATCTAAATTGTTGTTTCAAGAATTAATGGCTATAGGTATTCAAGTTCAATTTGAATAGTTAATTCTAACCATATTATTATGATACCTCAAACATTAACCTCTTAATACTCAACATATAACTTAACATTCTAAGAACCGACATTCATATACATAGATGAAACATTATGTATATGTACACTCTGATAACAGTTAAAATTGAAGGACTAATCTTTACAGCAAATAATTTAGTAAACCGTTTAGCTTACATTTAATCATTAAAATTTAACATTCTAACATGTAATGTTTACTTATACTGATAAAACACTATACAATCAGGTTTTAACACTAGAATATCTAAGATATTTAAGCTTTACATATTAAAAAGTCATATGGTTTATGTTTAAACATTCTGATATTAAAAGGTTAATTTATATATAATTTTACTTTTAATTCTGAATGATCACTGTCAATATAAAGAAATTAAAGAATATGTATCTTTTAATTTTTAAGTAATATCGTTCAGTAAATAAATATATAGTTTAAGCATTAACTCATTAATTACCAAAAATATCTTTATGTAAATTTATATAAAAATATACTTTTTGGTATTTAATGAATATGTATTTTATAGAAACATAGGGTTTCTATTAACAGAATACCTAAATATATTCATTTTTATAAAAATAAATATAAAAATTAAACAGTTTATTCTTAGATATTTTAGTGTTAAACTTAGGTATTATAGATTTTTACTATAAAGTTTGAAGAGTTAAGTTTATAACATCTTGTAACCCAAATATTATATTTATAATGTTTGTATAAATGACAAAGTTTCAAAATATTAAAATAAAGGTTAATTCTTATACTAATAAATGTTTAATTTTATATAAACTGATTATAAAAAGCCAAATATTTTAATGTTAGACCCTGCAATCTTATCAACAAAGTTAAATCATATACATTTTGTATAATTTTAGATTACTCTATAATAACATGTTACCTATTATTCTAATCAAATAATGATCTATTATTACATGTGTAAAATATACAAGGTAGGTTAAAAGATTAAAAATATATGTTTTAAATTAAATCATATAATTAATTGTCAAATATATCTGTGTAAATTGATATAAATATTTGTTTCAGCAGCCAATAAGTTAATTATTTTGTATTTTATAATTAAGGTACTTTAACAATTTCACATATTTTAGAAATAATACAATATATTTTTCCTCCATTGCTATTCCAAAGTCGATCTACAAGATCTAATCGCTCACACTGTAATTGAGATCGGGGTAATTTAGTGTATCCGCTCATAAAATCAGCGTCGCAAAAATAAAACTTAGCACGACGGAATTCTGTGTCAGTTAAATCGAATAATGCATCAACACATTTTTTTTTTGTAGCGTTTAAATCATTTGGACAAAAATTATTTTCCAGTTTAACAATTTTTTCTTTTAAAAAAATTATTTCTTGTTTAAGCATTTCTAATTCATTTTTAGGATCATTTAATTCAGCTATTTTTTGTGTCAATTCAGCTAGTGTTTGATTAAAAGAAGCATCTTTTAAAGCTGTTTTAAAATATTCCACTGTTTGATTAATGGAATATTTTGTTTTAAAGAAAGAAATTAAATCACATCGATTATCTGGATTAACTGGAAATTGACAATTTATTTTATTTTTCAAACACCAGCAAAATTTATTATAATCATTACAAGATATGCTTTCTAAGGCATCTAATAGCGCAGTTTCCATAGTTGGTTAAAACAAATAAATTAAAAACAAGACTAAAATTTAAATTGCAATATTAGTGACAATCAATTTTAAATTTTTTGACCTCTAGAACATCTCTTTACATAGAGCTGAGGGTTTTGATTGTACATTTATATACTTGTTCAGTGTAGTTAGAATATACAGTTTAACCATTCAACTCTGTGTAATGTCAGATTTGACTATTTTGGCTTAAAATGTTCAATGATGTAATTTAAAATTTGTTGTTTGATACATTAAAAGTTATACAAAACAAAGATTAAAGAAATTTTAACCTTTTAAATTCAAAGATATATACATAATGAAAATATAGTTTAGAAGTTAATATATTTTTTAACTTTTATACGCACATCCGACGCTAATATGTTACCTTCAACGTGTTTGGAGTTAAAAAAGTTAATACATACAGTATATATGAATGAGTGAATATATAACTTATGTCAAATTTTTAAATTCTTAAACCATATGCGTGATTGTAATGAGTAACTCAGAAGTTAAAGAGCTAAGCCTAAGACTCAATCTTAATGATTTTTATTTAATTTCTACATCGATAAAAATGAAAATATTTATGGTTCAATCTCTAACAACTAATTTTTTTATAGAAACATCTTGCTCTTGTAATTATAAAGCAGGTAAATTAAAAGTAGAAAAAGTGTTATTAAAGACACAAGATAATACATATCCATCACTTATTTTGGTAAAAACTAATATGAACACAAGTCAAGTATTTAAATTTGAAAATGAAAATAGAATGCAGTATGCCTGTGTATTTATTCATAAAACAGATCATCATGGTGTTTATGAACCTATTAATTCTGAAATATATTTTGAACCTTTACAATCTGTATTTCATGTTGAAGTTACTGTTTATCCCAATATAATTTTTGAAGAAATTTTAATATTTTTTAGTTTTTAAACTATCTTAATATAAAATACATTGATGTTCACTCTTTATATTGTTAGTTTTAAACCTAAGTGTGTATATTGATGTTTCATCTATGATACTAAGTCTTATAAAATTAACAATTTGGAAATAGTCTAAAAACTAACTTTTTAAACTCCTAATCTATATACATATAAACAATGAGTTGAAAGATGTATCTCTACTGACAATACCTCAGATACACAACATGTTTAAACTTAAACATTTAACAATGTTATTACAATAATTTTATTTACATCGACAACCAGATGCTATTCTTATAACAAATCATTTTTACTTATTTTTTTCTTGAAAAGCTAACGATTTATTATATATGTAAAACATTCAAACGATGGGTTAATTTTTTAACCTTAAATATATCATCAGTTACATGTTTAAAATTAAAGAGTTAACCCTAAATATGTTAATGTTGAAAATTAACTCTTAATTTTTTGTTATATATAACTTAATTTTCATACTTAAGTTATATATAATAATATTTTGTCTTCATATACTGATGACATTAAATCTCAATGTTGAAAGCTGAAAATATTTACAGTTTAACATTATTAATGTTATGTATCAAGTTATTTAATAAAAATGGAATTACCTGATGATGAAATAGAAAAATTTAAACAAATTACTTCACTTTTAGGTTCTAAATTATGGATTCCTATTATATCATATTTGATAGCTGATTTTATACCTATTCCTAATTTAAATGATGAATACAAAGAAAAATCAGCTAGATTAGGTATTTTTATAGGATGTTTATGCGGATTTTATGCCTTGTCATAGCTAATTTTACAATTCTAATAATAGAGTATTATTTTCAAACAAAAATGATTTATTGTGTACATTAAACATTAGTTTATTTAAGTATAAACTAACTAGTTTTATCATTTATTTTCTATAAAACTTAAATATATTTGGCTATTATAATGTTAATTCTTAAGCTTATATACATATTGATTGATTAAGTTAAAGGGATATGTACACTTTAACTTTTCCCACATGCTAACAATGCTATGTTTAGAATTATATAAATCATTGTCAGCAAATCAAAACGTAAATCTTATATTTATATATGACAGAATTAACTTTTCAACTTAAGACTTGGTAACTATATATAAAACATCAATATATGTAGATACACTTGGGTTTTAAGAAGTTAATCTATAAAATATTAAAAATTAAAGTTATAAATCGTTACTACATTCTAACAATGGATAATTCATTGATTTAATATGACTATTTTTATCAACTAAATCTTGAGTGATAACATCGTAATTATCAGTTCTTTTATTTAGCTTAACCATACAAGTATATGTTTCACGCCATAATAATTTTAAAAGATCATCCTGATATATATCGATTACATTTGCGTAAACATAACATTCAGTGACAGTTTTAAGTCTGTATAAAGCCTTTAAAAATTTGACAAAGTTAAATTTTTTAAAAGGGACAGGGTCATATTTATATTTTTTAAAAATTTTAATAGGACCTATTAAAGTACGTAATATACCTACCGATCGTCTGATTTCTATGTGATAATCATGAGGCCTATATTTACGAGCCTGAATTAAAAAAGTGTAAACAAGTTTTTTATATTGATTGTAACATACAATTTTATTATTCAAAGACCAATAAAGTACACAATCCGGACATTGATACCATCGACCATTTTGGCAAAATACGCATTTCATATTTTAAAACATTTGAAAATATTAAATGTTCATATAAATAAAAGAAAATGTTCTCTTTTGTAGGGACAGGAATTTCATTAGAATGTCATATGTTAGCACGTATTTTTGAAACGACTGATAGAACCAAAACCATTGAATTTTTTCAAGATTTAAAGACTTATTTAAAACCAAACCACCATAAAAAAAGTATTCTTTTTAAATCATTGAGTGATTACAAATTAAGAATTACTTCATGTGCAAATTTTAATCAAACATTGCTTAATAACGATCCTGAAGCAATTCCATTAACTGACTCGGAATTAAAAGAAGGCCCTATGAAGTTGAAAGAATTAATAGAAACTGGTAAATTAGGAGCCTTATTTGAAAAACATAATGTATTTTTTTTATTTGATGACTCAGAATTTGATGAAAACTACAAAGGACTTTTATCTAACGTGAGATTGTTAATTTTTTCCTTTTTGATCAAATCTATTTCGTTGTAGAATAATTAATTTTACTCGTATATAAATTTAATCTTTGATTTTTTTTTAGACTACCCTAATATATTACTTTTTACTTATTATTTTAAATAAATACAATACATTATGTATACAAAACATACTTGATAATTCTGATGTATAATATAACATTTTTACTTGTTATTTTAAAAGAACAATAATTTATTGTATTTACAGTGTACATTTTAGATCATTGTAAGACCCATATCATGAACAAATTAAGTTAATTTAAATATACATATAATTGATGTTTTTATATGAATGTTGGGTCTTAAGATTAAGAAAATATATGAGACTTAAATTGACTGTCAGGGTTGACCAATTTTATATAAACGTCGTCAGTTACTGAATTAAAATGTTTATAAGAAAATTTGAGGATTCACAAAATTTTTGTAATGTACGACCCATAGTTAATGCTAATTCAACACTGGGTTGATTAAAAAGTTTGATCATTTTATAAGCTAAATAAATACATACAACAATGCGAGTTTTATTTATAATATCCAACGTTTTTTTTAAAATTTGTTTATATAATATAACTAATCCTTTAGCATCTGCAACTTTATTGATTTCTTGATTTAAATCAAGAAAAGACCAGTCATTGATTATTAGGATTTTATCCATGTTGAAATTGCATTGGTTAATATATACCGGATTTAACATATTTAATTTACGATGACACAAAGAAAACGTTATATCTACAATGGATAAAGATTTTACATAATACTTTAAATAAAATAAAAATTGTTTAATTTCTTCGTGTGTTTTCATTTGAATTTTTTAAAATTGTTAAATTAATTTTTATACTAAATCAATAATAATGTTTATTTTTTTATAAATTCAGCTTTTATAATGATTAAAGTAATCTTAAATCATTGGTCATAATATTATATAAATTTATGTAAACATATATAACAATTATTATCACAATAGATTACAGTGAATTGAATTAACTTTTGATGATGAAGAAGTTAAAAGATTATTTCTAAGCTATATATTCATTTGTATGTAGATTAAAAATTAAAGTCAATTCATTGTGCTGTAGGTGTATAAAGAAATTAACTCTCAAACTATGTATGAATGAGTACAACTTAGAAATTAAAGAATATGTATTCTTTAATTTCTTTATATATTGATGACACTAACACATTGTTAATGACATGTTTAAATAGTTAGCTTTTTTAACCTTTTAAATATAATTTGTTTACTACGTTTGTATATAACTTAGAAGTTAAATATTTAACTTTTAAAACCTAACATTTACATATTTAAACAAAATGTAAATACACTTGTTTTATGATATTAAAAATGATTAGGGAAAGTTTATTTTTTCATCATTAGATTAATGATGATTTAATTAGTAACTGTAAGCATTCCAATACATCATCAGAGGAATTTCCACATAAGGTTAAAGACCTTGTATAAGTACGCCCAAATACGAGAGGTTTAAACTTTTTCTGACTTAAACCGCAATCGTTTATAATTTTTTTAATCAAAGCGACCAGTGATTTGTACTTAGTTAAAAATAAATATTCGGAAGATACAGCAGGTCTTACATCTAATAAATATGCTTCTAATAATTTAGCAATTCTGGGACATATAGGAAATGTTTTACTTCTTTTTCGTTCTAAAAATCCTTGATTTTTTACATATATTTTAAAATTTTGTATTAAAGCAACATTTTTTATTTTTATATTTAGCAAACCGTGTAAAGTAATACCCGTTGTTAAAAGTAATAAAAATATAAGCTCTTCGTATGGTTTATCTCTTACATGTAAATATAAAATTTCTATGTCTTGAGTAGTGATTAAAGAGAAATCTGTTTTTGTTGCTAAATAATCGAACCAATAATCTGGTACGTTTTGATTCAATACTTCGTTTAAAAATATTCGTAGTTTATTTAATTTAACACTGTTGTTATTACAAAATGTAACAATGTTTTGCTTTGTAAAAGGAAGGAAAAATTGACCTCGACGAAAATCATATGTTTCTAAAAATTTATACACAAATCCGAAAGCAGTTTTTAACGAATATACACTTTGAATTGAGGCAGCTTGTTTAAAGCGATCAATTAAATCAATATAAAAAAATTTATCGAAATCAGGTTTTTTTTTACTTCTCGAAGGTATTACAATATCATAAACGTCTTGAGTAAATCTATTTATTTTATCGATAAAAAATATAGAAACAGGTAAAACTCTTAATATTTCTTTAATAACTGTCCAAATCATTTCGTTTATATTACTTTGATCTAATACTGTACAAATATTTTGAGAGAAAATACGAGCTTCATTTTCTAAGCCACATCGAATAACAAGTTTATTGACATCATAATCTCCATAAGTTAAAAATAAAGCGTTCGCTATGACATTTAAAGCTGTCGTTTTAACATCTGATCTTAAATGAGGTAAGATCGTATATATTTCTTTAACAAAAACATCATAAGATTCATACATTTTCAATGATCAAAGATTTACATTTAACCTTAAAGATTTATATCGTTTTTAATTTGAAGCATTAATCAACAATTAAAATATCAATGATATTATTTATATTTAATTTTGAACATATTGGTGAGACGGAATAATTAATTTATAAGCTATATGATATGCGTGTCATATAGCTTATAAATTGGAATTAATTCTGATATAACAATATTTTCATTTTTCTTTATTTTATACTCACAATCAATCTTTATCAGTAATAAATTGCTTATTTTAATGATTAAAATCAATTTATCTACTATAGGTGTATCTATTTGAACATCAAATACAAATATTTTATTCAAGATTCAATACAAGAATCCTCAAAAATAAAGTGTTTAAACAATATAATATAAGACTATTTGATTCAATGGTGTATTTTAATGAAATTTGTTTGTAATGTTTTTTGTTTAAAAATGTTTATACTGTAATCAACTGTTTAATTTTGATCACACAAGTGAAAAATTAAATCAAATGCTTTGCTTTAAAATAATTAATGATGATTGTTTTAATTTATTTAAAGAATTTTATCTTTTGATTAATATTTTATTGAAATTTACAGATTTAAAACTATTTAGAAGAAAAGATATTAAAATTATTTATTATGATTTCCCTGTAAACGCTCATAAATTAATTCTTCTATTTTAATGGTTTAATCTATTCTTAAAACATATTTGTTTTTATCTATTTCGTTGATTGCAATATCGGTTACAGTGTTTATAATAGTTTCATTTTTTCTAAAGAATCATCCTTTTATATAAATTTAAAATTTTTGATGATATTGAAAATTTTATTGTAATCTTTTAGACAGAATAAATACAATTCATATTCATTATAACAATCTAAAAATCATAATATTTTAACATATTGAGTATGTCAAAATAACTTGAAAATGTTTACATATTCAATTCTTTTATTTAAATCAAGATTAAGTATTGTATGATGAAAATTTAAAATCATCAATGACTGCTGTTAAAGTGGTTTTAAATTCAGGAAATAAAAAAGCGGTTGTTACATCAGCTGAAATATATTTAAGAGCTCGACCATCAGTTGTTTGTAGATCAACACAATTTCTATATGTTACTAAATCTTTAATTTTTTGGGAAGTTTCTCCTAATCCTAAATGTTCAAAATAAGGTTGAAAATATCTGTAACCACCAGCAAATGTCCTAATAATATCTTGAATGTCTCCAGTAAATTCCGCTGCTGGGAATGTGTCGACATCATTTAAATCTATTTCTAAATCAGGTTGTAAGTTATCTGCAGACATAATGTTTTCGGTATAATCTCCTAAAACATTACCCTTTTCATCTGTCCATCGATTAATAAGTGTATTGGGTATTAAATTTTTTACTGTGTATTTATAAGTGCTAAAAACAGGTTTAAGTTTCACTCTGAAAGGCTTTAATTTATATTCTAATCCAGCTTCACTCCCCCATCCAATTGATTGACCAGAAGATTCTATTTTAAAGTTTCTGGTACCTAAAAATGCATCGAAAGCATAACATGATTTAATAGAAGATGATATACCAAAATCAGCTAGCATAAAAATATACCCTTCATTTGGGACATAAAATACTCGGTTAGTTGTTTCATATCTAAAACAGCCCGTTGAATGGATACGTTTTATCAAAATATTTTCAGCTTTAATGTCTTTGTGTATTAAACCATACTTTTTATGTAAAACATTCAATCCTAATAACAGTTGTGCTACGGCCGAATTCACTATGTTAGAAGTAGGTTTATCCAGTGTCTTTAAATTACCTTGAACTTCCTCCATTAATAAATTATAACAGATACTTCTTACTTTACAAGGTTTGCAAAAATAAGACCCTAAAACATAGACAAAATTAGGCGCTTCTCCAGATTCTAAAATATTGTTGGTCATAAAACCTATTATTGCTTCTGGAGGATATTGATGTTTTTCCCATTCTTTACCTATTGTCAATCCTAATTTTCGAAGCATATAAGGAGCTATATATACTTCTTTAAGTATAAAATCTATATCTTTAAATTTCACTTTATAAATATCACCAAAAGATCCACGATCTATTTTAATAGAACTATCAAAAAGATCTTCGTTGACACAAACTTTCCATTTATCAATCACGGTTTTTTCCAGTTCAAGTTTTAAAAGTTTATACCGATTAACTCGATCACATAATCCTTCTTTGGGTTTATAAAACACTTTAAAAAGTTCAGCACTCATTTTAAAATCTATCAAATGGTTTTATTTTTATATTTAACTCTTAAGCTATATGTAACTGATTATAAGTTATCAGACATGTAGACGATATGTTTCAAATTAACATTTTAAGACCTAAGTATGCAGTGATAAATATACAACTTAAATTTTAACTTCTTGAAATTTAATAACCTCATATGCAGATATAGTCTTATATCGTGTACATACTCAACTACTTCATACACCAAATGTATTATTGGTGTATAGAAATAGTTAAATGTATACACTTTAAAACTCATCATTGATCACTACACTCATTTATACATAGCTTAGGAGTTAAAGAATTAAAACAAGTGTCTACATGTATAATGTTTCATCCGTATATATAAACATTGAGTTTTAAAAGGTTAAAATAATAGGTAAACAGCACCATGTTATATATCAAGGTAATCTAAAGATAAAAGGATGTGTACATTTTTAACTTTTAAGCTTAAAAACATATACAAAATAAACTAACAGATATTTACATTTTTAAATATATTAATGCAGTAGTGTTGAAAAAATTAAGAAACATCTAATCATTTGCTAAGATCATAATTTAAAAATTAATCTGTTAAGTCATCTATAATTAGCATTAGAGGAATTAATTTATCTGATATTTTATAATTAAAAATTAAAGTCACTGATTGAAATTTTAAAAATTTGACACTTTTTAAATTATTTAATGTTAACTTTTGTATTAGATCATCTTCCTAAAGATGAAAATTCGTGTATGTCTCCAGAAGGTATTACACAGTTATTAGAAATCATATCCAATGGATTTGTTCAAGCTAAAAAATATATTTCAACCCACATTTTTGTAAGTCCAATATATTTTGATTTTTGGAAAAAATCAAATGATATAGAGAAACTGGATTTTAAAGCTGAAAATGCTGTAGATGTAATTAATTTGTGGGTTAAAAATGCTACTGAAGGTAAAATAGTTAATTTATATGATAAAATACCAGAAGAAATAAAAGCTGCTGTAGTTAATGTTGTTTACTTTAAAGCTATGTGGAAGACACCTTTCAATGATTCATTTTTTTTACCATTTTTTTTAACCCCTGATTGCAAAATTGAAGTTGAAACTATGGTATGTGATGGTTTATTTATGGTTTCTGACGATCTTACTACAATTCGATTACCTTATAAAGATTCTGAAGCTGTTATGATCATTTTTATGAATGAAATAACACCAGAGAAGTCCATGACGTTCAAATTTATCAGATTAACAATGCCTAAATTTACATTTGAAAAAGAGTACATTTTAAGCGATGCTTTAAGTAATGCTTTAAGCATCGATTTAAAAGTATTTACTCCCACTAGAGATAATAATTTATTTTTAACAGAAATCAAACAAAAAACACATATTAAAGTAGATGAAAACGGTACTGAAGCAGCAGTTGCAACAAGTTGTTTGGTTTCAGATTGTATAGGGGTTTTACCAGATTACACTGTAAAAGTAAATAAACCTTTTATGTATCTTATAAAAGAAAATGAAAATATATTGTTTGTTGGTAAATGTATAGATCCACGTGTTAATTAATTTATGTATCTTTAATCCATAAGTTATATGCAATGAATACATAATTTAAATATTTAACTTTAAATATATTGATATATACAGAGTTAACTTTCAGATTATATTGAATATATTTTATTAACCCTTTATAAATCATAAAATATATAGTAACTCTCACAGTCTTATTGATGAAACTAAATTTTATAAATTTTTAAAGGTTAAAAATTTAAGATATTTTTCAACTTTGTTATACATGATTTGAATATTAATTGTTAGACTACGTCAAATATGTTTAAAGCACTATGTAAAATAAATCGCTTGATATAAAGATTAAAAACCAATATTCTTTATATCAACAGTTTAACTAATTTTTTATTTTTAAAACTGTTGAAATGTTAATCATATTCTAATGTAATAAATAATTAAACGTTCACCAAAATTGTTTAAAAACAGGACTTTCAACAATTTATGATTGTCAAAATCTGTGTCCCAAGTTCATTCATATAATTTTGAAAACTGCTGTACAAATGTAACAGTTTATAGAAACTCATATTACACCTCTAAAAGAAACAAGTTAAGAGTTTTAATCAATATTGATTAAAATTCAAGAGATCTTCAATACATTTATTTTAAAAAAATTCAAAACCTTATATCAGACGTAAATTTGATCATGTAGAATAATTTTGATCATAAACTGAACAAAACATATTCTCAATTTTTATTTCAACCGTTAATCATATATTTAAAGATTTAATTAAATTAATGTTCTAATTATATTATTCTTTACATTTAAACATATCTTACATTTAAGACTTCTGGTAAAATAAGTATGATTTTTAAAACAAACCTCTTTTTCAAGAGTTTATGTTGTCATAATTAACATCGTCATCAACATAAATATTATTTTTCATTTTACAGAATCCACTGTTTTCATTATAAACCAACAGTTTACTTATTGAAAATTTTCAACAAGTACATTGACCTTTAATTTACTACCCAAACTGCTCTGATATAAAATATATCACTTTTATATGTTATTTAAATAAACAGAGTTACATACAGGTGAACCATGCTTAAAGTATACACCTTTAACCTTCTAAGACTCAGCACCAATGTATATAGATGAATCATCAATGTATATATGGACATATGTTTTAAAATGTTAGAAATACATGCTTTGTTATTCTATTTAACCCAACCGTCATATATCATTAGTGTTATATGAGTTAAAGGTTAAATATTTAAGATATGTTTACCTGTATGCAATTTTTTTGAAATTCAACAACTCTATATATAAATAGAATATTACTACAATATAACACTTAGGCCTTAACAAAAATAATTTAGAAATTTATATTTTAATTCTTAGGTTATACAGTAAAAGAGTATCTAACCTAAGAATTAAAAGGTTAATTTCTAATAAGTCGCTGTGTTCATTTATATACAGTATAAGAGTTAAAAATGGTAAATATTTCCTATATTATTAATATGTCACCAGCAATGTGTTTAAAATTAAAGGTTAAAAGCTTAAATATTTACGAACCGAATAATAAAATAGAAGATGACTTCCGTAGCGGGTTCGAGCGTCACTAGCGCTTTTATAGATTTAGCCACTTACGATACTATCGAAAAACATCTTTATGGTGGTGATTCAGCCGTAGCTTATTTTGTACGAGAAACAAAAAAATGTACTTGGTTCAGCAAATTGCCAGTGCTTTTAACACGTTGCTCGGGATCACCCAATTTTGATCAAGAATTTTCTGTTAATGTTTCCAGAGGTGGAGATTATGTAATTAATGCTTGGATGACGGTGCGTATCCCAGCTGTTAAATTAAGAAACAACAATCGTATGAACGCAAATGGCACAATTCGATGGTGTAAAAACTTGTTTCACAATCTGATTAAACAAACATCCGTTCAATTTAACGATTTGGTGGCTCAGAAATTTGAGAGTTACTTCCTTGATTTTTGGTCAGCCTTTGGTATGTGTGGTTCTAAACGTGTAGGTTACGACAACATGATTGGTAATACTTTAGACATGACTCAGCCCGTTGGTCCTGACAGTCAGTTACCCGAAAAAGTGTTGGTGTTGCCGTTACCTTATTTCTTTTCCCGGGATAGTGGCGTGGCTTTACCCAGTGCTGCTCTGCCTTATAATGAAATAAGATTAACATTTCATCTAAGAGATTGGACCGAATTGTTGATCTTTCAAAACAGCCAAGATTCCACCATCATGCCTTTGACGGTAGGTGATTTAGAATGGGGTAAACCTGATTTAAAGGATGTACAAGTGTGGATTACCAATGTAGTTGTGACCAATGAAGAACGGCGATTGATGGGTACCATACCCAGAGATATTTTGATAGAACAGGTACAAACGGCTCCAAAACATGTATTTCAACCTTTAACCATTCCAAGTCCTAATTATGATATACGATTCTCTCACGCTATTAAAACTCTTTTCTTTGGTGTACGCAATGTTACTCATCAAGCTGTACAATCCAATTATACCAGTTCTTCCCCCGTCATTCTTGATGGTGGAATTGCCAGCGATTTACAAGGCATTGCTGCTGACCCTATTTCAAATGTAACATTGGTTTATGAAAATAGCGCACGTCTTAACGAAATGGGTAGTGAATATTATTCTTTGGTTCAACCTTATTATTTTGGAGGTTCCATTCCCATAGAAACGGGTTATCATATGTATTGTTACTCTCTTAACATAATGGATGTTGATCCAATGGGATCTACCAATTATGGTCGCCTGTCTAATGTTAGTCTCAAATTGAAGACATCTTCTAAAGCAGTGACAACAGCTGGTGGTAATGGTGGAAACACCTCTGGTCACAGGGATGCTCAAAAGTTTGAATTTTTGACGATGGCAGTGAATCATAACGTCATCCGTATTAAAAACGGATCAATGGGTTTTCCTGTACTTTAGTCAACTAGTGCATTTATATGTAAACACAATTAGTTAATATTTTGTTTTAAAATAATACGATATTGATAACAATAGCACAGTCAAATTTTAAAACATTGACGAATATTCCAAAACCCAACTGGTTTGCATTACCTAATTTATTAAAAATGCAATGAATATATTGTCTTAAGTTTAAATTTTATCATTGGGGGAATTCTGGAAAAAATTAATTAATTAATACATTTAACATTCTTTCCATATTATTTTATATTAAAATACCATTTAAAGATGTACTTAAAATGATTGGAAACTTATAAATGAATTAAATTTACAATTTTTAGATAAATGTAATATTTTTTAAATACGTTTAAACAACAATCAATTGAAATCTTTAAATTATAAAGAAGCTATTGAATTAACTATAAAATTTAAATCAACTCTCAGGCAATTTACACAAAATATTAAAGTTTTAACCAGCTATTTATTGCTGGAAGAAACTTAATATAACATGTATTTTCTGTATAGATATTGTAATTTAAATAGAATCATAATAATGGATTTATTTACTAAAGAACTGTTTAAATTTGTTAAATATGTAATCTTTCAGAATACACAACGTTGTAGAAAAAATAAAATTATTTGTTGATCTTTAAATAGTTTGAAAAATTTGTTTAAATGAAATGTTAACTAAATATTTCATGAATTTTATAAAATAAGGGTTGAAACAAACATTCAATAGGATTAAAAATCAATCGATTAAAAATTTTGTTCTATTTTTAAAAGTTTTAACAAAATTAGATTCTAGAATTGTATCATATAAGTAAGTTTAAATTTTGATATGCTGCAATGATTTGCTCATCCAAAAAGAATTCAGTTAAGAAATATTTAATAATCAAAAATTGCTTAATTTAGTTCAAATAGGGACTGAAATCCAAATGATATTTGTTCATAATATTTCAAGAAGAATAGGTTAAGAACCGGTATATATTCATATTTCAAACTTAAAAATAAATTTTTTTGTGTTTGAAAAAAGGTAATAAAATCAGATGTTTAATCTTAATTCAATTATGCTAAAATAAATTAATCGCTTCATTTTTGATCAGTCAATATGAAATATTTAATTTTATATAAACTCTAAATTAAATATTCTAAACATTTGATTCAAAAGATTGATCATATTTGCCAGTATACTGTTTTCTAAAAGATATTGTTTATTTAGATACATTTAGTATTAAATAAATCTGAAATGATAACCGATTGTATAGGTCATTAGTATATAGAGACTGCTTTAAAAATATTATAAAAGGGATATTGTAGATTTTACATAGAATTAAGCTGTGTAAGAACAATATGATAAGATAAATTATTGCAATTTTTAAAAGGTCGACCCTTAAATTTAACTTTTACAAAATTGGATTTTGTAAAAGTTTAACTCTGATTATGATGTTGAAAATATTTACCTTTTAATTGATCATTAGTGTATAGTTTAAGAGTAAATAACTAACCATTCATTAACTCATATATAATTTGAGAATTAACTTAACTCCTAAAACATATATTTGCTTTCGAAGCTCAGTTATATAGCTTAACTTCCTGTAACTTAGTGTTTTTATATACTCAATGCAATCTAAAGTTAACTTTTAGATTATCTTAAATGTATGAAACATACGTTATAAATACAATAAATTGTAGATCGATTACAATAATGGGTAAAAAGTGATATATTTTATATCAAGGGTGATCTAAAGGGTAAGAATTAAGGGGTTAATTGATTACATGTGTTAAAAATAAAAAATTATGGTTTTATAAAATGTCCGATGTCAAAATTTTTTCAGCACGTTTCGATGATGAATGTAAAGAAATGATGGTTTTAACCAATGATTTTAATCCTTTATGGGTAAAAAATTCTTGTTATACACAACCCGTTATTTATATCGATGATGTTTTAATAGGTGATTTAAACGATTTATTAAAAATTAAAACAGGTTTAAAACGACGTTTGTTTGAATATAATGCTTCTTACAAACCTTTTCATTATCCTTGGGCTGTTGAATTAAGATCATTACATGAAAATATGCATTGGACTGAAAAAGAAATTAGTTTGGCCGACGATGTTACTGATTGGAAGACACGTAAATTACACGAAGGTGAAAAAAGATTTATTACACAAATTTTACGTTTGTTTACACAATTGGATGTCTCGGTAGGTCAACTTTATCACAACACTTTTATACCCATCTTTAAAAACAACGAAATTCGTAATATGCTGTGTAGTTTTGCTTGTCGAGAAGGTACACATCAACAAGCTTATGCATTGTTAAATGATACATTAGGTTTACCAGAATCTGATTATTCAGCATTTTTAAAGTACAAACAAATGACTGATAAAATGGAATTTATGAATGACATGAAAACTGATACTATTGGAGATGTTGCTTTTAGTTTAGTTAAAGCTGTTTATAATGAAGGTGTTTCTTTGTTTGCTGCCTTTATTATGTTATTAAATTTTCAACGCTTTGGTGTAATGAAAGGTATGGGTAAAGTAGTGGAATGGAGCGTTCGAGATGAAAATGTACATGTTGAAGGTTTGTGTAAATTATTTAAAACCATAATTTCAGAATATCCGTTTATTTTGACTGAAGATTTTTATAAAAATGTAAAAAATTTACAACAAGAAGTTTTAAAATTGGAAACGGCATTTATTGATTTAGTATTTGTTAAAGAAGAACTTAAAAGTTTAAAACGATGTGATGTAATTTGTTATGTTGAATATATTTTACAGCGTCGCACCATTCAATTGGGATTATCAAATAAAACCGATTTACAAAATCCTATTCCTTGGGTGTCATGGTTAATATCGGGTAGGGATGTTACTAATTTTTTTGAAAACAGGGTAACTGAATACGACGTAGGAGGACTGGAAGGTGATTGGTGATATTTTACTTATAACAGCGGATAAGTTTCTATAAATTTGTTCGGTGTTTAAGTAAAATATCTTCGATTTGAATTAGCTCTTTAATTCCTAAGCTATATATAAGCATAATGAACATATAGTTTAGAGTTAAATGATCAATTTCTGTGCACCAATGATGTATTTAAAATTAAAGGATGTATACTTTTTAAACTTTTGTATACCAATAACATAACATGTTGACAGTACTGTATTTGGAACTAATGGATTAAAAAAAAGTTAATTTTTGTGTATTGTTGCTAAAGTAAAAACTTTAATAATATACGTATATATTTTAGATGATTATTTTTTCCCATACACATACATAAAATTAACTTGTTAGCCTATTTAAAACATTTGTCTTTATATAAATTTACATATACGTAAAACATCATCTACAGTCAACAAAATATATAATTATAAATAAAACAGTATTTTTCCAGAATTCAAGATCTTAATTTTTTTACAACATTATTCTATCAAAGTTGACTTCCTTAAACTACATCATATCGGGGTAGTTTAAGAAGTCAACTTAAGTTATCTTTTCAATTTAAATATGTCAAATAAGTTAACTCTTTAGTTAAGAATTTAATTCTTAAACTATATATAAATAAGCGTGTTGAACAATGTATATGGTTTAAAGGTTGTACAACCTTTAAATATTAAGATATGGTGTTTAAATTTAATCCTTTAACTTTTAAGCTATATGAGTAGATGCGGTAAACAAATATACCTTCAAAATCAAACATCCTTATACATGGACTAAATTTCATTGTAATCTACATCTTCAGATCTTAAAAGTTAAAGGGTTAACTACCCCACTGTTAATGGTGATACAGTTAGAATTAATTTAAATAGTATTTAATTTTTAAAATCATAAGCGTTAATGAATTAAATTCTGTGAGTTTGTTACCGATCTAAGTTATAATATATAAACCCCTCAACATTTAAGTTGTATACGAATATATAGCTTAGGTGGTAAAGAGTAAATACTTTTTGTACAGATGACAATATAACAACATTAAAAGCAATGTATTTAAAGTTAAGCAAATTTAATTGTTTAAAAACCTAAAACGTTTAAATTAATTTATCAACACATTTGGAATAAATTTTTTAAACTCTTTTATTAATAAGTTAAAAAATTATACTCAAGAGTGTTATAAATAACAATAAATTTGGTTCAAAGAATTATATCATTGATTTTAAATAATTTCTTAATAATTCAGTTAATAATAACGTATTAGAACTAAAATAACCTAATTGAGCATATCTAGACCCATATTCAAAGATTAATAAAGAAATGATGGTTTGTACTATAATGAATAATATGTAAGTTTTTTTATTAGATCTCAAAATTAAAGTTTGAGATGCAATAATACCAATTACTTGCCAAATTAAAAAAACAACAATGTTTTTAATCATTTTATAATACATTATTGAAGGTTTAAAGTTTTAGATAAATATTAACAGCATAAGTTAAGGAATAAATAGTCTTTAAAACGTTAATAGATTTTGAAATTTATACACGATGGGAGCTACAAAACTTAAATTCAGTTCTTCTTTATTTTTTAATTTAAGCAATATATCATGTATTAAACGAAGTAACTCTTTTTCAGCGGATTCACCTTCCAATAAAGGTTCTAACATATCAATTAAATCATCTATCAACTCATTAGATTTTAAACCCCCATCTTTTAAATCAGTTTTAATTTTTTGAGTCAATGATTTAATTTTATCGTTTTCAAATAATTCATAAACACTTTGTACATTTTTAACTGAATCATTTTCTTTAACAATACTATCAACTTCAGTTAACAAATCCATCATATAATTACGTCGTTCAGTAATGGGAGGTATTCCTTCTGGAAATAATTCGAAAATCAACTCTTCGATTGCTTTAATTAAAACAAGTTTATCTGGATGAAACGTAAATATATTGGGAAAATACAGAACAATTCCTGTTTGGGATTTAAAATATGGTTTTTTAAAAACATCAGGTGGAAATGGTTGATTTTCTACAATAAATTTTTTCAATTCAATTGTTTCCTTTAAACTTTCAGATTCATTTAGTTTATCTGTTTCAGATTTTAATACATTTACTAGTGGATATTTTCGTCGAACCATAGGATGATTGAACATTTCGATTAAATTTTTCCACCGATCCATTTTTAATTAAACCATTTAAAAATTATGTGAACTGAGGTTTTAAATTATTCTGATACAACATGTATTAATCTTTCAATCTTATAGAGCTCAAATATAAAGTTATGATGGAAATTGTTTTATATAAAAATAATAATAATAATAATTTTAACTTTTAAGCTATACATAAATATAACTCTTGATTTATTTGAACGCCTTTAACATTAATGACATGACATTTAGAGTTAATTTTTAGACTACATAATAAATTGTTTTTAAAACAACCGGTTAACAAGTTATATATTTATATCAGTATTTTAACTTTTAAAATTTATGTTATATATGAACAAACTAATATGTAACCTATGATTTAAAGATATTTATTCTATTTATCATTTATAATCTTTTGAGTATCAATGATTTGATAAACCTTAATATTCCGGAACTTTATATCATAGATGAAACATTATATGTATATATACTCACATTTTAATATGTTAAAGGATTAAATATATTAACTTAATTTTTTTGGATATAAAGATGTTTTTGGATAAATTATTTAAAAATGTCTGTTACGGGTTTTACGTTACAAAAAGATAAATCAGGTATGAAAATAGTTGGTCCGTGTATGTGTGGTTCTTGTTCAGCTTTTACCAATCGAAGAACTTGTTCCGAAAATGAATCTTTAATTGATTATACATCCTGTTGTGGTGGATTATGTACTTCTCAACCTTTATGTTTACCCATATCCAAGAAAGATTGTGATATAGGGAAATCTTCTAAAAAAGAAGATCCTTTAATATCAGTGAATAAAATATCTACCAATGGTATTAAATGTAAATATGATTTAAATAAATTAGATACATTTGAGCAGGTTGTTAATTATTTTGATAAATTTGGTAAATCAGACATTGTAGCTGAAAATTATTGCATGAAACCAACCAGAAATAATTTAGCTCGTGCTTCGGATTTAAATGAAAACAAATGGTGTTCTGTTTGGCTCGGTCAAACTTCTCCAATCATTAAAACAATGACGGTGAATAATTACTGTAAAAAATATAAAAATTCTTCTGATTGTAAATGTATTAATCGATCAAATGACCCCCTTTATCAAAAAATAAAATCTTCTAAAAATTTTTCAGATGCTTGTTGGTACATACCTTGTGCAGCTGATCCTCTTCAATTAAAATCGAGTGATTTAGAAAATCCTATTTGCCCTACTTCTTATTGTCAATCCATTGTTCAAGTAATGCAAGCCAGAGATGTATCTATTAAAGATGTATCAAATAAAATTAATTGTGATTTTACTCAGGTTAAACAACCAGTTAAACAACCAGTTAAACAACCAGTTAAACAACCGGTTAAACCACCAATAAGTCCTATTAAACCAATTTATAATAACAATAAAAATAAATCTATAATTATGAGATCTAAGATAAGCATTCTAAAACCACAAAAATTTAAACTGATTTTGTTAATAATAATAATATTGATGATTTTAATATTTTTTTTAATGATCAGATTTTAATCCTTTAATACAAAAGCATCGGAAGAGTTAAAGGTGATATGTAAAAATGCTATTAATACAGAAGTTAATTTTCAACCTTAATACATGATAAATTGTTATTCTTTTAAAAGAATAATGGATAAAAATACTGATTTACAAATCAAGGTAGTTTACAAGTTAACTCTTAAGCTACGAAGTATGTATAGCTTAAGAGTTAAAGGATAAATATCCTTTAAGTTTTCAACACAATCACATTACAGTTGATACGTTTGAAGTTAAATAATATTCAACTTCAAACATATTATTGACTTCATATATAGCTTGGAAGTTAAAAGTTAACTTCCAAATTATAAATTAGTTCGTGTATAATGTAATTCTTTAGCTTTTAAGTTATACATAAGAGTTAATATACAGTTTAGGAGTTAAAAGGTTAATACTTTAAATCTTATTAATAAATTGTATTAATTTGTGATATGTTTAAAATTTAATTTTTTAAATATATTTGTATAAAGGGTTGCTTTTATCCATTATTTTAAAAGAATAACGATTTATTCGTAATCTAAAAGTTAAATCATCTAACACAATATGATTGGTTAAATTTAAAACTTACAGTATATAGGACTAACAATCAGAGCACCAATAAGTTTTAAATTAATTTTTTAAAATTTAACATATTATTATATTTATGTATCTGTAAAAGTATTTATTTCAATAATTAAAACATATGTTTTGTCTAAATAAACTTAACAGCGTTTGGTTTATATACAACAGAAATACTTGATAATATTTTTATATAGTAGTTAAAGTTAATTGATCATCTAGGTTATCTACCAATTCTTTATCGGCATGTTTTTGTATCTCTTCAGCATCTTCTTGAGGTATATCGTTAAAAACTGCATCTCGAATTTGACTTAAATCTTCTACTAACAATACATTCATAATTTTCAATTGTAAACTAATAGTATTACCAATATAAATACTTTCAACAATGATATCAGCAATGACTCTGCAACGACCATAAATAGGGTCTATACGACGATCTAATCCATTACATCTTTTAAAAAAAAAGGTAACAAATTGTTTAGTTTTACCACTGTATATAATTTTAGGATATAAAGTAGGTGCTTTAGGAGGATTTTCATACATAATGCTCATATCTTCAATTAAAGCTTCCAACTGCCGTTTATTAATAATATCTTTAATCGATTTTTGCTTTAAATGTCGTTTGCATTCGGATAAAATTTCTTGTAAAACTTCTATAAATTTAGTTTCTCTTTTAGTAGGTCCATTTTCCATGTTGTATAACACTAAAGGGAAAGAATAATTAACCATAGCTTCTTCTTCTGTTTTATCATATGATTGAAGACCCCAAGAAAATAAAATAGGAGTTCTCAATCGACATTTAGTTACGGTATCATTTTCTTTGTAACGTACATTGATACGATGACCGTTGTATTTATTGGTTTTAGGACTTTCAAAACACATACATTTTTTGTTAAATTTATCGTAATCTATGTTCATCGTTCACCGTAATTTTTTTATTACAGCAACTATTTTTCAAAATTCCTTTACAACCTTTAACCTCTCGAAACCTAACATATTCATATAATGATTAAATTTTATTATAATCTACGTATTTAGATTTTAGGAAGTTAAGATTTAAATTATAAGTAAGCTAGGTGGGGAAAAAATATGTTTAAATTTTAAAGGGTGATTATTCTTTAACTCTTAGGATACATATGTAAATGATTAACAATTAAATTTTCAACCTTTAAAATACCTTGATATAATGCTTTATATCAGAATAATTTAAAAGTTAATCTGTTGAATTATAATGTATATACTTAAGTTTCAGGGGATATTTTATATATCACAAGCATTCAACAAGTTAAAATATTTGCTTAGTTGTACAAGTCAAATCTTAATGTTGAATATTTGGTGTCTAACTTATAATTTTATAGAACAAGTTTTACAATCCATATATACATATATTAAAATTAAAATGAGAAGAATTAGTGTCATTGCCAAGTACTTATTTCTAATTATTAAACTTCCAGTTAATAAAGGTAAACCTAAACATATACCACATACCATTTTTTATTATTTTGGAATGTTTGACAATGATACTTTTTTGTATGTTTCATCTTTGAGACTCAAGTATAATGTCTGTGTACAAAGATATAAATCAAGAGATTAAATCCATATTTATATTTGTGTATTCAAACATTAAATTTTAAAGATATAAAATTTAGTTTTATCATCAGACTCATACATTAACATCTAGTCCTAATAAACATATTAAATTAATGTGTTAAGTCATAATTGCTCACTACATATGTGACTTAATCTTAACTTCCTTGTACATGTTTGATATTAAAGCAAGATGTTAGATTTATAGAGTTAAACACATTTATTTATATGAGTTTTAAAGGTTGAAAAAGATTGAAATTTTGAAAATAATTTAAATCTTTTAAAAAAAGATTTAAAATGAGTTTAGAAGAACTGCGACAAGAAGCGTTAAAACTAGGGCGATCAGATGCTGAAACTTTAACTGAAACTGCTTTAAAAATATTTTTAAAAGCATCTAAGAAAGCTAGTACCATTTGTAAAACAACTCTAAAATCTGATTTGATTAAACTAGCTGAATCAGTATCTATAAGTCATTTAAAAGCTGATGGAAAACCTAAAACTAAATATGAATTATGTATGGAGTTAGACGGGAAAAATGCTTTACCCAGCGATAAGATAAAATCAAAACCGAAACCTAAAACAGAATTAGAAAAATCCATACAAGCTACGTTGGAAGAAGAATATAAATCCAAATTAGATCGATTAGAATCTTTGATGAAATCGTTAGAAACTGAAAAAGAATCTTTAGCCGCTCGTGAACAATTGCTTCAAGATAGAGAATCTTTGTTAGAACAAGAAAAACATAATTTAAGAGAAAGTTTAACATCTAAATTGGAGGAAGAACGTAGGGAAAGAAACGAAAGTTTTGTTAAAGTTTTACAAGAAAAAGACGCTATTATTGAGAGTCTAAAAAAACAAAACGAAGAAGAACTTAAACGAGATGTAGAAAGATTAAAAGAAACAGAAGATACATTATTAAAGCAAGCTGAACTTATTAAAGAAGCTGAAGATTCTAGAATCAAACGAGAAGAAGCTTTACGGAAACAGGTTCGTAAAAAAGAAGCTGAAGCTGAAAAAATCAAAGAAAAATATGTTTCTAATTTAGAACGTTTGAAGGAAAAAGAAAAAACAAGTAAAGCTGTTCTGTTAGAACAATTAAAAAAAGATCGTCGAAAACCTGTTAAATTAACTGATGACGAAATTAAAATAAAAGTTTTTACAAATTCCTATTTCGAACGTATGTTTAAAGATGCAGTAGCTTATCTTTTGGAAACAGACGATCCCAAACTTCATAGATCAATAACTATTAAAGAAATCATTCAAACAGTACCTCATCAGCGGTTCATTGATTATGCTAAAAAACAATTTAATTTACAAACTACTAAATTTAACTCAAAAGAAGATATATTGGATAAGATGTTACAAACTATGATTGAAGCATCCGAAACTTCTGGTGAATCTTCTGATGATGATAACAAAATAACAGAAGAAGACGAAGAATTAAATGCTGATTTAGCCGTATTCAATGTTGAAAAAGAAGACGATGGAGAAGAAGAAAAATCATTTGAAATGAAACAGAGTGTGTTGAATTGGCCTGTTAGACAATTGGATGTAAATTCAGTGGATAAACTATTAACTGAAATTCAATCCACTCGTACAACAACGACTGATTTGGTTAAAATACAAAAAATAGTTTTTAACGCTTTAGGATTATTAAATTAAATTAAATTATTATGTAAAGATTTTCTCCATTTGAATATTAAAAATCAACGATTCATTAACTTTTTTACGATTTTCAGTAGCTCTTTAGATCCAAACATACATTAGTGTTGAAGGAAAAAAGGTAAATATAAGGTATATCTTAAATTCATTGATTGTTACTGGTATTCTCTTGTATGTAATTTTACATTAAAATACTGTTGATATCAGTCAATGAATTTTTTGAAACTCGAATATATAAATATCATAGTCGTGTATGACAACAATGGGTTTTTGAAGGTTGATACTTATATGTTTATACCCAGACTAAATTTTTACATGTTTTAAAGTTGGTTCTAACTCGTGACCTATATAATTGTTCATATATCTTTTAAAAATCAAAAGATAACTAATGATTTTAAAGTATATTGTAATATATACAAGGTTCTTAAAGGGTTACAATATAAATACTTTTATCTTTGTTTTGTAAGAGTTAACTTTAAATCGTTCATTATACATTAGTAAAAATTTAACCTTTAGATTGCATTATCATAGAGTGTATAAAAGATTGTCTTTTGTTTAAAATAACATGTAAAAACCAATGTTTTATACATCAAGATAGCAGTCTAAAGGGTATCCACATTTTAACTCTAATGTAAGGATTGATCATTTAGATGTTTATATAGGGTAAAAGTACATATTTTTAGACCATTAAATATGTAATAAACCATTATTTTTTAAAATACTGGGTAAAAAGCAACATGTTTATATATTAGGGTATTATACAGATTAATCCATATAAACGTGAGTATAGCAAACAATTGATGTTAAAACATTTTAAATTTATTTGATATTAATAAGTTGATGATATTATGTTTAAATTTAAGATGTTAATGACTTGATCATCTATAACATATGTTTAACCTTTAGATTACTTTATATAATGTGTTGTTTTACCCATTAAAAATAGTTTATTATATACTCAAGATATTTGAAGGATTAATTATCAACTTTGTCATTATATTGATAATTAATTCTCATACCAATGTGTTGATTTAAAATTACTCTGATATATAATACAGGATTTTTTACTTGTTATTTTAACATCTTGATTTAAGTATGTATATTGATGTTGTTTACTTACACATATACTGGTCTTAAAGTTAAATAAGTGACAATTTACCATGTACATAAAATGTACTTGAGGGTAGTCAAAACTAAATAATTAACTTGTTCATCAATTGAAGACGTACTTATACAAATGTTAAATATTGTTTATTTAACATTTAAATTTTAAGAATCGATTATATGATTCTTTGATTTTAAAATATTTATAACTAATCATGTTTAAAAAAATTATTTTTTTGAAAAACACTGGAAATCGAAATGAATATATAAATCGTATGGTGATCGTTGCAGTAACAAAATCATTATCTCAAGAAGAATTTGATTATCTTGATAATTTAACTGTTCTAAACAACGTTTATTTATTTCATGTAAAAAATTTTAAATGGATGTATCTTAATAATGTTTAATTGATCAAATGAGTTAACTTTTTAAATATTTGATATAAAGACACTTTTATTCTTTATATTAAGCATTTAATTTGTCAACTATCAATAATGTTTTTATATAGACCGAAAGTTGTTGATGTTAATTTTTAATTCCAATATATGCTAACAGCACATTCAGAATTTAAAAAGTTAACCTGTGTATTAACTTATAAAATTTGGTCCATTGATGAGACAAAATATGTTGATATTTACAATCCTTTAATTTTAAGCTATATATAAATAATTTAAATGATTATATAGCTTAGGAGTTAAACGTTTAATTCCTTGTCATTAATACATCATTGATAATGAATTCCAAATTAAAGGGTTAATTTGTAGTAATTTAAATTTTAACTCATTAAGTATGGTAACATATGTTTAATTTTAACATATTAAAGAATTAGATCATTATTTAACATCTGAGATAAACAGTATATAGCTTAAAATGTAAATACTTTTAAATTTGACGAGTTAGCATCGAATTAAAGAATTAGCCTGAGACTTTAAATATAATAATATTTTGTTTGTATACAAGTTTTGAGGAATATGTGTTTATATTGAGTTAATTCCTAAGACTCATATTAAGAGTCTTAGGAGTTAAGATATTTAGTTAAAATGTATTTTGATCAATTTTAAGAACAGAATCCTGATAATCTAATACAATTTTTAAATCACTCAATCCATTTTTATTTATTTCAGGTTTGTAGCAAACATCTAGTTTTAACATACCTCCCTGTAAAGGATAACTGTATTTTACAGTATTTAGCTCAACATGAGGTGTTAAAACAAAAATGTTGGTTTTTTTATTATATTGAGGTTTAAAACACATTTCCATGTAATCATCAGTTGATTTATTAACGATGAATGGTCGTTTATCGTCCAAGGTAGCGGATCTTCTTTTGTGAAAAAAACCTTTATCGTGAGGACGGAACATTTCGATCGAGTTTTTTTATTCGATACAAAAAGGAGATTTCAACTGTTGGTATAAACGGTGGTCATCAACAAACTTACACTGGAGAGTCCCAAAACAGCTCCTGTCAATAAACCTTTCCATCGATCGGAATTTTGCGACAACAATACGATGGCCGCAATAATGGCCGCCACGGTCACCGCCGCGTAACTAAACTGCTTAATGCGCATTTTGTTTAATGATAGGAAAAAAAATATTGCCATATTGTTCCGTAACATCCAACAAAGATTAAAAATAAATTTAAGACATCACAGGAGATTCAAATTGTTTTATAAAATTTGGAATACAATATCCAATCAAGAGTAGTTTAAAACAAACAATAAATGACAAATGTCAATGGTGATAACTTGATATCTATATAACATATAAAGCAAAACAACCACAATTTAATGACCCATGTGAATAGAAATAGAAGATTGTTTTATTTCTTTAAAACTCAATAAATTATATTTAATGTTAAGAAAGAGCCATTTTTTAATTCATTAACAGTAATGTATCTAAACAAAATTCAGATTTTAATTGATTAATTAATCAATCAGATCTATATTAATTGATTCAATCATAATATATTAGAATTGTTCAATGAAGATTGAGAAATAACATTTGTGACCATGTTTATATTTTTAACATTGTATAAATGACTATTATGTTTTTATTGTAAATAATAGTGATTTTTATAAAAATCAGTAAAAGGTAAAATTTACTGCCAAGTTATCACTTCTTGTTCATAATCAATTAATATTTTATAGTCTTTATATATGTTACACTCTTAAAAACTAAATTCTGATATTTTAAGAATATAATATCGCTTGAGTTATAAATTTTTAAACATTTTATTAGGAAAAACTGATAAAACATTTGTGGTTTTTGTAAAATGATTGTTAATATATATTAACAATAAAACCATCTTTATTGATTTAAACATTGTTTCAAATATATAAGATCTTTACAATGTGCAGCCCCTAAAGGAAAATAATGTATTTTGCATAGGTAAAACCTCTGAACTCTTATTTTAGATTTTTTGATTAAATTATCAGTGAGAACTCAGTACACCAACTATTATGATTGGAATAAATATTATAACAATTTTATACTTATTGAATCGAACATTGTTAATAGCAAGTGGATTTAATAAAGATCTGATTGCTCTTATGTGTATAAATGGAAGCTAATACTGCCTAGGACAAATGTAAGGTTAGCAATTTTCAATTACAAACAAGTTTTAAACAAATCAATTTACAAGTAAAAATCGTGATGTAATTTGCTAAACATTTTATGAATAAAGTATAGTTTTGACGGTTTTAACATGATTTGAACTAAATTAATTTATAATGTTAAAAATCTTACAAAATAATTGTTAATATAAAAATCCAATTATTTCATTGATTTTTGTTAAAAACACGATTGAATTAATTCTATCTATGTCACTCGAAGTGAAAATATACATAAATTTAGTAGTAAACAATTAAAGCCAAATTATTGGATTTATGTAAAATTGGTTAATTTTTACATTAATTCATTTTAAACTGAATAACTTTTTAATTTTTCAACATGTTTTTAAACCTTTATGTTACATATGACTATAGCAAATAATTAATTGTTAAATAAGATGTATTTTTAACATTTCTACACTATCAGTGATACTTTCGAATTAAACTCATAATCAACCATATACATCTTAATCATTCAAGACCCATATAATAACAATATGTTGTTATTATATATAATGTTTTAAAACCTTTTATCATCTATAAAGCATCGATATTTAATTAGTTTTAAAGTCATAAAAAAGTTTTTATTTTGAATGGGTACTTAAGATTATAATCTTTTAGTCAACGTCGTCATATAAATCTTCATAAAAAGGATCCCACTCGGAAACATCTGAAACTTCTTGATAATCCACTGGTAATGGTTTTCCTCTCCAAGGTGATTCACAATAACGAATCGTGGAACAACCTGTTTTTATAATATCTCCTCTGATAATAGTTAATTTAGTTTCTGGGTTAACTGAGATGTTTAAACTTGTTAAAATAATGCCTGTACACTGATCTATTTCTTTTAAATCTTTAGCGATATGATTTAATATTCGAGGACAATGTTTGGTCAAAACAGTTAATAATCTTCTAACTCCTTCTACAGTTTTACAAACATCAAGCCAATTAATTCTTGCTGATTTAATAGGTGTATATTGAGAAATGTTTAAAACTGAATAATCTAATCTGTTTATAAGATATCTTAAATAACTTATAGATGAAACATAACATTCTAATTCAACGTGCAATCTTTTTATTGCTTCATTATAATTTTTTAACAAAGGAATGTGAGATTTTACGATATTTAATTTTTTTTTAAGCTGTTCAATTGAATCTACGATTAAACGCCTTAACAAATTTCGTCCTCGAGTAGATTTCAAATTATTTTTAATACAGTTTACGCAAATATAAAATGTCTCGTCATTTAAGCATAATCTGCACATTTTGCGATGCTTTTTTTAAAATCGTAAGGTTTTTCAGAATCAAATTTTTTAAAATTTTGATCCTTTAATCCTTTAACACTAAAATACCTAAGCATACACTAAATAGTTTTTAGTGTTTACTTTACATAAAATTTGAATATGTTTGGATATTTTAATAATTAACTCCTAAGCTATACACAAATAAACTTTCGAGTATATAGTGTAGAAATTAACTTAACTACCAAAAACATTTGCTTCTTATATAACTATATCTTTGGTAGTAAATGAGTTAAAGGGTATGTAATCCTTTAACTCATATGACTGAATTTAACCTTTTAAATTTGAATATATCATCAATATTGACCCCTCAAAATTAACTTAAGATTTAAGTAGGTGCTGTAAAATAAGCAAGCCTGTATATCTTCAATTCTTTAAGACTTAAATCATATATGAATAAACAAGTATACACATTGGATCTTAAGATCCAAATATGTAGATTATAATAACAAACTTTTATTATATGAGAACATGATGTATCAGAAAGTTAAACCATTAATTCATAAGCTTTAACATCTTGATATAATATTTTTATATATGTTTCCAAAGAGTATATTTACTTAATGAGTAAATATAGCTTGGAGTTTAACTCTTATGTATGTGATGATACATTATTAATGTATCCGGAATTAATCTGTAGATTACTCCAATATATAATATATTGCTTTTATCCATTATTTAAAGTACATAAAACATTTAAGAAATAGTCTAAAAGTTAAGCTGTATAAGCAAGCATATAAAATGAAAGTTAACTCTTTTAATCCTTGATACATTTTTGGATTTTAAAGTGTTCAAAGTTAATATAAACAGTGGGTAAAAACATACTTTATAATATAAACAAAGAATAGATTTTTTTAAAACTTCTATAATTAAGTTTCATCAATTTGATCAAAACATAAATTTAGTTTTAAAAAATTCTTTAGATTCAACACCGATCGCCATCGATCTAGAAAAACTAAAAATTTCTTTTTTGGTTTTACATACGGGAAAATGATTGAAAAAAAATGAGAAGTTTAAATTTTTATGAGATGCGAATAATGCTTTAATGGGATCCCTCGAAACAGTGTGATTTAATAAAGGTTCTAAATATGTCTTTAATTCTTTTCTGTAAGCTTCTAGAGCACAATCTAATTTATCAGATAAAACAAATTTTAATTCTTTAACCAATGGGTAAATGTTATCATAAGAATCATTTAACGCAAGTAATTCAGTGACGTATTCAGGTTTTAATTTATGACATTTATAATAAAGAGAAGGTTTTAATTTACAGCAAAAAGGTAGTGATTCATGACCAACATGATCCATATAAACAAATCCTTCAGGATAAATTTTATTTTCATACATTAAATTAACGTTTAATCCATTTAGAATATCTTTCACCTCCTTCACAGTGTTTACATTATACCAATCAGGTTGAACTATGCTTTGATCTGTTTTATAATGAGGTACATAAGTGGTTTCAGTGCAATAACCTAAATAAATAAGACGGTTAAAATCATAACAAACAGTTAACTCATTCTTAAATCCTCTATTTTCACAGACTGATTCAAAAATTAAAGATGTTGGTTCTGTTTTATTTAAGATACATTTAGAATAGATTTCTAAAACTAGTTTTAAAAACGTTTCTTTATGTTCTTTCCAACCACATTCAACGTCCTTTTTAATACATCCTGAAAAAGATTGTAAAAAATACTGTTTCATATCATTGCTCAAAAATAATGTACTACGAGAAGCAGGGACAAATAAAAATTTATCTGTTTCAACGAACCAAACATTTTTCATTATTTTAAACATTAAATCACATTCTATAGTTCCTTTTACATGAACACTTACTGTTAATAAACAACCGTCTATTTTTTCACTTATATATGAATCTTCTAAGATACCTCCTTCTTTAAACTTTTGAGCAACCCTTAAATAATCATTGTCAGGATCCAAATCATCAAATGCTAACTCTGGAAGTTCAAATCCTTTAAGTATATTGGGTTTGAGTATATAAATTTTACCTTGGAATAAAGCATAAACTCTTCCTCGAGCTTCTTTAGCCCATTTAGATTTAAAACTCTTAACAGCTTTCTCTATATAATCTATCGCTATAACAGTTAGTTCAGGAGAATTAACAATTTCTTTTATTTTATAACCCTTTTTAATGAAAAAAGATTTTAAACAACCTTCTTCATGTTTTAACATGATTAAAGTTGATAAATTCATAGTCGATGATTTAATTGTATCTCAATAAAATTTAAAATCAATTTATTATAGTGTACATATGGATCAACTTTCAAGTCTAAACTGTATTATTCTCTCATTTGCTGTAATTTAGATAACCCTTAATTCCTACGATATACACACCCTGTATAATTAGGTATTAACCCTTTAATTCTAAGTTATATACACTAAATGATTAGGAATTAACATCTAAACTATATACTTAATTGTATATAGTTTAGGGGTTAAATGATTACATCTTCTTCAATCAATAAATGAACATCAGATGTAACTTTTAAAATACTTTATACAACAACATGTCAATTTATATTAAAACAATTTAAATGTTAACTTTATTGTGTATCCTTAATACTGATAGTATATTCAAAGTTAAAAGGTTAATTTCTAAGCTATATACACAATTGATGCTAATGATATGTTCAGAGTTAACATTTAAATCGTTAACTCTGATTACTGATGTTTTAATAAGTGTTAAGTTGGTAGGATTAAAATTTATTGATTCGAATAAAATTATATTTATGTTTTATTAAAAATATTTTAGCCTGAATCATTAGTTAAATTAAAAGCGATTAAATGTTCTTTTACCTTTTCACATAATTCTTCACTTGATAATTTACCATCTAAAAATATAGTGGGTTTAGATCCAAAATAAGAATCCAGAGCCACTAAGTAGTCAACGGTGATTTTTGCCTCAAAAGGTCTACCTCTGCGACTTATACGTTCCAAACATGTTTGTATTGGAGTGTTTAGAAACAAATATAAACTAGGTTCCCATTTAATAACATTATATAATTTACGAATCACATCTAATTCATCGTATGATAATAATCCAATTTTTCGAGCTACTTCACTAAAAAACAAGCAACATTCAGGAGTACGTTCTACAATCAAACAACAATCTTCAGGTAAAATTTTTTTACTTTTTTTATACTGTTCGTATTGAGTTAACATAATGTTTATTTGACTGATAAAGTACCATTTATCGGGATTGTTTAAGCTATTATTAAAAATAGGTTGCCACAAATTAATATCCTCTCTCAAAATAGCATATCCTTCTTTAGCCAGCTCTTCAAGTAAAGTAGTTTTACCTGAACCGATGTTACCGCCAATACATACAATTTTAGACATGACACACAATTTATTTTGTTTTCTTCGAATCAAAATTAAATTTTTTTAACTTTACAATTGACATGTTCATCTTTATGCAAATGAGCATTATCAAAAAAATTTAGTTTTAACTTATATACAAAGGGTTAATGAAATTAAAACTTAAATTGTATAATTTAGGTTTTAATTTCTTGAAATTCAATGTTTTTATCTTGAGATATGAATTATACATTAAAATAATAGTTTATTCACATATGTAAAATTAGTATAAATCTTTTTAAATAAATTATTACATGCTAGTATAGCAAATGAGTACATAGCTTTTAAGTTACAATTGTATTAGAAGAGTTAACAAGTATTCCTTAGAAATTAATACATGTGTAAATCAAATGGATTTTTTTACCAGTTATTTTCTATAAATTTTAAATATAATTGGATATTCTAGTATTAATTGGTACATACCCTTCTTCTAAAATATATAAAAATACAGTTCAATTGATGGAAAAGGTTATTTTTTAAAAACATACTTTCATATCAAGAGAATGAATTTCAGCATTGAAAGTTATTTCAAAGTTGAAATAAATTAAATTAATGTTTTATAACTTTTTAATCTTTAGACTATAATATTACTATAAATTGGTGCTTGTTTAAAATAAGAGTAAAAAGTGTTGTTATATAGCAATGTTATCTAACAGTTAGATTCTAAAGCTATATATAAATAATCACACTAAAATAAGTATATATAACTTAAAAGTATTCACTTAACTCTTAAGCTATTATACATTTGTTATATAATAGCTTAAAAATTAAAAGATTAACTTCTCCAAAATTAATGATGATATATTATAAATTAATCTTTCAACACTTAAACCTGTCAAAAATGATATTTTTGTAAGAGAACAAAATTTCATTTTAATTTGTATGCTTAGGTCTTATTAGTTAAAGAATATATATCTTTTAACTCTTTCATGAACCAATATGGTTAAATTTACAAGGTTAAAATTATATATTCATTTATCGCGTATATAAATTTAAGAATTGAAGGGTTACTTTTGAATTTATAAGTGTTCGTTCCTTCTCTAAACGAATCATGGATTTTGATGCCATAAAAATCAAAAAAAATTATTTATTTCAATGTAAAGAATGCGGTAAAAAATTTTGCCGAAAAAAATGGGCCGATCGGCATGAGGAAAAATGTATTTTTTTAACATCTAAAGGTTTAAACAGTTCTAAAGCTGAAAAATATTCTAAACATAAAGCTGCTGAAACTATATATATCTGTAATCATTGTGATAAAACTTTTTATACTGACAGATCGTTACAAATTCATTCCTTTGTGGAACATAATGAAAGCAATACATACACATGTAAACCTTGTGGTAAAACTTTTGCTTATAAACATTATTTAAAAAAACATGCTGTTGTCCATGAGTTAGAAAATAGATTTAAATGTGATTTTTGTGAAATTTTAACTACATTTAAAACACAATTATATCTACATCAACACTTGTTAAAATTTCATTTTAACATTTAACTCCTCACATGTTAAACCGAATTCTATAGATTTTTTTAACATATTTACAAGCTGAAACAAGTAAAAAATAACCTTTAAATTATATCAAGTGTATATAAGTTAACAATCTTTTAACTCTGAATGCATTAGCATTAGAAGAATTAAAAGATGTATATCATGTAACTCTCAGATTATATACTCATTTGCTAAGCTTGTTAATATATCTTATAAGTTAAATATATATATAAACAATTAACAGTCAATAAGTTTAACTTCGTTATTAAAGGAAAAGGTTAAACATATAAGGTCTTAGAGCTTTAAATATTTATATAATATAAAATTAGTGTTTATTTATCTAAAAATTGCTACATCTTCTATATATAAAATACATGATCCAAATATTTTAACTGTTGAAAGTACTTCTAAAGAAAAGATGGTAAAGTTAATAGTATTTTTTAATTATCTATTCATTTAATGATGAAACATATAAAAAGTATGATGTTTTAAAATAGCTTCTTCATTTTTACCTTTATATCGTAAATTTTTAAGTTTTTTGTTAATTCAGAACATGTGATCAAACCTAAAATTTTACTTTAAATGTTTTTAGAAAAATATTATCTTTTACATCTCAAATAAATAACAGCTTATTTATTTTTAAAATGTAATTTTTTCCTAATCATTAATAGATTCATCTTAAATTGTAAATTTAAACTATTTAGAGCTGATCTGTATATGTTGTAAAATAAAAGACAGTTTCTAAAAATTTAAGTAATTTCAGATTATAGACACTTTTAAATAATCTTTGCCCTTTGTTGAAAAAATTTGTATCATATTCCCTTATGGATTAAATAAAATCGAATTTACTTTTTTAATCAAGAAAACATGATTAAACCATGTTTATAGTCATAAAATTCAGTTTTTGTTTATATTATGTAAAAATATTGTTTTTTAACCTCTTAAAATCTAACATTTTTATATATGGTAGTTTTAACTTTTAGATGTTAATATTATTTTTTCACTTGTTATATTAACAGACTGAGTGACTTGTTACAAAATAGATTTAACATACTTACAGTAGTCTAAATGTTAATCCTTTAATTTCTAATCATTAGATATGTATATAGCTTAAAATTAATTAATGATTACCAAAGAGGTCCTATAAGTTATATAAAACAAACATTATCAATGGTCAATGAGTTAGAGGGTAGGAGAGTCAATTTATTTATCCATTAATAAAGTGAGTATAAATTTGATTTAATTTTTATACCAAATATATGAAAGAAACCATCGCAATGAACAAACAGATAGAAGATTTATCTCGCAAACTAGCGTCACATTTAGATTTAAAAGATTCAACCGAATCAATAAAAGATTATATTTGTAAATATTTAACTGATAAAAGTTTAATTTTAAGGGGTAATTTATTAGCTGATTTATCTTCCTCCTCAGAGGAAGAAATTGTAGAACGACCTAAATTACTTAGAAGTGATTTAGAAACAATGACCATTGCCAACTTAAAAGAAATTTGTAAAAAAATGAATCAAAAAACATCAGGAAACAAAGCTAATTTAGTAGAACGTCTTTTAGATGCTGAAATGACAGCTGATATCATACCTCCTCAAAAAATGCCAGTTAAAGTAAAAAAACCGAAAAGACCTGTAGTTTTTGAAAAAATAAACCCTGAAGTTAATTTAATTCCTTTACCTGATCATTGCGATCTGTTATATGACACTGAATCTAAGTTGGTATTTGAAAAAACTAACCCTTCCACCGTTATCGGTACCTACGAGGATGGTCATATTTTTGGTTTAACCACATCTTCGATGGAATTATGCAAAAGCAAAGGATTAAATTATGTTTGGCCAAGTAATATTGCAGATCTATAAATGACGCTTTAATGTTTGTTAAATAAATAAATAATTATTTGTAATACAATTATGTTTAACTCTTTAACTCAAATATGCTTCATCCAATGTAAACATCATGATAACACAAAAGAGTTAAAAAGTAATATATGTAATGTTAACATCTTTTAAACTTTAAGTATTGAATGTATATAAAGAAGTTAGCATTTAGATTACAAGTGTATTTTGTATATGTGATAAATTATTATTTTAAAATAATAGATAAAAAAGTAATATGTTATAAAGTATTCTAAAAGTTATTTTTTGTATACATTTGATGTATTTAAAGTTAACTTTTAGAATAGTTTTACATAAATAATAAATCATTATTTGTTTAAAATAGGGTAAAAAACAAAGTATTTTATAAAGTTTAACATTTGTATATACATCTTAAATCTAAAAAAGTTAGTGAAATATCTATTGTGAGCTAAAATGGAACGTCAAATCAAACAAACAAACAAAATTGCAAAATGATAATTTGTAAATTTACAAAATAAAGATGTAAAATGCTTTTTATTGGATCAAATCCGTTAAAGGATGTAAAATTTAAAATAAAAGAAATAGGATTTAAATCCGTTGTTTTTGTAAGTGAAGATATTGATGAGTCTTTTACTTTTGTTACATACGAAAACTGTGGTAAAACTAAAATTTTAAAATATAAACCTGATTTAATCGTATTTGATAAGTGTGAATTGTATTCTGATAAGTGTTTTGAGTTAATTTATGCCTTACAAAAGGTTTTAAATTATTGGTTTATTTTTAGAACAGAATGTAAAACTGTTAAGCGTGTTTTAAAATTTTTAAAGGCTGAAAAATCAGGATTTCCAATATTTTTACCTTTGGAATTAAACAGGTTTAAAGTTTTAAAATACCATTTTAATAAGTCACATTTATATATTATAGGAACTGCTTTAAGTGCATTAACCTACAAAAGTTCCAGTATATCAGATGCTACTAGATATTCCGTAAATTTATTACATTTAGATCCATTGTATTGGGTATGTCAAGAATTATTTAATCTCAGATTTCAGAAAATCGTATTTCACTATGCAAGATGGTTAAAATATTATTATTTAAATGTGTCTTTACCACGATTATGTAATCCAATAACACCTTTAGTTTATCAAGAAATAAAAACACCTGTTTCATCCATTAATTTAGCTCGATTAAACATGGAATTTTCATCCGAAACATGTGTTTTAACCAAAAAATCAGATTTTAAACAATATTTAGAAAAAATATTAAAATTAAAAGTATATTTAACGGTTGAGTTTTTAAACTTATCTGAAGTATCTTATCAAAATGTTATTTTATTATTAACAGATCGCTTTACAGAAGGTTATTTGTTTAATGATGAAAAATTTAAAAATTGTACAATTTACTATTTTGAAAAATCCCCCTTTCAAATAGCTTGTGATCAAAATAATACATTTTCGACTTTACGTAGAAAATTATGTGAAGTTTTTACACATTCAGAAATAAGATAATTTTTGAATGTTAATCAGTCACTTAGTATTATTACTGGATCATTAATCTTAACATATCAATAAACTCAAATTTCATAACTTTTTAATTTTAAATATATTACTTTTTAATGTTACTGTATGGAAAACATTGAAAATTTTTAATCCTTTAAATTATCATGATTAATATTTGTATTTTATGAGTGTAATAATCATTATTTGTTAAAATAACAAATTAAAAAGTAATACATTGTATAAAGTAATTTAAAGGTTAATTCTTAAGATACATATTAAAACCTACTTGTGTATCTTAAGAGTTAAAGCTTTTAACTCCCAATATATATGCTTAAAACTTGCTAATTAAAATAATTAAATTAATAAGTTAAAATGTATTTAAATTATTTATTTTCACCTTCTTTTAAAACTTTTGTATTAGTGTTTATAAACACAATTAAATTCCAATTATTTAAATATATATATTAAATTTAGTCTTATCAACAAAAATCAAAAGGTTTTAAAAATTAAGATTGTACAGTAATTACAACTATGAATCATCATTTTCTTCAGTTTGATTTAATAACCGATCAAAATAGTTTATAACACGTTTTTTAAAAACTGATCCTACACATGTATAAAGTAATGGATTAATACATGCATGTAATAATGCTAAACAATGTGTAACTGATAACGCATAATCAAGTCTTTGACTGGTATAACAATCTTTAACGATGTGATTAAAAACATCAATGATACGATATATCTTAACAATTGTAAAGGGCAATTGAGTAACAAAAAATATCACTACTAAAGTCATTAAAATACCTAATGTACACCATTTTTTAAATATACTCGTTCTTTTTAATTTATACACAATGGATCCATAACAAAACAGAATAACACCAAATGGTATTATAAATTGAATAACAATTTCAATACATTCTAGTGATGCTCTTAAATACTGAGTTGATTCAATGGTGTAAATGAAAGTGCATATTTTTGTGATTCGAGGATGATAATGAACATGCACCACAGTAGAAAAAATAAATTCTGGAAGAGAAAATATTACAGCACAGCTCCAAAGTAAAATAAACCATATAGGTCTTATTTTAAAATGTAAATCTCGAACAATGACACAATAACGATCCAAGGCGATGTAAACTAATAAAAATGCTCCTAATGTTAAATTCAATGTATAAATAAAAGACGTTATTTTACACATCACTACCCCTATTTCCCAGCCATGATTGACTTCAAATGCCCATAAAGGTAAAGTACCAAGTAATAACAAATCTGAAATAACTAAATTAAATATACAGATACTTGTTATATTTTTTAATGTTGATATTCGACAATAAATTATAATTGCCGCTATATTTCCGATACAACCTGATATAAACATTAATGTGTAAACTACTGGTATGAAAATTGACTGAAACAAATGAACATTGTCTTTTGTACACGGTGTGTATCGTTCATCGTATTCATATTCGTTGTAATAACTTGCGTTATAATCTTCGTAATAATCTTCCATTTTAAATTTATGCGATTTCTTTGAGTGTGTTTTTCAATTCCGAATTTTAATTTTATATTATAAAATAACATATTTTTAAAGCTTTTTAACTCCTAAATTATATATTTGTTTGCTGCTGTATATAGTTGAAAAATTTACCCATTAACTTAAAACACATTGTTAATGAGATGTTAATAGTTAAAGTACAAAATTAAAAGATATATAGTTTTAAAACCTCTTGAAACAATTATATATGTTATATTACATATATGTATAAAAATGATGAGTTTCAAGGGGTTAATTCCGTTAGATGTTTCTAATGGAATCATGTATGTTTTAATGTTTAATATATTGATATGTTCATAGTTTATGATAAAGGATCAATTCCACTATTAATACGATAACAACATATTCAAAATTAATGTAATAATTGCTGAAGATGTATGTCTTATATAAAGTTACAGAATAAGACATTAATAACAGTTAATAATTAAAATCAGACTTCATAAATTGGTGGTAAATCTGATAATACGATAATAGATGCTTCGGGTAAAGATTCATGATGTTTAATGTAAAAATATTTAATAATCAGTATGGTCATTAAAATCGAATATATTATAATTAAAAATGTAGCTAAAAGAGTAGATATGATTATTATTAAATGAACCGAACAACCATTGATGATGTCTAAATAATATAAAATTTCAGCCAAAATAATTCTTGAATCAGTTGATTGAATGGTTTCTTCTACATATCGACCATTATTTGAATATATTAACTCTTTTATATCATATTGAAATGGATCAAAGTTGATTAAATCATATCTTTGAGCTCCATAAAACTTACAATCCGATCGAATATTTATCAATGATAAAGTGGGGGTTGTTTTATTATCGTTTATTAACTTTAAATCACTAGGAAAAGAAATTTTTTCAACCAAACTTCCAGTTGCTATGAACAAAGTTAAAACCGTTTGATTATAAGAAATAAAACCTAAAAACATTTTTTAAAAATTGTAAAAAATTAAAAATGCTTTCTCAACTTAGTTTTGTTGTTTTAATCACTGGTGTAAATGCTTTATATCCAGCTTTTACGACAACATTGTTAACATTTACACTGATTTTTATACTTTTAATCTTTATTGGACTAATAATATGTGCTTTTTATGTGTTTTTTAAAATTCATAATATATTTTTTAATTAACTTTTTTAACCTCGATTAAGATCGAGGTTAAAAAGATTAATTCATTGATATATAAATTATAATTTCTTAAACTCTATATACATTGTAATATTATGTTTGTATACAAAGATATTGAGTTTCAGAAGGTTAAGGAATCATCATTATTTCATATAGATATCTGATATATTTCTAAGCTATAAGTGAACATATTAAACATGTATATATTTTGAAAGTTAAAGGATAAATATTTTTTAACTTCTCATATGTATAATGTTTGAATTTAACCATTGACTACCTTGAGTATATAAACAGTGTATCTTATAACACAATAAATTATCGGGTTTTTTAAACCTTTAGATTGTCTTGATATATGACACATCACCTTTTACTCATTAGTTTGAACAAATGTTTATTACATTTGCAATCTATAGAACATACACAAGGTATTCTGATAGGTAAAAAGTGACACTTTTATATCAGAATAGTCTAAATGTTAAATATGTAAAAACATATAGAATTCAATTTATCTATTGATTATAATAAGGTTATATAATTCTGAACAAATATTTAATATTTATTTAGAATCAAAAGTTAAATCAGCATATTTAAGATGTAAAAATAATTATTTTATCGGAAAAATTTAAATTTTCTAATTGTGATCTATCTAAAGCATAAACATCGTTAAAAAAAATCCTATAGTCAGGTACTACTGTAGTAATATAAAAACTATCCTCAAATACAACTTTTATTAATAAATTAAAATGAGGTTTTAGATATTCAGGTTTATAAGTTAATAATCGAACAATTAATCTTCTCAAATTAATCACGCTTCTGATACAATGTAAAAGACATAATAAAGGATTACGATCTTTATAAAAACCTAAAGGAAAATTGTTCTTCAATTTAATATTTTCCTCAAAATAAAAGGGGTTTAAAATTTTTTTTAAAGTTTTTATCTCTAATTGCAACTGCCATAAATTTTTAGATACAATTCCTTCTAACCAAACGAATGAGTTGTTTTTAAAATTTTCTACCGATGTTTTAAATTTTAATATTTTACACAACAGCTTTCGATCAATGTAAATTTTTTCTTTATCGCTTAAATCGGATAAACACACCTCACATGGTTCAAAATAATTACATATTTTACATTCGGAATCAGGAAAAAACCCCATTTATATTTATATTTTTATTTAAAAAATGAATTATTATCAATTACCTGTTATAGAACCTTCTCATGAAACAGTCTTAAAATTATTTTTTAAAACATCTGATACATTGAAAAAAAAGGGATTAAATATTTGTGTAGCTCATGCCAGATTACGTGAATTGTATTGTGAATTAAGTCAATCACCTCGATTAGGTCGAGATTTTCAATGTATCTTTGATCGCACGGTAGAAATAGCTGTAGATAATGTTTTAAAAGATTTAAAATATGTATCTAAACCTTCCTCTCAAACTATATTGATAAGATCGGGATTAAAATCTAAAAATAAACTTTAAATTTGTCAATAATGACCAGTTAAGTTGTTAACCTTTAAGCTGTTTTGTGTATATTATGTTCTTCATAATTATAAATCATTGATTGTTTAAATTAACAAGCAACACAGTGTATAAAGGTTAAATCTGAACATATGTAGGGGTTAAAAATTACCTAATCTATATACTTATTTTATATGTTCACATATAGCTTAAGAATTAAATGGTTAATTCTGAATGTGTTATCAATGATGTATTACTATTCGAGGAGATAATGTAATTTGTTAACTGTTAAAAACCTTTTTCTATATACATATAAGAATTCTTGACAATCAATGAATTAAAGATAATCAAAGTATAAACTATATTATAAATGTTTATAATATAGATTAACTTTCTAAGATTATGTACAAACATGACATTGTTTCAAAAAGATATATGTTAAAATTATATTAAATGTTTTAATGATGATTAACATATTTCTTTAAACAATAACTGTTTTGAGAAATATTTTTCATTTGTATAAGCTTATTCATATAAAATTTGTAAGGTTAAATTTTTTTCAGGGGAGCTTGATGACCAAGTATCCCACATAAACACATCTTTGAATTTAGAGTAAAAAAATAATTTAAACCATTAAACCAAAATTTTTATTTTGGGCCTAAATTGACAAGGAAGTGAAAATCATAAAGGCTATGATTCATATTATTCAAGTTTTAAAACTTAAATATATATTACATTAAATGCCTTTTATAATTATGCTCTAAAACCTAAGAAATAGTATAATATACAAAGATTAGTATAAAAAATTTAAATATTGATTAGAATACTGTTTTGTGTTTTATAGCCCAAAAGCTGAAAGATGAATTAATTGTAGAAAGTCGATATTGATAACTGATGTGTATAAAGAATCTAAATATAAGATAATATGTGTTATTTTATATTTTCAGGACATGAATGATAAGCTAATTGTAACAAGTTAATATTAACAACTGATGTGTATAAAGAATCTAAATATAAGATAATAGGTGTTTTTATTTTATATTTACAGGACCTGTTTAATAACTTGATTATATTGGATCTGTTTAATAGCTGATATTTTACTATTTAAAAATATTTTAAATAAACTTTTTGATATGATGAATTTTTCAGTTTACAAAAAGAAATAAAACACGCTGTTTTGATTTTTATAGTACAACCCAAATGATTCACATCATCATATATAAATAAAGTAAATTTAAGATATATCAGATCATATTATATATTTAAATTACTATTTAAAACCTAAGATATATACAATTGTTTGATATGTTTAATTGTATATAGCTTAGGTATATCTCTTAACTACCTCAATGTAAACAATATTATTTTGAACAACTAACAATTTATTAAGTGTTCTGTTACTTAAGTTGTAAAAGGTGTAATTCATCAATGTTGATGATATTTACCTTCATACACAATGTTTTTGGTTATTAATAAGTTAATATTCTAAGACCTACATCCGTATATTCACAGTATAATTTATACATTCAGATTTTAAGATAAGATAAGATAAGATAATTATCCAAAATTCATAGTCTTTATATAAGGATTGTAATTTGTATAAAGTCTTGAGTAATATATGACTGTAAATATGATCTAACCTTATATAAAACCAAAATCTTACTGTAACCTCAAAACTTAAGAACAAAATTTTGGAGGGTAAAATGTTAACTATATATGTAACAAATACATTAATATAACTTTAGAAATTATTTCCTAAACATTTTTCTTCTACCATATAGGTTTTATAAAGTTAAAACCTAGTTATATAGATTACACTGAAATTTTATCTTCATATACTAAGTCTTAAAATTAAATCATACATTTTAACATAAAAACTAAACTAAACTAAACCACGACTTTTAGCATAAGATAAAAAATGATAAGCTGTTGAATGATCTTCTATTTGATCCCTGTTTATCAATATGGCATCAGCTACTAATTTTATATATTTATCAGCTACTTTTTCTAAGCCTTCTACTTTAGTAAACCCAGTAAACAACGCTTTTTTTATAATGTTCCATTGTTCAACTGGATTGATCATAGCTGTAAAAGGTAATAAAGATGCTTCTCTATTAGAATAATCCTTCAAAAACAAATAAACACGTGTTTTATCTTCAAAAGGAATTTGTTTATCTTCTTCATCTTCTTCTACATCATCGAATATAATATTTCCTTCTTCAGTTAAAATAGGTTCTTCGTCACCATAATCTATTTCTTCTTCACTTTCATCAATTATTTCTTCGATCGCAACGTCTTCTTCAACATCATTTACAGGTGGTAAGTATCCAAACGTGTAAGATTCCGATATAGGTTTAGGTTTTGACATTTCCTTCTTTGATTCGGAAGTGGGAGGTTGATTCAAATTGACAAATTGAGGCGGTTGATAAGAGGTTGAAAACATATTTTTTTAAAGGTAAATAAAATGAGCGAGAACATTATTCCTAATGCATCCTTGGTAAAACAATTGGCACATGGCGTCAACCTAACTTTCAAAGATTATGGTAAAGCTAAAATTGGTTCTGATTGTGTATCTATAATTTACCCATGTTTGAATAAATATATGCAAGATGTTACAACATTGATTCAATGTGTTATGAAATTTTCTGATAAAACTACAATTGATTCAAAAGTATTGGCTATTTTCGGAATGGAATATGTCATCAACGACAAAAAGAAAAAGATCAAAATAGATGGAAAGAAAAATGCTATTCTACCTAAAAATATGGGTAATGCTGATTTGTTCGGAATTTCTCGGGAAGCTTGTTTCCGTACTTTTAAACATTTTGTAACTGATAATTATAGATATACAGTTGAAGCTAAAGAAATGATTGCTTTTGCCGTCTGTAATTTTGTTACAGTAGTTGGACAAACTGCTGCTGTTAAAACAATGTCTGACAAACGTAAGATTGTAACAATGGAAGACATCAAATATGCTATACAACACAATAAATAAAAAAGATATGTTTTACCTTGTAAAACTCAATTTGATATCGTAATTTATAAAAATATTTAAACACCAACTTAATAAAAAATTTTTTATATTTTAAATATAATACCTTTTATTTGTTGATTTAAACTGAATAAATTAACTGTTTATTACACATAGGTTTAAAAAAGTTAATTCATATGTTTACATACTTAAGGTAGTCTAAAGGTTAACTTTTATTTATTATATATACACTTAAGAGTTAATACTAGAATACCCAAATGTGAGTCATATCTTTTTACCATTTATTATATATAATTTCTTAAGAGCTAAATATATATAATATTTTGTATATAAATACCAGATATTAGAATAATGTTAACTTCTCTGAATGTTTCTAATACCAACATATTTAGAATTAATATTTAGAATACTTGATATATACATTGTTTTTATCCATTAATTTCTTAAAGAAATAATTATTATGTACTCAAGACAGGCTAAAAGTTAAACTAACCTTAATGTATATTATGAATGATAAGTTAAATATATATTTATAAAATAAAAATTAAATTAAATTTTGATCGATTATTTTTATTTTATACATTGACAATGTTTTATTTTATGTAATCTTTTAATTTTGAATATATCACTTTTGATACAATAGTATTAAAAATTAATTCCTAATTGTTTATGCATAATTTAAGAATTAGAATTAACTGATTCATTAGTAATATTTTATATAAAATAATCTCTGAGTTACTTTTTAATTCAAATTACTAAATATATTATACAGTATTTAAAGTTAACCATTTAATTCTTAAGATATGTATGAACAAGCATAACAAGTAAATATATAATTTGAAATAAGGGATATTCATCCTTTATATCAACAATGTAATATATTTAAAAGTATGTATCTTTTATTGATACTAATACAGAGTTAAATTAAGTTATATCATCTTAAAGATCTGAATGTATATGTTATATCACACCCACATATGAAGATGTTGAGTGAATTTCAGGGGATTATATTTATTTACTATAATTATATATAGCTTAAGAATTGGGAAATAAATATTCAAGCTGTATACAAACAAATATATAGCTTGAATAGCTACTTGTTAATTCTGACATATTAGCATCAGAATAATTAATCTAAATACATTGTTACTATCGTTAAAGAGGTTAACATATAAATTTGGTTCTATTGATAAAAATTAACTTGTTAATTACTTTGTATAAATTTACACAAACAATTAATGAGTTAATTTATCAATTCATCATACATTAACATTAATTTTTTAACTTCAAATCACCATTAGTACCAGAAACATGCAAAGTTAAAGGATATGTATTTTTTAGAATATTTTAATGTAAAAATGTTGTTTTTAAACAAACAATAATTTATGTACTTAAGATAATTTGAAGTTAACTCTAAACTATATTTACTTGATACATTTGATTCTATATAGTTTAGAAGTTTAAAAACTACCTAAGCTATGTATAAGAATTGAATGCTTTTGTATATTTTGACCGAACCTTTTACCTTTAGAAATAATTAATTTTTATTATATTTACTGATGATTCCTGATTGACTAAAATGTGAAGCTTTAGAATAACAATTTAATAATTCGTTCATTTCACAATTTCGTTTTAAATCTACTAAATGATGCAAGGCACCTTTTCTTAACGTTAAAACAGGGTTGGCTGAAGTAGCAAACCAATCACCTGTATTAGGAGTTATTGCTAAATCACCCCTGATTGGATCTCCTTGACCATAATTACGATTGTAAAGGGTAATATCCAATTTACGATCTATTATAACTGGGGGTTCTTTGAATTCAACTTCTTTTTTAGGAGAAGTTGATTTTACAGTTATTTTAGGAGAATCTATTGATTTTTTCATATTTAAGTAATAATATAGTAAAACAATGGTTATGCCGACGACAATTAACGAGTTTATCATTTTATTATATCGACTTTAAAATTACATTTTGTAAAATCCGACTTTATTTGCTCGTATTTTAAATCAATTAAAAAACATTCGTCTTTACATCAAGTGAATAAAATTATTGTTCACTTAAACTCCATAGCTCTTAAGATGTATATGTTCATTGTATATAAATTAACTTTTTAAATTTATTTGATACTTAAAAACACCATAAAGTTAACTTTTAGATTACTTTAAATACATTAAATCTTTACTGATTGTGCTGTTGGTAAAGAGTTAATGCTATTATGTTGTTAATGATTCAATCAACTTATCAATTATAAACATTTTGTTTATGAGTTAACATTTTGGTGAAACGTTTATTTTTATATCAAAATTTAAAAAATCAGTGAAAAATCGAGTTCATTAAAAAGAAAATGGAATTTGTTAAAGAAATGTTAAAAGAACCTTATGGAGGTATTATTAAATTGAGCAATCCTTATTTTGTAATAGCTAATTATATTAAATCAGTGGAATACACGAATATTTTATTGATTACTTTACCTAACAAAAAATATCATTGGAGGGAAATTTTGAAGCACTATAATGTAGAAACTTTTGTTAAAACAGTAGAAATAGGATATTTACAAGATATAATCGAAAGAAATTTTTATCATTTAGTGATAATGGATTATGCTGAAACAACCGTTAAATTGAAATTTTTAAAGGTAATAGTATGTAAAGTATTTTGGTTTGTAATTAGATCTAAAAATTATGGTTTACCAATTAAAAATATAAGACATATTTTAGAGTTGAATGTGGGGAAATCAATAACTCTCACCAAAATAATTCCAAAACTTGTATTAACTAATGTTGAACATATTGAATTAACTGATGCATTTACAACTGATGAAATTTATCATTTAAAAGTATTAAACAAAATAGCTTATGATAAATACAAAGCTCAATCTTTTATTTTAAAGAGTCATTTATTTCCTTTGTATACTTTAATGGAATATTGTTTTCATGACTTTAATTACAGAACATATCAATTGTTTAACTATTTTATTCGAGGAATTGTTGGAGACGAACTATACATGGACGAATACAAAGAATATGAAAAAATGGAATCTATTACGATTATACCAACTCGTGTTAAACGTATAGAAGAAATATATTCAAAAACAACTAAAAAATTCTGTGTATTGGTTTATGAAAAATCGACTAAAAAATTACTTCGAAAATATCTGACTTGCCCTATTAAAATTATAGATGATGTAGTCATAGGACCCTTTAAGTATGATGTTGCTGTTTTTGCTGAAAAACAACGATTCAGAAGTCTTTCTGAAATTGCTTGGTTATTTTTACATACATCTAAAAAAATAAAATTATATTATTTTAAATCTTCTAAAATAGAAATCAATTATTTATGAATTTAAATGATATTAAAGAATAATTTTTAATTATAAATTCCAAAAGTATATGAGAATGTATATATACCCTTTAATTATTAAGCTATATTCATTTGTATATAACTTAGTTATTTAATTCTAATACATTACAGTAATATGTTAGAGTTAGGAATATATATTCTTTAACTTTTAAGCTATATACAACCCTTGTAATTTAACCCTCTGAGACCCATTGGGCTACATAGGTGGACAAAATAACAATATACATACACTTGGGTTGTATGATGTTAAGGGTTGACACAAACGTACGATTGATTACAGAATCCGATTAGAATCTTCAATTAAAGAGATGGTTCATAAAAGATGGAAATTTAATGTTGATTTACTATCTGATCAATCATTTGTCAAATTTATAGAGAGTGAAATAAACGAATTTTTAATGATTCATAACGATGTTTCACCTGGTTTAAAATGGGAAACTTTAAAAGCATATTTGAGGGGATCTATTATAAAGTTTTCAACCAGTAAACAGCGATCCTCTATAACTCAATCACCAATCATAAAGGCACCTAAACTAAAATTAAAAACGGGTAAAATCAGTGTAAACAGAGATGAAATAAACGAAGAATTTAAACGGTATTATTCTGAATTTTATCAATCATCGTCTACTGAAATGAATCCTGATTTTTGGTCAGATTTATTTGTTCTTTCAGATTCTAAACGTAAATATCTGAATGCTCCTTTGAGTGAAACAGAAATAATAAAAGCTATTAAGGAATTAGGTCGGAAAAAATCACCGGGTCCTGACGGATTTCCTGTCGAGTTTTATAATGTTTTCATAGAAATTTTAACACCTCTTTTAAAAACCGTTTATGAACAGTCATTCGAAGAACAGAAATTACCCGAAACTTTAAATCAATCTCAAATTGTACCTCTCTTAAAATCAGGTAAAACTCCATTAGAACCATGTTCTTACAGACCAGTTTCACTTTTAAATTGTGATTACAAAATATTAGCTAAAATTTTGGCTTCTCGGTTGGAACAATTTTTACCTATTTTTATTTCACCTGATCAAACCGGTTATGTTAAAAATAGACGTGCTATTTTCAGTATTCAACGTTTATTGGAAATAATGTATTCTTCAGACACCTTTAAATCAGAATGTCTAGTATTAACAGATGCTGAAAAGGCTTTTGATTCTTTAAAAAGATCATATTTATTTGAAACATTGGAAAAATTTGGTTTAGGGACTGAGTTCATCTCATGGGTTAAATTGTTATATAAAAATGCTTCTGCTTGTGTTTGGACAGGAGACAGAATATCAGCTTTTTTTCCACTTGAAAAGGGTATCAGACAGGGTTGTCCCCTTAGTCCTTTATTATTTGTAACCGCTATGGAACCTTTAGCTTGTTTTATTAGGAAAAATTCGATGATCAAAGGTATCATTATAGCAAAAAAAGAAGTTAAAATATCACTCTATGCAGATGACATTTTATTATTTGTATCTGATGCAGAAAGAACCGTGCCATCAATATTGAACATATTTGAGCATTTTAAAATCGCTTCAGGATACACTTTGAATTTAAAAAAAAGTAAAATAGTGCCTTTGGGTAAAACCATGATAAAGTCAATTTCATTGACTGTATCATCTGATGATTTTATTTATTTAGGTGTCATGATTACCAGATTAAAAAAAAATCTGTTCAAACGTAATTTGAAAACTTTAAAACAAAAAGGTGATTTAAAACTTTCTAGAGTTGTATACGTTTTACAAAGTATATTACCTTTTTGCACCGTCAAATAATTTTAAACATAGATCATTTAACCTTTTAATCTACAGACTGCATTGAATATGCATGATAAATTATTTTTTCCATTTAAAATCTCAAATAAAAAGTGATATTTTTTATATTAAAGAAATTTAAAGGTTAATTCCTATAACATTAATACATCAGAGGAATTAAATGGTAAAACTTTTTAACCCCTAAATTACATAACAACGTAATTTAAGAATTAACACTAGAATATTCAAGCATAAGCCAAATATACATTTTTAATCTATAAAATTTGGATATAATTAAATATTTTGATGTTAGACCCTTTAATACTGGAATAATTAAATATATTTAAACTTTGTAAAAAACAAACAACCAATTTTTATTTTAACATTGACCTTTAAACCACTTTAAATATATTATTCTTTAACCTCTTGAAACCCAAGTATTACATTTATAATACTTTATCTATATACAATGCTGTCAAGTTAAATAGTTAATATAATGGGTAAAACAATATATTATATATCAAGATAATTAAAAGTAACTCATTGATAATAATCAATGAGTTAATTCTTAAAAACTTATGTAAAAATAATAAACATTTAGAAGTTAATTCTTATATGTTTCAATATAATCATAGTAACCTTTTGATACTTGAGTATAACAAGATTTTATTTATATATAGTAATGCTAAATTTCAAAAAGTTAAGATAAGGTAACTTTTAGACTAAACAATATATCATCATTTGTCTAAACAGCAACGTAAGGTTAGACTGTATGGATATTTATAAAATTATTATTTTCTTGCAAATTTAGTTCGAGTTTTTCGTTGATGACCACAATCAAAATTATCTTCCATCAAATTATTATCCCTGAACCATTTTTCCATTGCTCTACATAAATCTTTACGTTTAAATCGATCCGAACTCCAGAATAAAAATCGTTTCATAGCTTCTATTGATTTTAAATCCTCTTCAGTATGATTTGGTTTATTTTTAACGGCTTGTTTTAACTCATTTTTATCAACATCTTTCATAAAATTTACTGACGTTCTGATTTTCATTAAACGAGTCACAATGTGAAATAACATATTTTGATCCCAATCATTACAGCGACGACCTACGGTAATCTTTCTTAAATCTTTAGGATCAGCTGTTTTTGTTACGTCTCTTATACAAAAATCATGGGTGAAAGGATGAAACAACCCATAATATCCTACTGGAGATTTAAAAAATTTATCTTTTCGTTGTAAATAATATTGTTTGCTCAAAGGTTTTAATCCAACCCATTTATCATCTTCTAACAACACAGGTTCACCATGCAACCAAGCAATAATACCATCAGGAGTGTCAGCAAAAAAGCCTTCATAAAATTTTATAATTTTGTCTCTAACAGCAATGTTTTGAATCAAACCTTTTTGACGAGCTCGTAAGCAAGCCATCAGTAAAATACGTTGTACAGGATATGGTAATTCAACCAATACATCAACTATTTTAAAAGATCGAGTGAACAAACGTTCTATTTTACGAGGTAAAACTTTGTAAGATTCACGATCAGCAATATCTTCCAAAGGCGTTTTGATAACAGCGGTTAAATGTTGAAAATAATAATTCAACATAGAAGAATCATTATAAACTGGTTCTGGAATTAAATTAAGTTCATTTTCATTTTCGCTTAAATAAACATAATTATTATATTTATCTTTAATAGGTATGTTATTAACCGTTAACCACCACAAAACACCTAAAACATCTGCTTTAGAAACATCTGGAAATTGTTCAAACAATTTGTCAACAGTAGTTTTTGAATTAAGTTTAAAAAATTTTAAAACACGATTGGTTGTTTTTTTGCAAGGGGGTTTACCATAAGCATCTTCTAGTTTAGGGGGTGGAGGATTTTTACCCAAACAATCATATTGACAAATATCATAATCACATTCTCGAGTGTAATCTCTGGACCTGTCATATTCATTGCGATATTTAAAAAATCTGCAATCTAATGCGACTGATTTAATGACACGCTCCATTTTTTTGATTTCATAATCTTTTTCTTCTGACACTTTGTACATATTTAAATCGATACCAATGTCAGTTTTAGGTTTAGCCACTAATTGATGTACTCTCAATGAAGGTTCTTGACCTCGAATAATCATATCCTGGTGAGAATTAGATCGCCAGCCTCGAGCAATAGCTTGAGAAGTTTCGGTGTAATTCCAATGAGGCGTTAAAATAATTAAATCTCTGACGTTTTTTAAAGTAATACCTTCTGAAACTACTCTGCTACCCAATATTAATTTAATAACATCTCCGTCTACATTATCTGACTTGTTGAAGCGTTGAATGAGGGGTTGTATATTTTTTTGTTCAGCCGTCAACAAAGCATAACGTTTAGGTCTGGGAGATGTTTCATGACCAGAAGCCCTGACCCATCCTAATTTATCTAAAATTAAAGTTAAAAGATGTAATCCACTGCCATTAATATATTCACCATAAACAAAGACTTTTTCCGATTTTTCTAACACTCTCAGCACATAATGATATTTACAGCTGAATTTTTCTAAATCAGAGATCATTTCTTTGACAAATAAGTTGTTTTTTTTACCTACATAAGTTCGATAACCTTCAGCACCATAAGATCCATCAGGATAAATAGCTAAAGATGCTTGTCTGGAATTGATGAATATATTACGGTCTCTAGCATCCTTTTCATAAGCCCTCTCATAAGCTGCATTCTGAAAATCACTCATGGGTAAAGAAACTACTAAAAAATATTGTAAACGACCTTCGGGTTGACCCATAAATTTCAATCCTTGACCTGGATCAGGTGCCTTCAAATAAGAAATTCGACCTCTAATACGTTTAATAAACAATTGTTTGTTGTGTAATTTACCTTTAGAATCGAATATGTTATCTTCTGGTTTAAATGCTTTATCGATTGGTAAAATCAGATTCATTACGTCCAAAATTTCGGTCGGTGAATTGGCCATGGGTGTACCACTCAATAATATCTTTTTACAGTTTTTTACTGTTCTCATAAACCTTAATAAAGCTCTATAATTAACATCTCGATCATCACCTGTTTTAATGTGATGTACTTCATCTATGACAATAAGATAATCATTGTATCGAGTTCTGATTTGAGAATCGTTCCATTTGTTTACTTGTTTAGCAAAGGTTTCAAATGTTTTAAATCTGTAAAAAGTTTCAGTTAATTTTTTAATTCGATATGTCTTTTCTAGTGCCGTCAGTTTGGAATAATTATCTGGTACATAACGACCATCAGTACACTTAAACAACAATTCATGTAAAAAATTTTTAAGCAACGTAGTACCCCGTGCTAAGATCAAAGCTCCCTTCAACCGACCTTCAGCTTTAGCATTTTCAGCTATCTTGATGACCGAACATGTTTTACCTGTCCCCATAGCATGAAAAACCAAACATTCAGTATAAGGCGTAGCATCTGAAAATAAACGTTCCAGAAAATTTTGATGGCAAAAAGGATCTTGAGGATCAATCAGACTTTTCAGTTCTGGTTTTCCACTTAACGCTGTTTCAAAATCAACATTAGGATATGGATCAACTGCTTCGTTGACTGTATCAACAAAAGGGTATTTAGGTAAAAAATAATAAATCATTTTAATAACGAATCATTTTTATATTAAATTTTAATTAACCTTTTAATTCCTAAGCTATATATAACTAAATATAAAGCAGGAATTAAATAGTATTTAATTTTTAAATTCTTGTATGTGTTATTGCTGACAATCAAATTAAAGTGTGTTGGTTTTACATCAATGGTAGCTACAAAGTATAGTTAATTAATCTTTTAACACCGAACATATTGTTAACAATATTTTTAGAGATTTTACATATATGTAAATTTATATAAAACAAACATTGTTACTAATTAATTCTTAAACTTTAAATATGTTAATGTTGACATATAAAGGAGTTAAACACACTCAATGTAATCTAAATTTAATGTATAATAAACTACAATTTATTGATTACTAAAGATGTTTGTTTCTATATAAACCGTCTCTGGTAGTTATGAGTTAAATTAAATGATAAATATATAATGAATGGTTGAACATATAAAGTATAGTTTTTTGATATTATAAAAGAATAACAATTTATTATACCTACAAAGTAATCAAAATATTAAAGTTCTTAAACTATATACAGACTTAACAAATAATTTAAAAATTAACATCTTAAACTTATAAGCAAACATAGCTAATAATTAGGAGTTAAATGGTACATACCATTTAACTCTTATGCATACTTTTAATGATAATACATCATTGAAATGATGATTTATAATTAAAAGGTTAGTTTATCATCATTAAAAATTTTATTTTTTTAACTTATTGGTATACTTCTAAATTTACTGTATCAGAAGTAGTTTATTTAGAGTTAAATTAAAACAATACTTTATATCTGGGTAACATTTAATGTATTATTTAGTCATGTTTATAATATCAGTAAAGGCTAATTGTAAAACAGCGGATTAATTAAACATGCTTCTTGAATCATACCGTAATAATTAACTAATAATTTTGAACTACCTTCTAAATCCACATAACACATGTGATTAGTTAACTCTGGTGTATATTTAAATTTTTGCTCTAATTGCCATAATGGTTGATCTTCAACTGCCATTCGCGTTAAGTTAAAAAGTGATCTAGCTAATCTTTGTAGTTGAGTTAATTCATAATGGTTAAAAATAATAAATCTTTGTGTAAAACCATCTAAATAAAGACTAGGATCAAATTCAGTAGAATTATCTGTACAATTTATAAGTATTATGTCATTGTATTGTACATCAAGATTTATTTCACGTTGATTCTTTGAAATGTTACCATAAGTTGTATATGGTTTACATTTATCAACCGATGATATTGTATCTGAAAATGTACCATCTCCACACATAGTACAAATTGTATCCTTCTCATTTGTACAAATATTAACAACACCCTCTCCTAAATAACAAACTTTACAAGCAGTACATTTTCCATTCTTTTTAATATAACCCGGTGCACATTCACATATGGTATTTTGTTCTTGAGTGCAATTGTTAACTGTTATTTCTTCTGGGGGATTACATTTTGTACATCTAAGACATTGTTCACCATAACTATAAGTTTTTTTGTAATAACCTTCCTTACATTGACATACAGTGTTGTTTGTTAATGTACAACTATTTATCATTTCTTGAGGATGTTTACATTTTCGACAACTTCTACAGTTTGGAGCATAATTCTGATATTCACTATATGTTCCTGGTTGACATGGTTCACATATAGACTTAGACTGTGGTGTACAATAACTGACTAATTTTGTTCCTGCTGGACAAAAAGTACAATTTAACATCTGTATTTTACCTTGTGGATCTATATATTCATGTTCATACATATCAGCAGCTAAACATATGTTTAAACTGAAGATTGTGATTAGTATAATTTGATATATATTCATAATTGAATTGTTTATACATTTAAATTTAAATTTAAGATTTCATATTTATATTTTTAACTTTTAATATTAAAATATAAGTATATTTAGATCTTATAGAGAGTAAATTAAAAAACATTTGACTTACATTTGAATGTTCTAATGCCAAATTACCTTATGTATAAATTTACATATATAATAAATCATTCTTTTAAAATAATGGATAACAAGTGACACATTATATATTAAAGCAGTTTAAAGGTTAAAAATGTATACCTTTAATGATACTAATACTTTAATAACAATGTATTAGTATCAAAGGAGTTTTAAAAACTTAAAATAATATTTAATCTATAATTCTTATTGACTGCAAAGATGTCTTATATTTATATAAAACAAATATATTTGACAGTTAATGAACTAAAACTATATTTAAGTTATATTTTATAGAAAATGAACAATAAAATTAAATAATCACGAACATTTTAATGTTAATACTTGAACACAAGTCAAACAACATTTTTAACTATACATAAGTATTTAATGTTAAAAATTAATTTTTAACCTTTAGATTACATCTTGTATGTTTTATATAGTATTGTAAGCATAATAAATTATTCTTTTAAAACAATAAAAATAATGCTTTATATATCAAGGTAGTTTAAAAGTTAACAAGTTAAAGAATAAACTGTTTTTATACAAAATTAAAGTTCATCCAAGTACCCTCATTTAAAGGTCCTAAAACATCAACAAATTTTTTAATTGCTTTATTTCGAGGAGGAACAATATAATAAGGATGAGTTTCGTTTAACCATTCTTTATATTTGATATAGAGTAATCGGTCTGACAAAATAGTACCCTTTTCTTCCATTAAATTATTATCAACAAATTGTTTGTAGAGATCATTTTCATTGCGATATTCTTTGGTGGCTTTTAATACTTTATCTGGAGCATTATAATTTAACCGATCCATATTCAGCCAGTAATATATCAAATAATAAGCTAACGGTTCTGTCATTTTACATAATTTTTCGTTAAATTTAACATCTACCGGAAATGTTTTAGCAGTTAATCGATCCTCATAAGTTTCAGGACATTCTTCAATAGATTTAAACACTGATTCAAAGGGAATCACTCTAACTCTATTCCAAACAGCTTGATCAGCGTACTTAATTTCGGGTAAGTTATTACAAATAATGTGTAATTTAAACATAGGTGTAATTTCTTTGGTGTCTTTACCAGCACAATATAAATCTCGGGCCCAAAATGTATCATTTCCAGTTAAATTTTTTAAAATACCGGCATTAATGCGTTCGTCATTGTCGGGTTCTTCCATGACGGCCCATCGCACACCACCTCCCGTTCGAACAAGTTCAGGATTAGCTTGTCCAGTCGACGGTTTTTTACCTGTTAATACAGATGTACTGAGTTTAACAGCAAAAACACCAAACATCTTTTCGATCAAATTTTGAGTAACAGTTTTACCATTATTTCCCGAACCGGTCCAAAATAAACATATTTTATCTGAGTTACCACCAACAAAAGCAGAGGCTAATTGTCTGATGAAAAATGTTCTGAGTTCAACATCAGGGAAAACATGTTGAAAAAAAAGTAAAACTTCTTTTAATTCTGGTCTATTAAAATCTGATGGATCACAAGATAAAGGACCACTGAGGCCATAATCAACGTAATCAACACTAAGTTTTTTGCAACAGTAATCTTCTGGACGCCCCGGTCGGAATGTTTTTTGTTTAAAATCAAAAACGCCGTTTTTAAAGGCAATTAAATAAGGATCTGAATCTATTTTTTGAGCAAATAAAGGATCGAAAAATAATTCTTCACATTCTCTCATAACACTATTTTTAAATTGTGTCATACGTAATGACTTTTTAATTTTAAACAACCGATCTATCATTTTTTCTAATTCTTCAGTAGTTAACTGTGCTAATTCTGCTTGCCATTCGGCGTATCTTTCATCCGTTTCTTCTCCATTTAAAGAATCAACTACTGTTTTAATTTGACGATCCAAAGTTTGAAGGATGGGTGCCTTAGAATCTGAAATTAATCTTCTCAAATCTACTCCTACATGACACTCCGTCCAGGTTACACCGTCATATCGATACCAAACATGATTTTTGACCGAAACACATTTAAATTCAGATCCGAAATGATGATGAACGATTTTAGCTACTCCCACGTGACTACCATCAGTATAATATTTAGAAGGGGGGCATTCGTATAAGCGTACATAGTCAGCGAATCCTTCAGGATTATATTTTTTAATCAACCAATACAAAGAAGCTATGGTAAAATCATTGGGTCTCATCTGCCTATACCATAGATTGAAACACTCATCAGTGTCATATTTGTTGGATCTTTTAGAAAAAGAAGTCCAAATATTGTATCCTTCAACCGATCCATCAGTCACCTGCCATATGCAGAATCCAGTTTCTAACCATACGTCCCGATCATCGGCACATTCATCGGGTAATAAATCAATCAAATATTTTAATTTGGAAGGACGGACTTCTTCATTTGAAATAGCTTCTGCTTTACGATATAATATTTTATCTATTAATTTAGGTTTAATATTTTTAAAGCTTATTAAATAAGGTTCTTTATCCTGAGGCATAATAGTGAGATAAAATCTAATTAAAGTATGTGGATCATTGGTTTCTCCAAAACATCTGGGATACAAAGTATCCTTTAAAAGAATGTGAAAATCTCCTGTTTTACCTAAAGCATCAAAGACATATTTTATTGTATAAGGATCATCTCCAGGTTTACAAGCACCATAAACAAACCAACATACTTTGCAACCGTTAGGATCCAAATAATCCTTTTTCATAACCGATTCACATTCTGGTTTTAATTCTTGAGTTAACTTTTGCATATCAACAACATTCATCATAATTCTAGGATAATGAACATGAAAACTTTGCTTGATTGTACCATCATCTAGTAATCTGAAGGGTTTGTGTAAAAATACACCAATTAAATTACGATCTTCAGCTAATAAATATTCTTTTAAATATTTTGTTATTTTCACATGTAATTTTTTCAAAGTGTCTTTATCATAAATTTTACGAGGCTCTTTAATGTCAAAATCTAAAGTTAAAGGACTTTCTTTATACCGAGTTTCCAATAAATGCAGTGGTTGTATAGAATCAACTGTTGCTTGCCAAAACATTGGATATCTATAAGCATCCAACAGATATTTACCACCGTCCATGGAAACATGAGTAAATATTTGCCCTTTTCCTACTCGAGTGTTTCTTAGTAAAGCCTCCATTGATTTTGACGTAAGATAAAATTTAAATCGTTTTAATTTTAATTTTTAGTATCGAAATCGTTAATTCATTTAAAGTTAACCTTTTATTCTTTTAATATTCAGAAAATACAATGAACATTACTGATGTTATTACACAAGTAAATATTAACCTTTTAACTTTAAATGTGTCATGGTTGCATGTTTGCTATGAAAGAGTTAAATGATAAATATCTTTTAATTATATATTTATTTGATGTACTTACTTGTATATAATTCAGGAGTCAATTCTTCAGTGTTTGTTGTATATATAACTTAGAAGTTAAATCTTTAATTCTTATTTAATAACATACCTTTCTAACTTAATAGTTCTACTCTTTTTGTATGTAAAGGGGTTTAAAAAGAATAAACTTATTAGCTGTATTATATAATTTAAGAGCTAAAGGAGTAAGAGGAAATGTATAACAAAAAACACATTGTTTTATTTTTACAAATCAAAAAACTCATTTTCACAATAAGTTTACTCCTATAATATATAACCTTCTAAGACCTGATGTATATGCACATATATAAAACATTACATGTATATACATCTAGGTCTTGAAATTCAATGTTGAAACATTGATCATCAAATAATCCGATATGATTAAGTTAACAGATGTGCTGAGATATAAAGTATGTTAAAATTTATATTTGAGCTGTATATATTAATATTGATCTTCTATAATTAGTCCATATTTCGGGTTCTGAAAATAGAAAACTTGCATTTGGATCCTGTATACACATTATTTATATGTATTGATTTTTATAGTTAATTCATCTTTTAAATATAAAAATTTGCATAATCTATTTTGAACCTTTTATACAGTCATATGTTTTAAAACAACTCTATATTTTATGTCATCTTTTAAGTTTTAGAGTGTAATTATAAATATTATCACTCAACATAATGCAGTTTTTAAAGTTTTAATACAATGAATTTAGGATTTTCACCCTCTTGCTGTTTAGACCCAAAATAAAGCACGTTATGTAATTAAATTCTTAAAACCCAATTATATAAATTGTCATTGTATGAAGACATTAGGTTTCATATGGTTAAATTAATTTTATACCTGACTTAAGGATACTTTATACAGGTGCTAATTATTAATGTGTATTTGAAACAAATTAATCTTTTAAATATAAAATTTATAGACCTATAAGAAAGGGTAAAAAATTTTCATATATAAGGATGATGTCTTGATATAAAAGATCTAACATAGTGATATAATAAATTAATGTATTCAAGTAAATTAATTTTAAGTTATACATAAGTAAGTGTAATAACCCTTTTTTTTGAAACCCAAATATATGTTATAATATTACATCTATGTACAAAGATACTGATTTTCAGGAGGTTTTAAATTGTTAATAATTGACTATTAAAGATGTCTTATATTTGTGTAAATTTATATAAGATATCTTTAGCAATTAATGATTTAAATTAACTTTCAAATGTATTGCTGAGTTAGCATTTAAGAAGTTAATTAAACCTTTAATTTCCTACGATTCATTCATAAATCTAATTACATAAGTTTTTATATATTCTAATGTTAACTTTAATTTTAAACATATTGAAGATGTACAGGAAAGTTAAAGGGTATGTATCCTTTTTTCCACATGTTAAACTTATTATATATAACTTAAGTTAAAAGATTAATGAATCAGATCATAAATTTCATTTGTTTATAAATGATTTAGATTTTTTTAAAGGTTAAAAAATTAATATTCAACTATAATTGTTTTGATCTTTTATTCTTATAAAGTTTGAATACATTCAAACATGGTGTTAAATAAATATATCATTATGATTGTTTCATTGACATATAATATATGGTCCGTATTTTATTATTCACAATTTATTATTTTGATAAGCTGTAATTATTTGTTTATATCCCCAACATTTACTTTAAGCACCAATGCTATTTGTAATGAAATTCCAGGATTAAATCCTTATCAACGAGTTATTTGTCAGAGTCATCCCACCACTGTTATTACAGTGAGTGAAGGTGTTCAAATGGGTATTAATGAATGTCAATATCAGTTTCAATATGGACGATGGAATTGTTCAGCATTAGGAGAAAGAACAGTTTTTGGACAGGAATTACGAGTGGGTAGTCGAGAAGCAGCGTTTGCTAATGCTATTACATCAATAGGGGTAGCCTATGCTGTTACAGCGGCATGTACTCAAGGTAACTTGAGTCATTGTGGTTGTGATAAAGAGAAACAGGGTTATTATAATCAAGAAGAAGGTTGGAAATGGGGAAGTTGTTCATCTGATATTAAATATGGAATTGAATTTTCTCGACAATTCATTGATGCCCGTGAGATTAAAAAAACAGCACGATGCTTGATGAATTTACATAACAATAAAGCAGGGAGAAAAATATTGGAAGAACAAATGAAATTAAAATGTAAGTGTCATGGGATATCAGGCTCTTGTGCAACTAAAACCTGCTGGCTGATACTGCCTAAATTTCGCGAAATAGGATATGCACTCAAAGATAAATATAACGAAGCAGTACATGTAGATGTTATTCGATCTAGTCGATTGCGCCAGCCAACTCATCTTATACTAAAGCAAGATCAACATTACCATAAACCCATGGATACAAGTCTTGTCTATATTGAAAGATCACCTACTTATTGTGAACGGAATGAAATTGTAGGAAGTGTGGGTACATATGGACGTTTTTGTAATCGTACATCATCACATAAAGACGGATGTGAAATTATGTGTTGTGGGCGAGGTTATAATATACAGCAGCACATCAAAATGTACCAATGTAATTGTAAGTTTTACTGGTGTTGTTTTGTAACATGTGATACTTGCAGTAAAAAAATAAATATTTTTACTTGTAAATAAACCTAAGCTATACATTATATTGGAAAAGGTATCATTTCAAAACAGACTAATATTAATATGTTTAACTCCTAATCTATATAGGGGTAAGTATATAGCTTAAGAATTAAGGGGTCAAAGTGTATGAAAAAAGTTAACGGATAACTATCTTTTAACTTTTGTATATATAAATTAGAAGTTAAAAAGTTGATTCCTAATTGTTCATTTGCATCTTTCAATTCTTAAGATTAAACTGTATAAATTTAATCATTTAAATTGGAAAACAATTGATTTTAATTTATAAAACAACATGTTTAAATAATTTATTATGACATTTTATCTCTGTAAAAAATATGAGTTTAATCCAAATAAAGTTACATATAAAACCAAATCTACTAATTTTATATGGCCTCGAATTCCTTTTGCTGTTTTAAAACGATATGCTTTACTCCAAAAAAAAAATTCTATTTTAGTATCTGAGTCTTCGATTTTAGGTAGCAAATATAGCGTAATCATTAAACATGAAAAAGATCAAACAACTGATTTAGAAATTACGGTTTATTGGCATAGGTATGTGGTAATTGATGCAAATGATCAACGACGTGTATTGTATCAAAATTACGAATGTTATGTTGATAAATTATTAGAACACATTAGAAAAGACTATAACGGAGTTTTTATAAAACCTTTTAATGACATAGAAATTTATAAAGAAGAAGTAGAATGTAATACAAAATTATTAAAAGACACTTGGACCAATTTTTTAACTGAATCAGATGATAAATACTGGGGTCCTATTGAAAATTTATATTCTTATATTTTACCCTCAAATGCTGTTGTTTTACATTCTTGTATTTCTCGTTATGATTATCATGGGATTTTAAACTTAAGCTTCAAAGAATATCGATTTGATTTAAAAATTATATTATCTCAAGGTAAATATATAGGTAAATCCCAACAATTAGAAAGAATATTTTGGAGTACTAAATCACCTTTACAATTGGTAAAATTATATTTGGAAGAAGTTAGTACTCGAACTAATTGCTCTTATTATTTAGCCGATAAAAGTATAGAAGTTACAAAGAAATTTTTATCAATTGAAACGGTCGTGAAAGAAACAACAATTTTATTTTCTCATTGTTTTTGGGGAAATATAGTTGAAACTAAACGATTGTTAACATACGAAGACATTGAAATATGGGCTGATATGAATGAAAAATCTTTAGCCATTGTTTATCATAGTGCTGATTATGAATCAGAATACTTATTTACATTTTACACCAGTGACTCAAAATACGACGTATCATACACATGGACTGGTTACAACATTTATCGCACAGCTTTTTTAAGTTCAACCGGAATTCCTTACTTGATTTATGGAAATGTTTGTAAGATTGATTCATTGAGTTTATTAATGGATTTATTCACATTGTTGAAACGACCTGTTCCCTCTCTTCAAAGATTATGTCGATGTCATCAATTAATTGATTTACCTAAACTTCTTCAAACAAAATGTCTTGATTATAACAAAATTAAAACTAAATGGTTTAAAGGTAAAACATTTCTTGATATAATAAAACCAATAGATTTAAATTCACTTAATTGAATGAAGGATTTTCTATGTTAAATATATTTTTAATAAAAGATGTATGTAAATCATACATCTTACTATATAGTTATTAACTTTTAAGCTATACATAAATAAGCACATCAAATTAAGAGTTAAATGATATATATTCAATGCTGTTACATTTGAGGTTAATGGGTTAATAGTGATTTATATTTATCTTAACTCATTGAATATCAAAAACATTTGCTTTTATATAAAATACGTTTGACATTCAACAAGTTATTTTATCTTCTTAAGACTTGAGTATATATTGATGTTTTGTTCATATATGCAAACATTAGATTTTAAAAGATTATATAAAGACGAATATTGTTGATAGTAATAAATTAAATATAGATCAAAATTTATTTATTTATTTATTTTTTTCATAAAAGATTAAGGATAAAATTAATAAAAATGAAGATTTTAGATTTATTTAGTGGTACTCATTCACTCGAACGAACCAAATGTAAATATAATAAAAAATGGAAGATTGTATCTGTAGACTTGAGCAATTCCGATTTTAATGTAGATGTTTTGAAATGGGATTATACTGCTGAATTTAAACCTGAACAATTCGATGTGATATGGGCATCTCCTCCTTGTAGATACTTTAGTGCTTTAAGACGATCTAATATAGGTAAAAAAGGATTTACAATTGAACGTATTTTAAAGGATCGGGAAGAAAAAGGATTGCCGGTATTATACAAAACATTAGAAATTATTGATTATTTAAAGCCTTCATGGTATTTTATAGAAAATCCAGATTCTGGAGCAATGAAAAATTATGTTTTAAACAGACGACATTATACTGTAGATTATTGTCAATATTCTGACTGGGGTTATAGAAAACGAACTCGTATATGGACTAATTTACTAAATTTTACTCCCAAATTATGTGTTAAATCTACATGTAAAAATGTAATTCTTAACATTAAAACAAATAAACAAATACATAAATTACGTACTGATGGTGGTGGAAATGGTTACAAAGGGACAACTCGGTTAGAACGATATCGTGTTCCTGAATTACTCATTAAAGAATTAATGGAAGCATGTGAGTATGAATCTATTGTAGAAGATATAAATAAATTGTTTCTTTAACCTTTTAAGACCTAAGTGTATATATCGATGTTTTGTCCATATATAGACATTAGATTTTAGAAAGTTAATATATATAATTTTATGATTTAATCTCAAATGGATTGTTTAACCCATTTGAGATTAATTTTAAAAATCCAATTGTACTGTTGTTTGAATTTAAAGAATCGATTTTGTTATCAATATACACTATAGATGATATACATTATTTAGCTTTTTAAGTTTTAAATGTGTTAGATATATAAAAAATTGATTGGCTGTTTAAGATTTAATCAATTACATATATTAATTAATCTGCAACCTTCTAAAATTTAACATTTACATATATGAATATATACACTTGAATCTTTATATGAGTGGGTGTATTAAATGGTTAAGAATTAATACACACCTTGAGAATATAATAAATTAAATTTATGATATAAGCGACACACTTTATTAACTCCTTTAATGCATTTGGAATTGAAAACAAAATGTTAGTTTTATCTACCATTTTATTTTTTAATACGAATCAACACCGTTTCATTTGCAAATAAACTCAATGATGTTAAAATTCCTAATATTATTAACCCCCATGAAACATAAAAGGCTTTAAAACAATATTTTTTAATTACTAATGTGTCAGGGAATCTAATATATTTTTGAGGATAATTGTCAAATTTGACAATTTTTTTAGTTCTGATCCATCCTTTTGCTCCAAAAATATAAATCCTTAATGTGTAAGGACCATTAAATCTACCATATATATCATGAGGATTTCTGGGTTCCTTGAAAGGGAAATTTTCTCCCCATTCGACTAAATTTTTTATATAAGAAAGTTTGATCCATTCATTATCTTTAAATTTATATATAATGTTAGTCGAACGGTTTAAATAATAACTACCCTTTCTTAAACCAGGTAAACCATAATCTTGCAAATATATACGTCTGTTTAAAGAATCTTCTTTGTTTTTATGTATGATTTCAGGAATAATTTTTAAAAATAATGTTTCAGTCTGATTTATGTTAGATTTATGATAAATTGCTTTATAATCAGGAATTTTTTGTAATTTTTCAATTGCTTTTGATAAACTCAAATTATTTTTCTTATCAATGATGGTTGATGTTTTGATTTCATCAACATATACTTGATATTTTAATTCACATTTGTTATAATAACAATATGCTCCAAAGCAACCAGCTAAAAAATAAAAAATTGGGAATTTAAGGCCGATCAAACCAACGCCTAATAAAATTAAAATTTTAGAAACCGATTTTCTTCGATTTAATTCTTTAATAACTGACTTTAAATATTCACTTTTAAAAGCTTCTTCTGTAGCCCTTAAAGAAAAATTTTTTAAATCAAAATCTCGAGCATATAAAATAGCAGCAGCACAAGTTACACATGCTTCATCTATTTCAGTTACAAAATATAAATATTGATCGATATTTAAATTTATAATACAAACATTAATGTCTTTTAAAATTAATTTTGATACATAAAATAAATTAATGGATCGATTAAAAATTTCTTTTTTTTTAACTAATTCGGTACACACATTTATGATGGCGTACTCGAATATATTTTGAAAGTCCATATTTACTTTTTAATCGAAAAAAATTTTATCCTTTAAAGAATAATATTAACTTTTTAAATCATTTAATGAACGATTAAGAGTTTAAAAAGTTAATTCTTTTGAGATATTTGAAGTTAAGCCTTTAATTCTCAATCCTCAAATTACTGTAAATATGTTTTATGTATATTCTTTTAAAATAACAAATAAACATTAGTTTGTTATATCAAGACGTTCTAAAAATTAAATTATATACATAACAAACCGAGTTAAATGATATATATATACCTTTTAACTCTTTACAGTTGGAATTAAAAAGTTTATTTAATCTTTTAAGACTTAATATTCACATATGTGGATAATATATCAATATATATACAATCATGTTTTATGAGATTAAAATATATATTATCAAGCATATCAAATGATTAAATTTTTAACTCTGAATATGTCACTATTAGTATCAAGGTGTAAAGATGTCAAGGGATTATAATATACCCTTAAACTCTTAAGCTATATACTCGCTTGTATTATATAGTTTAGAGATTTAAAAAGTTAACCCATCTGTATAAACATGTTTGTATATAGCTTAGGATTTAAAGAATATTTACCTTTAATTCTGTGAGAACCTATTATACAGTATAACACATTTTAAGATTATTGACAATTCGTTTTAAAAAGTTAATTTTACTGCACATTTGGATTTAAAGGATCAACTTTATTTATGTAAAGACATCATTGGTTAACCCTTTATCCGTACACACCGATACTAACAGCAATACGTTCGGAGTTAAAATTCAAACATCATTTTAAACAGCATCAACCTTAACAATGATTTATCATGAGAAAAATAACAACCTTCTATTTTAGATTCAGTTAAAGAATAATTAAAGCGTAATATTTTACCATTGTATACATAAGAAGCATTTAAAAATTTATTCCATTCAACCAAAGTTTTAGGAATCGTTTTAACAAAAAAACATTTTCCATCATTTATTTTAACCAAAGAACCATCTATTTTAATACAATCTTTATAAATTTGTTTGGACGCAAGTGTTTCAGCTAAAATAACAGGCATATAATATAGAACTATTTTAACAAAAGCTTTACAAAAATCAGATTTTGATACTTCAAATTTAAATTTCCTACTCATTTCAACCCAAATTGCTTTAAAAGATTTTTTATAATATTTACAATAATGCATAATATAAAGTCCTATTTCAGCCGATAAATTAAACGTTTCGATCAAAATCATTAAAATAGGTTCTATATGAATTGATAAATCTAATTTATAAGCAGGAATTTTGGAAAAAATAAATTCTATAGCTGTTTCTATTCGTTTAATGGATAATTTAAAAAATTTAATCAAGTCTTCTGATTCTTTATATGATAGTTTATTTTTACATAAAGATACACAAGCATATAAGACAGCCTTTCTCATAGATGGCTTTACTTCTTTGTTAACACAAGCATATAATTTATCAGCTTCTTTTATGGTTTTTAATGGAATCCAATTAGGTAATTTAATAATTTTTGTTGATTTAACGATAGAATCTTTACGTTGATAGTTTAACACTAAATGACAGATTGAACACACTTTATGATGTCGGATGGTATGACTGATAAAATGCGAACATGATTCCTTTTTATTCATTTCTTGTGATTCAAAATTTAAATCTATCACAATTTTTAAATAAGTTTGTAAGTCCATATCTCAAGTCAATTTAAAATTTTTTACGTAAAAAATTAATTTTAACCTCTTAAAATTGAAGTATGCAGATCATAATAAAAAGTTATGTTTGTAGTTGATATGTACTTTTTAAAATCCTTACATTATAATCAAGCTTAGAAAGTAACTATATAGCTTAGAATTTAAAGAGTATGTACCTTATGTGTATATAGGTTTCCTTCTTTAACTTAATGTTAATATCAATATTTAAAAATCATTGTATTCAAATATGTACAATGTATAAAAGTGTTAACTTTTAACATTCATTTGTATGCAAGCTATGAGTTAAATAAACAACTTTATCGTAAAAAAACCGTTAGATTTATTTTTAAAACTTTATTTAAGTGCAAGTCTATCGGTTTTTTTACGACACAAATAATTTGATATTAATGCATCAATTAATATTTAATTCCAAATGTTTTCAAAAGTGTATGAATAAGTTAATTTACTTCTCAAGCTATATGTAAATGATTAAGAGTTAAATAAAAACATGTGTTTGATTTGCTATAAATCGAGCGTTTGCGAATTATGTGCGAGTTGTATAAAAAAAACTGATACATCTTATTTTGTTCAAAACAGAATATCATGTGTTGGTAAAAATATAACGGATGCAATTTTAAATTTTAATTATATATCTCAAACTGGAGGATTAGAAATTTTTATTGATTTAATAAAAGAAATAGATGCATTTAAATTTTTAATCAGGTCAGAATCAGAAAGTATTTCCACTCCTTTTTCTCAAATAAAAGATGATAAAACAATTGCTAAATTATATTTTATAAGTCAAGACATAAAAGCTTTAAGAAGATTGTTATTATTAATTTTAATAGAAAACCCCGATATATTATTAATAGATTTTATCAGAATGAATTTAAGATTGTTACAAACACAATTTACTTTATTAAAAGTTTTAACGGGTTTTATTACTATTGATTTAAAATGTGAAAATATAATTAAAAAAGATTTAATGATTTTAAATAAAAATTTAACTATTTCTGATTTAAATTTAAAATTATTTGAGTCTTGAAATTAATTTTTAATTATCACATTAACTTTTAAGATTATTTTGACCTGTAAGGTTTTACTTTTTACTAATTAGTTTAATTTCTTCGACATGCTAAGCATCATTAGTTACATGTTTGAAGTAAAAAATTTAATTTTCTGAAGAAACCTAAGTATCATTAACATAAATATTGTTTTAATGTATACAATCTCAGCTTTCAAGAATAAGTAAAATCAAAATATTTTACTAAAACAATATACACGGACAATTTAAATATGTCGTTATATATTGTTTTAGTAAAAAATAATGATCTTTATGGTCAATTTTAACCCTTTAATTCCAAATGTGTAGTATTTTATATAGTTAGATTTCATATAACATCTGGATCTTAATATCATTATACAAGACTGTAATATTAGTATAAACATAATACTGAACTCAAAAGGGTAAAAACCTTTAATGAATTTAAAAATATACTAAATTAACTCATTAAATATATTAATATCTGTTTTAATGTAAAATTATAAAAGAACCATTGTTGGTATTTAAATTAACTTCAAGTACATATAAAAGATCAAATTACATATTTGTTCATGTGTTTGCTTTTGAAGAGTTGTATTTTTACTCCTAAGCTATATAATTAACTCAAGAGTAAAAGATAATACTTATTAACTCAATATATCATCAATAATATATGAAATAAAGGTTTAAGCTATATACTTAATTTATTGAATGTCAAAAATGTTTATTTATATATAAGACATTTTGACAGTCAATGAATTAAGTATATAGTTTATGAATTAACCAGCTTTTATGATGATTAATGATATATTTAAATTTTGGATCCTTTATGTTTTATTTGACCTGATTTTAAATATGTTTTAAAATCTCCCGATAAAGGTTCTAACGTAATGAATTTACACTGTGTAAAATGTAAACTATTAAAAATTTGATCTAAACTTAATGCATTTTGATCCCTGTAAGTTTTATATTTCTCTTTTCTTATAATTGTTGATTTAGGAATTTCAGAGTAAGTTGTTTTATTAGAATAAAATAATTCTATCAACGTCAAACAGGATGAATCTGTTAAAACATAATCTTCCATCAAAGGATAATGAACAGTGCTAATTTTGTCTTCTATCAACAATAATTTACGTTTATCATTGACGATTAATTGATGATAGTAAGATTTTTTTAATTCAAAACGTCTTATTTTTTTAAATCCATTTAACCAAGTTTGAACATCTTGATATCTCATTTTTTTAATTTGTTTAAGCTTTAAAAGCTTAAACAAATTTTTAAATATCAGTTTTTATTTTGTCGCTTGGCCAAAATCTGGCGATAAAGTTCTTCATCATCTAAATCTGAATCATAATCTGATATTTCTGACTCGTATTCAGATTCGTCCGAACTTAGATAACAAATTGATTCAGTGTCTTTGACTTTTTCAGCAGCTGGTGAAACTGAGGGTTCTTTCAAAGATATTTTTTTAATGACACCTTGTCGTCCCGTAAGCTCAAAAGGTTTTAAAGATCTTCGTTTAGGAGTACTTATTATAAGTTGTCTAGCGGGTTTAAACAGGGGCAAAGGTTCTGTCATTTCAATGTCTTCTACTTGAACCTGAGGTTTACGATAAATAATCTGATATTTAGGCGCGTAGGGGTTTGGAAGATCCACTTCCATACTATCATCTACGAACTTAAAACTATTACTGTTCATTGAGTTACTTTTTATAACCCGAAATTAATTTTCCATTTTCAATTTTTTTGTCATTATAAAAATGTTGTTATTCATTCTTCTTTTATTACCATTTATGGTTTATACAACAACAGATTGTCCTCCAGGCTACCGTATAAATAAAACATATACAAATAAGACGGTTGAATGTGTGCCGTGTACTAAAGGTAGTTACACTGAAATACGTAACAAGCTAACCAAATGCTTAAGATGTGATGCTTGTCAGTATCCTAAAGAAATAGAAGTTAATTGTACTACATCAAGTAATTCAAAATGTAAATGTAAACAAGGTTTTTATTATAACGACCGTTACAGTGATTGTGTACCTTGTAGTAAATGTAAACATTCTGAAAAAATAGTTGTTTCATGTACTCCCACACATAATACAGTTTGTAATTGTAAAGATGGTTATTATGATAAAAATGGAGTATGTATTAAATGTAGTGATTGTTATTTAGGAGAAGGGGTTAAAACACCTTGTAGTAATACAACCAATACTATTTGTCAATTATGTGAACAGGGTACATTCTCAAATAAAATATCCATTTCCGATACATGTAACCCTTATACCATGTGTGTTTTGGGTTTACAGGGATTAAATTTTAATGTTACATGGTTTGATAATATATGTGTCAATTGTAGTACAAAGATTGATTTAACAGATTTAGAAACTTTTTTCACTGTTAATTTTATAACTCAGCGAAGATTGTCCGAAGAAGATTTAAAAAATACATTTCGGTTGACATATAATAAAACCAGAAGTGACGTTGATTTTGTTAACAGAGATGATTTAGAAGGTAGTTTCACTTACACTGATGAATTACCTTATGTTTTAAAAGAATTAGATTATTCATTGGCAAGTGATTGTTTAGCAAACGCATACAATAAATTAACTCATATATGCGATTCAAATAAATGAATTTAACTCAATACATTAACAGCAAAGGCACATAATAGTTAAATAAATACATTTAAAAACGTAATATTGTAGAATTTAAATTATTGACCCTTGAATATATAAAAATCAGTCCTATTGATGAATTTATGTCCTATAAACTTATATATTTAAGAAGTACAAAAAATAAAATTAATTCTTTAACCACATGTAGACATTGATACAATTAAAACTCTTATTTATTATGTATATACTTTGGAGTTAATTAATCTTATTGTCTATGATGTATGTCGTTTGATGAAATTGTAAAATCTAATGTAATTTTACAATTTTATCAACAAAACTGAATTTCATATATCAAATACATACAGGATTTAACTTTTACATTATACCCTATTGAAACTCAGTGTTCTTGTACGTGGACATAATATTAATTTTTAAAACCTAAATAGATCTTTTTATACTACTCTAATAAATATCATGGGTTGCTTTGACCCATTATTTTAACTGATATATTATATAAACATACTTGTTATAATTTACATGACATATTTAGGTTTTAAAAGAATAAGTGAATGATTAGATGTTTAACTTAATGACTGCTAAACATAGTCATATTTATGTAAATAGACATTAGTGGCATGTATTAAATTAATTTTTATTATTAATGTATTGTTGGTCATGTGTTCAGAGTTTAATTTTAAGATTCTTTGACATAACCACATTGTCGATGGTGCTATATTTGGAGTTAAAAGATTTTTTATTTATATTTAAACATTAAAGGATTAAAATGGTGGGCCATTTACAAACTTCTATGGACCTTAATTCTTTCAATACATTAAAATGATTTAATTGAATAGACAGGTATGGAACGATTAAAAATATGAGATCTTTAATGGATAATTTCAATCCTATTAAATCAGCTGCAACATGTTCTAACAAATTTAAATTAACTTCAGCAAAAAAGATGATCAATCTTCGTAAATCTTTTAAACCGTATGCTAAATTTTTAACAGAAACAATTTCTCTAACGTTGGTGTTTAATTCTATAAAACGTAAATTAGTTTTTAGAACGTCTAAAAAAATGTATGTTCCCCTGCTTTCAAAATTAAGCTCATCCAATTCCAATAAAATGATAGGAGTGATTATCAGATCTTTAAAATGTTTTTTAAACCCATTAATTTGAACAGATATTTCCCTTAATAAATCATATATTGCAGTATGTAGTATGGATTGACCCACTTCTGTTGAATTTAATTGCAAAACACAATTTTTACATATGTAATAGGAAGGATCACTGCATATTTTGCACATGGTTTTTCGATAATTTGAAAACATTAATTTATTTTCAATATTACAATTTCAAAATGAATTGTGCATTTTGTGAACAAAGTTATTGGTTTATTTGTCAAACATGTGTTGATTATCATAATTCAACACCCGAAGGACGTGATATTTTAAGATTGACAATCTATACTTTTTTAAAAGAAGTTTTGATTAGACTCAACGCAGTCATTAATACATCGCATAGAATGAACTTAACTAATTTAAGTCATATAGACAGTTATAAATATTATAAATTTATAACAGGGGCTGAAGGATTGTGGACTGTGTTAGAACCAATTGCAGTGGAACGTCCTACTACAATCACTATCCCTTTTGTTCATTGGATAGGAGATTTATCAGTGGTAACATCCGATTTGTGTAAGCTAAGAAAGATGATTTTAATCTGTTTTCAAAAAAATCCTCATTTGTTGGTTACTTCAACTGACCTTGCTAATCACGTTATGGATCATTGTGTTGGAGCAATTCGATGCTTTGATTCTTTTGTTCATTCATCTGTGATGCCTCGATATAATATATTTAAAGATGCTCATAAATTAGGATTTAATACAGTTGTTTCCATTTTTTCTGAAGAATCTAAACACTGTCGATGGCAAGAAACAATAGGACCTGTTAAAATTCCTTTTAGATCTGTTTGATATAAATAATTTAATTCCAACTGTATTATTAACGATGCATTAATGTATGAAATAATTTTTTTCAACTCTATAACTCCTAAATCATGAGTAATTAATTAGATATTTAACCCTTCAACTCAACTGTGTTGTCAGTATACAAAGGAGTTAAAGTAAATGTATTTTTTTAAAACTCCTAAGCTATATAATTACAATTATATATCTTAGGAATTTGTTCTTTAAATTCCTTTTTATACACAATGATATTTTCTAAATTAAAGTGTAAATGAATTACCAATGATTAATGTAGCTCTTAAATTATATATAATAAATGATTAAGTAAAAATGTTAAGTCATTTTTTATATTAACATGTTTAGAATAATTCTTTAACTCCTTCATATACTTCAGCATTAGAGGTATACAAGAAACTGAGTGTATATCTTAACTCTTAAGCGATAATTATTTATATACAGCTTAAATAAAGCTACATATTCATTTATTGTATGTATTATAACTTAAGAGTTAAATGATTAAAGAACTGATTGACCCTTAAAAATTTAAAGGTAAAAATTTGAAACAATCAAAAATCAAATGTATGTAAATATTCAACACCATGTTGTTTTATGTAAGTCAATTTCGTACTGAATCGACAGACCAATTTGTGGTTCGTCGTAGCAAAAAATCAGTATTTAAATCAACAGACCTAGAAACAGAATTAGCTTCTTTAATTTCGTATTGGTGGGGGTATGTACCCTTATCAGTTGTTTTTACTACATTAAAACAGGATATATATCCTATTGGATCTATAGTTTTAACAGGGTCATTATTATATGATGGTATAGTATCTGTTTGTGTTAAAATGACTGATTATTTGGTTCATATAGAAATATATAATCGATATGGAACTCCAGCTTTAAAATCCTATTTCAATCAGCATTATATCATAAGTTATCCTTCCATTTCATCGTTGATAAAGTCTTTGGTTAATCATATACCTCAAGGTAAATTGATTGAAAAACCATTTGTTTTATTGCATCCTCGATCAGCATACGCTTATCCAAATTTTTTAATATCTTCATTAGATTCGTATGTTGAAAAATTAGGTAATTTATGGTGGGGTGTTAAAAGTTTAAACGAGGTAGAAGAAGAGCTGATATTACGAGAAACAAAAACAGCTATTGTTTTTACTCCAGAAGTAGTAGAAGCATTGTTAGCCGTAGCTATTAAAATAGAAAATGATGAAGTTTTTTTTTATTTCATAGAAGTTAGATCTGATCGATACGTTTGTTCAACAGCAGAATGTTTTTGGAGTGTAAATTCACCTGAATTAACGGTGAATAACGTTTTAAAAAAAGAAAATGCAATTTTAACAGCCACTTCTACACATGTAGAACCTCTTTACGTGAATCATAAATTAACTGCTTTTGTAGAAACAACAATGTCTTATTATAAAGGAATAATTGAAGGTGATTCTAGTCAAAAAAATGAAGAGGATTTAATCGTATTAAACAATTTAAGTAAAAATGAGGCAACAATTGTTTATCACAATGCATCGTCTCGATTTAATTATCTAGCGACACTTTTTGTAGAAAATTATAAATACGAAATATGTTATTCTAGAACAGGTTATATGATTTATAATGATCAGAAGGGTTACTCTAAAATAGATTCAATGAAGGAGTTACTGAAAGATTATATTCCAAGTAAAAAAAACCCGTCTTCCTTAAAAAATGTTTGTCTTGATAAATTAAATGAAAAAACATTTTCTTTACAAATTCTAAAATGTATGGGTTTTTAGAATGTTTTAACCTTTAAACTACTTTGATATAATAAAATATAACACTTTTAAATTCAACAATTTAAACCTCTTGAGATTTAATATATTCATATAAGGGTGACATTTCATTGCAATTTAAAAGCTTGGTTTTATGAGATTAAACGAATAATAATTTATTGTATATTATAAATTATGTACTTCAAAGTAGTTTATATGTTAACGTTATTAAATTGATTAAAATCAATACTATTCAAGTGATGATTAGGTGTTTATTTTCAGATATAAACAGTAATATATTCTAAGTTGAAAATTTATAATATAGTGAAGCTCATTGAGATTAATCTTAAGATCTAAGCATCATATATAACTTAGGTCTTAAAAAGTAATTATCATTCTAATTATTGTTAGTCTAAAAAATAACAATAATATAACTTGTTTTTAACTTTTTAAACTGTTAGACTACATATACAATGTGTTGCTTTTTACCCATTGTTTTAAAAGAATAATGATTTATTATATACTTGATGTAGTCTAAAAGTCAACCGTTAAATATATATTTAATCATCAAATTTATAATAATTTAACTTCTAAATTATATAATTTAGAAGTTAAATTCTCAAATTTTTAATACCGTTATGATCAACTAAAACAGTCAACTTTTAAACTATATGTTCTTTTTATATATATCTTAAAAGTTAACTTTAAATGCATTAGTATTGATGGATAAAAGACAAATCTAAGTTATATAATTGTTCTCTGTATTTTATATATAATTTAGGCTTTAAAGAGATAAATTAACTTTTTTATAAAATAATTTAGTCATTACACAGTTAAAGACCAATAAACAATCGGGTATAAAAACATATACAGGTTTACAGTAAAAATCGATTGTCCATTGGATGACATTCGATTCAATTTAAATTTATCAGCTGTTGAATTTGTAGGGTCAGGAATCAGTTCTTGTAACAAACTTGGAACTGTAGTTAAAACTTGACCTATCGTTAAAGGTGTTGTGAATTTATCCTGTAGTATAACAGTTGTTGATTCCGTTACAATTTTTTGTGTAATCGGCTTAGGAGTTGTAGGTTTTCTAGTAACTGTAACTGTTTTATAAGTTACAGGTTTGTATGTAATAAATTCCAATGGATCAGGTAACGTTGAATCACCACTGAAACCAAAAGATTCTTCTTCCTCATCCTCGCCTAATCCGAAACACGAACAATGATTATAATCATAATATTGTTCAGTGGTGGTTGATGGTACTGTTGTTGCTACGGGTGTACCAGCTACAGTTGTTGTTTTAGTACCATTGGGTGAGACCGTTATTAAAACGGGTACTTTAACCGTAGTTAATTCATCTTCCCCTTGCCAGCATTTACAATGTTGCCAATCATAAGAATATTCTTCTTCACTAAAACCAGAACTGAACTCAGAGCCAGAACCAGACGACTCATTATCTAAATCTATGATGCCTTCAAGGGCAAAACAACAAAGGATGTTTACGAATAATAAAATATATTTCAACATCATACAAATTTTTTTATAATCATTCGAATAATATATCAATTGGATTTTTAAAGATCATTGACGTAAACTTAAAATTTAAATTTTAAGTTTTTAAATATTTATAAATAATCTTTTAAATTTTAAACTGCTTCGATATATAATGTAATGCTTTTTATCCATTATTTTAAAATACTGATTTATTATATACTCAATATAGTTTAAAGGTCACTTTTGTAGCAAATACGTAACATTCATGATGCTTACATCTAATTTAAGAATTAACAAACATGTTTAATTTTTAATTTTTGACATATTAAACCTTAAGTCCTAATTATTTGGTTATATATCTTAAAAATTAAATCTGAATGTATCATCAACAGTACATTAAAATTGTTCAATAATACCTTTTAAAATCTAAATTGTATACTTATATATTATATTCAATTGTATATAAGCTTAGGTTTTAAATAGTATTTGCTTAAATGTATACATAGACATAACATTCTAATATATACACTTAAGTTTTCAAGATGTTGGGACTCAAATGTGTACACATATTATTGATGTTTTGTCTATAGTAACACTAAATTTTAGAATATTATACTTAATAAACTTATTCATAATGTAAAGCTTAAACATCAGATTACTCTGATTTTTAAATTAGTATTTTCCAATAAATTTATTACATGTATAAATTATTAACCTCTTAAAACCTAAATGTTATATTTATAATGATATTTGTATATGAGGATGCCGAGTTTTGAAATATACTCAAATTAATCTAAAAGTCAACGGATGATATCATATTAACAATAATATTTTAAAATGGTATTTATTTTTTAATCAAATTAATTAAATCAGATTTTAATTGCTGTTTTAAAATAAAATCATCTTTATTTATTGTTTGTAAATAACAATTGCAATAACCAGTTAAATTCAAACATTGTATTCCACTTCTAAATCCAAAGCAATCATTATCTTTTAAATATCCATCAATAAAGAACTTAAATTCACCGTTATTTAGGTTTAATGTTTTAAAAATATATTGTCTTATTGACCTTTCTAATTGCTTAGACATCAAAATCAATGGGAAATCTTCTAATTCAAAAAATTCTATTTTTAAAAATTTTTGACCATTTACGTTTAAACCGGTTCCTTCTATTTTAAAAAAAAAGAAATCCATAACACACTTATTAATTATTTAAATAAATTTCGAATCGATTTTTAAAATATCTTGATATATAATACATTGCTTTTTACCGGTTATTTTAAAAGAATACTGTTTATTATGTATTTAAAGTAGTTTAAATAAAAGAATTAATATATTTAATCTTTAAATCTGAACATATCACCAACGATACTAATATGTTATTAATATATAAAAGAGTTAAAGGGTTAAACCATCCTGAGTATGTTTCACATATGTAATAAATGTCATTCGATTAACATCTCAAAACAAAACATCATTGTATACAGATATAATATAATATTATTATAATGTATACACTTAATTTCAAGAGGTTAATACTTTAACCTATTGAAACCTGATGCCCTTGTACAAGGACAAAATTTCATTATAATCTATGTGTTTGGATCTTAAGAAATTAAGCAAAAATATTAACTTTATTAATAAATGTTCAGTTATTAAATTATATATTTATTTGTTATACTCATATATAGCTTAGGAATTAAAGGATTAAGCTATATGTGAGTAAGAGTTTAAAGAGATACTCTTTCAATAATGTTTTATATTTATATAAAAATGTCTTTATCAATCAATCAATATTGCTTTGATTTCAAACATGTTAATATTAGATAAGTTTACAAATTGATGAATATAAAAAATTTTTAAATTTATTTGAGTTAAAAATTTATTTTTAAAAAATAATTTACAGTGTATTTATGATAAAATCAATTAATTTTTGAGATGAATACAATTTACAAGGTCTTAAAAAAGCTTCTAGTTTGGTATCTTTAAATAAAAAGAATTTTATTTGTTTCATTTTTTTTAAACTGTGAATTGCTATAGCTAATTCAAACCGATCAAAAATTCGTTTTTGGGGGCAAAATACAGCGTCATACTGAAAAGATTTGTCAGCTAATAAATCTTCCGATAATTTGATCGGTACATTAAATTTAGACGTTAAATAAGTTTTATATAACTCAGTGTAAGCAACCACGCAACATTTATGGGTCGGGAATTGTGCCTGATACTCTTTTATTGCTTTTTGCATTGATTCAACTCGGGTTGAGACGTTATAAGAAACTGAATGGAATTGTAACCCTGAAATAAAAGGGTTTTTCAACCATCGACCAGTTCCTATAAATTTAATAACGTCTACATATCGATTATATTTTTTCACATAAACACTTTCAATTAATAATTCGGATAGTGTTAACACTGGATCTAAATGAAGATCCAAAATTTGTTCATATGTTTGCTGATTGCTGATTTTATGTTTATAGGCTAAAGCATAAGAAATCCATTTGATCAAATATAACTCTTTTTCCGAATATAAAGGTTCTAAATGAACAATGTCAATATTTAAGTTGTTTGGATTGTATTGTAGAACAATTTTAGGATTCAATAAAAAATTGTTGATGATTCGAGTATAAGATTTAAAAATAATGCGTCTAAAAACGAACCATATCTTTTCATAGGACAGAATCTTTCTGTACCGATTAATCAGAAATATTTTATCTTCACATTTGTCAAACACGACATCATCCCATTGATAATTTAAATTATGTTTGTTATAAGTTTTAATGATTATGTTGGGACGATTTATTAATGTTGATTTCCACCTTTGTAGGTTTTTAACATCTGTTAACAACAATATTTTTCTTGATTCACTAAATTCAAGTTGATAAGGATTTGGTGCTATTAAAATTGCTCCGTCTTTGGTTGTAAACATCGTATATAGAAAATCGATTAATTATCTTTTAAAAGGCCTTCGAACCGATAAACAATTTTTATAATATCGCAGCTAACTTTATTATAAAAATTATCTAAGCATCATAGGCTTGATAAACAATAAAAAAACAGTGTTTAAATTAAAAAAAATAAAATTAAATTTTATTTTTAACAGTTCATTTATGTCTGTCTTTATATAATAATAGACATTGATATAATGAGTTAAATTAATTGTTTATTATATTTATTGATATATATAAATCAACTCTTTAATTTTGATTAAACATTTAAAATAACCCTTCAATTTCTAAGCTGTATATAAATAAACTTAGCAAGTGAGTATATAAATTTAAGAGCTAAAAGATTTATATTCTTTTGACATTATACCTAAAGTGATACTTCCAGATTTAAATGGTTAACTTAATTTTTACTACCCTCAATTTTATAGCTTAGGTGGTAAAGATTTAAGTAAATGAATGAATAAAAATACATTAATTATTCTAAATTAGTGATTCAATCTTAATGGTTAAAATATACATAAGATTAAATCATAATGTTAAAATAAGCTACTAGAAATCACCTGTTATATGGTTAAAGAATTTTATCTGAAATATAATAAAATAAATACATAAACACTGTTCATGTATTTGTATTAAACATTATTTAACAATATACTTGTTAAAGGATAAAATATATGTTTTAATTATAAAACACTGCTGTTTTACCCTGTATTTTTAATGATCAATAATTTATAACCTATGTTTTGTATACTAAAATAGTCTAAAGGTTAATTTGATTTTAAATAAGTCATTGGTTCTGATACATATATACTGCATTTGAAGTTTAAAATAAAAACAGATTTAAAAATTATAATGAGTTGGTTCAGAGTATTTGGATTTAAACATCCAGTTTTTAGTATTCAAAGATTGATGGAAAAACGAGAAGATAAATATTTTTTAATACCATTTAAAATGGAAAAAAGTTTCTTAAAATGTAAAAAATGTAAAAAAAACAACGTTTTATCCACTCACATTCAAATTAGATCTGCTGATGAACCAATGTCATTAGCAGCTACATGTTATTCTTGTGGATATAAATGGATAAAACATTAGTTTCAATATAAAAGATTGATTCTAATCCCCCTTAACTCATTGTTATCATCAATGTCTATTTCAATATAAAAAATGATCGGCAGTTAATTCTTAAATTATATGTTAATATACAATTTATGAATTACTCCTTCAATATTACTGCACATCACAGAAGTTAAAAGATTAACTCTTTATTAAGAATACTCAATATAATCAAATTTTATAGAAAATAAATGTAAAAAGCCATTCGACTTAAACTTGAGTATTTTAGCATTATTCCTTTGTATGTATCAGTTGTTAACACATCATCATGGGTAGAATTACTGTTAAAATGCTTAAAAATATAAACAAATAACTTTCTTAATTATTTATATAAAATTTAAATATATTCTGGTTATAACCTTAATATATGTTGTAATATTATAGCCATGTATAAAGACAGTAGGTTTTAAGAGGTTAAATAATTAATAAAAATGACTGAAAATAACACATTAGTAACCGTAGGTTTATTACATAAATATAACAGACCTATTTTATGTAGAATTTGCAAAGGTTTAAATTCCATCATTTTTTTTGTTGATACTATCTGTATGGGTGTCATTCATGATTTTAACGTTGAAATAGAAACTAATTTTACCTTTGGTGAATTTTATGTTGATCATGATAAATTTAAATCAGCCATGTATTTTTATTTGATGTTATCACCAAGATTTAGTTATGCTATTTTTTATGATTCAAAATGTGTCATTGTAGCTCTTGTTAAATTATTTTGTATAAATTATGAATATGAATCATATGGTTATGTATTGTAATGTTTATTTACTTAACCCCTAAGTTCTAAGTCGTATAAGAATATAACAAAAGCTAATTAATTCTAACACTATCTTCAATAATGTTTTGATATTTAAAGGATTAATTTTTAAGCCATGCATATATGGCTTAAAAATTTATTTAATTTATACTTAACCTTTAGGTCGCCTTGTATACATTTTATGTACACTGCAAATAATTTTTTGTTTAAAACAACGCTTTATATCAAGATAGTCTAAAGATTAAACCTTTTAGCATTAATTAAACTTTGAAATTATACAAGAGCTGAAATAAATAGATTTTTTATGTATTATATGATTTATATTCTTCACACCCAAAAGGTTCATTGACATTTTCCGTAGTAGCTTTATAATATTTAACACAGTCACTCCAATGAGAAGGGTTGATGGATGTATTATCGATATAAAGAGCGGTATGATCCTGAGTAATCTCCTCCATCAAATCAAAAAAATATTTTTTGGGTACGATACTGGCAAAATTTAACCACATTTTTTCTTTATATGACATATTAGGTTCTCTCAGTAAAAATACACCGTCTAAGGTAGATCTTATTACAGGTTTTAAATCCATGACATATTGACTGGCTACAATTACTAATATATTCCAATGACGACCATTTTTAAATAAATCCATTACTGTTTTATCACAAAATAATTTCGAATCATCCATACAATCATCAATGATTAGCAACAACCAAGACATCTTACCTAATAAATTTTTAGCTGTGATTTGTCTTTTGTGAATACGATCTATTAAAGACAGATTAAATTTGTTATATACAAAACATTCAGGAAATAGATTTTTGTAAAAATGATTGGCTTCTTCTGAACCTGATATTACCACCGCTGCAGGAATTAAATGTCGTTTAGAAGCAATCAATGATTTAATTAATGTTGATTTACCTGATCCTGGTCTACCAATAACAATGATTTTCATACCCCCAATATCAGTTTCTACACTATCTACATTAGGTCTGATAAAATTTAAATCTAATTCCTTTATTTCAACAGATTCCATTTTATATATATACTCAAAGATACCTGTTTAACCCCTAGACTATATAAGACTGAATTTAGCAAATGAATATATATAGTTTAAGAGTTAAAAATATACACTTTTTTTAATTTATATACACATTAATACCCCTTTCAAAGTTGAAGGGTTAACTCTTAAGTTATATAGTTTACTATGCTACAGTTTAACCTTTAAATTATCTTAAATATGTGATAAATCATTAATTATTTAAAATAACGGGTAAAAAGCAACACTCTATATATTAAAATAATCTAAAAATTAACTTTTTTGACATTGAGAGTGTGTTTGGAGTTAAAAGGTTACTTTTAATCATTTTATGTATATCTTAAGTTGAAAGAGTATCTGTACACAAATAATTGAAAGTTAGCTTTTTCAAAACAACAACATCATCTATACTTTTGGAGCTAAAAAGTTAACTTACTATAACAACATTGGTAGTCAACAATTTAAACATATAAAATATGTTTTAATGTAAATTACTATTTTAAATAAATGTTTATTTTTACTGGTTTTAATTATTGATTGATAAAAATCTTTTGTTCAAAATTTCATATTAATCAATAATTTGGTTTAACTTTTTAATATTAGGAAAGTTTAGATTATTTAAAAAGAATCAAAATAAAATTTACAAGTTGTTTAACATCATAAATAGGAATTAATATAAAAATCAATAAATAAATTAACAACGTCAATACAACATCTAAATATTGTGATAGTTTCCAAAGTATCATTTTAAAGTTTATTTATACCATTTAACTCATCTATGTGCATCTGGCACATAGATGAGTTAAATGGTATAATCCTTTAATTTTGAGATATATACTTACTTGATTATTTATATACAATTTAGGAGTTAAAGAATTAACTTTTAGTTATATCCTTTTAAAGTTTAAGTATTATTTATAATAATATATCAATGTATGAGGACACCAAGTTTTAAATAAGTAATATTATGTCCATATATAAAGATACCAAATTTCAAGGTTATATTTGTTGGTTACCTTTATTCATATATAGTTTAAGTTATTCAATCAGCTTTAACTATTAAGAATCAACTGAATAATTTAAAATTCTAAAACATTCAGAACAGGCATTTAATCCAGATATAGTTGAAACACTCATATATTTTACATAAAAAGAATCAGTCAATCCAACGTCCTTTCTAGCTTCGTTGTATCGTGTTAAATATTCCTCTTTGATAAGAGGATTTTCTAAACGTTTTATATTTTCGAAACATGTCATTAATTTTTTTAAGTTGTCTATAATATTTTCTTGTAAACATGCTGATTTGACACGTTCAGTAATGTATCGATCGATATCAGTGAATTCTTCTTCTAATTTCAAAGCAGCAGCTCTATCTTCTACTTCTTTCATTTCATCCCTCAATGCTTTTCTGCGATCTGCTTCAGATTTTGATAAAACACTTTCCAAAGTTTCTTTTAGATTAATGCTTTCTACTTCTTTGGCATACCCTTTAGTCACTAAAGGAAAAGGTACACCTATTTTACAAGTCATAATGCTGTGTAGACTATCTGATTCTTTGATTAATTTACATGCTCTTTCTCGAGCCGCTTTTTCCGTTTTAAAGGCTCCTCTTATTTTGGCTACACCAAAAACTGTTTTCTCCTTCTTCATAACTGTTAAAATTTTATCGAATCTTTCAAAATTAAAATTTGGTAATGCTGATTGTAGTTTAACCTTTTCAGCCATTAATTCTCCAATATAATCTATTTCTGGTGTTTTAACAAAGCTGAACAAAGCATATTTTGGATCACTCGGAAATAATTTATCATTTAATTGTTTATTATATTCTGGATAAGGAGGTTCAATTAATGTTTTTTGAGCAATCATAGATTGTTCGTCAGTCATCGATTCACCTTCTTTAACACCGAACGTATATTGTATCAAATTAGAACACATTTTTAAAAGTTTTAAAAATTATAAATCATCGGTTAGCAAGATAACTTTTTCAATCATATCATTTTTAATATATTTGTCAATTAAAAAAGTTGATTCAGTGACTATCAACAACATTCAATTTTATATAAATTTAGATATCAACAACTAGCAAATTAATCATTTAACTCTTATTATACACAAGTACAATGAATAATTTATTGATTGTTAAAACATTCGCTTTTATATAAATTCACATAATTATAATATATCTTTGACAATTACTGAGTTGATTTAATGGATATGTACCCTTTGATTGATTTTTAGATTACTTGATATAATACAATGCTTTTTAATCATTATTATTTTAAAATAATAATGATTTACTATATATTTAAACTGTATTAATGTAGTCTAAAAGTTAACTTTTAGACTACTTTATATTTTTTAAGACCTGATTATTACACATATCAATGTTTTACATATGTAGATGTTACATTTTGAAAGGGTATAATACATCACTTTTTTTACTAATTATTTCAACCTTTAAACTACCTTGAGTAATTACAAATTATGTTAACTTTTTTTTTATTATATCGTAATTCCACACAGAGGCAATATATTCAATCAATCTGTGATCTTTTACACAGATAGTTTCTACAGAAGAAGAAACAGCTAACAAAGAAAAATCTTTCTGACACATAATTATGATGTGATAGTTATCAAATTCATCCTTGTATTGTACAAAAATATGACAACCCGCTATAAATGTTCTAATGGGTTTACCAGTTAAACTAAGTTTATTAAGAGTTTCAACTCCAAATTCAGGTTCCATTCGCATTTTTATATCACCTTTCTTAGGTAACTCAGAATCTTGACATAAACATTTGCTTAATTCGAGCATATTTATTCAGATCAATAAACAATTGTTTTTAACAATCAATTTTATTTCAACTTTTTAAGACCTAATTGTACGTGAGTTAAATTTAATATACTTACATACACTAAGGTCTTAAAATGGTTAAACTATATACAAGCATATCAAATGATTATATATGTAAAAAAGAGTTAAAGGATACTTTTTAACTAAAACTGTTGGAGGTGAGCAAAGGAGTAATTCCAAATGTGTCACTAATGATACATTAGTATCAAAGGTACATATCCTTCAAACCACATTTTATATATAATAAATTATTTTTTGCTCAAAATAGCAAGCAAAAGGTGTTGTAATATATTAAGTAGTTTAAAGGTTAACTTTTTTTGATACTACTAAAGACATGTTTAAAGTTAAAGAGTTAACTTTTCTGTTAGGTAACATGTTTGAATTGAAGGGTTATTTGTAGATCAATCAGACTACCCTAATTAAAGTGTCACCTTTTATCCATTATCCTAAACAAATGATAACCCATTGTATATAAACATAATTAATGCAGTCTAGACATTAACTCTTAAACTATCTTTGTTTGTATATAATTTGAAAATTAAAGATTAATGGTCAAAAATATAAATTAAATTAAATAGTTTTCTAGTTTTATACTTCTTTGATGATCAATGTTCAAACATATTTAGTATCTCAAAATCCAACTGTAAAAATTATAGTTAGATTTCACCCTTTCTGAAAAGGGTAAGTTTTAGAAAGTTAAATATATTTGAGTATTGACTGTTATCAAATGAATAACTTATTGATCATAAATATCTTATAGTCATGTAAATATATAAACCAAATTGTTGATTGTTAAATTAATAAAAATATTTATTTTATTTGATAATAATGACTTATAAATCCTCCCGATCCACACGAAGAATGCATAGATATAAAATTAACTAACAGTGTAGAACCTGTTGTGGTTATTGTAGGAGGTATTTCTTTACCACAAAACTTACCCAGAGACTTATCATCTGTTCCATCAAATAATTCAACATACTCTTTGTTGCAATCATCGGAAAGATCCATCTGTTTAAAATTTACACCTATTGTAGAAGAAGTATCAATCATCATAAAAGCATACGTACAATTAGTGGATATGCTAAAATCGCTTGAAACCATCATTGCGTTATCTGAAAATCCACCATCTCCTCCACAATGAAATGGGTTGGATTGACCCATTTTAGTCTGTTTCAAAAGCATAAACATGGCGGCTAAACCCCAAAAAGTACCTGCACTAATAGGAATAGTATGACTAATAACAGTAGAAGGATACTGAGCTGTAACTGTAATCGACGTTGTCACTGTTTGATTAGTAACCATAGGTACAGTAAACTGTGTAGGAGTAGGAAGTAAAGGTGCAGTGGTTATAGGAGCTGAAGTTGTTATTTTATGGCATCGTGTATCCGTACTAAGAGTACATGGTGTGGATGCATATCCAGAAACACATGCTGAACAAGGTACACACTTATAACTGTTTCCAGTATTAAAAGTACCTTGAGAGCATGCCTTATAAGGACCTTCGTGTCTCCCACCTTCATCATCCCAACCACAGTTAGGAGTTACTTCTTTACCTGCACCTGGCAAAGGACAAGCGACACATTGGTGTGAATATTGATCCCATTTTTGAGTTAGATCAGAACATTTACGTGAATGACCCTGTTGTGGCATTTTTAAATTAACAAACTTATTTAAATAATTAATCGCAATTTTATATAAAAATATTATTTTAACTTTAACCCCGAAAACATTGTTAGTGTCATGTTTATATTGCAGATGATATAATTAAATATTTAATATAACAAAAACTGTACTAATTTTACTTTAAAATTTAACATTCACTTAAGCATATAAAAGATCAATACATGTATGACAGAGTCCTAAGAGTATGCAGTAAATTTAACCTTTATATTACTTGATATAACATCATTAATTTAATATAACAAGTAAAAAGAATTAAGCCTTATATCAATTAATCTAAAGGTTAAAAACAAAACATCACCAATGACTTCAAAATATATTATTTTAACTTATACTTATTTTTTTAAATAGTTATAAATTATTCTGATAAAACATTGATTAAGAGGTTTTACATAAGAGTTGATTTATTTTTACTTGTTTTGAATTCTACATAAAGTAAAAAACAATGAACTTATTTGAATATAATCAACGATTAAGAATTTTTAACAGTATTTTGAGTAAAAATTCAATCAAATTTGAGGGGAGGGGGAATAAATTGTTGATTTTAAACGAATTATTCGAATCTGTAACAAATAAATTAACAGAATTAGCCAATAAACAAATTATAACTCGTCCACATCAGCTTAGACCGTGTATGATCAATTATGAGGTCGATTATGATGAAAATATATTAAATGAAATAATTGATAGACTTGTTGAAACAGATGATTTTTTAAAAACTGTAATATCAACCGAAGCTTTTTTTTGTTTAAATAAATCTGAGACAATGTCGTTTTGGAGAAGTTTAAATGGCTGTAAATTACAACTTTCAACTATTATTCATGAATAGTGTTCATTAAATTTAATATTTAAGCTGTATACGATTATATTAAATGAATATATGGTTCAGAAGTTAAATATAAACACTCTTTAATGTATCGTTGACATACATGAAATTAAAAGCTTAAATTATAGTTCATTTAACATTACTAATATGTCTTTAATGACATGTTAAGAATTAACTTTTAATACATTAATGATATGTATTGTTGAAAGCACACAAAAGAGACTAATCTGTGATCAATCAATGAATTTAAAAAGTTAACTTGTTCATTATAGCATCAAACAAGTTAACTATTTTAAGATTCAGCAGTTTTGTATATGAATAAATATCATACTACTTCAGTCTTACACAATTAATTTTTAGATCACATTGATATATAATCTTTTAAAATCCTATATAGCATCCTCATGTGATGATGCTAGATTTCAAATCAATAATACAGCACTTTTTAAATCGGTTATTTTAAAAATAACGATTTAGCACATATGTAATCTAAAAGTTATAAGATATGTTTACTTTTAACTTCTAATATATAAACGATTAGGAATTTTAAAAAGATTAATCCTTTAAATTTTTCAGAATACATCGAAGTTTAAAAAATTAATCTTTTGAAAACATTGGGTTTCATGTGAAAATATTATAATTTATATATTCAGATCTTAGAGATTAAATATTTTTAAATCACCTTTTATGCAATTATATCTGTTAATCTGAAAGACTGCTGAGTATTATAAGTCATACCAGTTATAACAGTTAAAAGGATTATTTGAAGGGTTATAAATATGTTAAACATATTTAAAATAATAAATAAACCACGTTTAATCAATATGTCTCTATCACAACCATCACATATTTTATAAAGAATAAAATTTTGCTGTAATTCATTTATCATATCCTGACTGATCAACATGATGTAAATGGATAAGAATACATAAAAGAAAAATAAAATCCATATTATCAATAAAACGATACTTAATTTACGTTTTCTTATAGGATGTAAAGCATAAATACTATAACTATCAATGAGTATAAAACAACTATTCATAACTAAAATACAAATAAAAGTTGGTAATGGATTTTCATGTGTTATCCATCCGATGAATATGATTGATAAAACATTGATCAAAATAAAAAAAACATTGAGTCCGATCAGTGGTATTTTAAATATCAACATCTCTTTTAAAATTCGATCTTTTTTTAATTTATGATCCATTTATTTCAATTCTTTAACTTTTAAGCTTATTTTATTGAATACGATTAATTTTATTTAACCCCTGATTTTGATATACCCTTATAAGATCAGTGTATACATATATTGATGTTTTATTAGTGTATAATTGACAATTTTTAAAAGATGCACAAGTGAGTGTAGTAAACAATTACAAATGTCTTTTAATTCTGTTATATTAGTGAGAGAATGTAAAACATATTTATTAATTAACAGCATATAAGTTGAGAATTTAAAAAAATTAACTTGTCAAATGTTACAGACAATTTAAAGTTAACATTTTAACTTTCTAGCATACATTTAATGCTTATTAGTTGAATGTAATGAGTTTAAAATCTTTAACACTAGAATACTCTATATTTTCAAGCATTATAGAAAACACCAAAAAGCTAGTTAGCTCACATTTGTATTCTAATGTTAACTCCTAAGCTATATACAGTGAGTGTATAGCTTAATAGTTAAATCAACTATTGTTAATGTAAAATTGTATAAAAAGAATGTCATTGGTAATCAATGAATTAAAGGGTACATATACCTTCAAATTCTATGTATACTTCAAATATTAATTCATTTAAAATTAAAAAGGTTAAATTACTTTAATGTAAAATATACCATTTTATATCAATAATTTAATACAATGTAAGATTCAAGTATACTGATATTTTGTAATATATAAATTTTAACAGGTTAAATAGTTAATTTTGTACATATATTGCTTTTATTTTAAATAGACATCAGAAAACCCAATGAATTGAGTTTTATGATGTTAAATAAACGCATCTGAGAGCCAATTCGACGCGTTTATTTAATGGTAAAATTTATTTGGTCATTCTGTAAGCAAAAGCATCTAATTCTTCTTGAGGATGCACAAATCCGCAACCGCCATTTATATTTTTGTAATAGCAAATTTGTTGTCCTTGTTTGTTGACTAATTTTTTAGGACACAATTTAACAGCATCACATTCATTGCCTCTAGGACAAGATTTCATTGAACTTTTAATGTCTTTGCGTGTGTGCAAAAATTTACATTTTCCAGTCAAATTCATTTTACATTTGCTGGCATGTTTGCAGATAGCAGAACCTTCTGGTTTGTATTTTAACCCAGATTTTATTGTAACAGGAGAAGGTGTTGGAGGTGGTTCTGGTTTTGGTTTAAGACTTTCGTGTTTGTACATACATTTGTCTTTGAAAGGGCAGGACTGTTGATTTTTGTAATATTTGCACAAACGATTTATCTGGATAATTTCGTGCTGATACAAACAATAAGCCTTGAAAGGGCAAGGTTTGTCTTCTTTGATGTACTTGCATAGTTGAGGCTTTTTTTCTGTAGGAGGAGGGCCGTGGTTGTGATGACATTTTTCGGGACCAAAAGGACACACTTGACCCTCCACCAAATACTTGCAAGGTTTGCTGGATTTTTGAACTTTCCACACAAAACATACCCCCAACTCATCATCTATTATGATTTTCACATCAGATGTTTTGATCCACTTTTTTACTCTGGGAGCTTTAGTTCGATCTTTTTTGATACGACAAACTTCTTCTGGTTCAAACGGCGGAGGTGGTTCCAGTTTAAATTCTGTCCATTTAAGCTTTCCTTCCAAAGCTAAAAAACAATCGATCAAGTTTTGCTTATAACGATCATTAAGCTTCTTAAGGTGAGCTTTTTTGTCAAACTTAGGCAGTTTTTCCTCAGAATTGATATCGGCTTCTTCATCGTCCGAGTCTTCTTCAGAATAAAACTCTGCCTCATATTCTTCATCATCATTGTCAGAAAATTCATCTTCAGATTCTACAGCCCACTTCTCGGGGTCGAACAAATCTTCGGAATCCTCATCCAACTCTGGTTTTTTATTGTATTTACTCATGTTTATTTCAGCGCGTTAATCGATTCGTGAATATTAAAAACCATTATTCAAATATTTTGGCGCCGCGTTCTACAAAAAGTGTCAGACCAGGTCCTTTATTGTAACCGTACAAATGTTTAGCTTTTTCTTTATCAAATCTAGGTTTATCAGTACGAATGTTGACTGTATTATGTATATCGGTTAAAAAATTAAATAAAGATTTCTTAGTGTTAACGACTTTTTTTAAATCTACCCCGATTAAAGTTTCTTTATAGTGTTTTTTACAAACAGAACATGGTATAAGAGCAGGTAACCCTTTTAAAACAGCTCTCCATTCTTCTTTTTCACTTGGTAATAAAGGATCAGAAGCTGAAGCTGCTGCAGTGTGCAAAGTATACCATAAATTAGGTCCAAATTCAGATGGGGCAAATGCATTAAATGAAGGTCGTGCCCCTACTGAAACAAATTCTGATGAAAATCGGTTCTTTAAATATCGATTCATTTTTTAAAAACGATTTTCTTTTATAAACATTTTAAGATATGATAACGATGTCTTTCGTATCAGAGTGTGCTTATTGTTTGGATACAAATATCCATTTTACTGTTCGTTGTCAATTAGAATGTCAAATTACAATATGTTTAGAATGTTTACAAAAATCTACTGATATAGCTGTTGAAAATAATAACTATCCAGTTTGCGATTGCGGTTCTCATTATAATTTAAACAAAATTACGGAACCAATATTGATGCCTTGTTATTTAAAATTCGCTGACAAATTGAAGAAACCTATTGAAGAAAAGAATACTCAAATTGAAACTATGGCAGTAATGAAGAAAGTTAATTGGTTACAAACAATTCCTCCTGTTTACAAAAATTTTATCGAGGAGTTTTTTTATACTAAATTACATAATCTATGCGTGGCTCAAGCTAAACAAGAATTGAGTCAGACTATGGAAAGTGATTTAAAATGTCCATTTTCATATTGTCCTGGAACGCTAGAAGGTGATCAATGTAAAATATGTGGTAGAACAATGTGTTTAACTTGTAGATTAGAAAAAACAGCTTTTCATGAATGTAAACAAGAAGATGTAGAATCTGTAATTTTATTAAATAATATGATTTCATGTCCTAAATGTAAAACCAAAATTCACAAAATTGATCGATGTAATAACATGACATGTGCCATTTGTAAAACTAATTTTCTGTATGATACAGGTAAAAAAACTACGTTTGGAAGTGATTTTAAAGTGTTTTTTAAACTTCATGATTACAAAATTTCTAAAAGAGTGCTTGATTTATCAGAAGAAAAGCGATCTTTATTAGAAAAATTAGAGAAATCATTACCTAAAGAACCTTGTAAAATAACAGCTTCAAAAACCTTCATCAAACGCTATTTAAAATTTAAAACATCTGCTTTGATTTATAATAAATTGTGTTCTGATTTAGAACAAAAAAAAGACTTCGACGAAAGTTATGGAAAAGCTTTAAAAGATTTAAATTCTTTATAAAATAAAAATTGTTTTTAAACCTTGAATACATTAATGTCGAAAAATTAAAGATTAACTACCAAAGACATCTTATATTTATATAAATAAATATTTTTGACAGGTTAAACACTTTTATTAATGAATTAAATCTTGTATACAAGATTTAATTCATTAATAAAACTATATAAATACTACATTGTAGTAATAAGATTAAATTCTATACATAGAATTTAATTTTTAAACTGTTTTAATATAAGACATAGTGTTTTTTACCTGTTATTTTTAAATGACGATTTAATATCTATGTTTTGTGCATTTACAATAATTTAACCTTTTAATTCTAAATATATCATCAGCACACAGATGAGTTAAAGGATACTTATCCTTTAACTCCTTAATTATATATTCATTTGATATACTTATACATAGATTAGAAGTTTAAAATACTTTGAGTATGTTTTAAATACGTTATTTTTTATTCTCCTAAAACACAAGTGTATATACATATAAACATTTTGTCCACACATATGGACACTGACGCTTATAAAAAAAGCTAATTTTATGAAAATAAATATCTTTAGCACTTTTAGTAAGTTAAAATTATATAACATTTACACATTATTCTGTACAGAATAAAATATCAGTTAAATTTTTATTTAAAAAATTATATTGTTCAATAAAACCACTAGTTTTTAAAGCTGACAAAACATATTTGAAGGAAGACCCTTTTAAGGTTGTCCATAATAATTCTATTACTTCTAATTTTGTTAAATTGATAATAAATCTTTTCACTTTTACTAATGGTAAAATTACTTGTAAATTAGATTTGAAATAGTTGAATTCAACACTGGTTAAATCAATTAGACTTTCTATTAATAAAATTTTTAAATCCATCAATTTTTATTTGAAATTTTAAATTTCAAATCGTTAAACTATAAATAACATGGATTGTATTTTTTGTAAATCAGATAAAACAATAGTTTATGTTTGTAAAAACTGTATTAAATTACCTGGAACTGTTTATTTAATTAAAGGATTCGTTCCAGAGCTGGTTTCAAAATTAACAGCTGCATGTGAAGATCAAGCTTTTAACAGTGTTTATTTTTTCAATCAATGTACTGTTACTTTAAAATATTTAGAAAATGAAATATTAAATGATGATGTTAAAATAATCAAGGAAAGACCTGCTCGAGAATATTCGAGAAAAGAAATGGTTGTTGATCTTATTGCATTAAGAAGAACTCTTTTATTAATTAAATATAAACATTCGGAGTTTTTAAGTAAAATTAGATCTGAAATGATTAAATTAGCTTCTGCCTTGAAATGTTATATTTATCAAAAATGTTTAACATTTGATGGTCAATCAACTTATGATAAAATTTTAGCCAAAGATATGGAATTTATATGGACTTCATAATTTTTATTTAACGCTTACATAAACAAACGTAAGCGTTAAATATGTTAACGTTTAAGCTATATAAATCGTGCTATGCTTAAAAATTAAAAGACTTTACAGTGGTATTAACATGTTGTGTTTGGGGTTAATTAATTTTAAATATATCTTTATGTTTATTTACAATTTATAACCTTTAAATTATATAGCATAGAGTTAAGATGTATATATCTTTTAATTTTTTTATATGCTTCTATTACTAATTTATTGAAGATTGTGTTTAAAGTCAAAAGGTTGATTAACCTTTAGATTATTTTGAATATGATGTGAATCATTGTTTAAAATAAGTAAAAAGTACTGTGTTATAGAAAGCAATTTAAAGGGTTAAACATACTTAAAGTAATCTAAAGGTTAATTTATAAGCTATATAGTTTACAAATTAAAGATTAAATGTTTTTAACTCTTTTGTGAGCCATTGACATCAATAATATATTTGGAGTTAAGCAAAAGTGAAATAATTACTGACTACTAAATTTCGAAAGTGTTTTCTAAATTTACAATTTCTGATTCCTTCCCCATTAATCGTTCAAAACGATCTAAAAATCTTTTTCTAAACGAAGATCCTACACATGTGTACAAAATGGGATTAAGACATGCATGAATTAATGCCAAACTTTTAGTGAATTGTAAAGCATGATCTAAATTTTTACTGATTGAACAATCTGTTATAAAATGATATAAAACATTACATATTCGATACAATTTAACAATGTTATAAGGTAATTGAGTAATTAAAAAAGCTGTCATTAATACAATTAAAATACACAAAGCACGCCATTTTTTAAACCCAATCACTCTTTTCAACCGATAAATTACAGATCCATAACATATACCAAAAGCAACACATGGGATTAAAAATCTTAAAATAATTTCACAAGCTTCTAATCCAGCTTTAACGGATTGAGTATGTTCAACAGTGTATACAGATGAACATACTAATTTATCATGAATATTGATAACAATAGGGAAAATAAGTTCAGGTAAAGAGAACATCATTGCGATTCCCCAAAGTAATACAAACCATGATAAATGTGCTTCCAACCATTTTCCTTTTACAATAACATAGTATCGATCTAAAGCAATATAAGCTAATAAGAAAGCTCCACCTGTAAAATTAAAAGCATAAATAAAAGAAGTTATTTTACATATAAATAAACCCAAAACCCATTGATAAGCGGATTCTATAGCTCTTAAGGGTAAAGTAAAAAGTAATGCTATATCTGAAAGAGCTAAATGAAGCACACAAACATCAGTAATGGTTTTTAAAGCGGTTTTACGACCATAAACTATTACTACAGCTATATTCCCTATTAATCCTATTAAAAATGCGCTGAAATAAATAATAGGTAAAAAATTGGAATGAAATACTCTCACATCATGTTTTTCACATAACATATGTTCGTATTCATAACTTTCATTTGAATAATCATAATCTTCCATTTTGAATTAAATTCTTGAAATCGAATATTACAAAAATTTTCATATTTTACATGATATTTTAATTTTTAAAAATCAGTTAAAATATGTAAAAACCATTATATTAATATTTTAATCATTTGATGTATTTGCTCATATACAGTTTACAAATTAGATTGTAAGTTTTAATGTTTAGTTTCTTTAAGAATTAACATTTTTATATGTTAAAATATATTTAAAATCAACAGTGTTAAATGTAAATATATAATTGTTTGCTGTATGATTGTATATTTTATGAGTTTAAAAGGTTAACATATAGATTTTAAAAGATATGTATATTTTTAGACTATATATTTGATCATATGCAGCTTATGATTTAAATGTTTAACCCTGGTTATATAAGATTTAACTTCAACAAAATTAAAAATGAAGAAAAGTTTTAAAATTTTTGAAATCGATTAAAACAATGGACTCTATTATACAATATCTATCCAATGAATTTAAAGGATTTAAACCCACTAATTATCTTAAACATAAAATTCATTTTGTATTTACAACATGGACCTGTTATCGTAGGCAGATTATGAATATGGAGCAACAATATACGTTAGAAAAAACAGCTAAAACGTTAAAATCTCAAAACATTTATTTTGTATTGATATATTCTAGGCTGGATATGTCCCTTGATACAGAAAAAGAGTTAGTTTCAGCTTTTACATTTCGAACATTATGTTTAGAAGATGTAATCCCTAAAAGATTTTATGATCACATATATTCATCTACTTTAACATGGATGGATAACGTAAGAATAATAGTTATAAAACATTACGATAAAATTTTACGTGCTTTAGAAATTTATGATTTTGAAGTAGATAAAGATAATTCTATCATGTATGTTGATGCTGATATAGAGTTTATTTCAAATCAATTTCCGGATATATACACAGCAAATGGTGTGTGTAGTTATCCACAATTAAATCCCATTTTCACTCAGGCAGATGTAAACGGAGACTTAAAAGATCCCGAAAGAGCATTTAATTACGTTATAAATGGTCAAGCTTATGCCGCTGCTCGTACAGATTATGCTTTAAAAAAAAGACAATATAAACCTTCTATAGCATATGGAGAAAATTGTATGATTTGTGTAAGATATAGATCTATTGATACGTTTAAATTTTATGTGAGTGATTATTCTTTATCAATAGATTTTCATACAGATCCTTGTAGAAGAATGTTACGATATTCGGATCCTTTATATATAGAAAATCATACATTTATTTACCTGCAATTGGTTAAACATTTGTATCATAGACATGATTTATCGTGGACTTACACTTAATGTATAATATCCAATGTATTTAACTCCATATGTTATAATATTTGATCATCATGTGCATACATAGCATAAATTAATTTTTAAACTACTTTAATTAAAAGCATTGTTTTTACTAGTTATTTAAAAGAATATATGTAAAACATACTTAAAGTAATTTAAAAAGTTATAATATTGTTAAAAGTTTAATTTTTAACCTTTTAAAATTTAAATGTATATATTGATGTTTTGGCTATATATGAATACTAGGATTTAAAAGGTTAAATTAACATAATAATAAAATTAGCTTTCAATACATTAAAGACATAGAATTAAAGGTTTAAATTTTAAAATAATCCATAGAATTTATGTGAGGATTAATTAATTTTAAAATATTTTTATAAACGTAAATCCATAATTTTTTCTTTGCTTCCTTTATATTCTGTTGTACAAGAGGCCCCTCTTGAGATTTTAGAAAAAATATAAGATTTTTAGCTAGAAAATATGAAAATTTCAAAGCATACGGATCTTTAATCCAATACCTCATTCTTTTTTGGGTAAAAGACCATAAATGAATTGTTTTTTTATCTTCAGAAACATAAAAAGGTTCTGTTCCTGGTATTATAGAAAATAAATGAGAATTTATCACATCTTTTAAAGGTTTGACCATTAATGCTTTACTTTGCAATCGAATTAAATATTTTTTAGAATTGAAAGGTTTTAATTCAAAATCATAAGTGTCATAAATTTGTAATGGATGTAAACTTCCATTTACAAAAAATCCACTATTAGCTTCATGTAAACACCATCCGACTATAGTTTCTATGCGATTTATACAATCATTTATATCGGCAGCGTCTACTGGATCTGATGTTTCTTTTTCTTGAATTTTTAAATCATTTAAAACATAAACAATTTCTCTAACAAAATCCTTAAAATTGGAATGATCGGCTACAAACATAAACTTATTAATTTTGATGGAGTCAGCTTTGATTTTAGCCATAACAAATTCAGTCATCTTTTTTTTGAAGGATTCAACCATTTTACCATTGACAATTGTTTTATTGCGATATCCTTTTAAAGGAGAAACATTAAAATAATCAGAGCATAATCTATTTAACAACCCTGGTTTACCATCGTTAAAAAATCCTAAAAAATCTATAATTTTAAACAAATTAACATCTATCACATCTTCTGTTTTAACTCCTAATTTAATGGCTAATTCCTTTTTTTTTAATTCATGAGTGTTTAGTTTTTGATCGGTTAAATCTATCATTTTAAAAATCAACGATTTATTATTTTGTGTTATACCATCAATTGCGTTTAATTTTAACTATGTACAAAGACGAGTTGTTTTAAAAGCAATGTTTAAAATTGATCCTTCCGAGTCACCATACATGGTGACTCGGAAGGATCAAATTTTTCCAAAAACAGATGTTAATTATTGTTGCAATTTAATAAAAACATGTATGTTTTTATATCTTATTTTACTAAACTAAGCCGACTCAGAAGAATCAGTTTTTAAAAAGTAAACACTATTTCAGCATGATTTAACCTTTAGACTACATTAATAACACTACACTTTTTAAACCTAATATTTTAATCTTTATAACTCAGTATCTACATATAAAACCAGTAATAGGATAATATATATTTATGTCTTAAAAAGTTAAAATAAGCACCAATTTATTGCATATTTTTATATACTTGAAGTAATCTAAATAAAGTAAAGGAAATATTATGATATCAAGAATATCTTAACCCTTTAAACACTACATTAGTGTTGAAGGAGTTAACCTTTAAACTACAACTTTGAATATATTTTATATACACAATAAACTGTTATTTCTTTAACCTTTAAAATATCTAGACAATATTTAATTTGTAAACCAGTAAACATAATATGAACTTCAAATATATCTTTGTTTAAAATTGTCAAAAAATTTAATTATACATCAGATGTTAAAAATTTATGAGGATTCAATTCAAAACATTCAACCTTTGGTTTTTGAATTAATTTTTTACAACCATTCACTTCGACATTTCCTGGTTTAATGCATTCGAGATTGAAAGTTACTTTTAAATTGTTGCATGGTAAAGATTTAGAAACTGTTTTAACAGGCTTTTCATTCAGTTTATGACCAGAAACTGCTGAAAACGAATTTTTAACAACATGTTTCAATGTTGGATTCAAAGACAGTGGTGTTTGATATGTAGAAACACAACCAGAAGTTTCATTTATCATTGGCGAACGTTTTAATTTACCCTTTTGTCTGATTTTTAGTGATCGTTCCATTTTTTGTTCCATAGGATGACTGACCACGGGTATTTTAGTTTTATTTTTTACGATAGGTTTGATAGAAACAATCTTTTCAAATAAATGTGGAATACATTTTTCTTCTATCTTTAATCTATCAGTTGGTTTGGGTACAGCTGTGTAAATAATTTTTTCTCCTCGTTTTTCTTCACATGTACCATAAACTTTAACTGGATTGGTTTTGAGGTCTATAAATCCCAAAACAGGTTCTTCCTTGATCTTAATTAGAGCCGTTTGTCCAACCACCGTTAATCGGTCAACAACTTTTATTTTTTGAGGGGGTTCTATGTACGCAACAGTCGTAGTCGTTTTACCAGCCACTCGCGAAGTTTTACAATCTTCACGAGGTTTTAAGTCATAAGATTCATCTTTTGAATCATACCGAACGCTTGACTTATTAGTCAACACACTTGATTCGATAGCTTTAGGTTTCACATTGTGATGTACAACTTCTATAGATTTGATGAAAGATTTTTCTCCAGATTTTACAGGTAACACAACAGCTTTTTTGGTATGAATGTTAGATGGTTGTTCTAAAGGTTTAATGGATTTAATAAAAGGTTTAGCTGTTGCTTCTGTTTTTAGAGAAGTTTTTAAAAAAAGTTTATTATCTGAACAAAATTTAACAGATTTATAAGTCAATGTTTCAAACACTTTTAAACACACATCTTTTAAGACGTCGAAATATCGTACAGGTTTTTTGATATTTTCACATTTTTCTACAGCTTTATCGTTACGTTTAACAGACAAAGGATGGTCCAAGACAGCAGTCGGTCTGTTTTCATCAAATATAAAAACACTTTCTTCAAATCCATTGTAAACAGTTGTTTTTTGTATGTATCCTGTTTGCAATCTATGTGGATCTTGTGAATAAGATTGAGTCAATACACCTTCAGGTCTGAAATGACCTAATTTTTTAAGAGGTTCTATTTTTTTAAAACCAGCATGTTTAGGCTCTATTTTACATGATTTGGGTTTTAAAATACGTTGAGGACCATTCCAATATTGAGGATTGGTAAAATTAGGTATGTTTTTAGTTTTATCTACTGCTTGTAATAATGACATTTTATTTTTTAACTTAGAATTATTTTAACCATTGGACTATTTTAATATGTTTTGTACATGTTATTCTTTTAAAATAATGGGTAAAAAGTGGTACATTGTATATCAAGATAGTTTAAAGGTTATTCAAAATACCAGCGATATAATATGCATTAACTGTTAACTCTCGAGTTATATATAAACGTAGAAAACAATTAAAAATTAACTTTTTAGCCCTTCTACATATTAACACGTCTTCTAAATTGAAATGATTAAAGTTAATCCTTCCACTTATAAATTATATATGAATAAGTGAATATATAGTTTAATTAAAAATGTATACCCTTTAGATGTCTCAAATACATTAACTATCAAAAATGGCTACTTTTATATAAATTTATGTATTTGACAATCACTGAGTTTAAGTATATTTTGTACTGAATCGTATTTATTAAAATAATGGTTAAAGGGTGAAAAATAATGTTTTAATATAATCAACACTGAAGTAGTGAGAGTAACACAATTAGTATTAAACTTAATAAAGGTTAAATTTGTATGTAAAAACATTTTAAGATTAAATTTGATTTTAATTAAATAATGATTAAAATTTTAAATAAATTATGTATCATATTGATGTGTTGAATCATTTATTAATTAAAAATTTTTGTGTTTTAACTGGTAAAGAATTAACCGATTGGAGAGTTAAATTTTATACCTATCAAATGAAACCATTGATAAAGGATATCTTAAATATCACTAAAAAAAGGTCATATAAATTTCAACCTTGTGAATCAAATTGCATTGTTTTACCTGTTAATGATTATAAACTAAACTTTGTTTTGACATATGTTAATTTAATAGAGGTGCATAAAATGTTATTTAAAGAATGTCTTGATATATTAGATATATCAGAAAAAACATTTAAAATGTTTATTCAACGATTAACATTATTTTATAATATGATTTTACTTTTTACAGTATAAACCCATATTCAAGTGATTAATTAGCTGAAACATCATTACTGACTTGTTGAATTACCATGCCCCATAAGATTGTTTCAATACTAAAAATTTATTGAAACAAAATTTTTCTTTAAAACCAATCAAAGGTTAACCCTCATATTTTACATGTGTAATAAATTATTATTCTATTAAAATAATGGGTAAAAATGATATTATATATTAGGATAGTTAAAGTTAATTCCTTTATAGACAACCTTTATATCAAATTAAAAGATTAATTTGTTGCATTAAATGTAAATTTAAAATTAGACTTCTTAAGAACCAAATATATATATATAGATATTTTATTTATGTATGTGAATAAATAGATTAATTTTCCCCGATATAAATTACAATATTTTGTTTTAAATAAATATATTTAGTGTAAAACAATAACTCTACTAATATGTTTATATTTAATGGTAAGATGTGTTAATACTTTATAATATTATACTAAGTTATATTTAGTCAAAACAAAAATATTTATTGATGTTTATAATTATGTAAACACTGAACGCTAGCAATAACGCCTTTAAAGGGGTTTAAGGCATTGATCACTAAAGTTTAAAGAGTTAAGCTATATACTTATTCACTTTATATAACTTATGAGTTTAAGAGTCACCTTTAACATTAGAATATTTAAGTATATGTTAACTGGCTTTTCAATGTTTATTTTCTATAAAGCTTGGATATATTTAGGTATTCAGCATCAAATTATTTCAAGCGTGTTTTATATATAATAGGTATTCTTTTAGAATAACTGATAAAAAGTAATACATTATATATCAAGTGATCTAAAGGTTAATTTTTAATTACGTTATTTTTAAACTTAATATTTGTACATGGACAAACATTAACTTCTTAATATTAAATATATATACTGCTGTTTTATTTATGTACATATACATTGAGTTTTAAAAGGTTAAAATTATTATATACTCAAGTCTTGGAGATTATAAACTATTTTAAAAATAGCTCATTGATTATGAAATGTATGCTTCTATATAAATAAAGCCATTTTTAACAATCAATGAGTTAATCAAATAAAAACAACTTATTACATATTTTATATAACTGTATTGACCTTAGATTACTTTATATAACATGGTGCTTATATCTAGGTTTTTAAATAAACAATATATACACAAAACATACTTAACACATCCTAATGGTAACCCACAACTGATATCTTTATTATATAATGAAAGCTGTCAGTTAACATTTTAAAGGTAAATTGTATATATTTTTAGAGTATCAAAATATTTTTTACTGTTTTATATGTTTAAAAATGGAATTATCCAAATTCGATTCATTAAAACTCTATTTGGAGGAATCCAAGTGTTTAAAATGTTATCTTATAATAAGAGAATTATCCCTTTAAAATCTGACGTATTTATGATATTTTAATATTTTTATATGTTAAATAAATAGGAAAACAATTTAACAATACTTTACTGTTAAATTAACCCAAAGCCAACATGAATTATTTAGAATTTTATATTCAACTAATCCTTGTATAATTCATGCATTTTATAAAATTTAGGCTGTAAATAACTAGTTTTATTTCTTCCTTGTTATGATAAAGATTTCAAATCATATTGAGTTTTGGACTGATGATTTAATGTTATTTTGGTTAATTTTAACGATTGTTTGTAAAAAATATAGGAAATTTGTCTAATACCAAATAGTTTCATTATTTAAAACCTTGTTAGTTTAAAAACGAGATTCTTTAGCTTCTAGAATAACTTTAATTAACTTCCCATATGTATTTGATATATATAAGGTTTAATAATTTTACATTGTAATAGTTATATGATATATTCTTAACTATATTATAAACACTGTACCAATTTAAAGTCTTATCAAATGTTTTAATAAAATAACCCCCTTTTTGAAGGGGTTTGAACATATAATAAATCGTTGTTTGTTTAAAATAATCGATATAAAATGATATCTTATATTGGAGTTAAATGGTAAATATCTTTTAACTCCAAACTATATACCTGGTAATGATTAAAAGTTAACACTTTAGCACTGAATACATTGAAAGCATATGATGAAAATGTTAATACAAATCTTTATATATTTGGTCATTAAACTTGATCATATATAACTTAACCTTTAACTTATATACAAATTAGAGTTAACTTAATACTATTGTATACAAATATAATATTATACCAAAATTTTATAAAATTAAATTACAAAGCATATTTCATCCGGTGATAAATAACCTTTATCTAAATTTATCAAATCACTTATTAAATCATCTATTGAAACAGATTGAGAAGGTAAAACATTGCTTAAAATTTTAAATGTTCTCAACAATAATTTCAATTCGATCTTAACAGATGAAATATAAAATATAAAAGAATTTTCGATGAGTATCAATAATAATAATCGTCTTAAAGCTTTTACATCTTCTGCTACATAATCTATAATGTCTAATACGTTATCATTTTGAGTTTGTGTAAATTGTACCGATACACAGGGTTTAAATTTGAACCAAGTCATAAATAAATGAATTTGATTGATTAAATATTGAAAAATAGCTGAATTTCCTGCATTAGTTTCAATGATGTAATCAATGTTTAATCCTATATTTATAATATGTCTCCTTACGCTAAAAATTCGGTTAATTACGATATATGAAACATTCATTGTTTTTATGCATGAAGAACAAAGTTCACATTCACTTTTAACCCAACATATAACGCACATTTTATTTTTAATATAAAATAATGATATATTTATTTAAATACATTTTTAAAATTCATTCTAAAGTGCTTTGAGGGGTTAACGATTTAATCTCAAACATTGTTACGTTAGTATCGGGGAAAAGTTTAAAGTATGTATTATAACTTTTAATTATTTGATATACAAAGCATCAGTTTTTACCGATTATTTTAACCTCTTGAAGCCCAATGTCTTTATATAAGCTGTGATATTATATATATTTAGTATTAAGAAATTATAAGAATAACGATTTGTCATGATTTTAAAATAGTTTTGTTTGGGTGTAAGTTGAAGGGTTTTTAACCACTTTTATATAAAGCTTTGATATGTTTAAGTATTCCAGCGTCAAATGTTAATTTCTGTTATATATTTGTTTATATATAATTTTAAAGTTTAAACATATTAAAATTTAAATTTGTTAGTAAAACTGATGGATTAAAATTATTATATCCTACATTAAAGATTTTATTTTTTTTAAAATTTTAGAAGCTGGTTCATAACCTTCCCAGAAATTAGTTTGCCCTAAACTATCAATAAAGACTAAAGTAGGAAGATTTACTGTTTTAGATCCTAATAATTTAGGTAATTTAGTTGTTATAGCTCTTTCAGCTTCTAAATCACCATCAAACGCTCGAGCAATTATGATTCTGATACCTACAGCGCTTAAAGGTTCAACTAATTTATGAATCTCAGGGACCAATTTAAGACAATAATAACAAGAATTAGAACCTATTACTAATAAACAAGGTCTCAGATTAGGTTGAATTAATCCATCTTCCATAAAATCTGAAATTATAGCGTATGAAATCGGGTAAGTAAAATTATCCATTTTTAAAAATGCTTAATATATTTTTAGATTTAGACGAAACTTTGATCAGATCCTTTAGAAAAAGTAAATTAGGAGTCGATTACATTAAACCTGGAGTTTACAAAAAGGGTACAATTCCTCCTCATACCAAAGACAAAAAACAATTGGCAGTTCTTATTTCAAAATATGTTTGGAGTGCAACAGAGGATTATATAGTCTGTCATCGACCTTATTTAGATGTTTTTTTAAACTCATTGACAGATCGATATAATGTAGGTGTTTGGACGGCGGCATCAGCAAGTTATGCTATTCAAGTCATCCGAAATTTAGGATTTAAAAAATTAGGATTGTTTTTATATGATAAACATTGGCCTAAAGATTTAAGAAAATTAAAAATTTTAGGTTATTCAATGGATAACACTTATATCATAGATGATTTAGAAGAAGTTGAAGAATTACAACCTAATAATTGTCTTCGTATTAAACCTTTTAAAGCTGGTTCAGATCAGATCGAAGATTATGAATTATTACAAATGTTAACAAAATTAATTAATTTAGAACGTACTTTTAAAAAATAAATCTTTATTCAACATATCATTAATTAATAGTGAATTAATGTAAGATTTTAATTTTTTGATGTAATATAAAGAAATTTACGCTTTAATTCTTAATTATTCAATATATACTCTTTAATTTGTTTAATGGTGTGTTCAGAGTTAACACTAGCCTTTAGATTACTTTGAGTATGTAATAGACGTTAACTTTTATAGTTATAACCATGAAACCAAATTCCATAAATTTGTATGTAATAACATATTAGGATTTAAGTATTATATTTATAATGATATTCTATCTACATATGAAGATGCCAAGTTTCAGATGTTAACATTGGAATACTTAAGTATAAGTCAAACAGCTTTATATAAAGCTTAAATATACTTATTTATTCTAATATTAAAGGATTAAGTAAACTATATAATCAGGACGTTGGTGATGATCACCAAATTAACCCTAATATACATAGAATTAGTCATATTGTAAAAATTTAAAATAAAGCATTGAAATCAATTTATTTCAGTTCATCAAAAATAAAAACAAAGATGTTTAAATGTTTTTACTGTGAACGAGGATTTTGGTATATTTGTTTAAAATGTTTATGTTCTAAAAATTTTACCATCATTTTAGACATGTTCATTAATAAAACAATAAAAGAATTAACCTTATTAAATGGAAAATACGATGTCGAATGTTTAAATTTAATATTGTCCCTTATTAAGGTATTAGAACCTTATGTTTTACATAAAAATTTTTTGTTTCGGTATGTACCAAAACAAAGAATGTCTAAATCTCTTTTAAAAGAAGCATTACAGGGATTAACTTTAATTTTCAAAGATAAAAATATAATATTATTTGAGAGAAATTTATATTCCATTACCGAATTATACAATACATGTGATTTAATTTATGTTTTAAACATGGTAAAAAATTAAGTTTTAACCTTTAAATTATCCTGATATAAGTGTATCACTTTGAACAATAATGTTTATTATGTGTTCAATATAGTCTAAAGGTTAATTTATTAATGCTTTATGTAAATTTATACAAAGAGTTCATATTTACATAAACACGTGTAGGTAAATTACTTGCTTATTTTATATAAAACAAATGTTTTTGACACCCAAATTAATTACATTGTTAACTTTGAATACGTTGCTAATAATATAGCAGTGTTGAGGAATTGAAAACTGTTTATTTTTATTTTCAAGTTATATAATTAATTGTATATAACTAGAGAGTTAATGGGTTAACCTTTTAAAACTCAATATCAATGCATCTGTAGACAATACATCTATATATTTAGTTTTAAGAGGTTAATATCTTGAACATATAAATTCGAGTCATCATGTGGAATCATAAGAGTTAAATCAGGCTATTAACCTTTATATGAGTAAATATATCAACTGAGTAGATGGTTAAAATGTTAAATCTTTGATTGACAAAGACACTTGTCTTTACATAAACATACAGCATCAATGAAATAACACTTTATTTCAATAATACTGAAGACTGTTCATTTGAATTCAGAATTGTGTAAACAGCTTAATATTCGTTCTGAACAGCATAAACAGTATCATCATGATATTTTACTTCTAAATCTTCTTCTAAATTTAAAGTTCTGGGGCTGGGATAATCTTGTTCCCATTTAAAATAAGGTTTTAATTCTAAGGTATAATCTTCTTTAGATTTAACACCTTTGATGTCTACAATAGAAGGACATTTTTTTAAAAATATATGTGAATATTGAGCCCCATCATGAAATGTTATTTTAACACGATTCAACGTTTGATAAACGGTAACAGGTTTGGTAGTCCATCTACGCCATAAAACTTCAAATACAGTTGAAATTAATATGTATTGTTGTCGACAATCAGTATAAAACGCTTTGTCGACAATGAGTTTGAGTGCAAAAGCCCATGTACAAAATATAGCAAAAAGTATTCCTAACATTTTATATAACTTTAAAAATGCGAGGTCCTATGTCTTCTTCCACAATGATCAAATCATTTTTTTTAAAATCATAATATTTACAAGCTGGATCTTCAGCTAATATTTTAGGATAATCTTTACCTTCTTTAGAGTTTCTCTTCCATAATTTATGATGGGGTATCATTGATCCTAAATCATAGGTGAAACGTGAAACATGAAAAATTTGTAAATTTAATTCACCATTAGTTTTTTTTAAAACATCATATGTGGCTGATTTAAAATATATCACTATGTTCAAGGATAAAGTTTTATTTAAAGTTCTGAGGAAAGAAGCTGTAATTTGTTCAACAAAATAAATTTTTATTCCATCAGATGTTTTGTATTCTTCTTCTGTTATTTTAATTAATTCACTTGAAACATTTCGTGCTTTTAACATAGCTTTTACATGTATCAATGTTTTTTCGTTCATTTTATCACTGTTTTGAATCATTTACTCAATCTTCGATTTTTATATATTGCTCTTAAACTATAAATGATCAAGATTGATCATTTATAGTTTAAGAATTAACTCTTTTGTACATGTTTAATACTATTGTGTTGTCAATACATGCAGGTATTTACTTTTTAACTTTAAAATGTCTCTTAAGACATTAATACATTTGTGACTATTGAGAAATTAAAAGGTAAACATTTTTAATTCCTAAGATATATACTCGAACATAGCTTATGAGTTAACTGGTTAAAATAACAGATAAAAATAATGCTATGTATCAAACATTCTAAATGCTAATTCATTTATATTCTTTCAACATTAATGATGTATTTGGATTTAACGATACAATAAGGAATTTTAATATTCTTTAACTTTTAGGTTATATACAAGTAAGCGATTGGAAGTTAAAAATGTTAATTTCTAATCGTTCATTACAATTGCTTGAGGGTAAAAATTAAATAAGTATAGATTTACCAAAGGTAAATTTATTGTTTTTTAGAAAAGTTTCTAATCGACTGTATCTGAATTTATAAACAGTCGAACCATTATAAAATTCCAAATAAGAAGAATAAGGTCTATTATGAGCTACGATTATATTTTTATATGGTTTTGAACTTATTAATAAATTTTCAGATGTTTCTATTACAGCTATTGGTAATAATTTAGATATGCGATATTTGATGTAATTAGAATGCACCACTATACATACAGATTCTAATTCCGATATTAATTTTTTAATATAGGTTAATCGAGTAATAAAACAGGGTCTGACATGTTTGAAAAAGGTAAAATTAAAATAATACTCATTAAGCCTACCGCTTAAAAAATCAGCATATTTATTTTCAAATGAAAAGCATTCTGTCATAACCACATCTATCCAAATAAAGAAAGGTAAAAGATAACAATCCGATATTAAATTAACATACTTTTCGATCATAAAAGCATTTCTATATTTAAATAAACCACTTAAGGTATTAAACATGTATTGTTCATCTTCTGAAAATTCAGGATCTTTTAATTCTACCAATTTTATAGGTGAAGACGGTGTTATGATGTTGATTCGAATATCTTCTATATATAATTCCCTGATAAATTTTAAATTAATAGGATCTTGAGCAAGTACGGTTAATGCTACATCAAAATGATCCATCACTCCAAATCTAAATATTAAATATGTTTCTTCTGTCTTAATATTTCGTACATAATGTAATAAATCATCTTTAATGGGATTTTGAAATTGATCTACAATTAGTACATTGTATTTTATTGTAGGTTTTTTAGAAAAAATAGTTTTCACTGTAAAATTTTTATTAGTTTTAGATTTAATTTTACGCCATGCAGAGACTGATTTAGGATCAGTAATTAATAAAATAGATTTTGCTTCAAACCATCTGTTTATTCTGAACGGATTTGAACATATGAAATATTGAACATGCATTGGTTTTTTTACATTTCATCCTTTAATAGTATTTAAATCCAAATGTATCGTCAGTTTGTGGATAAGTTAAAGGGTAAATATCCTTTAACTTTCTTTCAATTATACTTACATTTAATATAGATTATGAATTAAAGTTAAAGCTGATAATATTAACCTTTAGATTATATTGTATTGTATTTAATGTGTTGCTTTTTACCTGTTATTTTAAAAAAGTTACTATTTATTATATTTACAATATACACTAAACATACTTGGGTAATCTAAAGGTTAAAAATTACGCAATGATTAAAAAAATGTGTGAAGAATTTAGAACAAATCCTCGTAAAAATATGTCAAATAAAAAAAATTATTTGGAAAAAAGAACGCTCTGTGGCGAACCTTATCCAGAATTGTCTTTGAAGGAGGGTGAAAATATAAAGTTTTTACAATCCAAAGAAGAATATCGTATAAACAAAAATATTTTAGGTTTATACCACGATTCTGATCGACCTAAAAATTATTATCCGTCTTATTTTTTGAACAATTTTAAATCTTCTTATAATCCTGCTTCTGAAAACATTAAAGAAATTCAAAAAAAAGAAAAACAGAAATCCAAATCACTGGTTGATTTAAATTTAAAATTTAAACCTTCTGTTTCTGTAGAATCTAAAATATTAATACCAGAAGAACCTGTAAGTTTTTATCCAGGAACAGAACCTCTTAAATATCATCCCTTGACTCAAATACCTGATCGACGTGATGCTGATGGATTTTTAAAATCATGGGTAAATTATTTTTGGGGAAATCCAGAAGAATCTTTGACCAAAATGTTACAATTTTCTAGACCTAATAAAGCAAAGATTAAAACTTTATTTGAAGAAAAACCATATAGATTGTTTGAAAGGCGTCGTAAAAGTTTGTTGATTAGACAAACGTTAAAAGTTTTTAAAACTGATTTATGTGTAGAAGATCTTACAGATGAACTTTTTAAATTTGATCGTGTTAAAACGATAGATTCCCCTTATGTAATAGAAATTCATACTATGATTAATGATGCTATGAATCGTAGTTTTATGCCCAACGGTAGATATTCTTCAGGTTCTGTAGTTTGTCAAGGATTTATTATACATTTACAAGAAAAATTAGATGGAACTTTAACTGAAAGATTACCCACTATGTCTTCATTAGAAAAAAATGTAATTTTGTGTCAATTATTACTGACTTTATCGATTTTACAAGGTCAATATGGTATATTACACACCAATATAACAGCAGAAAACATAGCTTTTTTAAATATTAAGCAAAGTGATGGTTATTTTAAATATAAAATAGCCGGTAGAACTTTTTATTTACCTAACGTAGGTTTTATAGCAGTATTTATAGGATTTGATAACGCACGTGTACTCAATCCTATGTATGAGGTAGATCATTATCGAGGAATAAGAAATGTCAAAGTATTTGCTGAAGTTGAACCTTTTTGGGGAAATAAAGCAGGTAATGAATTAGTAGTGGAACCTTTTAAAACTAAATATTTACCTATATTAGATGAAAAATATGATTATGAAACATATAAACGAAATGACTCTGATCAAAACATTTTTATAAATGGTTTTGATTCTGTTCCTGATTTGACCGTGGATTTATCAGATATGAGAACTTATCCAGCGTTTGATTTTAAAAAAGATATAGAAGATTTGATTAAAATCTTTTTAAATCAAAATTATGTTTTTGACGGATTAAGATCTGTTTTACCTGATTTAACGGCGGCTGTATTATTTCCACAATTTTCTAAAGTAAAATTTGACATTATTGAAGAATTTCGATGGCCTTCTTGATTTTAATTTGGTAAAATATGTTGGTCTTTAACTCGGATGCATTATTTCCAGTATATTAGTATTTAGGGGATTTAAAATGTTAATTATTCACGTGTATATACTCTAGAAGCTGATACTTAAGCTATATATGAACAAATAATTATATATCTTAAGTATCAGCTTCTAAAGTATATACACATGAATAATTAATATTTTAAATGTAAATACGTTGTTAGCAATGAATGAATTACAAGGTTAACCATGAAACGTAATTAAGTTTAAAACTTAAACATTGTATTTCATATTTAATAAAATTCTTGTAAAAAGTGCCACTTTAGAATAACTTTTTAGGGGAATTATATCTTTATTATATAAGATTAATTCTGATTCTATGTTACAATTCAATTGATATTTGATCATTAAAATTTTTTTACATATGCTGTTGTATATCTTTAATTTTAAAACAGTTTCTGAATCAAAAGATTTTTGTTTATATTTATAAAGTATCAATAATTTTCTTAATTCATCCACTTCCATAATACAATCACATAATAAATCATAATCTACTTCAGGTTCATTTGGTGTAAGTTTTAATAAATCGTTTATATCAATATCAAGAGAATATCCTATAGTATGCATGATACAATCAATGGCATAACTTAACTGTTGAATTACATCACAATCGACGGTAAATCTTGTAATGTAGTAAATTATTTTTTGATAATATTTTTCTACAATTTCGATTAATTTAGTCATCGATTTATTCAAATAAATTTTGAACTTAAAATTTTCAACTTCAACATTCTAAGACCTAATGTTAACGTTTATGTATGTGAATGAAACATGAATATACTATGGTTTTAAAAGGTTAAACAAAAGACGATTTATTATATTTGGAAATAGTCTAAAAGTTAACTGTTTTGGTAACTTTTAATATGTTTAAAGTTAAAAGATTAATTTTTTTATAAATTTCTAATATGTTAATTTAATATCAAAATAAGATTAAATTAAATACAATTTATGTTAAATAACCTAAAAGTTTAAAAAGTTGAAACTTTAATTGTGTCAAATAACAACTCAAATTAACGATGAATGTTTTATTTGAAACACATCTTGTCGAAAATAATAATGAGTTTGACCCTAATGAATGGGAAGAAATTGAAGAAGAGCTTGACTCTGATTTGATATATAATCTTCCTATAGAGCTTAAATATAAAATTTTAAGCTATCTTTCGGCTTCTATGCTATTTGAATTGAAATTAGACAATAAAATGTACTGGGAAATAGAAAGAATTAAAAAACCTTTTTTATCTTGGAATTTCAAATTCGATTGGTCATTGGTTAATTTCCCTCGTCATATTAAAATAAATAAACAATTGCATGCTTACAATTTAATCGGAGATAAATTACATCGCTGTTTAAGTCGCCATCTTAAAAATTTTTCAGGTCTTTTAATTGTAAATGACTATTGTCCTATCAAACAATGTTTTGAAATAGAACTTGAATCAATGACTAAAATACAATTTTTTCCCAATAATAGACCTTTAATTAAGGGTGTACCATCTCTTGTAGATCATCCTAAAGCTCAGCGATTTTACAGAACATATAAGATGTTAACTGATCAAAAATACAGTTATCCACCCGTTCATATTAAAACTGATTTATCAATCGTTGATTGGAATTTAACGCGATGGTTACCTCCTTATTATGATTTTGAGGATTGTACTGATCAATGCGTTTATAACACCACTAAAATATATGAAACAGATTCTTTTTTGATGATAACAACAGAGCCTATAAACATTGAACATGATGATTTAGAATTTGATTACAAATTTCAAAGCTCTCCTAAATTAACAACTTGGAAAATTTTTAGAAATAAATTTTTGATTGGTATAGCAATTTTATGTGATGTTTCTACTTACAAAGAGTTTCCATTAAAGTATTATACCCCTAAAAATACAAAATTTTACAAAAAATATTTGGAAGTAGAGAAACTAGAAGAGCTGATATGTGAATCGGTTTAAATTTAATCAATAAGGCTTTTAAAAGCCTTATTGATTAATTAGCTAACTTTTATCCATTATTTTAAAAGAATAGTGATTTACTATGTTTTTGCATATTCGAGGTTGTCTTAAAATTAACCATTTTAACCTATTGAGATTTATATGTGTATAGAATATCAGAAAGTTAACTGATACACATTAGTATCAAATGGGTTAAAAGGTACAAATTCTTTAAACTCTTAAGCCATATACAAACAAGTATATATCTTATGACTTAATTCTTTTAAACGTTTTAAAAATTAATAAAATTCAGTTACACTGGTTTGATCAGATTTTATTAATTTTTAACACTAAATATCTGTTTTAGATACAATAAATTTAAGTTACCAACAAAATTAAGATACACATCTATGATTATAAAGATGAATTGAGATTTTAAAAATGTCAACTTGTGTACAACTTATCAAACAAAATCTTGATCGATATTGGGTTGAATTTATAGCTGGTTTTAGTGCCGCGTTTACGTTAATTTATTATTTTAACAAAATAAGAAAATCAGTTAAAAATGTTTCAATTAAAATCAGTAAGGGGGAATTAATTTGTAAACAAACAGTGGAAAAATTAACTGGTAAATTATTTGTTAAAACTAGACCTGGATTTTTATTAAATAAAGTGACTGGTCGAAATTTAGAATTAGATTGTTACAATGCTGAATTAAAATTAGCTGTTGAATACAACGGAGAGCAACATTATAAATATAAACCTTTTTTTCATAAAACAATGGGAGATTTTAGAGAATTAAGATACAGAGATTTATTAAAACGAATTATGTGTAAAGAAGCAGGTATCACTTTAATAACTGTACCTTATACTGTTAAAGATATAGAAGGATATTTAAGAAATAATTTACCTGTTAAAACATTGAAATCCAACATTTAATATCAGAGTACTTGAGTATAAATTGTTTTACCATGATTTTATGAAATTTAACTTACTTTTAGCATATAAATGAACATATTGAATAAATAATATAATTCAAAAATTAATCCTTTAATTCCTGATTTATATGTATAAGTAAATGTAGCAAATGAGTATATATTTAAGGGGGTAAACATTTAACCCAAATATGTCGCTTTAACATACTAGTATCAGAGGTATGTAATAGAGTTATAGAATATACATCCTTTAACTCTTAAGTTATATAGTCACTTGCTAAACTTACTTATATATAACTTAAGAGTTAAAGAATAAATATCCTTTAATTCAGTTGTATACATTTGTTATTAACATCATAAGTGATGATTTAAATTTAAAGAATTTAATGATCACATGTTTGAAATTTAAAAATAATCAATGTTTTAAGATTAAAAAGATATTTGATATTTTTAAAAAAAAATTATATGTTTCTATCGTATAACTAAAACTATGAAAACTATTATGAAAATATTATTGTTTTCCAGTTTGGTGATGTTTCAACTTGTCACCGGTCAAAACAGTTTTTTTAATGTAGACGATCACACTGGTGACCATTCAATGGCAACAGAATCACCTACAATCAGTTCAGCTGAAGATGAATGTCCCTACAACTGTAAAGGAGATACTGGTCCTATGGGTCCTATGGGTCCTACGGGTCCTATGGGTCCAAAGGGTGTAAGAGGTCAAAAAGGAACTTCTTGCCAAGGTAAACCAGGTATGAATGGTGCTCCTGGAATGCCTGGTGAACCTGGAAGAGATGGTCAACGAGGTGCGCCCGGCTTCAAGGGTGATAGGGGTGAACGTGGATTTTCTTGCAATGATTCTGATGTTGCAGGACCACCAGGTCCACCAGGTCCACCTGGCGGACCTGGTTTGCCAGGTATTAAAGGTAGTGCAGGATCTAAAGGAAAACCAGGTCTTAAAGGTTCTCAGGGTAATGTAGGTGCACCAGGTTCTCCTGGTGCACCAGGTCCTGTTGGTGCACAAGGTTTTCCTGGTGAACCAGGAAGTCCTGGTCCTCGTGGTCTAAATGGTAATCCCGGGGCTATTGGACCTCCAGGTTCACGTGGAGGATGTGGTCCTCAAGGACCCAGTGGTGAAAGTGGTCCTCCAGGAATTACTGGTGCTCCAGGTAATCCTGGACTATCCGGAGAAACTGGTAATCCAGGTAATCCTGGTCCTAAAGGACCTATTGGTTTAACTGGACCACAAGGTCCCAGAGGTGACATAGGATTACATGGCCCTCCTGGTCCTAAAGGAGATAGGGGACATCAAGGTCCTCCTGGTCCTCAAGGTCCTACTGGTCTTCCTGGTATTCAAGGTCTTCCTGGTCCTCAAGGTCCTCCTAGTCCTGCAGGTATTCCAGGTAAAAATGGACTTGAAGGAGCTCGTGGTGTTCCAGGAAAACCTGGTCCTCCAGGTCCTCCTGGTAAATGTGATTGCAGTGAACAATGTTCAGCTAGTTAGACTCAATAATTAATATTTAAATTAATAAATATACCAAAAGAAAAAAATATAAAAATTTTTAAAAAAAAGTTTTATATTTTGATATAATATGTATTAACTTTCATCATTTATATATACAATTTAAAGGTTTAATTTATAATGTTGAAAATAGTTTATTATTTATATAAAGACATTATCATTTACAAATTAGTTCAATATAAGACTTGAATATATAATAATATATTCATTTAAGTATGACAATATTGAATATAAGGATTAAAATCGATCTATTTATTTTAACTCATTACTGTTTTACATTGCTATAAAGATAACAATCAAGTTAATTTTGAATAACATTATAAAACTAAATTCGACTGATTTTAAATTGATTTTTATTTATCAATTTAAAATATATTGCTAAAAATATGATAATTGTTGAAACGATACGTTTAAAACCTTGTGATGTTGTGGATTCTTTCGAACGTGTTTGTTTAGCTCATTTAATGGTGACACGGGTAAATAAAATATATAAACCAGTGGGTTACATTACAGCTGTAACACGTATAATTTCTATTTCATCCATAATATGTGAAGGAACTGAATTATCAACTGAAATATCTTACGAAGTAAATGTAATTAAACCTCAAAATTTAATAGACTCTTATTCAATATCTAAGTTATTAGAATCTGGGATTTTTGTTCAATTAGAATATGCACATATTCTAATCGTAGGAGGTGTTTTAAAAAATAAAAAATATTTATTTGACTGTTGTGAATTTTCTTTTTATGATAGAATATCCTTTAAATCCCTCGCTTTCAGATTAAAAAAATATAAGGGTGGATATGTTTACGCAATAGTAGCCGAACATATTTGTGAATCTAACAATGTCAATCGTTCATAAATATTTATATATGATTTTAACTTTTAAAATGTATTAATTACATAATAAACATTATATATTTAAAATAACAGATAAACAATGTTTTATATCAAACAGTCTAAAAGTTAAATTCTTATATATCAATGTAGTACATTTAACTCTTTTATTAATCTATATGATATTTGTTTATATAACAAACAAACTCAAATATATTTGGGTACATGAAAGAACAGATAAATACTCTTTACAATGTTAACTTTTCAAATATCTGACTTATTATTAGTAGGAGCTAATTTTGTTTTAATTTCATTGAATGCTACAAAAAAGTCTGCTTTTATATTTAAGAAGTATATTTTTTTTGAAGCATTCAATGCATTAAATCTTAGAATGTATGTATCCTTTTAGAGTACATAAACATATATAAATCATTACAACCCAGCATCATATATAAAACATAATATATACATTCAGGTTTCAAGGAGTTAAAATAGCATATATATTAAGTTAATTCTGATTTCATCATTAATTTGAAGAATTAAATTCTAAAAATATATATGGCTTAGAAATTAAGGATAAATACTTTTCAATATAATTAGAGTTAAACCGCGACGTTGTAAAAAAGAAAATGGGTGCTTCTATATCAAAAAATATCAGCAACATTGTAACTGATGCTTATGTCCAGGTCAGTTCAGAAATTATTAAAACTCAAGTAACAGATATAAATAATAGTCAAATCGTTACTGTTTCGGACGTAGATGGTGATGTTAATGTTTCAGATGTATATTTTGTTCAGCAAATTGACGTCAATGTAAAAAGTTTGATGAACGTATTATCTCAGCAAAAAGCTCAGCAGGAATTATTCGAAACCATAGCTCAAAATGCTAAATCTGTTACATCCGGTTTAAATGCAGCACAATATGCTTATGCTGTTAATCAAGTTAGTGCTGTAACGACGGCTTGTGTTCAAGCAGCCGTACGTATTGAAGATTCATGCTCATTGGTCGATGCTATGACACAGGAAATTGTTTTACAAAACATAGGTGGTTCTGTTAAAATAAAAGATTTAAATTTATCTCAAATACAACGTGTTTTTCAGGATTGTGCTCAAGATGCAGTGTCTCAAAATGAAACTGTTCAACATGTGACAGAACAAATCAATCAAAAAGCATCAGCTGTTTCTTCTGGTATGTCTTTTTTAATAGCTGCAGCTGTGGTAATAGGAGCTGTCGCTTTTGCTGGTGTTCAATTTTTGGCTCCTATTTGTTTAGTTGGGGGTTGCATTGGTTTATATTATTATTACAATTATTATGATCTGAATTACGATGGTTATGTAGAAGAATTGAGCGATGATCTTAAAAAAGAAGCTTTAACCGAAACGGATTTAAGTTTGAATGAGGCAGTAGAGAAATTAAAACAAACTGAATACACTGCTGTATATTGGAAATGTTACAACCTGAAAAAAAATTTTTATGTTGAAACCAAACCTACTGAAATATGGTATCTAAAAAAAATTCCTGAATCATTAAACAAAGATAAAGGAATTTATGCTTTATATCCCAGATTTTTACAAGGATATGGTTCTCCTAGTTCCCCTCAAATTAAAACAGATCCTCAATCTGGAGATTTTTATTTGGATCAAGATACAGGGTCTTATTATAAATATGATGGGGAATGGGTTGAATTTAATAAAATTGATAAATTAGCAGAATGGGGTTATGATTCCCCATCTGAAAATCCTAGAAGTCCTGAAGATTTATATGGTCAATTCATGGGACCTTCTGTTTTGAAATTGTATGCTTATGTTGATAATAAATGGATAGAAAAGGAAAAGGTAAACACAGGTGTAAAATCTTATAAATCCATTGGTACTCCTAATACATTAGTGACTAAAAAATATTATAAATACGTTTTATATGCCTCTCTGGTGTTGATTACCATAGGTATAACATTAAGTGTTTATCAACTTTATAAAAACAATGAATCTTCCGAGTTATAATGAATCATTTGCTGATGGTACATTGAGTATAAAAAAATCATGGTTTTATATAGATATTAAATTATACATTGAAGATTATCGCATGACGGCTCGCTTATTTAATTTTGGTAAACCTTTTAAGAAATTAGAAACTCATGTTAAATTATATAAAAAAGGTGATTATTTATCATGTAATAGATTCCTTATTACTTTAAAAGGTTCTGATATTAACATTGTTTTTTTAAAAAATAACGCTTGTTTGGGATATGTTATTGCTTCCAGAGGACGTTGCTATAAAAACCCTCAACTCATTGGATTTTGTCAATGGGAACGTATGTATTATAAATGTAAAGTTATGTTTATTTAACATTTAAAATCTTATAATTTATCCTTTAAATTATTCTGATATAAAATTATTTATTATTCTTTAATTCAATAGCATTATTGATACATAAAGAAGTTTTAAATGGATATTTATTTTTAATTGCTAAGCTTATATATTCACTTATATAGTTTAAGAGTTAAAAGATATATATTGTTTAACTCTTTGAATAAACACGTTCAAATTTAACATCTTATGGTTTAAATATATATTGATATTTAGTCTATGATACTGTGTTTAAAAAGGTTAAATAATTTAACTATATAAGTGGATACATATGTTGAATAAAACTATTTTTAACCTTTTAACACTAGAATGTTTAAACATATTCATTTCTATAGAAATGAATGGTAAAAGTCATTTGGCTCATACTTGGATATTTCAATGTACAGATCCAAATATTAATTGTTTTGTTTAGTTTAGAAAATTAACCCTTAACATAAGTATGCAATTTAGATTTTTAAAAATAAATACCCTTGATTCTTTTATGTCATCAACATTAAAGAATCATGGGTATTTATTTTTGATATATTTAACCATTAAATCACCCTGATATTATATAGCACACTACGGTTTTTACCTGGTATTTTAAAATAACTGATGATTTATCAGGTGTATTAAAATATCTAAGTATAAGTTAAATAGCTTTTTAATATTTGCTCTTTATAAGATTTAAACACATATATGTTTTAGTGATAAAAAATTTAAAAAATTAATCAATGAATTATAATAAACATTTAAAGATGAATTTTTTTTATTTTTGTGAGCAATATGCATTTAAAACCAACAAAATAATAATCGATGCTGAAAAATCAAAATTGTTTGATTTTGAATGGCCTAAAAGATCTGAAAATTATTTTGATCAAGCACCTGCCAAATCTATGGCAGTTGTAAAATCTTCTGTACCTGGAAGTGATTTTACGATACTAATTAAGTCTAAAACAAACAAATTTATATCTTTGGAATTGATCGTTTTTTATAATGAATATCGAGTATTTAATGCTGGAAAACTTGTATTCAAAGGTCAACATATAAATTTTGTTTCAACATGTACAGAAGCTTTTAATAGAATAAAAAGACGATATAAATGTTTTTTAATATCTCCACCTAAAAAAGTTTTAGTTCAACGTTTATCTAATAATTTAGAATTAATTTATAAAACTTGGTTTAAATTTCTAGAAGAAGCAGGTTCTTCTTATTGGGGTTATATAAACAACTCAAATTTTTCCAATTTTCCAAAAAACATTGCTATATTATATAGTTCTTCTTGGTTTTATTGTGAAGATGTATTAGAAGTATGTTTATCACAATCTTATAATCGATTACGCATTAAAATGATAAAAGGTGTATATTCTGCCCAATGTCAAGAACTCAAGTTAAATTTATGGCATGCAGAATCTCCTTGGCCATTGATTAATGTATTTTTAAAATACCATGGTTCTTGTTTACTATCTAAACCAAAAGATTTTGTAGAGGATATACCCAAATTACGATTGGAAACTGTTGCAAAAGAAATTAAACCATTTTTATCAGATAAATTTTGGGGTACCGTTGTAACTGATGATTGTAACATAGAAAATGTTTTTGATCGTGAAATTTGGAATGATGTTGAAGAAAACGCTTGTATCCTGTATCATACTGAAACAGAAATTCCTCAGTATTTATTCACCATTTATGCCGAATTCTCAAAATATCGAATTGTTTATAACCCTACAGGGTTTTTACTTGAATGTGTGCTTTTTAAAACCCCATCAGGTAATATTATTAAACCGTATGATGGTAGATTTAGAGTAAGTTCGTTAAAATTTTTAGACTTTAATTTTATACATCGTCCAGTTCCCTCCTTACAACAATTATGTCGATGTTTAATAGATTTGAAAACATTGTCACCAAATTTAAAAATCAGATACCTTAATTTTTAACCTTTAAAATGTTTTAAATATATAAATCATTATTTGTTTAAAATATTAGATTAAAAAGTGCTGATTATTTATATCAAGTAATCAAATTTAAATTAATCTTTTAAGACCTAGCATCTATGTATATGAATGAAACATATATGTGTATACATTTGGGTTTTAAGAGATTAACTCCAAACATATCGGTATATAAAAGTGAATAACTAATCAACCCACTCATATGTAGCTTAAGAGCTAAACGATTGTTGTATAAGCACTGTGAACAATCAAAAATTAAAAACAAATATTGTAAATAGTTTAAATTAACTTTTAACTCATATGTTGTAATATATTTAAAATTAAAGTATTAATCTTTAAACTGATATATAAAACATTTTTACTTTAAATGAATAACAATTTATTAATACATAAATTACAGTTTAAAGATTGAAATCACATACATAACAATATTATTTTACTGAAATATGATATTTCGAAAACATTTTATGTTTTGCTTTTTTAAACACAAAACATAAAATTAATATTATAAGAATATTTTTACCCCTTAACCTCAAGACTTAAAAGTATATATGTTATCCACATACGTGGTGAACACTGGTTCTTAAAAGATTAAACTATCTTAATATAGCAATCAACTGTTATTTTTTAACACGTGATTAACAGCATAATTGGCAAAAACATAATGAAGTGTATACGGATCAGCTTTAATCAGCTCCCTTTTCACCTCTCCAATCAATAAATTTTTAACACAACAACGATATAAAATATCGATAAATTCACAAGTAGGTCCTGATACATCATAAGAAACAACCGGCTCAAAGTAATCTATAATGGGTGGTTTCGATTCAGTCAATGAAACATATTTAGGAAATCCTATAACTTCTTCACCTAAATCAGATATTGATGGCCAAACAAGTTGTGGAAATCCTGTAATAGCAGGGGGTTGTTTGTTTAAAAATTCATAAACTTTTTTATGATTTAAACCAAATCGAGCTGTCCAAGCAAATCTGACATCAAGAATATTTTTAACAAAAGCTTGCATAAACGCATTATCTGATCGGGGGGGAGGGTTTTTAATGATGCGTTGTAAAGCAGTTTTAATTGCTGAATCATGTCTACCTTTTTCAGCTAAATAGTACACATATCTGGGTAAAGGTCCATACTCTGATAAACTTTTGTAAGGTTCACCAGAGTATTTAATTCGATCATTTAGTTTATATTTTAAAGCTAGTTTAACAGGATCTAACGAAGATTTGTATCTGTAAGACCAATGAGACCCGAAACTTTTGTATTTAAAAGATACAATATCTTTTAAATAAGGTATTTCAGCAATTAATCCAATTAAGTCACTATCAGAATAAGATTTTTCTTCAAAATCACAACGTCTGAAAATAAATGGAGCGTCTGTTTCTTCACAATAAATTACTGCTGAAGCTCTGTAATAAGAATCAATTAAAGCTAAATTTTGAACTTTGATCGAAATTATTTTACCTCGACCATCATGATAATGTAGCTCCACAGGAGATTCTAATTTTTTAACCTTAACTGTTTCGGGAGTTAAATCAAAGTGTCGTATACCAGCTGTCATTTCCGCTTCTTTTAAAGCACATGATATTTGACACAGCAAAATTATAAGTTCGGTTATGGTAAATTCAGGTCCATTTAACCATTCTTTTAAAGAAGGTGCTTCTACGTATTCTAAATAAACAGCATCTGGGTTAACAGGTGAAATTCCATAAACATATGTAAAATTTGGTATTTTACTGCAGCATTTGTTGAAGGCATATAATCCTAAATAAGCCTCATAACGTGTCAGAACAGGATCGTAATATTTACGTTCAACACATTCTACATTATTAAAAACATATAATGTTTCCTCCAAAAAATTAGTACATTTTAAGGATTTCTTTTTCTTCATAACAGGACACCCGTTAAATATCAACCGAGTACCATCTAAGTAACCAGCAGTTCGATACATGTCAGGTACATCATAAGGAAATTTACCCTCTGTGAAAACAATTTCAGCAAATTTTTCTTCGATCAATCGATTCTGTTCTTTTATAATATTGACTGGATAAACATAATCGACTGATAATTTAGTCAAAACATATTTCAGATAATCCAATGTTTTATCAACGGTCAATTCTTCTTTTACAAATTGTAATGCTGTTTCAGCTATTTTTTTACATTCATCATCATGTGTTTTACACCATTCGATACGGTCAATTAAATCAGAACAGTCATAAGCTACTGGTACATAATGAACCCAAGGTTTTAAATAAGGGACAAACCACATTTTGTAAGGAGTTTCGGTTAATAATAAAGTACAACCGTATGTCATTTCTCTTGATATTCTGAACGCTGCTACATGACCTTCTAAACATAAGACATATTTGTACCGATCAGCTTGTTCCTGGGGAGATATAAAATCAGCCAAAGAATAATCATTTATTTCTATCGTTTCTAAGTATTTTGAACTCTTATGTTTCCGTGGTCTCAAATTCCATTTGGTGATACCAGCATCAATTAAATCAGGTCTTTCTTTTGCTAATTTTAAACAAACTTTTAATCGTTGATTAGTTTCAACAGTGACACCTGCTCCAGTAGATGAACCTCTAAACACAGCTTTAGATAATTTAGAATTCCAATCTAAATTTATTTTAATAGGTTCTACATATGATATTTCTTTTGTTTCACCCTTTTCATCACTCCATGCTCTAATCCAACAATCATAAGTAGGTATAGGTACATCAGCATATTGATTAGCAGTTACCATAGATAATACCGGACAATAAGAAGAATAATCATGTGACAGCAAAGGTTGTCTAGAAGTACTAAAAATATGTTGATAAGGTTCAGTACTGTCTTCTTTAAGTAAAGGAAAATCTCTTTGGTTAAGAAAAAAATCAATGTCTGGTACATCAGTTTTCAATTCACACAACTTTTCCAACATGTGTTTAATGGTATCAACATGATGTCCTAAACCTACTGTTTTAGGTGTATCGTACCTGACCAGAGGGTCATTCATCATCCATCGTTCTACAGGTTTTAATTTAAAAACTGGTTTATAATTCTTTAATGCATGAACTTTATCAACTAATTGTTTAACTGATTTATATTTCTTTGGATCTGTTTTAATTTTACAACTCCATTCGTTAACATAATCCTCATTTGAAAAGGGTAAAAATGTAACTAATTCATTATTTCTGATTTGTACAAAAATACCTTTTTTAAATTTATAAAACAAATATTTAAAAGTATTTTCTACAGATTTAACTGGTCTATTTTCATATTTTTTCCATATTTTATATTCGAATAAATGTTTCTCCCCTGATTTCTTACAAACGGGTAAATCAGACAATCGATCTAAAAATTGATCATACGAACCCGCTCTGAACATAAGGGGTTCAAAATATGGAAATCTATCGTTCATGATCATTAATTTTTAAGACTTTTTAATAAAAAAATCGAAAGTTGAGTCTTGTTTGTTTAACATCTATTTATCATTAATTTTTAAAATTCATTACAATAGACATTTGTTTTAAATCGTCTAAAAATTAATTCTTTAACTCTTCCACCTATCTACACCAACGGTGATATGTTCAAAGTTAAGATTAAGGTTAAAGACTATATTTATCTTTTAATTCTATATTCATTCACTTGTATATAGTTCAGGAATTAAGGATTAATTTTTAAATCATTTAATATAAGTATATTGCTTTATATTAAATGATTTTATGTATACAATTTAATATGTATAATATACATTATTCATTTAAAATAATTAATAAAAAGCACTGTTCTTTATATCAAGTAGTTTAAAGGGTGTATATGCTTTAACTCTTCCGTATGTTTTTAAATACTATGTGTCATCAATGACATGTTTGGAATTAAAATGTTAATTCATCGGTTACCTTTGAGGGGGGTAATTAATGAATCAATATCAACATGATGTTGAAATCTTGTATAAATGATTAAATATTCTCAAACACTAAATAATGATATTTAAAATGATCGAATTAAGCGAACAAGCGAAAGCATTATTAAATATGTTTTATTTAAAAGATTGTACATATACTGAATTATTGTTAAAATTAGCTAAAAAATATTCAGGGGGGGACGAAAAATTAGAAACTAAATTATATCAATATTCGATCAAAGGGTGGTTTGTATATTCATCTCCTATTTTAAGTGATTTTAAAAAAGGATTGCCTATTTCTTGTTTTGTTATGGACGTCAAAGATGATCTACCTCACATTATTGATCATAGTGTTGAAATGCGATGGTTATCTGTCAACGGCGGCGGTTGTGCTGGTTACTGGGGAAGTATCAGAGCTCCTTGCGATAAATCATGTGGACCCATGCCTTTTATGCATACCTTAGATGCTGACGTTTTAGCTTATAAACAGGGTTCTACCAGAAAAGGATCTTATGCTGCTTATTTAGATGTTTCTCATCCAGACATTGTTGAATTTATAAACATGAGAACTCCTGTTGGTGATTTAAATCGAAAAAATTTGAACTTACATCACGGCGTTAACATCACGGACGCTTTTATGCGAGCAGTAGAAGAAGAGTTAGAATGGGATTTAAAGGATCCATATACTGGATCAATCAGAGAAACTATTTCAGCTGTGGAATTGTGGCGATCGTTATTAGAAACTAGATTCAGAACAGGTGAACCATATTTAAACTTTATTGATGAAGCCAATCGGAAATTACACCCAGCTTTAAAAGCTAAAAATTTAAAGATTAAAAGCAGTAATTTGTGCAATGAAATACATTTGCCAACCAACGAAAATAGAACGGCAGTATGTTGTTTGACATCTTTAAATTTAGAAAAATATGACGAATGGAAGGATACTGATGTAGTTGAATGCTGTGTTAAAATGTTGAATAATGTTCTGGATGTTTTCATTGAAAAAGCTCCCCCGCAATTAAATAAAGCCGTTAAGTCAGCTCAGCAAGAAAGATCCATTGGATTGGGAGCGACGGGCTGGGCATATTATTTAATGAAACATCAGATACCTTTTGAATCATTCGAAGCTACCACATGTACCAAAATAATATTTGGTAACATAAAAACCAAAGCTTTAAAAGCCAGTAAAACATTAGCTAAAATAGATGGTGAACCAGAAAACTTAAAAGAATACAATATACGAAATGCTCATCTTCTAGCAATAGCCCCCAATTCCAATACATCTTGCATATTAAATACATCACCATCAATCGAACCGATTTCAGGGAATGCTTATGTACATAAAACTAGAGCAGGTACACATTTAATAACCAATCCTTATCTGAAACATGTTTTAATTGATCGAGGTAAAAACGATTCTGAAACTTGGGATTCCATTGTAAACAATGACGGATCCATTCAACATTTACCGTTTTTAACCAATCATGAAAAACTTGTCTTTAAAACAGCGTATGAAATCGATCAAAGTGTTTTGGTCGAACAAGCCGCTATTCGACAAAAATATATTTGTCAAGGTCAATCCCTCAATCTATTTTTCCCTCCTCATACACAACGTAAAATACTTCATAACGTTCATTTTAAAGCTTGGAAATTAGGTTGTAAAGGTTTATATTACTTGAGAACAGCTGCCAGTAAAAGTTCTGAAAATGTTTTTTGTGATCGATGTCAGTCTTAATTTTTACCATTGGTTAATTTTATTTTAATCATCATTCATCTATTATATAAACATAAAAATTGAATGTCGATGTTTAAAAAGATAATATCTTAATTTTTTAACTCAAATTAAATACATTATCTTCAATATATTAACACCAGAAGTATACAAACAAGTTAAAGAATATATATTTTTACATAACTTTTAATTATTTGATATACCTATATATGGCTTATGAGTTAATACTAAAATACTTTAAGTATAACCTAAATAGTTTTTTAATATTCGCTTTCTACAAAGTTTAAATATGGTTTAGCGTTGACTTCCAAACCATATACTTATTTGTTACATTCATATATAGTTTGGAATTCAACCTTTAACTATCTTGATGTATAAAATGTTACTATTCACCTTTTATTTAACTTTTTAAGACATCGGCTATATACATAAATAAAATATCAATATATACTTGGGTTTTAGAAGGTTAAATGAATAATTATTATATATGTAAAATATATTTAAGGTGATCTAACATTTAAAAAGTACACAACCTTTAATCCCTCATATACTTATCACCAAAGATGATGTGCTTAAAGTTAACAAATTAAACATATTCAATATAAGCTGAAAGTTGATGTTTAAGCTATATACGATTAAGAATTAGTATATGATTAAGAATTAAATGGTTTTACCACTAATAATGTATTCAAAGTCAATTTTTTAATTATATATAAACAAATTATATTTCTTATAAATTAAAAAATATTTGCATATTAACATTAAACATATAGTGTGTAAGAGTTGTGTAAAAGATACATATCCATTAATTCCTAATTATTCACCAGATTTACATATATCTTATAAGCAAAGGGATTAATTCGTTTATATATAAATTTATCTTGCTTTGATCTCTGCAATAATAATGTAACATCCCTAGGATATACTAAGTATTTTTAATTAAAGCTTTTGTAAACAGTGACATCAGCAACCCGATCTATAATGTTAATTCATTGACTGTCAATAATATCTGTTTTTTTTACAATACAAGATTATTAATGAGTTAAAGCCGGATGTAAAGTTGTTACTTCTATATACTGATAGAACATCAAGAAAGTTAACTTTTTTAAATCATATGATCAGTTTTGATTGTGTTTATTAATGTAATGCTTTTATTTGTTATTTTAACCTCTTAAGACTCAAGTGTATATGAATGATATTTTATTTATGTATGTGGATGTTAAATTAGATTAAAATAATTTACATATACAAGATGGTTTAAAAATTAAGTTTTAATTATTTAACTTTTTGTAAGCTTCAATACAATAGCAAATCATTAGATTTAAATGGTCAATTCTTCACTATCAATGCATTATCAGTAACTTGTTCGGAATTAAAAGACATATTTGAAAGTGTAAATTTTTTTAATGATGAAGCTATTTCTTGAGTACGATCCTCAAATGTTTCGACACATTTAAGAAAAGAAGTTAATGATATGTTTGATAAAGAATAAACTTTTTCTCGATCGAAATGTCCGAATATGGGTATTTGCAATGACGACTGTTGTTCTTTAAATATACTACGAATTCTATCTAAATTAATATGAGATATATCATAAGGTACTTTTTCTAACTTTTTATATTCAGTTAAAGCTTTATATGCTTTTACTGGACCTATTTTAGATACTCCAGCATTAAAATCAGTACCACATAAAATACAAAAATCTAAAAATTGTGATGCTTCAAATCCTAATACATCTAATACTAAATCGACATTTATTTCAACTACTCCATAAGAATTAACATCAGTATATATTTTAGATACCCCTTGACAAGCAGCAGCTGCTATAATATCTGAATCAAATGAAACAACAGCGTCCGTTATTTTTGAAGCAGTTAATTTAACAGCATATAATTCAGCTTCTCCAGGTGCTACAAGGTGAGCGAATCCTACAGCATCTATTAATGTTTGAAAAGATTCAACATCTTCAGGTGTTACTTCAACATTTAAAGTTTTACAAGCATATTTTTCTACTGCTTGTAAATCATCCGCAAATCGTGATTTAACTTTTTTTAAAACAGGACCTTCCACAGAACTTTCTTTAAAATCGATCAATTCGGATTTTAAAACATTTAAACGATCTATAGCTTTTTGCCTGTTAGATCTTCTTTTTAATTTTTCAACCATTTTTTCAGGTGGGGATACACCATCAAAGATAAAAACAGCTTGAATGTCATTACGTTTTAAATAATTTAAACAAGCTGCTAAAATATCAAGCCAATCTTGTCCACTATTTTTTGATCTATGCATTAAAAATGCTGCGTCTAGAGCTAATTTTTTATCTTTTAAAACCGACAGAGGTTTAATTTCTTCTGTTACCCCTTTTGAAAATAAAAAAGTTTTTAACCCTTTGATACCCATTTTATCTTTAAAGTTAGACTTTAAATAAAACTCAATTTTTTTGTATATTAACTCTTTAAACTATCTCAAGTACACAAAACATATGTAATAAATTATCACATGTTTAAATAATAAGTAAAAAATGTCATATATTATATTAATATAGTTTAATCCCCTGAAACTCTATGTACATAATATTATTATACATATATACTTGTATCAAAGGGTTAAGTATTAATTCTTAATTTCTGATGCTTGTATAAAAATATTAAATCAATAGATTAAGCTATATACAAGTGAGTATATAGCTTAAAGACTAATCATCTAATTCCAAGTGTATCAACTATGACATTTTAGTATCTAGGATTTAAATAGTAGATACTATTTAATTCATTAATCATCATTATTGTATAGTTGTATAAAAACAATGTCTTCATCGGTAGTCAACTTTAAACACATTGTTATTAATGTGCTTATATTGAAATGCACTAAATAAATACTTAAATTATGTATTTGTTTATGGATATTAATCTATTGATCATTGAAGATGTCTGTCTTTATATAAATGTAAAATGTCGTCAATGGTTAATGAGTTAATATTTATACTTGATTGTGGCATTCGTTTGTGTATTAAAAGTTGACAGAAAATTAAAAATGCAATAAAAAATGCGATCTTCTACTAAGTCTTCTAAAATAAAAAATCCAACTATATTTGGAAAACCACCTGAATCTAAATCAAGTGGTAAAAAACAGTTAAAAAATTTAAATCAATCACAATATCCATCTAATTTTTCAACATTTGGAACTAATCAACATCCATTTTTTGGGAACAATCAAATTTCAAATAATTTTTCACCGTTTGGAGCACCCATTTATTCACCCTTTGGAACTGTTCAGCAACCTGGTTATAATCCTTTTGGAAGCAATCAGCAGCAACCTGGTTATAATCCTTTTGGAAGCAATCAGCAACAACCTGGTTATAATCCTTTTGGAAGCAATCAGCAGCAACCTGGTTATAATCCTTTTGGAAGCAATCAGCAGCAACCTGGTTATAATCCTTTTGGAAGCAATCAGCAACAACCTGGTTATAATCCTTTTGGAAGCAATCAGCAGCAACCTGGTTATAATCCTTTTGGAGGTAGTAATTTTGGATTTCAGCCTCAACCTCAATATGAAGCTAAACCTCCTGAAATTACAACTGAAAAAGATGATGATTATAAAAATTTATTGTTAGAAGATTTAAATTTAACATCTGATATTTTGACGGATGACGAGTCATCAGATGAAAGTTTTTTACCTGATGATGAAAAACCATCAACTTCTCATCAAAATGTTATTCCTTTAATTGTTCAAGAAGCTTCTAAAGCTAAAAAGGCTACAAACAAAAGTGGTAACTCTAATTTACCTGTTGTGACATCTATATTAAAATCGTCTCAATTGAATGAAACTGATGTAAAAACTCCTCCCATAAAAACAAATGTCACTCAAAATTTACCAGTAACGGCAAAGGTTAAACATCAACCCCCTTCAAAAACTACCACTGTTATACCTCCACCAACCACTAACGCCACGGTTACATCTTTGCCAACCACTAACACAACGGTTACACCTTCACCAATCACTAACACAACGGTTACGTCTTCGCCAATCACTAACACAACAGTTACGCCTTCGCCAATCACTAACACAACGGTTACGCCTTCGCCAATCACTAATACCACGGTTATGCCTTCGCCAACTACTAACACCACGGTTAAGCCTTCGCCAACTACACTTGATTATGTTCAAGTTGAAAATTTTGAGGATGTTTATGCTAGAATTAAATATATGAATATAATAAATGGGTATTTAAAACGAAATCATGCTGTTTTAACCGATTGTAATTTAACTGCTGTAAAATCTATTGCTCAAACAGAACGATACAAAATGTATCATGTTAAATTTAAATCCTTTTATTTTGGTTGCAAACAAACTAAATTTAAACCTCAGAAAATAGATTTTTTTAAAGATTTAACAGGATGGAATAACTGGCCAGATCAAAAAACTAAACCTCCCGAAGTAGTCGTTCAACACATATTAAACGATATCATGTTTAATGGAGAAAGTCAGAATTTATTGCTTTCAGCTGGAATAGAATATTTATGTAATAAATGTGACGCTGAATATGTATGCTACAATTTTTTCACTGAAGCTGTTGATTGTGTTTTAACCGAATCATTCTTAACAAACATGACAACAATAGAAAAAGAAAGTATATTTGTTCAATTGTTATGTACTTTAGCTGTATTACATTTTAAATATGGTATAGTGCATTCTAACATCAAACTGGAAAATATAGCACTAAAAGCTGTATCTATTTCTTCTAATTATTTTAAATATGTCATAGGAGATAGAAGTTTTTACGTAAAAAATACAGGTTATATACCTCTTTTATGTAATTTTGACCGAGCATATAGCGTACATCCAGATTACAGTTCTTCCGAATATTATGGAACAAGAAACGTAATTGTGGAAAAAACAGGATTAAAAGCAAGTTGGGGGAGTAGAGCTGGTCGAGAATACAAACAGAATCCTTTAAAAATATCTAAAAAGGTAACTTTTGATACGACAGGTAAATTTTTAGCATTGGAACCTAATACATCTAAAATACCATGGACAGATGGTCAAGAAGGTACGTTCAACCGTGTTTATGATCAAAATAAAGAAAATATTGACTTGAAAAATTTACGCAAACATCCAGCTGAAGATTTTTTCAGAGACATAGATGCTTTATTAAAGATATTTGCCCCTTATGAAAAACTTAAAATAGGAAATGATAAAAATAAAATTTTGTATGGTTTAACTGGATTAAGATATTTATTTGCTGATTTAACAGCCGCTTATTTGTTTCCCGAAATTGGAGACTATGGATTGTATGAACGTGAATATAAATATACGTTTTAATACATACAGCCTGAAAGTAAAAATGTTTAATTCATAATTATTCACTTCACTAATATATAATTTAACTTTTTAATACCCAGCATCTACATATGTAATATCGATATATGTATACACTCAAATATTAAATTAATTCTTTACATCAATGTTTAAAGGTATGTAGAGAGTTAACCCTTTAACTTTAAACATATTAGTAGCAATGCATTCAAAGTTAAACATCTAACCTTTTAATTTCAAACATATTGATGATGTGTTTGGAGCTAAATGTTTGTATTCATATAAACTCAGAATATCATCAAAATTGATGAATTAACTATTTAAAAGTTAAGATGTATACTCTTTCTGCTTTATTTGTTTGTATACATCTTAATTTTTAAGAGTTTAAAAGTTATAAAAACTTTATAACAAAATGTTGATCTTACTGATCATTTTTATGTGTGTAATTGAATCAGGATTATGTCGAGACTGTGAATTTCTAAAAAGTTCTACTGAAAATATTAAAGCAACATTAGAATATAATCCTGAGGGTTTCAGACATGTTTTTCCTAAAAGTTATAACATTTCTTATTATACTTTGGACAGCGTATGCAATGACAAAATATGTTGTGTATTTCCCGAAGCATTATTGTTATCTCATGCATGGAATAATCTTTTAATAGATATTTGGAAAATACACGTAAATTATTCTTTAATTTTAGATTTAAAGCATGTTTTAGCTAAAATAGCTGATGAGAATACACATATGGATCGTTTTCAAGAAGAAAACGATTTATCAAAACTTCAGCTAATATCTTCAACACCTGAAACCTTACTTAACATTACAGCTAAATTTTTAGATCGATGGCTTAATGTTGATTGTAAAGACGGGCCTTTAAACTGTATTCCCTCTTTATCATTTGTTAGACCTACGTTAAACATAAATGTAGTTCGAAAATCTTTTGCTTCTATACCAGTTTGCTCAACAGTTTTAATTTTTATATCTTATTCAATCACAAATTATTTATTTTAAACCAAACAACATCTATATTATGTAGCTGTTTAAAACTTGAGTATATGTATAAGACCAATAATTTCAAGAGCTTAAATAATTAATCTTAGTAGCAAATATAAAGTATTTACTCCTCTCAAACACATTGTTGTTAGCATCAAAGAGGTACATATGAATTAAATTGTGTATATTATTAACCCCTAAAACTCAACGTTATCATATGCGGACATGATATATATATACTCAAATTTTAAAAGATTAACGTTTATTGTGTATATAGTTCAATAGCAAAGGATTAAAATCCTTTAAGAATGAATAATTTCAAAATATATAAAGTTCTTTACCTTTTAAAATATATGAATGTATATATTTTAAAAGTTACTTCTTTAATCTTTAAATTAGTTAATATATAGCGCATTGTTTTATCCATTATTTTAAAAGAATAATGATTTTTACATATTTGAAGAGTAATTTAACCTTAAAATTTCAACATGTACAAAACAATATATGTATTATTTAGATCTTGAGAGGCTTAAAGATTAAATCATTGTTAGTAATATGTTTAGAGTTAAATTTTAATTCATGTATAAATAAACATATTGAAAGAGTATATAACCTTTAAATCTGATTATATTGTTAGAGATGTACAGACGATTAATGTTAAGCTAGCTATGACCCAAAAACTAAAATTTTATAGTCGTAAAAACGACTTTAAAATTTTTATTTTTTTTTAACACCATTTATCATAAGCTAAATGTGAATGAGACTTTGTTAATTCAATAAACTGATATACTCCAGCTTCTTGTATAAAAGCGGTTATTTTTCTTAAATTACCTTTTTCTTTAGGTTTACAATTTTCCTTTAAAAAGTTCAAAACAACAACATTCATCCAATATTGAGGGGTCCAATCTCTGGATTCTAATAAATCTAAATAGCATAACGCTATACGATGCACATGAGATCGAACACTTTTTTCCAATTTTTTTAATCTGGGATGTATGCAAATCAAACAGTCTAATACAAACCTGTCTTGTCGTAAAAAGAAATATAAAAATCGTCTGACCACATCAGGATCATTACCTCTTATTTCTGCCAATTGAGAATAACCTTCAGTATATATTTTTTTATGTCTTCCTTCTAAATCGATATATAAAACACCTGGTGTTTCATATGGGTCACAACCTTCCAAATAAGCGTCTAATTGGTCTTTGTTTTCTATATTTAGAATTTTGGGAGATCTGATGAAAGCACCATTATTCAATCGTACACATTGTTCAAATATATGTGTCCCTTTGTAATACAACGCCAATAAAGTCAATCGGGGAAATTTAGGTTCTTTACACACTAATTTTTCTTCAGCTGTACAAGACAATAAAAACACATAACCATATTTAGGATTTAAATGATGAAAGGCAAATCTTGATATATAATCTCTAGATGTTTCATTGGACTTTATAGGTTCCTTCCATAAATGACAAATTGCCTCGAAGGCAGTGTCTCCAAAAGAAACAGTTTTAGAAGCCCATTTCATTTTGAAAAGATCAAACTTTTTATTACTTGCTGTAAACCATCGATCATTGATGTAAAACATGTTAACGATTGTACCTTCTGAAAGAGGGAAGAATTTACCTGTAAAAGATACTTCATAAGGTTCTACTCTTTTATTATAAGGTAAACTGGCGAAAACTAATTTATTCTTTTTGTAAATTAGTCCACGCAATTCTTTACAATCGTCTTCTTTAGGTGCACAAAACAACCTTAAATCGTTGTGTACATCGATGGCTTTATAACCTATTTTATTATAATAAGCCGGTGAATAAAATTTCTGAGTCGTTTTGAACACCGGTGAATCCATCGAGGCCGTTAAATCAGAACTTGTTTTTTTGAAAGTGAGATTCATAAATTTTAAAATAAAAATGCCGACGATTGATCTCTATAAAAACAATTTATATCCTTGGAAAATCATAGGGCCTAAATTTACACCTTATTACACCTATTTAACACCTAAACAAGAGGAACAAGGCTTTACTAAGCCTATAGATCTTTCATTAATAGAACGTATTTATAGTCGTTTGTTTAAAACAGCTCATTTCAAAAGTAGAGCTTTTGTTAATTTAGCTGATAAACAAGCGGTATTTGCTTTAAAAGGTCAGGAAGATGACGCTTATTTTCATGAGCATAAACTTAAAGCCATGCGTATTAAGATACGATCTAATCCAAGTTTGGCACGATTATTAAACATGACAGGATCTTATACTTTAGTTCATCCCGATAAAGCTTTGACTGGATTATTAACTCAAGAACGTAATGCTGTAATTCCTGTAGAAAATGATGATATAATTACACCCACTGAATTGAAACGATTGTTTTTGGCATTAAAAGAATTGTTTTTTTCAGATCATAGAAAATTACCACCTGATGGATCTTCTTTAAATGAGTTAAAACGAGCTGCAGCCCCTTATTATGATAAGATTAATGGCTATGATTTACCGGCTATACCTTATTATGTATTACAACATCCTAAAAGCATGCCGGGATACGTAGCTCAATTGTATGCGGCTGATGTTTATCAAAAACAGTTATATGAATTTAAAATGGCTTTAATATATGCTCAATGTAGAGCTCTTTTAAAGGAATATTATAACATACCTGAAGATAAATATGATTTTGCGGTGGCGCAAGCTTTATCTACTGAATGGTCATTATCTGATTTGTTGAATAGAATATATCATGCATATGAGAATGAACTGTTAGAACCTGAAGTTTTAGCTGATGTACATGCTCCTAAACCTGATTCAGAATTACAGTTTGTTGAAACGTCAGGTTTTATGAAGGAATGGCAAAATATGAATAATGAAGAGTTAAAGATAAGTGTACCACGAGAATTATGGTTTGAGACTGTGGGCCCAGCTTTCGTCATTGACGATGTTTCTTTTCCCAGTTGTGTACATTACGCTTATTTTAAAGTTATTCAACGCATGTATTCCAAATTTAAACCCACCAGATTAGTAGAACTTCCTATGGTTAAATTACCCTATTTATATAAGGAACAAGCTGAAAAATGGATGACTCAAACATTGTTAAATGCAGTGGAAGAAGAGTTACAAGATATTTTAACTAGGCATCCCATCGTTAAAATAGTCTTATATGGTGCCAAAAATTATGATTTAAGCTGGGTTGACCCTACCGACAAAGTGTTGGGTGATAAACTTACTGAAGCTTATGACAGAGCTAAAAACAATATAGATTTAAATTTTAGGGGAGGATTTGTTGACTCACAAAATATAACTGAAAACATGTTTTTTACCGAATGGTTCAAATATCGTATCAAACAATACAATACAGATATTACACTACTTGGCGAATGGACTGCTTATTATCATAACGCTGTAGGTGTTGCTGCTGTTCGACGTGCTTCTTTAGCCGAACTTAATTATCTGTCAGATGATAACAATCTTCAATGGGCTTTGATTGTTAATGAATATTCTACCGAATTCAGCGAAAAATCTACATTTGAAGCGGTGGCTAGAGCATTAGAATTGTGGGAAGAAGCTAGAATAGATGCTGAATCAGCTGAAACCGCTTCTTTAATCTATAAAAACGCTAAAATTTTATATAAAGCTGTTGAAAGTCAAGTAAATTTTAATGTTTTTTTCAACATGTTAAAAACTGGTAAACCAGATGCTTCTCACATATATGATGTTTTCCGAATTAAAGCGTTGATGGATGTAGATTTTACACCTATAGCCGCTCAATTGAAAAAACCTTTAAAGACTCTACTGGAAGTATGAACATATTATTTTAACGTTTGAAGTTAATTCCTAATTAATACAATCGTATAATCTTGACCTTTAACATTTAAATTGTATAATAAAAGTGTGATTTTTAAATAACTGGTAAAAAGTAACATATTATATAAAGTAGTTTATATTGTAGACAACTTTTGGTTATTTACATAATTAAAAATTAAATTTTAACCTGTTAAAATTTAATTTAAACAAAATGACCTCTAAATACTATAGTTTTTATATTTCAACTGCAACTTCAAAGCGGTTGTTTGTCAATGATAAAGTTTTAAAGCAATTTAAAACTGTATGTATTTATGGTGAAAAAGACATTTCTGTAGAATCGGCCATCAAAACAGATGGAAGATTTATAGATTTTGGAAATTTTAAATTAAAAGATTTAAATTCAAGGGTCATTTTTGATAAAACCACTCATATTCAAGATGTTTGCAATAAATTGTTGGAAATTGTATTTTCAAAATTCGACAATTTTAAATTACAAGATGTTGATACATTAGAAATATTTGCCACCGATGTTCCAGTGACACAAATTATGAATAGGAAACTTAAAATAATATTTTCTGATGATGTGTGTATCGAAGAAAAATAATTTTTTTAACGTTATACTATATTCAGAATTAACTTTTTAAAATCTAAATCATATATAAGGTAAGATTTTAAAAGGTAATTACCCTTTTTTTCAATCACCTGTCATTTAAATAATTGTACTATTTACTTTGTAGATTGTTTTGATATATAAAACAATATTTGTTATTTTAATCTTTACACTATATAAAGACTCAAGTATATATTAATGTTGTATATACTGAATCTTAAAAAGTTAAAATAATAATTTATTATGTATATAAACTGTATTCAAGTTAACTTAAAAGTTAACCTTTAGACTACATTGATATAAAACATTGTGCTTATCAGTTAGTTTAAACAAATAATAAGTTATTATGTGTACTAACTGTATTTAAGGTAGCCTAAAGGTTAATCTTGAATATATTGAAAATTTATGGGATTTAATTCTACTGATGAACTGTATAGGTTTAAAAAGTTAACATCTACTCATTTGATATACTTGCTCATATATAGCTTGAGGTTAAAGAGTATACATTCTTTAATGTTTAACTTTTTAAAACCATATGACTCTAGTAGAAGTATATTTTATATTTTTTCTATATATTCAAAGGTAATTTACATATGAGCAAACAATTAAGAGTTATTGCTTATGATATGTTAATAGTTAAAGGGTTACTTTATTTATTCTTTATATATAAAATAATTTTATGGTTCCGATTTTCATAAAAAAACATGAGTTCGCGCCGAAGAACACAGTTGATAGAATCTATGAATGTTGGTCCAAAAGAAAGAGGTAAAAAATTATCATTTGATCCTAAAGTACATGTGTTTCAAACAATGGATCATCCAGAAGAAGGTGATTATAGAGCAAATAAACCCTTGTCTCCTTTTGATACAGCTCGACTGGATGCAGCGTTGAACAATATGACGTTGGCTTCTTCTACTGAAGAACTGATAGATGAAGATTTGATTGTAGATCCAAGCTCATTTATACTAGAGGATCGCTTAGATCGATTTAATGATGTTAAAGAGTTATTTAAGACCGATAAATCTGATAAATGGAACTACTGCATTTCAGCTCATTCCAAATTTAAACAAAAATTAGACGATTATAAATTTATAGGTAGAGGATCTTACGGCAATGTTTACAGAGTAACATATAGAAACAATGTGTTGGTGGTAAAAGAAACTCTTCTACAAAAAGACATTAACGAAGAAATAATTTGTGCTAAAATAACAACTGAGATATTAGAACTAAAATATGTTCCTAATTTAGTTTATGTATTTAAAACAGCTTTTTGCAAAGAATGCATTGTTTCTTTAAATCGAAGTAATAGAACGGGTCGATGTTACGTTATAGTGATGGAATCTTTGGATCGATCCCTCAAAGGTTTAAATATTAACAGAGATCAGTTAGAAAGTGGGCTATTACAATTATTATTGACATTATCTGTGTTACATGGTCAATATGGTATTGTACATAAAGATATTAAAACCGCTAATATTTTAATTAAATCGGTACCTCCAGGAGGTTGTTGGATGTATGAAATTGCTGGTCGTAAATTTTATGTACCTAACCATGGATTAATATTTTTATTGGCTGACTTTGGATTAGCAACTATATATCATCCCGTTAATAATGAAACAGGATTCTATGGTTCCAGAAATGCTCATTTAACTTCTTCGGGGTTACCTTTAGGGTGGGGTCCTGCAGCAGGTACCGAAATCATAATCAATCCATTCAACAGTTCAATAAATCCAGATGGAAAACCTAACAGCAACGCCGTAGCGTGGAAATATGGGGATTACGATTTAGGTTATTACACCATCAACAAATTAACAGTTCGAAATTATGCATCATCTCAAATACCAGTAGATTTGAATGATATGAGAGCTTTTCCAGCTTGGGAATTTATGGGAGATATTTATGATCTTTTAAGAACTTTTACAGGAGGAAATAAATTTTTTCAGGCTGGTAATCATAAAGGTTTTGCTTCAGGTTATCTCAGACAAACTATTTATTTTGATGCTCAATTGCATCCAGATTTTGTATATAATTCAGATGGTCGAGCTTCTAGATTTTTATTAGCTGATGTTTCAGCTGCTTATTTGTTTCCAGAAACTTCAGTGGAACGGTTTGACGTAATAGAAACTTATGAATGGCCTAAATAATCGTATCATAAATAATTATTTAACCTTTTAAAATTTATAATCTCATCATCAAAATTAACTTCTTTAAAGTTAACATCCCTTTATATGTAGACAATAAGTTTTAGAAATTAATACTTGGATATATTTAATTTATATAGAAATGAATGATTTAAAAGGTTGATAACTTTTTATGTATATCAGCCACTATCACATTACTATAACAACATGTTTAGAGTTAAATGATTAACTTCTAAATTATATACAAATATATTAAACGAGTTAATATAACATAGAAGTTAACTTTTAAACATGAAATTTAATTCTACAAGGTGAAATTGTAGAATTAAATTATTAACATATAAATTATATATTTGTTACACTCACTTGTCTATAGCTTACAATGTCAATTTTAACATTTTGACGACTTCCATATATAACGTAGTGCTTTTTACCTATTATTTTAAATGAATGACAATTTATCATGTACTTTTACGTACTTGAAGTAGTCTAATGGTTAAAACAACTGGTAAAAGTAATATGTTATATATGAAGGTCATCTAAAAGTTAAACTTGTTTGCTAAATTTATACATATCTTAGGAGCAAGGGGCTAGACCATACTGATATGAAATACGCTACTTTTCATTTTAAATGATGACTTATTACACCTGTAAAATATAAATTTATACTGAAAATGACTTTTTAATTTAATTTTTTAACTTTGAACTATTGTATTAGTATCAAAGAGTTAACATCATTATCATATAAAAGGTGAAACCAACATACTTTATATCGATATAATCTAGCTCCTTACCCAAGTATGAATGAGCATATCAAATGATCATATATTTTAAAAGTTAATAATTTGGTGACTGTTAATGATATATGTTTTTGTGTAAAATCACATAAAATTAAAGTTACCATAATCAATGAATTAATTTTCAGTTCATATAAGCATATTAAATAAAGTTTAACCTTTTAACTAACTTTTTTTACAAGCATCTGATACAAATGTATCAACATGATTAAAATTAAAAATTTATGTAGAAATAACTTTGTTGATTTTTAAAATTGGACAGTTTTATGTTTATAATAAAGTAAACCTCTGGTGTTTTCATTTAAAATAATTTTTTTAGCTTGATCCATTGTTTTATATCGAATATAATCTACTAATTGTTTATAGCTGTCTATAGCTTTTAACACTCTTCTAAAATCGTAAACTGTGGTTAAGAGAGATTGATCAAAAACAGTATGAGTAACAGTTTTATTTAAAAAATCTTGAATTGTCACTGGATCATTTAAGCGAGGTTCTTTGTAAAAATCCCTGACAGGCAAATGTAAAATTAAATCGGTTCCATCCTTCCAATCTAAATTTATGTAATATTCTTTACGACGTTCATAAATAATTTCATAGCATTTAGCAGCTATCGAAGCAGCTAAAAGACCTATTTTACGACATATTTCTGTAAATTCTGGATCATATATTTCACCTTCTAAAACACTTTTAACTTTTTCCAAAGGTTGATCTGAATTAATATTTTTAATTAAATCAACCCAAAGTTCAGTTATTTCAATTGCGGTATAATTTTTATATGTAAATGGTTTTGATATCAAGGTTTTACACATTTGGGCTATTTCTACTAAATCATCTTCTGAATATTGATTTAAACATTTGGTTGGAATAGTTTGTTTAATTAATTTGTTAAAACAAGGATAATAATGATCTTCAAACTCCTTTTTATCAACAGGTATAGGTAAACCGGCTAAAACATATCGAGCAAATTTTATATATTCGAAAATTAAAAATTTTTTCTGAACAGATTTTTCATTGATTAAATAAATATCTAATCGACGAACTACGTTCCAACACAATTGAATCAAGTCATTTCTTAAATCTAAATCTCCATTTAAAGTATAACCCAAATAAGTTAATCCATCATCTGATAAACTAGAATCAGCATATTTAACGGATGATAATCCAAAATCTAAAATTGTAGTTTTAACACCGAATGTTTCTATACAGAACAATTCGGTCCCTCCAAACGAATAGATAAAATATGGCGTTTTACATGGTGAACTTATAAGGTTGCGAAGATGTAAATCATTGTGTGTGATATAATTTCTGTGCATAGTGATTACAGCCATAAAAGCCTGTTCAAATGTTGAAATAAAATGTAAAACATTGAAAGTTTTATAATCTATCATATCTTCCAACAAAACTCCGTTTATTTTTTCTAAAACAATCCCTTCTAATTTACCATATGTAGCTCTAGCTAAAGGTTTACAAAAATGAATACAATTGGTTAATTTTAATCGAATTAAAGCTGTTAAATCACATTCTACACTATAATCTACATGTTTAGAAGCTTTGAAAATAGCAGGAAGTCCTTGCCATATACATTCTGCTATATAAGCATATTTACCTTCTTTATTACTAGGGAAAAAAAATACTTGTTCCATTGCTACAATTGGTTTTAATCGAAAAGTATTTTTTTCAATCGTGCTTCAACTTTGAATTTAAAAATATCTTCAATTTATAATGAAATCATATATAACATATAATTTAAGAGGTAACATCATCATATTGTTAAATTATAAACACATTGTTAATACATTTAACCACAAACTTAGTTGTATACAAGCTTAGCTTCTTATAAGTACATATATAGCTTAGAAGTTAAACATTTAACTCAACAAATCACCTCCAACATATTTATGTCAGAAGTAACATGTTGAGTTAAATGGTTAATTTCTAAGCTATATGCAAGTGTATCAAATGTTTAAGAATTAAAAATAAATAATTTTTAAAGACTATACATTTGAGTTAATGTTATAATATTAACCCATAAATCAGTTACAAGCACAGAATATACAACTTATACTAAGATTTACAAGGACATCGACATATTCGATGTTTTACACCATTACGTAAAATCATTGGTTGTTTTACGGTTTGATAAAATTGACCAACTTTGTGACAACCTGTTAATGGTTGAGGGTGAATTTTAAAACGTCCCATATTATCAGATTCAACATTAATATGACATACAGGTTCCTCGAAATGTATTTCTCGTTTTGCAAACGATCTAACTATTTCACGATCTTTCATGGCTGAACTGATCATTTTATTTAACAATTTAAAAATTTTAATGATCAATGATTAGCTTTTCTCTAAAGCTGAATAACTCCTAAGTTGTATATGAATGGTTAATAACTGATTACGAATTAAAGAGTAAATACTCTTTAATTTCTAAGTTATATAAGTAAGCATCCACCTTAAGTTAAAGAAAATGTACTCTTTAACTACCATAGATATCTTATATTTATACAAAGATGATTATATTGAATAATAAGTTAATGTTGAATATGTTTGCTTCAGAATTAATTCTAAGACTAAAAGGTTAAAAATATATAAACTACATTATTGACAAAACCACCCTGTTTAATTTTTAATCTGAATAAGTTATTACAGTTGAATGAGTTAATCCTTATAGTTTACATACAGATTTGGGTTAAAGAGTTAACTTATAAGCTATAAAACATCGGTAATGTGATTGAATTAAAACAATCTCTTTCAGATGATATAGAACAATTAAATGTTTACCCTTTAACTCTTCACCCATGTACAGTATAATAATTAAAGGGGTACTGACTTGTTTTCATAATTTATAACCGATAAAATTTATTTATTTTAAAATGTGTTATTTAATCAAATATCACAAAGCCATTTTAAACAGATATGATGAATTAATTGATCAATACGGGTTTGATGCTTTAATTGATAAAAATTTATATTTAGTAGAAATGATACAAGCAGAAGATTATTTAAATGTCGTTAAAAAAACTATAATAAAACAAAACTGGTTTGATTTAATAGTAGATGAAAAACCAAAATTTAAAAAAGAAGATGTAAAAAAAAAACCTTATGGATGTCATTCTTTATATAAATTTAAAGAATGTTTAAAAAAATTTCAGGGGCAACAAACATGTAAGATTCCTGATAAAATTTATGAAGAATTAGAAAAAAAATTTAAATCTTATAAATTACTCATACCTAATGTTGAAGGTTTTGTTAAATACTCTAAAATTACCAAAAATCACGTTTTAATATTTTTAAAAGAACTTAAATATTCTAAGCAATATGAAAACGTTAATCTTATTTATTATGTTTTAACAAATAAAAAAGAAAACGTATCTCATTTAGAAAGTGTATTGATAGATGATTTTATTAAACTTTTAATGGCTTACGAAACAAACGATGAAAAAGAAAATTTAGATGTTAATTATGTTTTAGTACATTTATTAATTCGTCGATCTTATGAATTTGAAAAAGATTCGTTTCATTTAAATAAATCAGGTTACAAATTAAAAAGTCATAACAATTTATGTTCTAAATTATTTAAAATTTTAAATTGGGAGTTTACACCACTGTAGCTTTAAACATCAATGGTTATACACGTTAATTAATTTTTTAATTTCGAATATATTAACATCATGATACTTGAGTGTATATGCTATAATATATTTTTACCTATAAAAATATTATGCTTTAGATTAAGACTTGATATATAAGCATAATATTTTGTCTGTATATGAGGACTTAAAAGGTAATTCTTAATCTACCTTGCTATCAAGGGAGTTTGAGAGTTATCTTTTAAGTCTCGTATAAATGTAGTGAATAATTACAAAGTTAAAACTTAAGCTGTAATTACAAACAATTAGGCTTTACCATGTGATATACAAGTACAATGAAGAGTTAAGATCAATCAATGTAATTAAAAAGCTTCATATTAATTGAACATGCTTTTTCTATAGCAATCAGTTTAGATTTGGGTAATTCGACTTTCCATATATCGGATTCAGTTTTACCTATAACGTAAAGTCTGGATTGATTTGAACTTGACAATCGATAAACCATTTTCAAGATGTTTTCATCAAAAGATAAATTACAAAAAGAAAATAAATTTATCAATTCTTTTTCAGGATTCATGATTAAATCTTCATATCTTAAAAGATAATAACCTATTTTATTATTTAGCGTATTGTAAATATCAACATCATCCTGACATATTTTAGCTATTTGTCTGAAATTATAATTTCGATCAAATGTTTTTATTTTAGAATTAAAAGATCCTCTAGGATCTCTTATCAAATGAATTATTTTAATGTTAAATAAATTCATCAGTTCTAACGCTTGAGTTTTATTGCGAATTCTTACAGTTTTAATAACGATAGAATTAAATTCTTTGCAATAAGATGAAGCAAGATCTAAATCAAGAAGTTGACATTTTAAACTATTACAAGTATATTTACTGTCATTATTTAATTCATAAATACATGTTTTACCTGGTTTACATAAAGTCTTACTGTAATTACGCTTGAAAAAAAAATTTTTAACTATATATTTTCTTAAAATTGTAAGTTTACAATTAAATAAGGCTTTTAAAACTTTTGTATATTCATTATAAATATTATTTAAATACCAAAGAGGTTCAAATAAATAAAACACCTCTTTTCTTGAATTAAAAATTTCACTTAAAAATGAAGAATCTGAGCGAGTGGTAGTTAAAATAAGAATTTTATCATATTTTCTTGTATGAATAATGGGTTTATGGAAAAACCAAATAATAATTAACAATAACGCTATCAATAATAACGTATATCTACATCTTGATTTCATAGTTAATTGTTGAGATAAAATATATTGATTGCTGTTCAAATTTTAATTCAAACATCGATACATGTATTGTAATATATTGAAACCTAGTATATACGTTAAAATAATATTACATCCACATTAAATCTGTTTTCGAAATAAAAATATTGAAAAAAGATTTAATTGCTAATTTGGATTCCAATACATTATATATAAAAACCTTTAAAAAGGAGATTCTAAGTATTAGGATGTTTTAACATGGTGAAATTTATCAGGTAGACAATTTATTTGATTTAAGCTCTATTTTATCAATACAACCATAACAAAATTTATTCATAATTTAAGATAAGAAAATGTTTACATATAAAAATTATCAATGACTTTATACTGCTAAACATACAATGTATATTGATCTGAGTCCTTGAGAAATTATACATTATTATTTGAAAACAATTTATTTTGATATATAAACCTTTTGATTTACATTTTAGCAGTTATTATTTAAAATCATGGATAAAATTTCATCTAATTATTACAACTGAATAATTATCGAACATGTGCTTATAGTGAATGATTTAAATAAAGATGTGTGATCCCAGATAAAACTTGGTTTTGTGATAATTAATGTATCACACTGAAGTGTTGATTTAAAAATTTTGTCTGCTCATTCTAAATATTAAATAAGATTTTATTGAACAAAATTTATAATTTAAAACAGCCGTTACAGCATCTGAAGATATTATAAACAATTATTGTTTAATCAAATCATCAAGTTTTTAAAAGATCAATTTAAAATGGTTTATAAATGTGAATGATTAAAGATTCGACTTCAATAATTTTAAAACTTAAACAGTATCATAGACGATTAAAAATAAATATAGAACTCAAAATCATTCATTAGATAATATTTTTTAAAACCTCCTTCAGAATTTACAGTAAATGTTTGTTTTTCTAATTTTAAAATATATTTTAATTTACTCATAATAAACATTGGGTTTAATTTTAACTCTTGATATAAGCTTATTTATATATATATATATAACTTAGGAATTAACCTTTAAATTAGAATACATTTAGCATATGTAATAAATTATTAGTTGTTTAAAACATATGTAACATTTTATGTGTCAAGGCAATCTAAATGATATATCTTTTTCTTACAATATTTAAAACTTAGCAATATTATCGGTATAAAATATCATAACATATATAGTCAAGTATCAGGGTTAAAACCCAAGTGTATATAAACCTATTAATGTTTCAACAGCATACATATATACCGGGTCTTAAAAGGTTAAGTTGTTCTAAGTTATATATGTGATGATAACTTAAAGTTGAATTAATATTTAAGTATATACAACTTAAATATTAATTTTTGATCACAGTAATTCAAAAGAGAGTTAATAACTCAGGGGTAATTCTTTACTTTAAAGATTACTCTGAATACATTTAGCATATGTAATAAGCCATTGTTTAATTAAAATAATGGTTTATTACATATGCTAAATGTATTCAATGTAGTCTAAAAGGTTATATTGATAAATAACGACTTATTACAATAAATAGTTTAAAAGTTAACTTTATTTATACATATAATAAATTATTTGTTTAAAATAATGAGTAAAAGTAATATGCTTTATATTAAATCATGATTTAATATAAAGCATATTATATATTGATATTTTGTTTGTATATATGAACATCAGGTCTTAAAAATGTTAAGACAATCTAAAAGTTAAATATAATTGGGTAGTTTGAGGGTTATTATCGATATAAAACGTTTGTCTTTACATAGACGTAAACTGTCATTAACATATTAACATGTTAAAAATTATTTATTTAAAGGTGTAAAATTAAAAATTTTTCAATTAAACAAAATAAAAATTATATACTATGAACACTCCTAAAAAACTCATTGTTAAAAGAAAATACAATTTAATATCGGTCAAACAAGAACTAACATTTACAGAGCCTAACATTCAATGTTTAAATTACAAAAATGAACTTTTTTCAGATGGGGTTATATATGCTTATAATTTACCTTTTAAATTAATATTTTATAATTATTTCATTGACAAATTTGTCAATGTTAATGTTTATACTGATGAAGATGTTTTTACTTTTATTTTAGGAGCTCAAGAAACTAAAACATCTACATTTAAAAATAAACATATAAGTGTTGATTTTTATTGTGAAGGTGAATTTTTAAACTCCTTTAATTTCATCTGTCTTTAAAACAATATTTCTAATTACAGAAACATATAGAAAAATTGAGTTTGTAATCTTGTTTAATGTGATCTTAACTCCTCCATGTCACCAGGGATGTATCAATGTAAGTGGTTAAAATATGTATCTTTAAACTATATAATTTACTTACATCTTAAAAGTTAAAAGATTAAATATATTTAGAATTTAAATATGTGATCATCAATGTGTTTATATAAATTTATACAAAGACATGTTACTAACTGATGAATCAATGTTTGGATTAAATGTATCAAAGATCAAGAATTTCACCTTTTAATTCTTTCATGTATCAACAATGTGGTAGTGTCTGACATAATACGTTTAAAGTAATTTATACAACTACAAAGGTTTAAATTTTTAAAAACTTACATCATGTATTTTTATATATAACTTAGGTTTTAAAAGATTAATATATAATAAACCACTGTTTGAAATAAGTAATATATTTTATATTTCTTTCATTAGATTTCATTAAATATAGTATATAATAAATTGTTGTTATTATAACCTCTTAAGTACATATGATACAGCATTATTCATTTAAAACACCGAATAAAAGCAATGCTCTATATCATAATAGTTTTAAAAAGTAACATTTTATACATTAGAATTGTTTAACTGTTAACTCAATAGTATTAATAGAGTTAAAGATATATATATTCTTTAACTCCTTAGTTTTCATTATGTTCACATATAAAAAGAATATCAAAATAATTAATTTCTAAGCTGTATACAATGATAATATAAAATTAGTATATAGCTTAAAAATTAACCTTTTAACCCTTGAATTACATTATATGAGTTATTGTAATTTAAAAGTTAAAAGTAAACACTTTTATATCAACCTCAAAACCGGTACAAAGTTAAATTTTAAATATGTCATGATGTAAAACCAATGCTTTTGAAATTAAAATAAACTGTACAATGGTTTAACCATATTTCGGGACAAATACATCAACAATATAAGCATGGCTCCTAATATAGCGACTAAAACGTACGTTCTGGTCGTAACATCCATAGTTTTATAGTACGTCATTTTATATAGTTATTTAAAAACTATGAAATACGAAGATTTTGTAAAAAAATGTAAAAATCCATTTTTCATATGTGAATCATTTGCAAACAATCCAACCATTAATCCCATTACATCTAGAAAAATATCATCTAATGGTCAAGTTTATAAAAATTTGGTTAAGTTTTGTGATTCTATTAGACGAGTTAATGCAGAGGCGACGATTGAAGTCGAAGGAGATCGTATAGCTTACATGCAAAAAGTAAAAACAGAGTTGAGATCTTTAAATTTAAATAGAGGAGATTATTGCGTGACAAGAGAAGATTCTGTTTTAAGAGGATTTTTAGACAATGTACAACTACTGGATATAGGAGGATATGGACGTATATATAAAGTAAATTATAAAGGATTAAAATTTGTTTTTAAAGAAATATTGTTGGAGGATAATGATCGAAAAGTATTGGTAGATACCGAACCATTATTCTGGGATCAATGGACTAAAGTTTATCCATTAGAAATTTACATTTTTAAACTCACTGATCGATTGATAGAAACCAATAAATCACCTCATTTTATATACAGCGCAGGAGGTGGTTTATGTTCAAATTGTATTTTATCCACTTTAAATTATACTCATAGAAAGGGATCATGTTATGTAATTGCTATGGAATTAGCCGATTTTACTTTAACCGATATTTTAAATGATTTAACCGATGAAGATATTAAAATAGCTGTTCAACAATTGTTATTAGGATTAACTATTTTACATGCTGAATACGGTATATTTCATGGAGATTTAAAATCTGATAACATATTGGTTAAACGAGTAGAACCCGGAGGTTATATTAAATATGAAATATTTGATCGTGATTTTTATGTTAAAAATAACGGTTTATTGTTTTTAATTGCTGATTTCAATATATCTAAGATATATCATGGAAAATATGCACTAACTAAATTTAGAGGTAATAAATATGCTGAAGCTGTGCCCACTGGGTTGTCTCCTGGGTGGGGATCTGAAGCAGGTTATGAACTTACATTGAAACCCTTTTCTACTCGTAAGTTCTTAAGCTTCGGTAAAAATCGTAAAATGGAGGTCGTTGAAAACAGATTTTTAAGAACATGGTTCAATGAAAAAAACGAAGTAGTAGGTCGATATACCATTAATAGATTTTCTGTAGGAATTGATGTAGGTTCAGAAATAGTCATCGATTTTAATGATATGCGTCGATTTTATGAATTTAATTTCGCATACGATATTCAAGACATATTAGCTATGTTTAAAGGTGGAAGAGCTTTTGCTCAACCTATGAATCACAAAGGTAGACATAAACCTGTAACATTTTTAAATGATTTAATATTAACTCGTCCAAACGCTGTTGAATTATATAACATTTCAGCTGCTAAATATTTTTTTGCTGATATAGCAGTTGCTTATTTATTTCCTGAAACCAAAATTTATAAACCTGTTTTTCAACGATATTCATATAAAAATTAATTTAGATTATTTATACTTGCAATATTAATCTTATTAAATTCTAATATATATTGACCATATTTAGTTTGTTTCAACTAATGTTGAATTTTTAAACTGTATACAACTGATTAGAGTATTTATACTTTAATTCTTAAACTACATACGATTGTAACAAATAATTAAAATTTAATCTTCAAATTACTTTAACTCTTAACTGTCGCTAATGTATGTCTTTATATAAATACAAGATATTAGTTATAGTTAATATAAATAATTTTATCTATTATTTTGAACAAATAAATTTATTACACCTACAAAACACATACATTGGTTTAAGGAGTGTATATTCTAACTTTTAATACCATATCAGTATATAAAACATCAATATATGTATATACCCCTGGTTTTAAGAAGTTAATACTAGAATACTTAAGTATATTTAAACTTTATATGTAAAAACTATTTAATTTATAGAGTTAAACCTTAAACCTAGTACTTCATAGGTAAACATATACTTATGATTCAAGAGGTTAACCTTTTAAAACATAAATCATATAAGTTTTAAAAGGTTTTAACACCTTTTAGGCTATATATAAATGATTAATCATTTAATTTTTTGTATATCATTATACTAACAAACATACTGTTGAATTTAAATTGTTTTGATCTTGGATGTTTCTTTATGGTTGAAAAATTTAAAGTAATTTGATATAATGTTAACATTTATATAACATACAAATTGTTACTCATAATTGCATATAACAATTAGTTTTATATACATAAACGTTGATAATTGTTAATGAGCTAAATTAAAAGTAGAATATAACAGCGCTCCTATACTTATTAAAGCTATGAAAAGGGTAAGTGGTGATTTAATGTGTGATGTATGATCTTGAACAGTAAAAAAATCAACCAACCCTGTCCAAGCATTATTTTCTAATAACCACTGTTTTTGATGTTCTATTAAATAAGAAGAAATAATGAAACTTACAGTTTTTATTTTATCCGTCATATTGATCATTTTCAAATAATCAACTATTAAAATACCGAACGTAATCAAACTAATTATTCTACCCCAATTAATCAATCCATCGGAAAATATATTTTCAACAATTTCTTTAACAAAAATTTCTACTTCAATATTCATTGTCATTATTTTAGTTAACATATTAACATAGACAAGTCTGTGTTTATTAAATAAATTATCGACCTCTCTTTTCATAATTTTTAAAATCATATCATCACTTTCTTTTAGATCAAAATATTTTATAAAAAATGTATCAACGAGTTGTTTGGTATTTGTTTCAAATTCGTTGCTCATGTTGATGTTATTTAAATACATAAAATAAAAATTAGTTAATCAATATGAAAGAATCAAATTTTAACCTTTAATTTTTAACATTAGAATTATTTAAGTATACTCAAGTTTTATAAAAAATAAATATTAAAAACATCTGATTCATATTTAGGTATTCTAATGTTAAGACTTAAATGTATATTGATGCTTTATATATGTCTTAAAGTTAAGTTATATACATGTTTGTTATATTGCTCATATACAGTAATTATGTCTTCAATACAGCAAAATTAATCTTTTAAGACATCAGTGATATGAAACATAGTGATTAAAAGGATTTAACCTTTAAATTTTGAATAGGGTAGTAATAGTGTGTAACAGAATTAAAGGATATATATCCTTTAACTCTTGATGTATGGTAACACATTTAAAGTTGACTCTTTAACTCACTCATAAGCTATAAGTAATTATAATGAACAAAATATAACTTAGGAGCTAAACTTTTTGACATAATATATTAGGTATATGGGAAAGTTAAGATGTATATATTTTTAAACCTAAATATATTATTACTGATGTAGAGTATCAAGAATGTATAAATAAAAATACACACTTTTTAATCTAAGTTATATACTTGTTTGATATGTTCACATATAGCTTAGGGGTTAACTCCTAAATTATATAGTTATTTGTCTATATATAACTTAGGATTTAAACTATATAAATTCAGATTCTACAAGTTTAATAAAATTTAATTCTTTAACTCTTAAGATATAATACAAGCAAATAAATACATAACTTATGAGTTAAAAGAGTTTAAATTTACACAACCAATTCACTGATAGAAATTAAATCTCTATCTAATATATAACCTCTTTTCTCTAAAATTTCCAATATTTTTTCAGAACCTTCTTGCTCACGATCTTTTTGATTAGAACCATATACAGTTGCTAATAATTCACCACCTACATAACATTCTGTTTTATTACCAGAATGCATATATTCTGGTGCTCCTAATTCTGTTTTATGTTTATCTGTTAATTCTTTTAATCGCGTTTTAGGATCAAATAATGCTTTGTAATTAATTTCGATTGTCATCCCGTCAAATATAGATTTTAAAAAATTATAACACACAGCTGTACCGATACCTTCAATATTAAAATGATTATCTAATATTAAACATACCGCTCCTAAAAATGCTTCAAATACATCTTCTAATAATTTTTTTTGATTGATTTTTAAATTTTTAGGTTTTTTAATGTGAGGCCAAAAACCTAAAAATTTGGCAATACCAGAAAAACTTCTACGAGACGCATAATTAATTTTTAATCGAGCAATAGCTTTAACTCCTTTAGGATTTTGCAATTGAGGAAATGATTTGTAAAAATACATTGGTAGGAAATAAGCGGCAACTCCATCCCCTAATATTTCTAAAGATTCATAATTAGTAATTGGATCAACTGAAGGGGGTGTAAATGCTTGAGTCAATTCTTTGTCGAATCGAGACATTAAAACATAAATATATCGATCTTCTATTTTAAATTTATTTTTAAACAATTTAATCAACCATTTTTCCATGTTTTTAAATAAAAGTTAAACACTTTAATAAAAATCAAAAGTTTTATAAAAGGTTAAATTGTTAAGTATCATCAGCATACGTTTCAATGTAAAATTACATAAACGATAACATCTTAGTATTTAAGTTAATCAAGTAACCCATTAAAAATCAGTGTTCAGTATGAAGACAAAATATCATATAACATACACACTTAAATATCAGGGGGCTGTTTTAACTCATCTTTATTTTATAAGATATTATTTACCCCTCTGAAACCTCATTCATATACATAAACAGTACATCAATATATGTATATACATTTAGGTCTTAAGAGGTTAAGATTACATGACCAAAATTTTAATAATAGCAGAGTTTAATCCTCTGATTTAAACATGTGTATAATCACTTACAGACGGTTAACATTAGTAGAACAATATGTAATAACTTATTAATAATTTTTAACTATTGAGAATACTGATTCTCATATGTGAACAAACTATTATTACACATTGAGTATTTAGAAAGTTAAATAAATCTAAAATGTTGTTAATAGTCAATTCTTCCAAATACCTTCAATGTGTCATTAGCAATACTATCATACTGGAGGTATTTAGAAGAATTAAAAAGATATGCATCTTTTAACTTTTCAGCTATATATTCAACCACTCAATTATGTATAATTTAGGAACTTAAATGTTAAAGAATAATATAACTTTTAAACTGTATACAAAGTGTATCAATCAATTAGAAGTTAAAAGATTAAATTATTAATCTTATTGATAAATAAGTTTTAAATTTAAAAATATTAAGATGAATAAGATTATGGAATTGAATAAAACCTATGTTTAAAGAATTAGTGTCATTGACACAATGGCTCAGAATCTAATAAGGATTCATAAAATAAAAATAATTTATGGTGGAACAAAATGTTATACTCTGTTATTGGAAAAATTACAACAAGAATCATTAATAACAATTGAAGAATACATCAGTTTAAAAACAGTTTCTCTCAGACAAATCAGAGATTCTGTAGCCAGTTTAATAGAGTCATTACAGTGTGAGGGTGAAGATTGTTGTAGAAGATTAATAACTTGTTTAAAACAAGACAATCGTTTAAGACCTTTTTTTCCATGTACATTATCTAGATGTGTAAAAAAATTAGCTTTATAATTTTGAACAATCAGTAACTTAAAATCACTTAGTTTTAAATTATATTATATTAAAATCATTGTTTATATAATTTATACTTATATTTAATCATAATAATTAACCTTTTAAATCATAAGCTATATACAAACATGTATACTACTTAGAAGTTGAAGAGTCAATCTTAAATTAAATTAAAATAAAATAAATAGATCCTTGTATAATCTTTTAAATATCAAAACAGTATAAAGATTGAAATATATGATTTCATTATGAGAGTAAATTATATAAATTTAGTTTAAAAATTAAATCTATATTTTAAAATTTGATCAATTTTAACTTTGTTGTTAAAATTGCAGACTTTAACCTCTAAAGACTACCTTGAGTATATTTTATGTATACAATTAATCATTCATTTAAAATATTGGGTAAAAAGCAATACTTTATAAAAATAGTCTTTTTAACCCTTAATTCCAAATAGAATAGTTAATGTGTAAAGGAGTTAACTTGTTAATTTCTAAGCTATATGAGGGTATATAGTTTAGGAATTAAAGGTTTAAACCTAAATGTGTTGTCGTACTGTTGAAATAGTTACTATTCATTGAAAATTTACCTGTATTTACACTGATTAAATTAAGATAAATTTTTCATACATGTTGATTGGTTAAAATTCAAAGCATTACCATCGTATATCAATTGAGGAAATCCTGTACCGATAAAAGATCTTTTACCGGCTACAACACATGCACTGACACCATCTAATTCATCTGTTTCTCCACTAACAGCTGAATTAATCAAAATATCCAAACTTTCCTCAAAAGCTGCTCTGCTTAAAGGTCCTACTTTATGTGTTCTCATGGTATATCGATCAATAGGCATAGGTTTACCTTTATAGGTCATTTGATCCACTAATAATTCGACGTGTTCAGGATAAATATCATCTCCTACACAATTTTTAATCATTTCTCTCAATCTTTTACGAACACTAGCCAACCCCAATGTTCTATAAACATCCCATACGTCATCACAAACAGAACCGGAAGCATCTACAGCTGGGTGAGCCAATAATTTTTGCAAGTTACTACCTCTGGTAATGGCTACATATTGTACTGGATTACTTTGAGGGATAGGGCGTAAATCATAATCGGTTACACCAGGCGTTAATCCTATTTTTAATTTTAAAACATCTTTGATGATTTTATTCAAACAGCATTTATTCTTCCAACTTAATCGTACAAAATTAAATCCTGTTTCTACATTGAAATAAGGGTTTTCAAACTTTTGAATCATTGCTTGAGCCACATCTTCAGGTGAAATTCTACGTTTAAAGCAAACATCAAAATCAAGTTTAATTTCTAAATGAGCACTGTTTTTTAAAATTATGGTTTTAAAGGTCCCAGGTTCTAAACACTCACTTAAAGGTACACAGATTAAAGAACATCCTAAAAAATCACGAATATCAGAAGGATCTGATGGTACATCTTTTAATTTCAAGTAACAACTGCGTTTTTTAGGTTTTTGAGTCAAACTTAAAATTTCTCCAAATTGTCTGTGACCAGCTTCTGATAAAGCGCCTGCCTTGTGAAAAGTGTTTAAGGTTTGTTGTGTTTGTTTAGCACCGATCGCTTGGGCACATACGATACCCACTGCTTCTCCAGGAGGCATAACAGCTTTGATGTAAGCTTCCCTTACTGTTTTACGCCATATTTCTATAGATTCTTGAGGTATAGCCATAGCCCCCTCCTTCAAAGTATTTAAATGGAAAGATATAGTTTTTTCTCTTAATGGAATAGGTAAAAATTTAAAAAATGATAAATCTAAAACATCGGTTGTATCGGGTACAATTTTAGGTCCTTTATAAACACGATTTAATTTAAAAGCTAATCTTTTAAAACATATAGGTATACCTGAATTAAAACATTTCGCTGGATTCAATCCATGTCCTCCATATATGAATTGAACTGTCTGACCAGCAGCGTCTCGAACCGAATAATCATATTTAACAACGATATTTTCATTGAGTTTCACCATCCTACGTTCAGCATAACCTGTTACACCAGTAGTTTGAGATGTATTAATCATACCTTCTCTACCTGATTTGGCATGGAAAAAACATTCTTTAGGATTTAAACCATCGATGAAACAAGAAGATACAAATCCTCGGCTTTCATATTTTTCCTTATGATTTACAACAACTCTTGGATAACCAGCTAATGTCAATCTGCTTTCATCTGTTTCATAATCGGGTCTACGACCATCTACATATTGTTGACCCAATAAACCACCTATTTGAGTTAAATTAAATCGATCTCCTTTACTACCGGCTTGTGCCATGATTAATAAAGCATTAGTTTTTGGAGGATTTAAATTTTTAACTGCTTTATCTTTAACTGAATTTAAAATCATTTCGACTGCAGTCTCTTTGTAATATCTTGGAGCTTCATCATAAGCTTTATCAGCCTTAATATAGCATCTGTCAATTTGATCCCTTATATCACGCTTCAAATCAATACAATCCTTTGGTCCTACAGAAAATGGTCTGTGTAACAACCATTTGTTAGTAACATTTTGAATACCTTCTATAAATTTAACAGCTATTTCTTCTGGGTATTCTAAAGCTAAACAACGTATCAAAATTTTTAATTTACTTCCTGTTAAACAACCTTTTTTAATTTTACCATCCAGAATTTTTAAATTGGTCGATTCAAAAGAAAAATCTTTGGGTAAAATAGATGCTATCAAATCTAAAGAGGTCCCTAATTTTGAAGGGTAAAAATCCAAAACTTGAGCACAATCAAAATATTCTTCTTTATTCATTTTAGTATGCAGAGTCATTAAATAAGCTCCTAACACAGCATCTTGCACAGGAAAAATTTCTGCTTGAGGACTTTTATTTGAAATAATTAATCCAGCTGGGTTCATTAGATCTTGAACTTCATATCGAGCTTCTTCACCTTGAGGTAAATAGAGATTACCCTCGTCCCCATCAAAATCCATATTAAAACCATGAGTCACAGCTAAATTAACTCTAATGGTTTTACCAGGTTTTTTAATAATCTTCATACCTAACATAGAATTTCTGTGTAAAGTGGGTTGCCTGTTTAATATCACTGGATCTCCATCTTCTAAAAACCGTTCGATTGTATCTCCAGGTTCTATTTCTGGTAATGGTTTTATCAAACGGTCGTGACCAAGCAATTCCTGTGTTTCCACATTACAATCTGTTACTTTCCCCCCTTGAGGTAATGAATCTCCATGTAATAAAACATACCGTCTTCTATTTTCTGGTACACAATATTTAGATCCGTCTGCTTTAACAACTGCGGCTATTTTGTACTTATTTAATGTTTTTAAATTAAAAGGAGTCACTCGTACCGGTACAGTCAAATTGTCGGCTATTTCATATGGTATAGCTATTTCGTTCAATTTTAAAGTTGAATCAGGACCCACTACCGATCTTGCTGTTTGATTACGGCGTTTACCCATCATATTTTGCCTAAGGATACCTGTTTTTTTAGATAAACGTTCTTTAATACCAGTCATAGGTTTGTGATTGGTGTTGTGAGTAGCTTTACCTTTGGTGTTGTCGGTGTAACATAAAATTTTTAATCTCAATTGATCAATCAATTTAGGGCATCTTTCAATTTTTAATTTCTCATTTATTTTAACAATTTGAGAGAGAAATACACTAAGATCATCATCCACTAAAGGCGTTTGAGGCCTGCAACAAGGAGGTAGTACCGGAAATTTAGTTAAAATTAAATTTTTGGGATGAATAAATTCGGGTGCATCTATCTTTTCAAACATCTCTTTTAAATGTTCAGGTTCTAAAATATATTTACTTCCATCTTTTCTTTTGATTTGTATTTGAGGTAATCCTATATCATTTTCTATAATTTTAACACATAAAACATTAGGTCTGCATTCGACGCATGATTTTAATTTTTTCCCGCATGTCCAACAATATTTTTTTAAAATAGCGACTGCTTCTTTGTAAAAAATTAAAACTGGTACTTCCAGATTAATATGTCCAAAGTGTCCGGGACATGTGTAGTGATCTTGACCACATGTTAAACATAAACCGTCTGTTCCACCTAAATACGGATCATAAACAGATCCTCTTTCTTGTTTCAAACAACATTTAGTTGTTTCACTCACTGAATTTTCTAATACAATCGCATCCGAAGCTAATCCGAATCTGAATCTTTTCAAATCCATACTGTTTTTACGAACGCTCTTTTACATATAATAATCAAAGTTTGAGTTTTAACGATGTTGATTTTGTAAAATAGTACAAAAATTAATTTAATCCTTTAACTCTAAATGCATGTTTCTGATACTGTGATCAATCATGTCAGAATTATACATTTGGAGTTAACTTTTAAACTGCCTTGGTATATAAAAATATAGTGTTGTTTACTTATTATTTTAAAAGAATAACAAATTATATACATAAAACATGCCTGATGTAATCTAAAAATTAACAAATATATACTTAGTTTTTAAAGGATTGATATCTTGGATACATTAATACAATGTATTCAGTGTTAAAGAGCTAATTTATAAAATTTAATTTTACATGTAAAATCAAAAAATTAACTTTATTACTTATGATTTTAAGATCGTATCTATAATGATCTTGAAAAATCAATATTATATTATATTTAATCTTAAATGTACTATTAATGAATCAGTGTGTTATTAGAATTAAAGGGTATATATTAACTCTTAAACTATACATTATACTTGTATACATAGTTTAAAATTAAAGGGTTAATTTTTGAAACCTAAGTATATATAGTATTAAATAGTGGATTTTAAGAGGGTAATGTTTAAATCTTTAAGTTATGTATAGTAAACAATAAGTGAACCTTTAAACTATATCAATATAAAAGTTATTTTTTATTATTATTATATTAAATAATTAATGACTTTACATCTATAAAGATATTAATTTTTAAGAATACTAATATAAACTGCTACTTTTACTCTCTTTCTTTAAAAAAATTTATTATATACATAAACTGTACTTAAAATGATCTAAGGGTTAATATGTAATAACTTATTTTTAATACATAATGACTTAAAAAGCAATGTTATTTAGATTAAAATAGTTAATTTAAATTATACCAATAAACTTGAACAATGTGAAATTTTATATATTTATGCGCTTCTGAAGCTAATGTATAAGCTATAAAGTTATTTGATATATTCACTTATATCTTATGAATTAAGCTGTTTGAAGCTATCATTTAAATTTAAAAAATAGCTTCGAAATTAAATTGTATGTTCATTCGAAAGTAAAAAAAAAGATGAACGTTTGTGATGAATTTGAAATGAATCCAGATTACAATCCTGAAACCAAAAAAAAAATAAAAAAAGATGGAGTAGTTTATAAAAGATTAGTTAAAAAATGCAAAGAAGTCAAAGATAGACGTCCTATGGAATATATTTATAAAATTCAACGGTTACATAAACGTTTTATACCTGATTTTACTGATACATTGTATGAACGATTGGCTCGTGTTGATGATAAATTAGATTATATTGAACGTCGATCCAGTAGACGTGAACTAGCACAAGGTTCAAAACAACCTATTCCAGTAGAAACACTCTTAAAAGAAGCTTTAGATCGTGGTTACATTAATAACGTGTTGTATCATAAAAATATTAAAATTGTGAAAAGATGTGAACAATATGAATTTAAAGGAGTGTGTAAATCGTTTTACAAAGAAGCGGCCGATGGTATTTTTTTACCGGATATTGATCAAGAAGATTTAACTGAAGAATTACTGGCTAACATGATACAGCAATTGTTATTGTGTTTAGCTGTTTTACAGGGTCGATATGGCATCGTACATTTTAATATAGATGAAAATTCCATTGTTTATAGAAAAGTAGAATCTAAAGGTTCTTTTCGATACATTATTCGTAATCGAGAATTTTATGTTCCCAATTTAGGATACATATTTTTTCTAGATAATTTCGATGATTGTTATGTATACAACCCCCAATATACAGACCAAACTTTCTATGGTACTCGCAACGCTAAAATAGTGATTAATGATACTCAAGATGCTCTCTGGGGAGACGATACAAGTGATAATTCTCTCAGAATAAAATTTAAAACTAGATACACTCCTATATTCAATAATTGGGCTAAAGTAGTAGGATTGACTGTAAACAAAACATCAGATAATAAATTTTGTCATTTAGACATTAAACCTGAAATATCGGTGGATTTAACTGATATGTGTAAGTTTCCGGTATGGGAAAACTTAATTGATATTGCCAGTGTTTTAAAAACTGCTGCCGAATATATTCAATATGATGATGAAGAAGATGAACCTTTATGGTATAAAAAAACATATCAAATTATAAACTATAAAGGTCATTATACTGATTTAGGTAATTTATATGATGAAATGTTATACCCTGATGTTTTAGTGGCTAATATGTTTCCCGAATTAAGATTTAAAACTGAATTTGTAGACACTTATAAATGGCCTTGATTTTTTAATATCATGTCTGGTTAAAAGTTTATATATTTTAAACAATCTATACATTAGTGTTAGAAAATATGGAGGTTGTTAAATTCTAATTGCTCGCTATATATAATCTATCTCTTTAAATCTTAAATGATTCAAAATTAAAAGTTTAATCTCACCAATAAGACTTTAAAATTATTATTATTAAAAGGTAATTTTTATATTACCTTAATATAAGATATTAGTACTTTTTGTTATTTTAAACATCCTGACGTTGGATAAAATTTCATTATAATTTATACACTTGGATCATAATAAATTAAATCAGCAATGATTATTATAATTAAATACTTAAAGTGGTTTAAAAGATATATGTATCTTTTAGACTACTTTAAAATGTTACTTTATTATTTTTATTAAAAAAATAAAAATTTATTATATATAAAACATGCTTAAGATAATCTAAAAGTTAACTCTTATGAGTGTTCGAAATTAAAAGGTTAACTTTTAGATTATTTTAAGACCCCGGTGTCAATATATATGGATAAAACATCAATATGTATACGCTTGGGTCTTAAAAGGTTACATAAATATATCACCTCTTGATATCAAATAACATTTATAAAGTATAACTGTTAAATGAATGTAGAGTTAAGGTATTAGGTCTTAGATATTGGATATATAGTGATTTTATTGTAGAATTGTAAGGACTGTAATTATTGATATCGATATATAAAATATTGATATCAATAATTGTAGTCCTTACAATTCTATAGCGGACTTAAGCTCTGTGAGCTTCAGTGGTCAAAGTTTAAATTTGTTTGATATGTTAATCATTTTTAAAATGTGTCAACAGCTTGCATATGAGTTAAAGGTTACACATTCTTTAACTCTTAAGCTATATAGTCATTTGTTAAGCTCACTTGTGTATAACTTAGGAGTTAAATGTTAATCATCCATATGTTTAAATTTTGAGAAGTTGTTATAGTTAATGAGTTAACTTTTTAATTCTAAACATGTCACTGATAACACATTAGCATTATCAATATGAAAAGAGTTATAGAGTCTTTAACTCTTAAATATTTAATTATATATAGCTTAAAAGAAAATTTAAGAATAAACAATCATCAGTATCGAAGAGTAAAAATAACTCCAAACGCATTAACGTTTGGAGTTACATTTTATTGCGACGATTCCCAATTCGTTTACAGCCTTGAAAATTAAAAAATCAGATTTTACAGCTACTGAAATATATTTGTCAGCGAAGGAAGCTAATTTAGAAAGTTTCAACATTTTATCAACTGCTAACGTAAAATGAACGACTCCTTCTCCAATACCTGTTTCTTGACCAAATATGAATTCCTTGGTTTTTAAACCATCTATACCAGCGGACATAATTAAACAACCGTCCATTTTACTGATGGCTACTGATCCAGATTTAAAAGCTTTACAGACAGCTGCGAAATCTTTAGCCAATATTTTTATATCATCTAATTCATCATTTATAATAATGTCACAGCTTCGATCTCTTTCTTCTATGGATTCTACAGTCAATACAATGGAAGATCTTAGTTCTCCCTCAACTGGAAAAGTTTCGATTTTTAAAACCAAAGGTTCTATTTCAGTGGGTAACTGCATGACCGAAAATCTAATTTTCGATTTGTTTTTAATATTTTTAAAATCATAAGCTACGTTGGTACCTAATCCTAAATAAATAGCTTCTGACTCTGAAAAAATATATTCTGAAAAACAATTATAAGGTAATTTAACATGTATGTCAACACAACCTACACTTTCATTAACGTGAATTCCAGTTGGATCAATTTTTAAAATTACAGCATCTAAATTATTAAACAACAGATCCATTAAATTTTTAAATTTAGCAGCCTGAGGAATGATGGCGGTAAACATTTTAAAATTAGAATTTTTTAATCGATGGATGATAATTTTTTAATTTATTTCTTAAAATTTGAACATAAAATAAATGATAATTTAACTTTTTAGAATTTAAAGTTTCCTTTGAAAAATTCATATTATATAAAATTTTAAGTTTTTAACATCTTGAAACCTAAGTATATATTATGTCTATGTATTGATACCTTGAATTTCATGATGTTAACCTTCTAACAGGAAAATTCTATCTTTTTATAGTTTGGATTTAACTTTTAATTCAGACATTATGTATATATCTTAAAATTTAAAGAGTTATATTATATATGAATATATCAAACACTTAGAATTTTTAAAAAGTTAACTTTTTAAACTTCAAACATTTTAGAATTTAAAGGTTTAACTCCAAACATATTGAATGTAATTATTATAATGTAAAGAAAATTAAAAAGTAAACACTCTTTAATTCATAAGATATATTCATTATGTTTATTCATGTATAACTTAGGAATTAAAGGGTTAATACTCATACAGTATTGCTGTTAGAATCAAATTTTATATATTTAAGCATTAATCTTTAATTTAAACATATTTGCAGTAGATGTTAACGTTTGACTCATTAATATCATATTTATATAAATGTAAATATTTTCAACAGTTAATAAATTAATTGTTTATTTGTATATAACTTAGGAATTAATGTTTAATGTATCGGTGATGCTTTTAAGAGAAAAAAAATTAAAATACACTTTCACATGAATTTCTGTTATTTTCGGGTCGTTTATTTTTCCGTAGTAAAAAATAAGATAATATTCCTGATATTACTAAAGCTAAAGCTGCTATTAAAAATCCTATTACAGTTAAAGTTTCTATTTCTGGGTTGAAACAATTCTCTTTACTCCAAGCTGTACGATCGTCTCCCATTGTTTCTGCCATAATCATAAAACAATACCGGCAGCAAGAAATTCTATTAATCGCAATACTTGTTTTTGATGGAACGGTTTCAGTTTTACGGTTATTACATTCGGTATAACTTATAATAAATATCCAATCCTTTAAATTCTTTAAATTAGGAGGAATCCATTTTAAATCAAATGCAGTTGCATTATTAGTTACGATCAAATTAATAGGAGGGGGTCTAGCCTTAAAAGATGTTTTTAAAAGGGTAGAAACAGATTTACCATTCAATGTACCAGTAACTAAGATATTTATATCTTGTGAGATGGAAGCCTTCACATTACATTCGAAATCAGTTAAATAATTTGAACAATGAGCAATTGTAAAATTTAAGTCAAAAGCATATGAAAATACTACATCTTTTACATCTTTAACAACAGACCAAACACAATACCCATTTTCCCCTGTTGATATAAAGCATCCTATACTATCTACCAATTGAGAATGTTGTATGTTTAAAAAAATAAATTCAGTTTTGTTATGACATATTTTTTTAACTTCTATGTTATTTTCATCAGAATACAATACGATAACAAAAGGATTTATTAATTGACCTTCTTTTGTAGTATAAACAAATGTGCAATTATGGTCATCAACGGAATATTTTATTTGCCATTCAAAAGAATTTAATTTGAATAAATCTAATGTTTCAACTGTAATTAATGTTGAATATATTATTAATAATATATATATAATTTTAGTCATAGAACCTTTTATATGATTTAAAATTTTATATTTCAACAATTAATTATTTTATTTTTTTTAATTTTAAGACCAGTGTACATATATACAGATGAAACATCAATATATGTATGTTTAGATTTAAAAGGTTAACTTTAACTTCAAATACATGACCTCTATATTAGTGTTTATGTATAAAGTTTATAAGTTAATCTTTAAACTATTTTAATATAACATGATCAGCTTTTTACATGTTATTTTATACTAATAATGATTTATTGTATATGTTTTTCCATATACAATAAACTATTATTATGTTTAAAATACAGGTAAAAACATCGTTTTAATACCAGGGTATTTTAAAATGTTAAAGTAACAAAAAGTATATTTTTAATCAATTACTTTTAAATAATTTATCATATATAAAACATAAAGTATCTTAAAAGGTAAGCTATATACTCTCTTACTATTCAGTGTAACTTTTAGATTCCCTGTTATATAAAAATGTTGCTTTTCACATACTACCTTAAAAGAATAATAATTTGAATATATTTACGTACTTTAAAGGTTAAATACTGTTTTTACATCATTAATGATCATTAAAAGCTAATCGTATTTTCAATGTCATTAATTGTGTCAAAACAGCATCATATTTTTTACGATCATCATAAACTGATTGCATAAAATTTTTTACGTTTAAAGACACTTCTAACAACTGATCCAAAGGATTGATCATATTTTTTAAATAATACAATCGATCTAATTTTAAATATCTGGATCGCTTTTTGTAATAATCAAAATATTCCATTTTATCACCTAATAAACCTTTACCTTTTAATACAACATATTCAATACGAGTACCATTTTCTACTGGAATACCCCTCAGTCTCATTTTTTCAGCAACTTTAACCTGTCCTGGACATTGAGCAATCTTTAAAGCACGTTTTTTTACAGGATCATCGACTTTCAAAGATTTTACATCTCTCATTTTATAAGCTCCAAAATATTCATCATCATCTTCGTTATTTTGCCAATCATTAATGGATTTAGTAATAATAAATTCCTCAATTGGTAACACACCTCTGACTACATTTGAGACTGTTGTTAAAATGGTGTCAAAAACATCCTTTTTATCCATAACAGCTAAAACCGAACTATTATAGACGTTTTTCAAACATCCAGCATTGTCTCGACGTGCTAACAAAACACCTTTGCTTCCCAATTTAGGATCTACACGACCAGATTTATCACAAGATACATACATGTATCGTTTCTTAGAAAGGATTAAAAATTTAACATAAACCACATTTTCAAATTCCAATTTCATAGGCATAGGAAATTCATTAGAGACACCTTCAGCGGCTTCTTCTGCTTTCTTCCATAATGCCGTTAAATCAGGTACATCTTTAAATTGTACATAATTGGAATCAGTATCTCCATACACTAAAACACCCCCATATTTAGATTCAATGATGACAGCCGCTTTTTCAATGGCTAATCTTCCTGTTCTCGTAATACACATAGCACCCGGCATGAAAGGTAAATAGCCTTTAGAAACACCCATTGATCCGTAAATGCTGTTAGCTGATATCTTACAAGCCAATTGTCGTTTATCTAACACAATTTTAAGGGTTGGATCCATTGTTTCAGCTTTTTGTTCTTTTATACGTTTTCTATAATCTAACAAATCAGCAACAATGGCTGGTACTATGCCCTTTTTATGAATCGATTTGATAAAATGATAACTACGTTTGGCACATATAATTTTACCTTTACTCTTCTTTAAATCTGCTCTTTTAATACGTAAACTTTTAACTGTATCTTCACATCTAGAAATTAAAAGACGATCTTCATGTGTTTTAATGGGTTTTTTAGCTTTAATCAAAGTAGTTAATTCATCAATATTTTTAGTGTATTCTTCTATTTTAGTTATTTTAGGATCATGAACACAGTTGACGTGATCCTCCCATTCAAAAGCTTCTGTTTGTTCGGTGGGTCGCGGGGAAAATGTAGAGTAACAAATGTTTTTAGCAATAATAATACTAGGATACAAACTAGAAAAATCTAAAGGTACTACATTTTTGTATAATCCTGGTATAGGATCTACTACATATGCACCTACATACTGTTCTTCACTGGCTTTGATTTTACCAACCACTACATTATTTTGAGAACAGTAGGCATACAATTGAGAATATACTCTGATTTGTTGACCTCGGGCATAAAGAGACATAACATCAACATTGCATATTTTAGCTAATTCAGTCAAACCAATCCATAAATTTAAAACATTGGTCAATTTTAAACATAAATCAGCATCTTTAACACAGTAATTACCAACTTCTGCCATATAACCTGTTCTATATGCTTTAAAAATATCCTTAAAACCAATGGGATCTTTACCAGAATTTAAGAAATGATTGGCCACTGTTTCTAATTTGTAATTGTCTAATTTATAATCACGTTCAATGATAGGTAACAAATCTAAAATAATGATACCTTCCCAATCGATAAACACATATTCTTGACATTTGAAGGCAGCTGAACTCCATGAAATGGTTCTTTCTCTAGCTGGTTTGTGATATTTACTGATAGATTTAAAGCTTTCTACTAATAATAACCTTCTACATCTTTTTAAAATGTAATCGACATCAAATCGTAGAATATTATAACCAACTAAAGCATCTGGATTCAAATCAGTTATAGTTTTGATTAAACCTTCCAGTAATTTCTTTTCGGATTCGTATTGTAAAACTTCTATATCAGTATTAATTTTATCATAATCTTTACCAGGTAACGATAAAAGTATTTTACGATTATTAAATACTAAAGAAACTTGAAATATCTCATCTCCTGGACGATCTTTGGGAAATTGATCATCTTCAGATGCAGTTTCTATATCTAAGGCTAATATACGAATATTAGGAATGTTGTCATATTCGTATGGTAACAATCTATCATATCGAACAGATATTTCTATTTGACATGAAGTAATGTATCGCGATTCGGAAAAAATGGTAGCTTCAACCCATCCAACAGCCGGTAATTTACGGATGGCTCTCATCTGTAACATAGCATCGGCTTTGTCTTCGTGAACTGTTATGTTACGAGCATTTAACAAAGCAATTATTCTTTTTTTAGCAAATCCATCTTTAAACGTTAATTTCCAAAATCTTTTATCAGTATAAGTGGAATATAAATGTGATTTTTCAACATATTCTATAAAAACATCGTCTGAGTTCATCATAGATCTGATGTCGACGGTATACTCAACATATGCATATGGTTTAAATCCTTTAATAATCAAGCAAACAGATTTTCCGTCTTTGGATTTACCATAACCCCTGATCTCTTGAGTCAAATCATTACACCATTGGAAAACAAAAATTAACATTATTCTTTTAAGCCAACGTCTTAAAGTTATATTTTCGTTTTTCTATATTAAAAAGAGTTGGATATGTGCGACGTTAACGCCACCGAAATACAAAAATTGTTCATGGTGAAACCTAGCAAACAAGCGTTAGATTATTATAAATTACCAGAAAGAGCTGACTATTCAACAGCTTACTGTCCGGCGCCTAAAAAATCCGGTCGTAAATCTAAATCTCCTTCTCCAGAGAAAAAATCTAAAAGACGATCTAAATCACCCTCAAAAAGATCCAAATCTCCCCGTCGATCTAAATCCCCCTCAAAAAGATCCAAATCTCCCCGTCGATCTAAATCACCTTCAAAAAGATCTGATTCAAAAGTATCAAATCAGTCTAAAAAATCTAATTCTCCTTCTACTATGAAAATAAGAGGATCTAAATGTCGATCTCCAGGGTACGATATGCCTAAACATTATGGTTAATTAAAAATTAGAATTATCTATATAGACGTTGAATTAATTCATTAACTATCAAAGACAACGGCTGCTTCTATATAAATATAAAATACCTTTAACAGTTAAGTTAATATTATAGGGTTTTACATTTGAATATAATTTAAGATCTAAATGCATAAATTATACCATTTTTGTACATGGATATGGTCTCATGAATTAAAACTTGTGTATTTAATATTGTAGAACATAAACTGTTAACTCTTAAATATATGTAGCAACTAATTAAGAGTTAATAGTTATCCTTTAGTGCTTCTGATGTAAACATATGATTGTGTTTATATTTTTAACAAAAGGTTTTAAAGGGTATTCAGCCTTTAAAACTCAATATATATATTCAATCTATGATATATAATTATTTTAACTTCTTGAAACCTAAGCATGTAAGATATTAATTTCAATGATTTTAAGATATTACATACAGTATTCAAAGTTAACCTGTAACTTAAAACACAGTGTTTGAATTGTTGATGTGTGGATGAGTTAATAATAAAATATTCAAGTATAAACTAAATAACTTTTCTACCTACAAAGTTTGAGTATATTATTTAAGGATGTATACTCATTAACTTGACAACTTTTGGTATTTATTTATATAAAATAATATGTTTTTAAAAATAAATAATACATATTTTTGATATTGATATGTATTAAGGAGTTAAAGGATAAATAAATACCTTTTAACTCTTAATCATTTACTATGTATATTATAAAAGTTAACAATAAAATATCCGAATATATTCAAGCATTATAAGTAAAAAGCTATTTAGCTTATACTCAGGAATTCTAATGTTTAAAAGGTTGACTTTTATATTAAGTTTAAAAACAGTGAATTATTATTTTAATTTAGATATTGTAATCTATCTTTAAAATCTATGTAATTTTCATGTATTGGTTCTATAATATCATTAGGTATATCATCATAATCAAATCGACCCAAAGCCGTTAAATTATTTTTATAATCGCTAAAATCAGAAACACCCGTAATATCACCATATAGTTGACCATATTTTTTACAGTAAAGCTACACCTATCAATTTTAAAGTATCTTTATAATATATGTTCCAAGCAGATACAAAATTGCTTATCCTAGCTCATTTTTAAACGTTATATCTTTAGATTGCACGGACTCAATTGTCAAGAGATATTGAATCATTCATATAATATATTAACTATTATGTTTTATCCCTTTAACTTTAAACATATTATCAACATACAGTGTAGTTAATTAATCTTTTAATTCATAAGCTATATACTTATTGGCTACGTTTATACAGCTTAGGCCATAAAAGATTAATTAACTCCATAAAAACCAGCATTTTTACATGTGAACATAATATAACATATACCTAAGTTTTCAAGAGGTTGATATATCATCATTGGTAAATTAATAAATTGTAATTAAAAACTCTTTAATACAAGATCGTCAATATTTTACAAGGGTTTTAAATTTAATTCTTGATATATTAAGGTTTTATACAGGTTAAGCTCTATATGAGTAATTGTAGCAGATGAGTATATAGCTTACAATTTAAATATTATTTAATTTTTCCAACACTAATGCGTTAACATATTCGGAATTAACAAGTTTAATACAATTTCATGTTCACCTGCAAAGACAAATCTTTTTAACCTGTTGAAACATAATTTGTATATCATACCAATATTTCTGTCTTTATAGTATAAAAGATAAGTCTCAAAAATTAATTTCAATCTTTTATTTAACCTTCAAAGACATAACATCTATATACTCATAGATAAAATATCAATCTAAATATATACACCAGGGTCTTAAGATAATTTATATTTTGTACATTTTACATATATAAATTGTCATTTGTTTAAAATACAAGTAAAAGTGATATATTTATATTATATAGTTTAAAAAGTTAGGTTATATATTAACTTGCTACAGCTTAGAAGTTAACGATTAAAGCATAAATAATATATTTATTATATTCAGCTTAAAGTTAAATAATCAATTTTAAGCTGTATTAAAGCATTACATTTATAGTGGAAGATGTTATAAAATATGCAAAAAAATTAAAATCTTTGAAGTTAAAAATATTTTAGGAAAACTCAATGAAATTTTTAAAAACAATGTGTTGTCCTTTTGAGGAGTGGTCTTTTACTAATTATGTAACCTTAAATCGTGATCGATATCCAGTTGGAGATTATATTAGTGTGTGTATCAACAAAGGTATATTTGCTGTTAAACATTATCCTTTTGAAGAGAATGTTATAGGTTTTAATTCTTTTCAAAGAAAGTGGTTAAATTTACCTATAGGTGAAAAGATAGAAATAAAGGCAACAAGCGTTGAATTTATATTCAATGAAATAACAGCTGAAATAAATTTTTTAAGTAAAATTAAAACTGATTCAAATTTGTATGATAGTGAAATGTTAAGTACTGATTTTAAATTTAAATTTAAAAATCAACCATTAAATGTAGGCCAAACAGTAGGATTTCAATACAACGGTAAATTGTTTAAAATAAAATTAATTTCAACCCAACCTCAAATATCCGTAGGGTTACTGACTGAAGCAACTAAAATTATTTTAAAAAGCGACACAGTTGTTTTATCTGATCAAATACCTATAAGTTGGAATTTTGAGGATATGGGTGTAGGAGGTCTAGATAAAGAATTTTCTCTTATTTTTCGTAGAGCATTTGCTTCTAGATTGGTTCCAATAGAAATAATGGAGAAATTGGGTTGTAAACATATAAAAGGATTGTTATTACATGGACCTTCTGGATGTGGTAAAACTTTAATAGCTCGTTGTATTGCTCAAGCCCTCAAATCACGTCCTGTTAAAATAGTTAATGGTCCTGAATTATTAAACAAATATATAGGAGAATCAGAAGCTAACATTAGACAATTATTTAAAGAAGCCGAAGAAGAACAGAGAAGATCAGGTTCAGCCAGTGGATTGCATGTGATTATCTTTGATGAAATAGATGCTCTTTGTAAAAAACGCGGTGATAATGCTATACACAATGCTGTAGTCAATCAATTATTGTCTAAAATAGACGGTATAGATTCTTTAAATAATGTTTTAATTGTGGGTATGACCAACAGACTTGATTTAATTGATGAAGCATTGTTGAGACCTGGAAGGTTGGAATTAAAGATAGAGATTGGGTTACCTGATGAAAAAGGGCGTCTCCAAATTTTAAAGATTCATGTAGCCAAAATGAAATCTCATGATATATTAGCTTCAGATGTAGACTTAAATAAAATAGCTGTAAAAACTAAAAATTATAGTGGTGCTGAATTGGAAGGGTTGGTACGTGCCGCTCAATCAACAGCATTGAGCCGGTGTATTAAAATAGAAAATTGTACACCCATATCATCATGCTCTGAATTAAAGGTTCTTAAAAGCGATTTTGAAAAATCTTTAAAGTTAGATATTAAACCCACTTTTAAATCAGATAATTATGAGTTACCTTATGGTATAGTAATATGGACTAAGGAAATTGATAGAATTCTTAGTTTAGGTCAATCATTGATTATTCGAACACGAGAAAAATCTTCTTCTACCGCTTTATTATTAGAAGGTCAACCTGGTTGTGGAAAAACAGCGCTAGCCATAACAGTAGCTAAAGAATCACAATTTTCATATGTGAAAATTTGCTCTTTTGACAAAACGGTGGGTTACTCTGAAGTTGACAAAAGAACTATTTTAGAAAAAACATTTTCAGACGCTTCTAAATTTGATTCTGCCTGTGTTATTTTAGATGATATAGAACGATGGTTAGATTATGTACCTGTAGGACCCAAATTTTCTAATTCAGTTTTACAAACTTTATTTGTGTTGTTAAAAAATTCCCATCATAAACTTTTGATTATTGTAACTTGTGAATGTAAAGATTTTTTAAATCAAACAGGGTTAATTACCGTATTCAATGCTGTTATACATATTCCATGTGTATCTACTAACAAACAATTGATGAATGTTTTAAAACTTTTAAATGCATTCGACGTGTGGGATTGTGCAACTGTATTAGAAGCTATACAAAATAAAGAATTTAAGATTGGTATAAAAAAACTGATTGCTGCTGTAGAGATTGCTTCTTCTATGCGATCAGATCGCAAAATATCTGAATTTCTAATATCTTTAGAAGCAGGAGGTATTTTTAAATAATTTATCCTTTTAATTTTAACCAAATCATTGATACCACATAAAAATACGATGTAAAAATTTCTAATGTATACGATCAATTGTATATCATTTAATTCACAAACTATTAACTAAATCTTATATCTATATAACGATATCTTTAACAATGGATTAAAAATTAAAGATTTTAATTCATTTATGTGTTAACACTAATGTATGAAGAGTTAAAGGATACATATTAACATTAGAATACTTGAACCAATATATACGGCTTTATGGTTTATTTTCTACAAAGCTTGAATATACTCAAATATTCTAGTGTTAACTCATTAACATTGATAATATCTTATATAATGATGGAATATCATTGATTCAACAAATTAATCCTTCAATATCTATATACAGTTGTTTGTTAAGAATTAATTTATATACTTATTGAAAAGGTGTAGATAGGTTGGTATTTAAATATTAATATAAACAATGCCTTATACACCTTTTCAATAAGTGATAATAAATTATTAGAATCTGAATTGTATATATTATTTAACTCTTTAAACCCAACTGAGTCGAATAATTAAAGGATTAATAAAAAGTATAAAATCTAGTATTTCGAGCAGCATCTAAAGCATGATAAACACCCTGATCATAATGTTTAACTTTTTTAATTTTTTTCTTAGGTTTTTGAGTCGTTAATAGTTTTAAAATAACCCATAACAAAACACTTAAAATTCCTAAAAGAGGATCTTCTTTAAACAGTATCAATACTACAATGATATATAACCATAATTCTGTCATTTTCCTATCTTATATAAAATATGAATCCTTCACTTGAAAAATTTGCAGTCATTGTTGATCGTTTGATTGCTGATGATTCCGAAAAACCTGTCTTTGAAACAGTTGATGAATTTAAAACTCATTATAAAACAGCTGATATTTCTAAGTTTCTAGAAGAACTTAAAGAATACTTGAAAGAACACGAATTTAATTTTAAATTTGAGGAGCTTCCATTGTTCTCAGGAATTAAAATCGTTAAAGATGATTTGGTCACTTTAATTAATGCAGCTGAAGAATATTTGAGGGGGATAGATGAATTTTTCCAAGACGAAACAAAAAGAACAGATTATTCTGATCAATTAGGTCACCCCCTTATCAGAGAATTACCTTTGAGCATCAATTATTGGACTAATGCTAAAATCGAAGATATACAATCTTTAATTGAGAAGTACATAATTGTTCCCGAAAAAGATATTTTGGAAGAAACGTCTATTGTTGATGAAATCGAAAATTTTCATAGATGTCTAGCAATGATCATTGGTAAACATCAGATTTTGACTGATGAACTTAAAGCTGTTAAATCAAAAAATAATGAATAAAATTTATGTGAAATATTTTAACTGTGTGGAGGGTTATAAAATATTTATAACAATGTCATTTGATAGAACTTCAAAATTTTTAATCATCTAATACCAAATGTATTTGAGAAAAAATATCCTTTAATTTTTGATTTATCGAGACTTAATGTTCTTGTATGCGAACAAAATATTATTGTAATTCAAGTATTGAACAATTAATTTTTAATCATGTATAAATTTAACCTTATAAGACCGATGTTCACAACTGAAAATCACTAACTTTTAAAAATATTTAACTCTTTAAAACCTAAATTGTAGATAACTAAAGCAAAAAAGTATATAATTTAGGTTTTAAAGTGTAGTCATTTTCCAATGTTACTCTTTTGGAAAGTGATGAGATCTGATAAGTCTTGATTTTTGAACTTCTTTAGATATGTTTTGTATATGTAATAAATTATTATTTGTATAGCTTAAGAATTAATTTTTTAATATGGAAATAAATCACTGGGTATGTATTTAGTTTTAGAGAATAAACATTTTAACCTCTGGATATATAAAATTTAGTTTCATAAATGGAAAAGTGTAGAGTTAACCTTTTTTTTATACCTCAAATATATTCTATATATAATAAAACAATTTTTTAAAGGAATAGTATAAAAGTAATGTTTTACATATTAACATTTTAAAACTTAACATCTATATATACAGCCGAAACATCAATATATATTTGAATTTTAACGTGTTAAAATGATAAGTGATACATTTAAAAATAAAAAGTTTGAGTTAAAATTGATTAGTAAATGATGATGTCAGTTGCAATCTTTAAATATGAACCCATTAATTAAATGTTTCTGTAAAGATCATGAATTACCTAAAAAAAGTGATTTTAAACTAAGGTTGAATTCCAAATTTACCCATGAAATGATGAAAAAATTCAATGTACAAGGAATACCTTTTAGAGCATTTTTAGCAGCTAATCATATTTTTATACAATATAAAGATTTGAATGATAAATATAATTTACTTTCCATATGCAAAACATTTTTTCTTCCAGTAGCCATCACTGTTAATGAAACAGTGCGTATCAAAGATCAAAGATTAGTTAATTATCTTAGATTAGTGTGGAATCATAATATAATAAAAAAAAAGTTGATGTATTCACTTTAAAAAATAAAAATGGAACTGTATCATATGATCACTACCACTTTGTTAACAATAGCTTTGTTATTTGTAGGTTATTATTACTGGAAAGCTGTTGAGAAATTAAATGATCGAATCACAGCTGTAGAAACTAAAATAATAGAACCAACCCCTGATGTAGAAAAAATATTTGAAACGCTGGACGAAGCTGATTAATTTAGGGTTTTATTTTTTTAATTTTAAACATTGTATATAAATCTCGAATTAAATATCTTTTAAATTCTAAGTTATATGTGAACATAGTAATAGATTGGAAGTTAAAAGATATTTAATTCATTAATAATTTTAATGTAATTTTACATTGATAAATTAATATTGGAATGTTTAAAGTATAAGGAATTAGTTAACTTTTTCAAAATATATACAAATGAATATATAAATAAAAAGGTATATATTTAAGTATTAATTTTTTAATTGTATACTAAGCATGAATGAAGATATTTACCTTTTTTGACACTAGCAAACACAGTATTATAATATGTTTAAAATTAACATCAGAATACCCCAAATAACTTTTTAACCATTTGTTTATAAAACTTGAGTACACTTAAGCATTCTAGTTGTAAAGAGTATTCACCCCTTCAATATTATCATGTATTGTGGTTAAGGTTTAACTTATAAAATTTAGAAATTAACTCATCAACCATTGACAACATTTACTTATATAAATACAACCATTATATTAAGTCAATGTACTTAAAGCTCAAAACAAGTTTTTAATTATACAGCATGTTAATGATATATTGGGTTAATCCTTTAACTCATTTGTATATACCTTTGACATTAATGAAGTATTCATATTTAACAACTAAGTTGTATAAATAATTGGGTTGAAAAAATTAATTCTTAAATTATATAAGAATGACTGATTAAATATTTATCTTTTAATGTTATCAGGTTTTAAATAACTCGATCAAAATTAAGAGACTGATTCGTTGGTAAAAATTTTTTAAGAAATTGTTTTATATTTGACGTTACCAATGAACCATCACATTTTTTTAAGCAAGTTATAGATACAATTCCAATACCTAAAACATCTATTTCATATAGATTAAAAGGTAAAAAATTATTAAAATTTACATCTTTTACAATAAAATATATTACATTATTACATTTTACTGTTTTACATTCATGAGGTAAATATCGAGCATCTATACCAGTTTCTTCCATTAATTCTCTATCGGCACAATCCTTGAGTGTTTCACCTTTTTCTACACTGCCTTTAGGAAATCCCCATTTATTAGAAGCTGATTTAACCACTAGTGTTTTTTCATCAGAATCTATTAAAACATAACCTGCTTTTTGATGTTTATAATCAATAGATAATTGTTTTTCCAATTCTTTTTTCACAAAAAAATTGCAACAATCGCATATCATAGTAATTTTATAACAATATTGAATTCCTACTATTTAACCCTTTAAAATTGGGTGTATTATCCAAGATGTGAGAGGGTAAAGTAATAATTATTTATAATGTAAAATTTAGCTTCATAGTGTTCATACATAAATGAAATATCACTATACTCAAATTTTATAATGTTAATTTTTAAAACTGACTGTATATTTGTGTACAAACACAAAATTTTATATAATCAGTTTTAAAACAGTTAATCATTTAACTCCTCGGTTATGTATGAGCAAACGATTAATTTTTAATCTTTTAATAAGTGAATGTTGTAAAATAATTAAATATTTAAAATCCGCTGAGTTGTTTGGGATTATTCTTATATATAATCTTTTAGAACCTAAGTGTTTATGTTATTATATCTTTATACAATGACGTTGGTTTCAAGAGAGTGAATTGATTAACCGTTGACTGTAACAACATCCAGTTTTATATAAGTAGACATTTTTATATCAGATTCTAAAATGTTTATATTTTATTTTTAACTCCTAAGCTATATATATAAGTAATTGTAACAAATAATTAGGAGTTAAAGATAGTACACACTTTTTAACTTATCCAATATGGTAAAAATTAAAAGGTTAAACAATGATTATTAACAAATGTTAACTCATCAACTAACAATATCATTTACATAGACATTTTTAATGTATTGACCATTACTAGAATTTGTTTCAATGTAAAATTGCATATCAGTAACAGCTAACGAATTAATAAATTTAACCCTGAAATTTTATTACATGTTTGAGTCTCAAGTGATTAAAAATACATGTTATAACTTAAATTAACTATCTTCAGGGGATTTATTTAAAATTTTAAGCCGTGAACGCTTCACACCATCACCTGTTTTTAAACTTAAAATACGTTGTACTAAATCAGGTGATATATTCTCTTCTCTAATAAATTTATCTAATTCAATATTGAATTGTTTCTTAGACAATGTTTTATAACTTATTTTATCTTCTTTATAAATATAAAGATCATCTGCTACTTTGATAAGATCTTCTTCGGCATCCGTCATAGCTGATACAATATCATTTAACAATATTTTTTCCTCTTTCTTCAATATTTTTTTAGCCTCTTCATGATCTTTAATTTTCTGTCGAACAGTTAAAAAAGCCTCTACGGATCTGCTTAACATTTTTAAATAATTTTAAATTTTAATATAAAACATGTATGCTCCCCGATTAGCTTCTGATGTCAGGTTCGACAAATATGTCAATTATTATAGTTCGAAGAAACGTATGAAAGATGGTAAGTTTCTTTATACTGTTGTAACAGCTAAATTGTTACAAGAACAATTTTCTTGGTCATTAAAATATGATCCTAACACAGATCCTCCTGATGCCTTAAATAAAAAATATTATATAGAAACTATAAGAGAACAATATATGTGTGGTTCATGTTGGGCTACTTCCTTGGCTCAAATTATTTCCGATTGTCTAGTAGTAGGGGGGGCCGTAACAGGTCGAAAACCTATGATATCAGCTACGTATATTATGTCGGAAAATTTAGCTCAAAAAGGTTGTTTAGGAGGAAATCCAGCAGAAGCAGCTAAAGTCATTGAACAACGTGGTACATTTGATCAAACATGTGTAGACTATTCTTGGTGTTCAGAAGACTCTCAATGTAGACATAATTCATTGGCTCATTTTAATGCCCAAAAAACAGCTAAAATATTAAATTCTAAAATTCCTCCTTTTGGTAAATGTTATTTCGGATCAATTCCAAAATATTTATACAAAATAGATCCAAAAAGTCAAGTATTGAGTATGAGTCATAAAAGTATGGATCATATGGTTCAAGCTAAACGCATACTTACTTTTAGATCAACTGTTCAAGCTCATATTTTAAAATATGGACCTGTATTAGGAGGTTTTGTTGTATTAGCTAATTTCATGAATGGTGAACACACCAACCCTCGCAATGACACTAAAGGTATTTATTTTGAAAATGTGGCATATGGTCATAATCATATAGAACATGCTTATTACAAAAAACACTCTTTTGCTGTTGTTGGCATGCACGCTGTGGCGGTGGTAGGATGGGGTGTAGAGCGAAATGTTGTTTACATGGGTCACAAATTAGATACTATATATTACTGGCATTGTAGAAACACTTGGGGAACTAAATGGGGTTATCAAAAAGGGTATTTCAAAATAGCAGCTTATCCCATCAATAAACTTAGTCAATTTGATACAGAAGTATCTTTACCCGATGATCCTTTTACCAAGATAGGCTCAGTATTGATGATTAAAGCAACGACACCTCCTCGGTTAATCAATTCTAAAGGTATGTCCATACCAGAATTAAATAAAATTAAATTAAGTCAACCTCAAACGTTTTATATTAAAGATGAATCTAAAATGAGTTCTGAAATTGTTTTATATTTTGTTGCAATTGTAATTTTTTTAATCATATCCAGTGTTTTATATTTTTCAAAATCATAATAATATTTAAGAGTTATAGGAATTAACTCTCAATCACTAGTATTATAACTTAACCATTTAAAACCTATTATTCATGTATATAGATAAAATATCAATATATTTAAATCTTAATGTTAATTCTGAACATGTTCAAAATTAATATTAAGACTTAAGTTATATATGGGAAAAACAGAGCAATAGAAAATATGACTTAAGTTAATTCACTAACTTAAATCATCTGTAGTATTAAAGGGTTAAAAATTAATCAGTGTGATTTCTTATAAAATGAATCGATAAATAGAATTTAGTTAACTGAAAAAATTAAAATTCTCAATATATACAAAATTTATTTAAAATAATGTTAAATTTTATAATATAGATTATTTTTAAATTCAGACATTATTTTAAATATATACCTAAAACAGAATCCGTTGTAATAAAAGGTAATTTTGATGAATATTTATCTTTATTTTAAAATAATGTTTAAGAACATTAAAGCAATCATAGTTTAAATCGAAAATATATTTCAAAATATTCACAGTTTATTAAGATGTAAAACATATAGATTTAAATTAGAGGATTTAATGGATGAATATGATTTACATTAATCAATTCAGATAACTAATTACAAATTAAAACTAAATGTTTTAATAAGTCTTATTAGCTATAGATGAATATCTACATGAGCAATTTGATCTATTATTCTTAAGCTATATGTGATATGAATGAATAAATTAACATATTTTTTTATATAGGACAGCTAAAAAAGAGATATGAAATGGTAGGGATAACATGCAGTAAATGTCTATCTAATACAGGACTCAAACCAGAGTTGGTTGTGGGTGAGGACTGTAGCCTCTGGAAATGGAATGATTACTTAAACCACTGAGCTACCAATAGTCTAAATTTTAACATATTTAAAAGTAAAAATTAATTTAACCTCCTAAGACCAAGTGTATATGTATATATTGGTGCTTCAACAATAGATGATGTTCTAAAAGTATAATTAACAAATTTGTCAATAGGTCAATGAGTTCATTGATATATATTTGACTGTTTAGACTACTTTAAGTATGTTTTATATATATATAATTAATCATTTGTTTAATATCTTAAAACTAAGTATATATAAACATATTAATATTTTGACTGTATACATTAATGTTAAATCTTATAGGATTAAAAAAATAATGAATAAAAATGATGCTATATATCTTAAAATATTTTAAAAGTTAAGTTTTAACCTTTAAACTACTTTGAGTACACTGAATGTACCTGAGATAGGTGATTTAAAAATTACTTCTAAGCTATATATACAAACATATCAAATGAGTATATAGCTTAAAAGTAATTTAACTTTAAAACCGTTATTAATGATGTATAAAATAAATTGATATTATGTTTATATTATTGTACATAAATATGAACATTTTTATTGATTAATGAGTTAAACATTGCAAAATATAGCTAATCCTACACAACATTTTCTATACAATTAAAGAATCTAGTTTTAACAATTTTAAATCATCTTTTTATATGTTTAAAATTGATCCATATATACACATCATAAATCTTCTTATAAAATAAGATTCATTATAGTATTGACAGTTGATGATCTATGAATATTGTTTGTATAATTGTAAGCTTTTTCATAATTGTATGAAATGTTTTACATAAATAATAATAACCTATATTAAAATAATTGATGAAATTAAAATTTTCAGTGTAAAACCTTATAAAATTTGTGATAATATAAGCAGTCTTTAATTAGAGGAATATAATGTTTTACAGAGTCAACTTTAAAAAAAATATTTTTGTATCAACATTTTAAAATAACAATAATGTGTATATTTCGGTTTTATTTTTAAATCTATTAAACCATTAAAATCTTTATAATTATATTTTAAACAGTAGCTTTTCCCTTTTGAGTTTATATAATTTACAAAGGAACAATGGAAACATAAAATTAATTAACTCATGAAAAGTGGATCATAAAAATCTCTCAGTAAAGAATAATTTAAAAATCAAAGAATATAAATACAGTATTTACTATTTAAGTTCATAAGAGCAAGCATTCATTAAATTATTTAAATACATTATTAAAAATGTTTCTAAAATTTTAAATCCAAAAATATTTTAAAAATTAACTCTTCTAAACACAACATACCTACATTGGTGTCAGGAGAATTAATTTTTAAAATATGATATAGAGTCACTTTTGTTTGTTATTTTAAATGAACAATGATTGATTAATATTTGAAATAGTTTAAAAGTTAAATTCCAAACTATTTCAAATATATTATTCAGACTGTAAAAAGCCTTTTGATAATACCTTTATGTTAAAAGGTTAATGAAAACATTGTTATTGGTTTTTTAACTCTATCTTAAACAAGTTAAAAATATTTGTATAAATGTAATTAATTTTGAAGCTACATATAAATATATACTTCAGAGTTAACTCTAGAATCCAATGTCTTCATATGCAGATATAATTATTCTAATGTATATACTTAGGTTTTAAGAAGATATTACATCTGTATACGAAGACATTGGATTTTAGAGAGCTGTAAACATACATACTCAGTTTTCAAAAGGTTAAGATAAAATTAACTCCAATTCATCAGCTTGTAAAATTTCAGCGATTTGTTCAAAACAATTTATCAAAGTATATAATTCATTTAAAACATGATCAAATATAACAGGTTCACAGTATTTCAATATAATATTAACAAATTCAAAGTAATCATATGTTTTTTTTAAATCAACAATGTAATTAAATCTATAACCATTTGTCTTAACCAATTCGTATTGATTTAAAGGTTTATTTTGAGAAATTACATTTATTAATAATTTTTTCAATGCAAAAAAACAAAATTCAACATCTAGATTATCATTTTCTATTAATCGACTTACAGCAATTAAAACATGTTCAGTATTAACTCTTATGATATTTTTAACTACATTAATTTGTTTTTTAACACGAATCAGCCAAATTAAACATGTTTTACAAACATTGGTTAATTCACAATCACATATGTTAATGAAGGATTCCGGCATCGTAAATCGATTTATTGTTCGGCGGATTAACAATAATTCAATAATGGAACACATTAAACAATTAGCTCGTCGATTTGATGGAGCCGAAGCTTTACCCGACCGACGTAAATTTAACTTGTATTTAGAAATGTATTATGAAACATGGTTGAGATCATTTGCTGTAACGGCGTTTAAAAAATTTTTAATGACTGCCAATAAACAATACAAAGATTTATTGATTTTTGAAGGTATCGAATTGGAACGATCGACTTTATTCAACGATCCTCAAAGTTCGCATAGATTAGTTGATGTTTGTTTGAAAGCTGTTAAAAAATGGAAATCTCAAGGGTTAGGTTTAAAACCAATTCCTTACAAATTTTTTAAACACCCTTTAATTTATAAAGTATTAACATCTCAAATAGAAGATATAGATGGTCGTATATTAATATCTATATTTATAGAATTTTGTTTAAAAAATAAATGGAACCCATATAATTATTTAATAGATGTATTAAGTGAAGAACCTGATTCATGCCCTATGGGTCGATTTGTCAGAATAGTTATGGCATTGTTACCCATGGCTGAAGAAATTGAAAAAACTGTATATGAATACGAAAAAGCTAAGTTATTTCATTTTTTAAATTCAAGAGCTGATTCTATAGATTTAATAGGAAGCGTAAATGCAATATTAAATACTGAAAAAATACGACCTAAAAAATATGTTTGTACTTTATTAAAGGAATATACAGGAGTTGAATGGAGTTATAAAAAAAATAAATGGTATTTTCATCATTAATACAAAAATATAAAATTATTTGTTTTAACCCAAACTACTTTGATATAAAATGTGGTACTTTTATCTATTATTTTAACCTTTTGAAACTAGTGTCATCATACATGAATAAATATAATTATAAATGTAATATATAAGTTTCAAGAGATTAAAATAATGATAATTATAAAACATACTTAAAAGTTACATCATTGACTATCAAAGATATCTTATTATATATAACCATACATTTTGACAATTAATTGTGACTATATTGTATTTGATGTAAACATATCAAGGATATTATCCTTTAACTCATAATCATTTACTACATTCATGTTTAAGAGTTAGAATTACTTTATAATATTTAAATCGGTTTTTATTAAGTTATAAGGCCAGTTAGTTTTAACAGCATCTTTAGGAATGGGTCTTAGATAAACCAACGAGTTTTGATCCATTTCAGAAAGTAATTCTGTTAACCATTTTGGATAATGAGTTGTATCCTTTGCACTTACAATTAAAACTATTAATGAACTTGGATCATATGGAACAACTTTAGATTTAAAAACTATTTTTATAGGTTTATTTAAACTGTAAAATAGACTATCAAGGTCAATATTTAAACTATATAGATTGTTTAAATTTTTTAATAAATAAGGTTTTATATGTGATATTGTTAATAACGTTAAACTTAATTCTCTTAATGCTTTTAACAAATTAAACTCGGCGTCCTCTGGTTCTATACTGTTTAAACAAGGTGTATAATTAGTAGAAATTATATCTATTTTGCTTGTATACATCCTGAACAATCTTATTCGATCCAATAAACAAGCTAAGTAAAATCTGATAACTTTAGAACGACATATTTCTATAATTTTAAAATTGGTGTATCGATTTTTAATTATTCGTCGCATAATAATCATCAAGTTTTCGACAATGTTAAGTAAAATTTTATCATCATATTTGTAAATACAATTTTTACATATTAACATACATCCACTTGTATCAAACAAACAATTCATTGTATTACTCATTAGAAATGAATGAATTTAGTCGCTTTCAATTTTCAAACTGTTAAAATAAATTAATTTAGTGGGGTATATAAATAACTAAAATATATTTTAATTTTTAAAATATAAACATGTTTTAAAAATTAATTGTTCAACTCCTAAATAACTATATAAACAATTAAATAATTTTAAGTCCAAATACTTCAGATATGTTTTAAAGGTTACATATCTTTTAACTTCTTTAATGTATTAGTATTAAATTAACCCTTTAACCTTTAGACAGTAATGAATATTGTTTATTGTTGTAATAACACGGTGTTTTGAACAAAAGGAATATGATATATAAAGTATTTTAAAGGTTAAACTATATACTGATTTGTATAAAGTTTGAGATTATCCTAATGTGAATATGAAATTAAATTTAAGGATTGATTCATTTTAACTCTTAAGTGATATATAAGTATGTATATAGTTGTAAAATTAAAAGGTATATATTCTTTTAAATCCTCCATTCTAACAACACGGTTAATTTAACGGGTCAACCATTACCAATGATACACATTTATTTAACTTTTATATATAAATTTTAATCTTATTGTGGATATAGAAATTAAGCGTAAGATGACAACTTTATCAGTGATTTGTAATTAACTTTTTGACCATCAATAATATATTTAAATTTAAAGGGTTAATAAATTACCATTAAATACTTAAATATAAGCTAGTTGCACTTGTTATTTATGTTCTTATAGAGTTTGCAGATGTTTATACATGATAGTTTATAAATGTAATAAAGCTGCATATTCTAAACCATCATAATCTTTATGAATTAAAACAGCAGAATCATTATTTACATCAATTTCTACCCATCGAGTTAATGGTTTATTTTTACTCCATAATACCACGTTAACACTAAAAGAAGGATCGAGAATGTATGATTTATTAATTCCAGGGTTATAACCTTCTTTAATCCAAACATTAACAATATAAGAAGCCATTTCAAAATTCTTACAGTTTTGAATCAGATAAGCCTTATCTTCATAAGCAAATAAATATGGTGTTATTCTATCCCCGGGTAAAATCACATCATATATTTCATAATCAACAAAGTAACCTTCTGCATTAACCGGTGTAATAAAATAATGATCTGACAAATCAAAATCAACCGGGTTTAAAAAGAAATTAGGAATCGATGAAATTGTTTTATATTTTTCAAATGAACTTCGATCATATGAATATTCTAAATAAACATAATACATTAGTCGCCGAATTGTTTCTCGGTCCGGTACGACTAATTTTCCATCAACCAAAAAAAAGTTATCTGTAAATTTGGATTTAAAGGGTGAACCATAATTGTGATTAGGGTCAATGATTATTCTGTTTTCAGCGAAAGCGACAAAATCTTTTTTAAGTAAATCTTTAGATAAATCGTAATCTAAAGCAAACAATCGTTTAACATATTCCTTCAATAATCTGGCTGTTTTTTCTGCTCTAGTAAAATCCTTTAAATGATAAATTTTCTCTGTTGTTTTATATCGCAAAGGTACAGAACATTCACAGCAATCATCTAAAATTCCAATTATACGATCTCTATCAATTGATAAAATTTTAAATCTGGTACCTAAAACAGCTTTTATCACATCTGGATTATCTGGTTTAGGTGTTTCTTTTTCTTTGTATATGGGTACATAATATGGAGGTAATGGTTGAGTTTCCAGAGTAAATTCTGAAAAGATTAAAACGCGTGCTTTACCGTAGAAATCTAATTTTTGTGCTTTAATGTCTAATTTTTTTAAAAATAGAGGTATAACAGCTTGACCATTAATATAAATTTTATCAAGTTCAGAAATGAAATCATCCAAACGTTCTACAAATGCATCCAATGGTGAAAAAGAAGTAACACTGTTTTTAATAGGACCCTTGCGATCTAAATCTGTTAATGCTACAATTAAATCATACTGGATGCCTCTGGGTGTTTGAGATTTATAAACCAAAACAACCTGTTTATTTTTGGGTTTAAATCGATAATGAGGACCTAAACTAGGCCATGAAATAGGTCCCTTTTGATCAAAACAATAAATATAAACATCGAATATTTCTTCCAACAGTCTAAAATATCGGTCTAAATCTAAAGCTTCCAATGATAAAAAATCTTCTTTTAAACGATTGAATTGTCTTTCTTCTCCCGTGGCGTATAATTCTTGAGCACATACAACAGCATTGATTTCGTCAGCGGCCCATGATCGGCGTAAAGCCACAGCATCTTTAGGTAGCATTTCTTCTTTGTACACCCATTTACAGGCTGTAATGGCAGATTCATCAGTATAAGCTCCAGAAATACGAACTAATTTTAAATCAGTCAACGATTTAAAAAAATCAATCAATTGAGGGGGTAAAATATCAATATAATATTCATTACGATCAGCAATTGATCGACTTTCTATTTTGACACGATCAAAATACATTTGCCATTTACTATCTTTACGCTTGGATTGATCTTTAGAATAACAACATGGAATGTAAGGAAATTTATCTTTATTACTTAAATTGTTAACCCTTAAACCTGGATAAGGATGTGATTTATAAGGGCACACATAATAACGAGGCTGACTTTCTCCATATATGGGAAATTGCATGAACGGTATATCTTCTAAATCATCAATTGAATCGACTGCTTCTGGAATATTCAAACACTGCCTACTGTAAGTAGGTATAAAGATATCAGGAGCCACATCCTTTAAAGCTATTTTTTTAATTTTAACAGGTTTCTTTTTTAATTCAGCTTTAGCAAATGAGGGTATGTATTCTCTATAAAAATCTATGATCTTATTTTTTTCAGCATTGTAAATGGATATAATTTTAGATATTGTCTCTCTAATTTTAAGAGCTTGTTTTTGATCAACTGTTTTAACTCGTACCGTTAAAACATAATCACCTTCACAAGCATCGGGATATTGATTGAAACGTTCTACCGTTTTTTCTTGAACACTAGCTGTTTGATCGGTACCAGGAAAATGTAAATAAGCCGTTGGTTTCTTTTTATGAGATCGAATAGATTCATCAATACAAACAATGCGAGATACCAAAGGATGTGTCAATACTAAATCTGCTAAAACAGGTACAATCATGGTTTGTTGTAATAAAGCAAATACTGCTACGTAACCAACATCGACACATTCTTGAGTATCCAATTGTAACTTTAAAATTGATAAAGCACGTTCGGTAAATTTTTCACGTGTGACATACCGTTTACCCACCGGTAGATCAAAAGTACCGTATAAAATATTGTCTTTAACAACAAAAGCTACATCAGAATATTTTTTATATGGATCTTTAAGGGGTTTTAATTTAAGTTTTTCAGCATTAACTTTTAATAAAATAGCTTCATTCAAATATTCATGATCAAAATGTACAAAACCCCTCAATGTTTTAACAAAACGGTCTGATAAAATTAAAGGTACTGTATCGTCTGGAATTAAAACATTGAATAACTCATCTTTAGTTAAATCATGATGCCCCAATCTCAAAGTATATCTTATTTTAGAAGGTTCTAATTCAGTATAAGAAGTGGAAGGATAACTTTTAAATTCTGCTTCTGCTTTTAAAAGTTCTTCCACTTCTTTTTTTAAAATACGTTTTTCTTCTTTATGATTTACTTCTATTTTATAGGCATCTTTTATAATTTGATCAACATCTATTTTTTTAAAAATTCTTTCGGTTTTTAACAACAATTTAAACGCTGGTTCATCTTTAGCAACATGAAACACAGTAAATAAAGCTTCACATTCACTTAAATCAGCATCTATAGATTCATAAGTGGTACTGTCAAATTTAAACGTTGTTGCACCGATTAAGTCTTTTAAAACATCTTTAATCATGTATTCATGATCAGCAATTAATAAATCTTTGAGAGAAGTAGGTTTTTTTGGTAACCATTCAATAAATTTAGGCAATGAATTTAAATCAAAGGCTACAGATTTGAAAAATCCTTCTAAATTCATGATGTAAGGTAATTCTATGACTTTACCGTTGATTTTAGCCATTTTTAATATAATAAAAATGAAATCCTCTGTGGAACTATCTTTTTTAATTTATTGTTTACCCGACTATAAGTATGAAAGTATGATTGAATTTATAGAAAAAACTACAAATTGGAAATCTGATTTAAATCGATTTTTAAATTACAAATCTTTAATTTCTTTTTTTAAACAAAATCCTGTCCATTGTGTTAATTTAATGAAGGAATGTGAACAAATTATTCCAATGTATACTGATGCTTTAGGAATCACTCATTTTTTTAATAAAACATCATCTGAAATAATAAAACATCTTATAAATAAAATTTTTGAAATATTTTTTTATTCAACGAACTAATTCTAACTATATAACTTCCAATGTGTTAACATATATAAAGTTAAAATATATCTTTTAATTTCTAAGCTATATATAGCTTAGAAGTTAATTTTCTAAAGCCTAATGTCCACATATATAGCCAAAAAATCAATAGACGTGTATATGTATTCGGGGTTTTTAAAGATGTTAACTCCTAAGTTATCTATATTTTAGGAGTTAAAGTTGTTAAATTATACAATAAATCATTGGTTATTTGATATAGAAGTGAACGACATTGTATTTTGTATCAGGGGGATTTAAAGGTTAATGTAAGCATAAAATATCAGCGTGATGATTTAATAAATAAATGTTTATAGAAAAGTTATTTAGTATTGAATAATCTATTAAAAACATTTTTTTTGACCATAAATATATCATTAGTTTTACTATTTTAATTGTTGATTATTGAATGTACTGTCAGTTTTATCAATATCATCTTATTGAATACTCTTTTAAAATAAATTCTATGGCTTTATATCATTTAATCATTCTTTTTGGTTTTTCTCACAATACGTTACTTAAGCTGAATCTTATAAATGGCTGGTTTTTTCTTTAAGAATTTCTATATCGTTCGGTACATTTTTAAGTGTTTGTTGTAGTAAAGTAGCTAAATCATGGGCATCTGAAGCCACTCCTTGTAGTTCAATTAAACTATTTTCTAAGTTAACAAATCGAACTTTAATATTAACGTTAACTTCATTTTCTAAAAACTCAATTCGATCAATGAGATTAACCCAATTTAAAGCTTCTTTTACAGCATCTATGGTAAGACCGGATGCATTATCGATGATTTCTTTTAATTCGATATAATCAGTTTTTAATTTCTCATACATCTCTGTTTTAAGTTTATCTTGAACAGTTTTTAAATCTGTCAAGGCTTTAGTTTGATCAGCAATCAATTGCTTCAAATTATTTATGTCTTGTTCAGTTCCTTCTGTTACCTTTTTGAAGTCAGTGTCATGTTGTTTTATCAAGGTGTCTAAAGTAGATTTTAAATTGGAATCAGCTTCAGTTAAGGTTTTAACAACTTCTTCATATCTTATTTTAAAATCTTCCAAATCTTTGATCTTAACATCTCGATCAGTAGCATCAGAAGTTAATTTTTCGGTTTTATCGATCTGAGATTGAATAGAATCTTTCAACTCTTTAACTGCTGCTTCACATGCAGATTTGGCTTCAGTCAATTTATCTAGTTCATCATCTCGAAGTTTAGCATTTTCTTCCAATTTTTTAAGATTAATTTCGTTATCATTTATTTTTTTATCTAGAGTAGCCACATTTTGGTTTAGGTTATTTGCATTTTCTTCTAATTTCTTTTTGAGATCATCAATTTCATCACAGCATTTACCAGCCTCGTGTGCCACATCAGCAATTTCATTTATTCTAGTCTTTAATTTTTCCAGTTCTTTAGAATCAATTGGGTTTGAACTTTTAATCAAATCTTTAACTCCTTCGATTTCTGTATGTAAACTAACTTTCATATCCTCAATTGAAGACTCTAAATCCTTTTTAGCAATAGTTAAATCCCCCTCCAATTTATCAGCTTTAGTTTCAACAGCTGTACAAATTTCTCTGTTTTTAGTTACTGTTGTCTTAATTATTTTAAAATCATCGGTTAACTGTGTTAAATCATCACTTATATCAACAACTGGTTTTAAATTTTCTGTTATTTCCTCGATTTTGGTTAAATTTGAATCTGCAACATCAGCAATTTCATTTATTCTAGTTTCTAATTTGGTATTATTAGGAATAGACATTATTTTAGTATCGATCTCTTTCTTAAACATTTCTAAATCGTCTTCAATTAAACCCTTCATGTGATCTAATTCATCTTTGATATCAATCACTTCTTTATCTAGTTCGGATTTTACAATTGGTGTTATTATATCTGTCTTCAAATTACTCACTTGATCTTGTACAACTGTACAAATTTCTTTGCTTTGTTCAGTCACGGTTTTGACAACTACAAATTGTTTAGCCAAATCTGTGACTCGAGTATCTAACTCTTTTAAATGATCAGGGTTGACATCAATGAATATTTTAATCTTTTCTTCTACTGTCTCTGATTTATTTAATGCCTCATGTGCCGTTTCGGCCAATTCCTCCACTCTATCCTTAATGATTTTAAATTCCTTTAAAATAGTATCGAATTTAAGATTTAGATTTTTACAACATTTTTCAATATCAGGAAATTTTTGAACAAATATAGTTAAGTCTTGTCGATCGTTTTCCAGCTTTATTAACCTGTCTACAACATCACTTTGAGTAATTTTGAGAATTCCATAATGAGGATGAATGATGTGAAAATCGTGCGTCATTTTTAAATAAAAAAATAATTTTTATGGGGTTTTAAACCTTTTAACTTTAAACACTTCATCAATAATATATTTAGAATTAATTTTTAGCTCTAAATATATTGTTGATGACATGTTAGGTTAGTAAGTTAAACAGTTAATTTTTAATTGGTTACTTATATAATAGAAGATAAAGTAAGATTAAAGAATTCTTATGATTTTATTATCTTAAAATTCAATTGTATATATCATGTATGTGTACAATGACAATGTTTCATAATTATATAAATTTCAGTGTAAAACGGATGTTGTACATAATCAACAAATAAAATACATCATAAGTAAATAACATGCATAGAAATTATTTTAGTTCGACACACATTGCAATTTTTCAAAGCTTGAGCTAAAACACAGCCTTTACATATACCATGACCACAATTAATTAATATTATTTCTACAATTGATTGTAAACAAATAGGACATATAGGAACGCTGGGTTTTGGAAACATTTGTTTCAATTTTATAAAATCTTCTTCATTTGATCGAGCTGTTATCTCTTTTTCATAACCTGTTTCAATGCTTCGATCTGTAAAAAATCGATCTGGAGCTTTAGGAGGATTTACAATAATTTTAGAAACTGTAAATACAATGTTTAATGTTCCAAATTCTCTGTAAATTTCGTACAATAATTCGAGAGGTTTTAATTTACCACTAAATAATTTAAAATCCTTTTCCAGCGAAAGAGCTTCCGAACACAATGATTTTTCTACTTCCAAATCTTGATACAAAGGAACAAGTGAAATTAAGTTTTTTTTTAATATTACTTTAATTACAGTTTCAATCGATAAATCTGTAAAAATGCTGTAAAATTTAATTTTATTTCGATTCAATTTAAGTTCTAGTTCAGAATCTTGTGGTACAGCATTTAATGGGAAAAAAGGGTCTACAACATAAGTTTCTGATGCTAATTTAATTTCTACAAACAATGTTTTTTCTAAAAATTTTTTATGATGTTGAAGTGTAACAGATAATGCTTCTGTAAATAATTTATCATAATTAGAATGGGTCCTCAATGAATAAATGTTGTAATTTGGTTTAAGATTATATAAACAAATAGAATATTTTTTAGTTTTGATTTTTAAACAAAATGTTTTAATTGTTGAATTTTCTTTTGTGTAAAAATTCCATTTATCTTTATGTTTTAAATATAATTCATCAAATATTTCCATTTTACTTTGTAAAACCTATGTTGAAAAGTTGTTTCAATTTTAATATAAATGAAATCAATGCTTAACCTTTTAATTAAAGATTCAATATCCTTGTGTATAAGGAATAAAATATTATTAGTGTAATTTATAAATTAGATTTCAGAAAAATTAACTTTTAATATATTGATGACTATATTTTTAACTTTTTAGCTCCAATTATGTTATCGATAAGCAGAGGAGTTAACTTCTAAACTATATACCAGTATATAGTGTAAGAAAGATACATATTTAATCTTATACTCTTTTAGAATGTGAGAGTCGATTTCTTAATTCTAAATATATCAGATGTGCATTAGAAAGTCTAAAAAAATAATATACTATTTGTATATTATTTTAAAATTTAGTATTTTTGTATATAAGACCAAAATATGGTTATATATTCAAGTTTTAGGAGATGATTAACAAGTTAACTTATGGAAAAAAGCCACTTCTTATGTTAATATGTTGTAACTAAGGAGTTAAAAATGTAAAGTTTAGATCCATTGATTGGAGGCTGTAGGGTTTAAAAAAATTTAGGAAGACACTTATTTTATAATCATAGA